TTGACATGTAATATAGCAACCTCCACATGCTACCTTTTTATCTAAATCAATAGATGCATCACAAAATAGATTAATTACCACATTTTCACCTTCTTATAGATAATTTTATTTTGTTGTTTCCAAAGATATAATATCTAACCAATAGGAGTATTACAAAATTGATTGAGGTAGTGGATTTCTCCACTACCTCAAGACAGAAAGGAATGAAAATTATGAAAAAGACTTACTTTGCCTTCTTGGCCTTCTTAACTGCCTTCTTCTTGGCAACGACCATAGCGACATCGCCAGACTGCAGTTCCTTAGCAACCTTACGAGCCTTGCCAAGCTTCTTGGCAGCCTCGCACTCCTCAGGAGCCTTACCACACTTAGCTTCCAGCAGAGCCATCTCAGCCAGGAAACGGAAGTTCTCAGCGCTAATAACAACAGCGACCTGATCAGCCTCAACGCCATTACGATTTGCGATATCCTCGATAACGTTAGCGGCATGGGGCTCATGAGCTTCAACAGCCTCGGGAGCGGGAGCTTCACCAGGTTCGACCTCTTCAGCTTCAGCAGCCAGCTTCTCGCCCTCATTCTCCATAACAGCGATAACAGACTCCAGAGTAATCAGATACTTGGCCTTACCATAAGTATTGGTAGACTCCAGCATAGCAACAGCTTCAGCAACAACGGGAACACCACCATTAGTGGTCTTATCTTCATCCTTGACCTCTTCGATATTATTGGTCAGAATGTCTTCCATATCATCAATGACTTCCTTAACCTCGTCACTGACCTTGGGATCCAGCAAATCCGCAGCAGCAGCCTCAGACAGCAGCTTGCGGGGATGGGTAGAAAACAACATTTCTATTTCCTCCTTATATTTTTGGTTATGAATTGATCAATTCCGAAAATTGTATGGAATTTTATTTATATGTTGTAGTTAAAAACTATTTAAATCGACCATATAATGGACGATTTATGATAAAATGATTAATTTTGGGCGTTCTTTTCATCAAATATTTCTTTTATACGGCCTTTTACCATACCTATAATATCTTCTGTCTTTGGCATATTATATGCTCCGGACATATCCATATAAATATAATTAGTAGACAGAAGTGTTTTAGCATCATCGCTATTATATACTTCTGTAGCTTTTTCAATATGCTCCAACACCTCTATCTGTTCTGGGAGCATATAGGGCTGATATCTAGATACAAACTCTTTATAGTATCCTAAAACAGCAGTTGTAGGAACAAATAAATATTGGGCATGAACTAACTGATGAACAGTTTCTGCAAGAGGAATAAGGCCTACCATTAAATTATAATGAAGATACATTACTTCCTTTGCTACATACTCTTCATCAAGAGGTTCATTGAATGCAACTCTCTTATTGTAGACAATAATACAAATATCATACAAACTAAGAGGCTCGTGATGTATCTCGATATGAATTTTAGTACTATCTATATTATTCACATTGGAGTAGAAAGCGCATTGATTCATATCCATATACTCTCTTAAGTAGCTTACCATAGCTTTATACTCGAATGATGTGCGTACACATTTCTCTATGGCTTGCATATATTTTTTAAAAGATTTTTCATCATTAAGATCAAAGTCATAAAGGTTATATTCTGGAATATCCCGCATTTCTATAACTGCAGGTGGTGCTTCCAACTCATACCCTTTTACAATACTATCGGGATCTCTCACAAAAATCACCATCCTTTAATCCTATGTTAACCTAAATCAAGCAACTGAGAAAGGTAGGAAGAATTTAATCTTCCTACCTTTATAATGTTTAGGTTGCAGACTGAAGTCCACCAGCAGCCGCTTCTGCTTCCATCTCTTTATCGAGACCGGCAGCCTTAATATAATCCTCCTCAGTAATATCAACAACCTCTTCAGCAGTCTCGAGATCACCGAGATAGAATGCAATATTGTGAGCGCACAGTAGCTTCGGCTTAATATACTCCTGACAGGCTTCCTTGGAGGTAAAAGGAGATACAGATCTCCACCAGTCACCAATCTTTGTAGCATAGAAACGAATCTCAGCCTGAGCTGCAGAGTCTTCTCTCAAGTCAAGGAACTTAAGCAAGCTCTTGAATGTGAATGTCATATAAATCTTCCGACAGATGGTATTATTGGGCAGATATGCTCGGGCATCTTCACGCTTCAGGGCATAATTATTACCAGTAATAGCCGGATTATTCAGCTGCTCATATACAGAACCCATAGCTTCACCAATCTCCTGAAGTGTCAAGTGCATAAGGGGACTAGAAGAGCCAAAACGAACAGCATACTTATGAGTATCGTCATATTTAGATACATACTTAGCAGGAGAATTAAAAGCACTCTTAGAATAATCTACATAGCGCTGAGACTCCTGAGTGATGCCGTTTCTATGACGGCATAGCTGCTGAGTGATAATACGGCTCATATTCTTGAAGTTGATTGTAATACTCAAGAAGGGAAGCAGATCATAGACCTTCAGCATGGGGACAATTTCTGGATCGATAGCCCAAATCTTTTCAACTAGCTTATTCATAGAATCCATAGATACAACATCGAACTGATCACAAGATTCTACGTTAAGAGTAGAAATAACATCAGCTTCATTGATCATAGGATCGACATTCATAAATCCATCGATATCAATCAAGCCAAGCTTACCAATATCTGCAAATGCTGCAGAATTAGAATATACCTTCAGTATACCTGTAATGGCTTTAAGAATTACATTATTGAGATCACTAGTTTCTCTATAGAGATCTGAGTAGCCTCTCAGAGAACCACCAATCAGCAGATGGAATCCATCGCCATTCTTAGTAGTATGAGACCAAGTACTCAAATAATCACACTCCGTTAAGAATGTAACAAGATCTTCTATGTAATTCATAGGGACGCGGAAATAGGTAACAAAATTGGAATGCTCCATGACAGAAGTATGACCAACACGAACACGCTTAGCAACATATTCTGCCTTATCAGCATACTCTTCAGGAATGGGCTTATCCCAACAGCATGCAGAAGTCTCTGCACAAATTCTCATTGCATCATTCATAGCAACAAATGCAGCATAAATACTACCATTCTTTACAGTAGATTCAGCATTAGCTTTTTTGCTACTGACACTTGTTTTGATCTTACCAAGAAGACCAGTATCAACCAACGGATTAGTTTCTTTTTTAGCCATTTTCATTTTCCTCCATTAAACAAACTTGCCAATTTACATATAAACAATTTCTAAACCAAATAAGAAAATTGCCTTTATACTTATCAAAAGGATAGTTTTTTATGAATCTAATAACCTCTGGAATATATTTCCATGGTCTATTATACCATAATTCTTTTAAATAGTTGTGTTTATACTTTCTTTTATTCATCCATCTTCACCTCCTAAAAATCTGATGATCATGAATTTGGTTTCGGTGACATATCGATATTATATCCACATTCCCTCATATCAATAGCCTTTTGAACTCCATCAAGAACATCTTTAAAGATATCTTCTTTTGAACGAATATTAAGATTTTCATCTAAACATTCTATGATTACTGGGATGATGTCACAATCTTCAAGAATATGAGATTTGAAGAATTTATTTGTTCTATCCCATACTGTAGCCATAAAATCAACATCAGATTCATTAAAATCCTTACCAGATTTATTGTTTAAAATATTGAGATATGTTTGTCTATCTCTCATTCTAAACCACACCAGTATCGTAGGTAATGGATTACCAAACTTCTCTTTCTCTTTAATAATATCATCTCTTGTAATACATTCTCCATTATCCGGATTATAAATAGCATTTGAGAGAGAATATCTATCAAATACGAAGCATGCAGAAGGAATTCTGCGAATATCAAGATTTGTCAGTTGAATATTTCTATATGGATAAAATTGATTCCAGAAATGAAGTCTATCTATGGAATAAAAAGAGCATACTGCATCGCTGTAGTTAGCTCTAAGTCTTGCAGAATTAATTTTATTGTCTAGATATTCTTTCACCATAAAACAAGAAGATTCATTATATCTAGGAAATGATGCCGTTATAAGGCCTTGTTTACTTTCTTTAGGGTATGTACACTTTAAGTAATCTACAAATCGTTTAAAGTTTGTCTCTTTAAAGGAACAATCGAGTCCTTCAAACGCTATAATTTCTCCTCTCGGAAATTGCATATTTTTTAACCTCCTAAATATTTGGTATTTATTAGGATGTATAAAAAAGTTTAAAATGCTAAAAATAACACACATTTGTATATAATATTAATGAAAGGAAAGGTGATTTAAATGACTATTGAAGAATTTAATCATTATTCAGCTATGGCAGAAAGAGTATTTGCTTTTATGAATGGTAAAGTGAATATACTCAATTCTAATTGTCATCTGATAATAGATATGTATGATTTTGTAACTAATACAAATGCTGGTACTAGATATCCAAATTATATTACTCTATTCATAGGAACTATAATTGATTCGTATAATGAGAGAAAATATTCTAATATAATTAATAGAAATGATTATATTGGTACTTTGCTCTCCTGGACTTTATGTCATGAGCTTCACCATGCAGATCAATTAATATCTATGATAATGTATAAAACACCAGAATATAAAACAATGGTTGAGGAGCAGGTAGATCAAGCAAGTCATGATTGGGTATTTTTACATTCTGAAGAATTATCTGCAATAGGCGGATTTAATTGCTCTATAAGAAAGCTCACTTCTCCATTTCTTAATGGTAATACTAGTTATAAGAGAGCATCTATTCAGCAGTACTATTTACAGACTATTGCTAATATAATTATTAGAGATCTAGATGTATTTTATTCTATTAAACCATTTACTGATGATGATCATTCTAAAAATATAGTGCTCGTATTTAATGGAATAGATGAAGTTACTATAAAGAGTAATGGTAGATATATAGAAGACAGTATCCATTTATTTAATGATCTAGTGTATAAGTATGCCGGATATTATGATACGTATAGAATAGATATAGATGAGTATCGTTCTACGGATGGATCTTCTACAACTATTATGAAGATTAATATATCCAATCCTTTATGCAATGCAATGGTTTTTGCTAAATAAATTTACCCCTGCCAAAAATCTGGCAGGGGTATAATATTAAACCAACCTTATATTAATCTAGTTTATAGAGGTGAATGATATATGAATCATTATGAAATTACCAGAATAAATAGATTAGATGAAGTTTTAATAGACACTTTATTTAATTTTTTAAAAGCTGATTGTAATTCTTATATTAACCTTGAAAAACAGGTCTTTGAAGAATGTGATATCTATGTTTGTACTTCACATAATGACCCTGTTAAGAATATTCGAGGTATTATCGGAATTAGAAGGACAACTATGGATAAAATAAATGTGCATAAATTGGAATACTATTGTCAATCTCATGGAGTCTTATACTCTATAGAATTTATGCATGTTTTCGATATGTATTCTCATGACATTCAGAAAAAGGCTCTTACAGATATGATAGGCATTGCGGTTAACGACAAAAATGATGGATTTACATTCTTTGTTCCCAAGTGTCCTGTAGCCAATACTGATCCGATGTATTACGCTTTAATGGATAATAATTTTAAACTATATCCCTATCTTCAAAATGGAAGCCCAATAGTGATGTTTATGAGATCTCCTAAGACTGGAGATAATTTTAATTATAAATCATGCAAATAAAAAGGCAAAAGGTCTAGAGTATTTCTACTCTAGACCTTTATTTTTTTTACTTCACCCAAGAGGGGCAAGGAGCGTGTACACGAACACTTTCATGTGCGGGAACAGTTGTTGCAGTCTTGGAATAGCGATCAGACCCATCATCATTAACCCCAACCTTCTGAGGATACAGACGAGTGCTTGCATCTACCTTCTTCAAGCTCAGAGAAACATCAGACTTTTCACGAGCTCCAAGAGGAAGCTTACGACCAGTCTGCAGATAGGTATTAACAAACTCTTTAGAGATGTTAACCATAGCAGTAGCCTCGCCCTTACGGACAGCATAACCTTCCATCAACTGGGTTGCTTCAGCCATAGGAACTTTAGCAGCATTGGAGATAACAGATGCACACATAGCACGGAAATCTTCTGCGGGAGAATAAGTACCCTCTACTCCATCTTTACCATAGATAGATACAGAATACTTATCATCACTAAGCATTGCCTGCATAATGCGAATCTCATCCTTACGAGAAGAGCTTACCTGAGATAAACCAGTAGAAATCTCATCAATAAGACCCTTTACAGTAATATTTTCGCTCATAGTAGTTTCCTCCTTGTTTAAATAAACATGTTTTAATTATTATGAAAAGCTTATTAAGCCAATTCATTATTTTTAGTCTTATCATCAAAAAAGATAATAGGTTCTACTAACCTTGCGGGTTTACCCTTTTCGGCTATGTAATTATTTATCTCTTCTGGTGTTGCGCTTGCAAGAAATTTAATAAAATCTTGCTTTGCTATTATTGGTTTATTATTTTTAGAATCTTTTTTCATACTAAAAATCTCCTTATACCGGATTATGTAATAGTATATACATAATTAAAGGTATACATTTCTAAACCTATTGAAATCAATAACTTTAGAAAAGCTTCTAGTTACTCAAATGTAAATAGCTCTGTAAAGGTTAACTTGGGAGCATCTTAACTTATAAATAAGAAAATAAAGGAGTTGATATCCTTATGAGAATGATGGATGAACTTAAACCTCTATTTTTATATTCTGCCAATAAAAAGGTCTATGTTCCTATAAATGAGAAAGATAGAAAGAAGGGATCTGCTATACTTCTATTAACCCCGAGTATGGAGGTTAGTAGTCAGCTTATGAGACTTCCGTATCTTATAAATCCAATGATCTATAGATCTTTCTATATCGATAGGAATGTAACGGCATATATAGAAAATGTACCAGAAGAGGTACTTAATTTTGATCCTGTTGAGGAAGAAACTTTGTCCGAAACTATGATTAGTGCATTCGGAGGAAAAACTAAGATCAAATTTGAAGATGGAATATCTATGATGGATATGAGATATCTTAAAAAGATATATACTTCCAATCTTGTTAAAGACTATGCAGCTCTTTTAGGACTCTCGAAAATTCCAGAGGAAATTAATGTTAAGGTATATCCTAATATTAGAGCTCTTAGGGAGAGTTATAACGGTAAGTCTGATAAGGATAAATTATATTACTATGTAAGAGATTCGCATATTTGCGTGGTAAGTTCTATGGCATATGATGAGAGATTAATGTATGGCCCTTATGATATGTATCTTGCTTCTGCTCTTGCAAGTTGTATAATGGCATCTTATAATATAGATCTTAGTGCTAAAATTGTTTACGCAATAGCAGCAAATGTGTCCGGATTATCCAATTGGGATAAGGAGAATAATGGTCAAGTAGATTTTGGCGATGAAAAGAAAATACTAAAAGTTATTAATAGAATGACAGAGGTTGAAGGCTATCGTGGTATAACCAAATATATTAATACTGCAGATATAAGAATATTTACCAAATTTATTATTGGTAATGATATTATGGCTTTTCGTAAGATATTCTCAGAGGGTCTAAGCTACTCTGAAAGACAGAGATTGCTCCCCTCTCAATTTGGTATACCAGATAAAAGGAAGTATCCTATACATGATGAAGAGCATGTAAGATTAGCAATAAAAATGTTTAATTCTTGCGATGCTGATGAGGAAAAAGAATTAGCTGAAAATATAATCAAACAGATTAAGAAATTTGGTATGACAGATATTAGAGTTAGTGCATCTAATAGATTTAGAAGTTATTATACCAAATCTAAAATCTATAAATACACTTGCGCTAAATCTGAAGTGACAAAGGAATCTGCTATAGAAGATAATCCAGAATGTTCAAACTTTGATGATGTACAGAAGATTTGTTCTTCTCTTACTCAAGATGAGTTAAAGAGAATTACATTCAAAAATGAATATGAGAATTCTCCTTTTATAATTAAGAGAATTATCCATAAAGTAGATGGGAATCCTGCAGGATTTTTAGACGTGTATAGATTCCCGTCTTCTCCAGGAATTGCTCAAATTACTTTAGCAGTTTCGAATGATTATAGAGATATGGGTATAGCCAGTTCTATGGTTAAAGAAATGCTTGGATGCGATCTCGGCATAAAGCATGGATTTAATACATATTATTGGACTGCTCATGATGATAATTTAGCATCTCAGTATTTGGCAAGAAACAACGGATTTGAAGATACTGGTAATAAGGATGTATATGGAAGAAAGATTTTTGTGAAATATCTAAATAAAGATATGGCGGCTCCTAATATTCTTCCTTCTCATATTACTCCAGATAGTAGATTTGAAAGTGGCCTATATAATACAGATAATATGATTATTAGTGAAAACATGGCTATCTTCACAGAAGGTGATGAAAGTATGTATTCTAATAAGCTTAGAAAATATCTGTATAGTGAACGCCTTAAAAATAGTAGAGAAGTTATGAAGTATTATGAGAGTATGAAAGTTCTTAATCCTGAAATCACTAAAATGTATCCGAGAATAGAGATGTATAAGGGATTAAATCTTTTTGTAGATCTTTCTTACTATCATGGACTATTTCTCAAGAATATTCAGTTCAAATTAGATAAGGCCGTTAATTTCTATTTTGAATTCATTAATCGTCTTATAAATAATAAAGAATTGAATGCTTCTTATAAGAAACAGACAATATTTATTCCTATAGATCCAGGTGTATGGCCCGCACAGCCTATGAGTGACTTATACGACTTTAGGAAAAATCTAAATCCAATTTCAATTATCTTGCGTCTTATACGTACCAATCCTGAGGCTCTCAGGAAGGCATGGGGAGATAAAGATATAATTTTTGTTGGTACTAGAGGATATTTTAAGGTCGATTTTAAGACATTCGATATGAAAAATCTTCCTAGATTCAAAATCAATCTTAGAAAGCTCACTTCAACTGAACCTGTTGTAGATGATTTCGAAATAGATGATGTAGTAGATGATGATAAAGCTTTTGAAAGAAGTGATTCGAAAAATACCCATACAAATAAAGCTATTGCTATAAGAATGATAGATAGAGCCGAAAATGAATTGGGTATAAAGATTGATGATGTAAGTGGAATATCTGCAGATAAAAATGCGGATACAAATTCCAACCACTTACAGATAACTTCTAATCCTATTAAGCTATCTAGCAGTGGTAAGAATTGTAATGTAATTATTACAATAGACCCTGATGGTCCTGATGGATATGACGCTATGCTTAAAGGAGCTATAAGCAACATCAATAAAATTGGTGTATATTGTATGCCAGAATCTAATTAAAAAAAAAAATAACCGCTAGGGTATAAATCCCTAGCGGTTTAATTTATTTACTTTTCGTATACGTTGTGCATAGCAGTAGGAACAATAAACTGATTGCATGTACCCATTATGGTAATAATCTTAGATACGGTATCGAGAATAACGATATCAGACTTTATAGATGTCTTAACGTTATCTGTCCATACACATTCTCTAATATTATAGATTGTACCATAGCTCATATAATGAGAGCAGAGGTCTTCTATAGCTGTATCAGCATGAGGATAGACCCCGTTGCCAACTCCTGTACCAGAATACAAAATGTCAACAAGATTAGAATATGCATTCTCGATTTCAAACAAGATCTTATCATGCAAGCTAAACGGCTTGGCATTTTCAAGGCACTTATTATCCTCTTCAGCAATATAACGAACATTATTTGCCATATTTCTAATAGCGATAGATGCAGACATGTTGGCTCCTAAGCCTACACCATTCTGTGCAGCAGAGCGAATATTCAAAACAGCATCTTCAACCAGATCACGAACGGCATCACGATCAGCCTGAGTAATACCACCGACAAATAATTCTACCATGTTAGATTTCAGAGAATGAAGACGACGTTTTAATGTACCAACTTCACGAATATCTCCGCCATCGGCAACATTAATAGAAATCTCGCTTTCTAAGAAGTTTACAAGATTATTATAAAGCTCGCTATAAGATCCGTCTTCATTATACATCTTGCTAGGCCTAATAAATGTAGTCTTATCGGAGTAAGAGATAACCTTATCACAATGACCAGCCCAGTTAAAGATAGTATTAGGAGTGGGGGCTACTCCCTTTTCAACATCCTGCTTATAAATCTTAGCATCAATATATTTACGAATCATTTTAGATCCGCACATACGAGCAAGATCAACAAGCTGCTCAGGCTCATGAAGATTGACAATAAGACAAATGGGCAATTTATTATTAGTAGGCATTTGTTCCATAACAGATACCAAGCTATCAATTGTTGCACACAGATCCTGAGAGATAGTGGGAGCAAAGATGACAGTAGGAATCATGCTATCCCAATCCTGCTGATTAAACGGCATAATAATATTACGAGAGATAATAGAATCCAGATATACTGCCATTTCCTGAGTATCTACAGGATGCTCGAAGAAATATACTTCAGGATTAGGAACCTCTACAGAATTATTCTTGGTATTGGTAATATAGCAGGAATTGGCAAATCCACTATTAAGTGTCATACCATTATAACTCTTAATAACAAACTCTTCACCAGTGGAAGGTGTTACATCGATAAATACAGAATTGCCAAATTCATTATAAATATCCTGCAGTGTTTTGGATACGAACTCATTACCATTAGTAGAAATCATAGCAATGTCGTATACATCTTTTAAAGTAAGATCTGTAGCAGATTCCTTGATCTTATCAGATATCTCTTTAACAACTTCTTCAAAAGTTCTAGTAATCTTAGAAGGATTATAACCTTCCTTTTCAAGATTAATAACAGCTTCAAGAATAAGAGAAGACAGAATTACTGCAGATGTAGTACCATCACCAACTGTCTTAACAATATGGCGAGTAATAGATTCAATATCGTCTTTGATAGACTGCTCGATAATACCATTATAATGTAAAGCACCAATAATAGTATGACCATCTTTTGTATATCTAGAAAGTGCATTTTCTTTCTTAATACATGCATTAGAGCCATTAGGGCCAAAAGAGTTTACCAAAATAGAAGACAACTCTCTAAGAGTTTTGCTCTGAATCTTTCTAATGGTATCTTTTGTAACCACGTTATTAGAAATCAGTGTAGACATATTGGTTGTTCTCCTTTCAATTTATCCTTTAGGATCATTTATTTCTTCTGAGAATGCAGATATTATTTGAATATCATGTATATCTCCTAGACTAATAATTAGTTCAGGCTGTAGTTTGGTAATGTCATTTTCTATAAAATTCTCTCTAAAATTAAGGATAAGAACACTCTTGGGTTCATTGAGTTTATACATAAGAGCGATTTTATAGTTACCACAAATTAATCTACCATACTTACTCATATCTATTTCATCTGGATTTCCAAATTCTATATAAGCATCTGGCAGAATTTCTTTTATAAAATTCTTTTGAGCTTCATTACTACATCTAACTGCAGTTTTTATTATTCCATCTCCAGCCTTTTTATAAGCATTGATAAGTACGCACATTTGGGTTAGACAAGCATATTTCTTTTTTAAGATTTCATTTTCATATTCCTTGTAAATAGAACTAAGAGTCGTAACCCAATTTTCTTTCATTTCAGAGTTTACAATCATAGATGAAAATACATCTTCTACACCATAAACTCTATGAAATTTCATACTATCTAAGCTAGTATATAATAATTTATGCTTATCAAAATTATCTAAAGCAATATCTCTAAATTCATCTCTCATCCAATTAATAGCAGTTATTTCCGGATCAAGAATGGATGAGAAATCAAATAAGATAGAATTAAAACCTTTTGCCATTATATTCACCTCGAATACAAAAAAGAAAGGTTGACCACATAAGCGATCAACCTTTCTATATATCAATTACTCAATATCTTCAAGACTGGCAGTACCATAGGCAACACCAGAGGAATAACTGGAATTGTTGGATCCACCATTATTTCCATTGAAGTAAGAGTTATTATTGTAGCGGCGCTGACCGCCACTAGAACGGTTGGTCTCAACGCCAAGAGCTGCTGCAATAGAATCAATCTTATTCTCTGTGCGAGCTGCAGAGAACTTACGCTGATCCATGACAGTAAATGCTACAGCATTTGTAATAGCCTTATAGTACTCTTCGAGAACAGTAATTACCTGCTCGATTTCAATTTTCTGATAATCTTCATAAACCTTAGTAAAGGATTCTCCGATATATCCACGAATGGAGAAGTGATAGTCACGCTTAAACTCATAAGCGAAACTTGCTGCAACTTCACCATTATCATTTACTTTACGAATAGTGAGTACATCAGCATTCTTTCCATATTCGGCGCCATTAGAAATACTAATAGCGGCCTGACCGGAAGGAACGCCAGCGCCATTATATGCAACAGGATTCTGCAGATACTTCTTCAATTCATCTGCAAGAATACGAGCTTTAGTATGAGACAGATAAATAGTAATACCATTATCCATATCAAACTGAACTTCATCAGTTCCAGTATTCTTTCGAGGGAAGATTCCAATACATAAATTGTTCTTCCAGAATCTGAATGTGAGGCAAGTAGGATCAATTGCAGATTCTGCATTATTCATACGATAAGCAGAATACACAGTGGGATCGAACACCTTAGACTGGTTTCCAGTGGTGTTGCTGGGGTTATTGTAGGTATTTCCGAGAGACATGGTTTTTTCCTCCTTTTATAATCTTATTCGATTGTTTGCTAGGCATTTAAGACTTATTTAGAGAGCATCAATTACATCATTTACGAGCAATTGCATACTATCATATCTTTTAAAAATACCACCATTGGCTACTACTCTTGCACCAACAGCATCAACAGATTTTGCAACTTTTGCACCAGTTGTTTCATCATTATAAATAAGAAGCATGGTTTTACCAGGTAATGTAATAGCAGATTCTACTGCTTCTACAAAGGAATAGGGACCAGATTGTTCAGGAGTAATGACAAACAAATTAATACGAGCTGTAGCTTTGACTTTGTCTTCCTTCAAACGACATTCATCAGTCCATTCCTCAACAACGGGATTGAAGAGTTCAATATCTTCTTCTCCAATATAGGAATTTTTCCAATATTTAATAAATCTCTGTCTCCATGTATCTTCTCCACAAGTTCCTCCAAGGAAAATAGTATTAGATAACTTAGCCTTTTCCTGTTCTTTAGCTGTAGTGAAGATAAGATATTTAGTGGAGAATCCAGATGCGTGAACATGACCTCCACCTCCGAATTTAGCAGCAAATGCACTACAATCAAAAGTGGAAGATTCATCAGAATATACAGAATAACTCCACATACCAGTCTTTCCAGAATAATGGAATAAGATACATGCGGGATATTCTTTAATCTTATGCTTAAATTCCCAAGAATTATCTCGACCATTTTTACAAAGGAATTTAACACCATCACGTTCCCATTCAAAGCAATCTCCTAACTCAGAAGAATATTTAGAATGAATATACTTATGAATATGACGGCCATTCTTAATCAAATCGCCCACACAATTAGGATTACTATTAAGATTTTCATAGAAATTATTGAAAATTCTAGTATCCCTATTATCAGCATCAGGTTTGGTAAACCTTGTATCACAGGCATCAAAAGCCAATTTAAGAAGATCGCTATTAGTATTTAACTTTTTCCAGCAATCAAAATCATCCACATGGTATAACCAACGAGGAAGAGTAAATTCGTAGTCATACCATTTGTATGCAGGATGACTTTCAGACTTGATATTGCGCTTGCTCATAATTAAGCAGATTGTGCCGTTCTTATATTCTGCTTCAATGTTATAAAACTCATCTTCAGAAGTGTTTCTGATATCCATTAGATCTTTCTGAGGGATATGTAAATATGCATATGCTAATGCAGCACCACATGCACAAGTAGAAACAAAATAGGTGAGGTTAGAAGTACGCTGAAGTTCTTCTTTATGCTTGGCGATAGTCTGAAGGGATGTAGCATGATGGTCAATCCAAGTAACACTTCTAGCAGTCTTACAAGTATTGATTAATTTACTATAATCCCCTTCAGAAATGGAGACATCTACGATGAATACATCATCTTTTTCCGTATGTTTATCAAAATTATCCCCATAATTTGTAGGGATGTATCCATAAGGTGAATCCTCAATCATATCAGGCTTATTACGATGGATTACATAAGCTGCACTCTTTCCATCCATATCAGTATGATGATAACAACAAAGCATAATTAAATTCTCCTTTTAAATTTATTTTTATGATAATATTTTTATTATCTCAAATATAATATATTATTACTTTTAAAGTTATAGAAGGTATTAATTACAAAATTTAACTTACAAATAAGAGGTGAAATGATTATGGATTCTATTATAAATTTTTATGATAATATGGATCTCAGATATCCTGAAATAGGAATAGCTATGCAACAAATAGATAGACTTAACCCTGGTGAGGTAAAATTTATAATCCCTGTATTAACTCCAAATATGGATAACTCTCGTTTAATTGAATCTAAGATTCATCAAAATAAAAGTAGTCTAATGAATAAGAATAAAAATATAGAAATAGAGACATTGAGCGTAAGTAATTATATTACTATTAAGATTCCGAGAGAGGTATGCTCTATGTTCTATATTGCAGATGACGATAGGTTTATACCAAGTGGATCTAAATGGATAATAGTATTTGTCGGAGGAGATATTACCAAACCAAGAGTTATAGCACCATATACAGAATAAAAATAAAAACAGCTAGAGATTGAATCTCTAGCTGTTTCTTTTTGATATTACATGCTAAGGAGAAAGATAATCCGAAAAACGAATTAAAGAAAGAGGTTTATGTAATATCATTGATATAGTTAATATCTATTTTCGACTATATCAGGATAGTTGACAAAGAGACCATAATTCTTATTCTTGTAGACAGTTGTAGAAGAGAGCTTATCACGAAGCTGAACGAATTTATCCATAGCCTGATCCCACTTAGCCTTTTCCACATCATCACAATCGGGAGAATTACGATATTCATCTATAATGGCAATATTGGTATTGATCTGACGCATAAGATAAAGAGCATCATTCTCATCCTCAACATTTCTAACCTGCATATTCAGTTCATAGTAAGAACTATCGATAGTACGCAGATTATTAATGCGATGCTTTCTCATCTTTTCGCGCATCTTAATACGCACAGTTTCCATTGTACCAGATGCTTCTAAGATAGCATCATCATCAATTCTGTTAATTCTACGAATCACATTATCAATTTCCATTTTCTCTAAACGAGATCCAGTCAATTGCTTGGCTCTGCCAAGAGTCTTCAAAGAACCAATTCTACGAATACGGATATTCTTATAAAGAGACAATGTCCAACCAAATGTAATGAATTTGCTTATCTCACAATTCTCATAGAGTTTGATATTATTCTTACTTATCTTAGAATATGCACTATAAAGCTCATCTCCATGATTATGCATAAAGCAGAATTCATCGCCTGTAATCTTAGAAGGATCGGATTCATAAAATAGAGATGCACTCTTGGACAAATAATCCTTTAATCCATATGCTAAGATTTCCTTATAATGAATGGACTGTGTAACCTTAATATGCTCTTTATTAGAAGCAAGATATGCATGTAAAGCGTCTCTAGCATTCTCAATAGGCTCAGATGTTCCTATCAAATGGCTTACCTCATACATAATGATTGCCATAATCTCAGCAGCACTCAAGGCCATAATAGGATCAAGAAGCTTAGAATCAATCTCCATAAGATACTTAGTAATGCGCTGAGGTTCATCATCTACGAGATAATCATAAATATCATCAGCATCGATAACAGGAATGAGTTTGATGCCGAAGAACATTTTGTCTGTATTTGTGGTAAAGAGAACTTCTTTACAAGTAGAATCTTTAAAGAATTTGTTTAATTCATTCTTTAACATAGCAAGATTCTCGCTGGTTGCTGTACCAGATGTGATCATATTTGTTAAAGCTTCAGTAAAACCACTGAAATCATAAAGGATCTTTTCCATTATAAATATCCCTCCATTAAGAGTTTTAAAATCTTACTTAATAGTTGGAAGTATAAAAGATTGAGGAGAGCTCCAAGTAGAGCTCTCCTCGTTATTTACACAGAAGGAATTACTTCAGCAGATTAAAGTCACTCATGTACTGACCGCCGATGGGATCCTCATTGGGAGCGATCTCGGTCAGACCAGTGGGATGCTTAATCTGGATACGACCCTGAACAGGCTGATACTCGACGAACTTCCAGCGTTCGAACGCATGGATAGCGGGCAGAGCAGGATTGTTCATGTTACGGATCTCGTTGGAAACGTACATCTGATAGTCGTAGATGCGGTAAACAATACGGTTGGTATTGCGGGGGCACAGAACGATGATCAGATTGTTGTTACCACGCAGCTTATCGGAAGAGATGAACTGATAGACGCGCTTGTCGGAAGTAACGACGGTCTTAACGAAGTCCAGCTCAACAGGACCGATATTGGAAGGAGTCTGGTAGGTGTACTCGGTAGGAGTAATCTTACGAACCAGCTCGGGAGCACCAAAGATGGTGACAGTCATGTTGGGATCATTCAGGACCTGGAACATGCCAGTGGTGACAGAATCCAGGAAGTCCATGAAGGTCTTATAACGCCACTCGACGTGGTCCAGAGCGTAGCCCTGACGAGGAGCGAAGTCGAAAGTGGTAGCGATCTTGTTAGAAGCAGGCATAGTCATGAAAGAGTTATCCAGATGCTTCTTGATCTCGCCATCCTTGTACTCACCCAGAACAGTCTTCATCAGGGACAGAATCTTGGACAGCTGGTTAACATTGTACAGTGCACCCAGATCCTTGACTTCCTCGGGAGAGACAGTGGTGTTAACAGGGATAGCAGAACCGATTTCAACGATATCGGTATTAACCTTCCAGCGGACAGAGCAGGTCTTGACCATAGCGCTGGAGGTATCCAGACGGGCGCTCAGACGAACGGCAGAAACCAGACCAGTGGAAGCAGCCAGCATAAACTTGTTGTTCCGCATGTAACCGGTAATAACGTCCTTCATAACGACAGTCTTGGTGGTATCAGCAGCATCGCGAGCAGTCAGCTGGACTTCTTCGACGATAGCGCGATCGATCTCACCATAAGAGGGGGCAAACTTCAGGTTGACGGGCATCCAGAAGTCGTACTGACCTTCAGCATCAACAGGCAGGCCAGTTTCGGGGTTGATATCGCCAGCAGCCAGGGTCACGCCAGTAACCTTAACAGCGGAGATATAGGTATCGATGGACAGGTTGTCACCATCAGTACCACCACAAGCCAGCAGAACGTCGGTCTGGCCGTCGGTCTGGGGCAGGGTCAGCTCAAGAACATGATAGGGAGCGGTAGCGGCGATAGCATCGCGGATCCGATACTGTTCCTTGAACATATCGATCTCTTCACCCTCGGGAGTAACCAGAATGCGCTTCTCCATGGAGATGGTGAACTTGGGCTCACGTGCAACGAACTTGGGAATAGCACCCTTGTCGAAGACGTTGTTCATCATGATATTCTTGTGCAGGGGGAAGGTCATACCGATAACAGGGTTAGCGGCAGCCAGGTTGGTATGCTCGTTGATAGCGTCCAGATCGTTCTCGAACTGAGCTTCAGCCATCAGGCGAGCATCTTCGGCCAGTGCGGCAGCATGGCCAGGATCGGTCTTAGTGAACTCGTTCTGATCGAAGCAATTTTCGACATAGAAGTTCTTCAGAGCGTTACGGGTTGCGGGCAGCATAAGGGCCTTATGAGGCTCAATGAACAGGTCAACACCTTCGTGACGAATCTCATTGGCGCACTCACGGAAGCTCTCTGCATATGCATGAAGGGCATCATAACCATAATGATTACCCATCGATACAGTAGACTTGCGATTACCAACAATAGGCATAATATTTATGCTCCTTTCTTACTAAGCTTAATAAAATATAGAGATTGTATCTGTAAATACGTCACAAGGGACAATATTTTACCATGATGTTATAATTCCTTGAATTGTAAGGACTAAATTAATCCTCGTTTTTGTTAATTTCTTCAAGAATTTTACTTATTCCATTCAATGTAGCAAGGAATCTATTATAATTTATATAATTCTCAGTATAAGATTTAGTTTTATATACAGACTGCATATAATCTGTAATCATTTTTCTTAATTTAGACAAATTATTAGATACATATTCAACAACAGGAACATCCTTTGCATCTAGAGCTATATTGTTTATTCTCTGTACAATTTCAGTTGTCATATCAAACATTGCTAAAAATTGAGATTTGAGCTCTTTATGCTTTATATCTAATTGCTCTGGTGTTAAATTTGAATAGATTTCCTCTTCTTTTTCTTTAATCTCATCAACCTTTTCCTCAGGTTGATTTTGATCAGAAGTTTGAGGATCTTGACCAGGATCAGGCTCGGTAGAGGGATCTTCAGCAGGATTTATATCCTGTAGAGTATCTCCACCATTCTGAGATTGTTCGCCCTGATCTTGCTGATTAGAATTCTGTTCTGGATTTTCAGCAGGTTGTTCCAATCCCTGTTGATCCTGCTGCTGTTGCTCAGGCTCTTGAGCAGGTTGCTGCTCCTGTACTTGAGGCTGCTGTGCGTTAGGATCTGGCTCGGTTTCAACTTCTCTGAAAATGCCAAATTTAGCTGCAAAGAATCCAGCCATAGGAATACCTCCTATCATTTTAATTATTTGAATGTTGCACGATCAAAAAGAAAATGGGAGAGTTAGTCACTCTCCCATTATTTTATTTATCAATCTGCTTTAGAATCGTAGTATTTCTGGCCAAAGTTTACCTTCATCTTATATTTAATACGTTGTAGCTGACGTTCAAGATTTCTCTGAATAGATAAAAGTTCTCTAAGAGCTTTCATATCGTTCTTGCTTTCAGCAATTTCAATATATTTCTTACAGATTTTCAACTCTATTTCTATTTCATCGATAACCATTTGTCGTTCCTTGGCTTTAAATTTAGCGCTACAACCAATATATCCAATAAGAGAAATAACAGCAGCAGCAATACCATATACTGCAGTGCCAGTGGCTAAACCTATAGATCCACCAATAGCTGCAATAGATAAGCAAATCTTAATAACCTTAGATGCAGAAGGTAAGAAGGTTCCTTTGACAACAGCTTCTCTGTTATCATTTGTTAGAGCTCTTTCTACTCCCTTTGTAAGATTGTTTACAGCAGCATCAAGATTTTTAGACATAGATCTTTCTCTATCATTAGCTTTTGTCATGGCATTCTTAAGTTTCATAGAAGCCATTCTAAGAGTATTTAGGAAGGATGCCTCTAGCATAGATCCCCTATTGTCTTCCATATTATTAATAAGAGTACAAATAGCAGAATTTGCTTCTAAAATACACTCAGCATTTAATATAGCCTCATTCAGATTTTCTGTTTCAGGAACAGGATCTGTATTCTTTAATATATTAAAAGAAGTATTCAGATTATCAACAGCAATATATTTATCTATAGTAGTATCAAATTCTTTTGTTCCATTATCGATATCTTCAATAGAATCTCTAATTGCTTTAGTTACAGTGTCTTTATAGAATGCGCTGGGGAACTTGGCAGCAGCCGTAGCAATATTGACTATATCATCATTAGCTATCTTACCAAATCTTATCAATCTATAAATAGTATCTTCATTAAGTACATTATTCTTAACCCCAATATGCTCATATTCTTTTTCGAGCATATTAGCGATTTTATTAATAAGAGCTTCATTTACAAACCACTCATCATCCTGTTTCTCGGTACCAAGATCATCAGGGTCAGGATGGTCTTCATTGCCATCAAATAGATCATTATAGTAATTTTTAATCTTGTAAGATGCTTCAGTAAGAGTTTCGATATATTTCTCAAGTCTTTCTCTGGTTTGTTCATCTTTAGTGGAAGCAAGCTTAGCCTTAGAGCTTTCTATTTCTTTATTGAAACAGATTACCATTTGTTCTACTTCTTTTCTTTCAAGACTTAGAGTGATACATCTATCTGCTATATAACTTACAGCCATAAGAACAGGGCCTATTACAGGTACGGTTGCAGATCCTATAATAAAGAAAGATCTTATCCATCTGAAGAATTTTGGTGTTTCTCCAACTATATTAGATACATTCTTAGAATACAATCTGGTAACCAAATTCTTAAGCTTATTGTTTTTTGTAGCATCATCATTTAATTCTTTTTTCTTAAAATCTGCAAATATTTTATCAAAGTCTACTTCATCCGTTTTAGTATTCATAGTCTCCGTAATATGAATACAATAATTCATTACAGATTCACTTATACTAGGTTTAGTATCCTCTTCAGGTTCTTCTTCCATAAGAATATCGATATTCTTAGTATCTTCATCTTTATCAAAGAATAAAGTAGTTTCGATAATCTCCCTACATGCAGATATTCCATTTTCCTTAAAAGCAAAATATTCTACAGCAGCTTCTAGAATATCTTTTCTTTCATAATCGATAGTATTGGATTCAAATCCATACCATGCAGTTTCTATTACTGTATTAAATTTAATATCTGTAGGCATATTGTATGTATCAATAAATCCACATAATTCTACTACAGTATCATAAACATCATTTTGTCTAGTATTCTCATTAAAGAGCATCTCTAAATTGAATCTTTTAGAAATTCTATCATAATTTTCGAGAACTCTATCGCAATGAGAATAAATAAACAAGCTATCATACATAGCTTGATATGCTTCATTTGCAACCTCATCGGCCTGATGACTAACATGAACAGTACTTCCGGGAGGAGTATATAGCTGGCCTGTGGAAGTGAGAGGAGAAGTAATAGAGGTTTGTAGGTTTTCTTGAGATTTATGGATATAAGAAGTATTACCAGCTTTAGACTTGGTTTTGCCAAGCCGTCTATGAATAAGATGTAGTGTCTGCATAGCATCTCTAACCTTAGGCATAACCTCATTATTTACAAATCCAGCCATTTTCTTGGAAATACTCATACTTCCTTGCTCAAGTAGTGCATCGTATAATTTCATATAATATCTAAATGGTATGTCGGAAGAAGATTTAGCCATACTCTCTATAAGTCTTACTATATCTTGAGATCTTCCGGATTTAGAAAGAGCATTAGCACTTTCTATAAAGGTAGTATTTGAAAGTGTAGATTCAGATTCTAATTCGCGAAGACCATTAATTCGTCTTTGCATATCATGGATTGTAATCATTCTCATATTTACACTTACCTGCCTTTTATGATTAATTTATTTATAAGTTAGAGCCTAATTAATAGAAACCAGGATCAATTAGAAAAAAAAATAAGAGAGAGCCATATAGCTCTCTCTTATATAGTTTATATCAGAAAGGTAATTTGTCTTCTTCAAAATGCTTAACCATAGGAAGAGTATGAATGCATTTAGAATCTGCTACCTTTTCCAATTTCTTATTTTCTTCAATTCTAGGACAAGGATTAGCAGACTGATCTTCAATATGGTTTATAATAGCATTATACAGCATATCTTCAGCTTTAGTAACAGCAGAGATATTTGCCATAGGAACTACCAGTGCCTGAGGGTGGCTTCTGGGGCCAATAACTACAGGGTTGGTTACAGGGCCGAGATCAATAATCTCATCATTACTATTCATTGCAGCATGGCGCAAACCATTATTTTCTGTAAATGTAATAACGGTATCAACAGGAAGAGTATCATCACTACCACCAAACTCCATACCATACATAAAACGTCCAGAAGCCGGATTAGTTACTCCATAACCAAGTTTGTTATCCTTAGTACATACATAAGAATCTGGTGCACCAAAACTTCTACCCATATATCTAATTAGCCGAGTTGTATCTTCCAAATGTCCAGCCATATATTCCACATGGCTGTCGAGATTACCCCAATATTTATCAGGTATACAAATCGGCTGAGCATTAGAATGTGCACCAAAGCATTCAACACACGTTACAGGAATAGCATAGGGACGATTGGGATCATAGCCATTATTATCGCCATTAATGGCTGTAGGAATTGCAGGATGCATTTCTACAATAGTAACCTCATTTTCATGGTTATTATCGCAAGTACATCCATTAGGATTTTTGCATTTGTGATTCTTTTTCATGTCAATTTCTCCTTTAATATTTTTAATGAGTACACTACAAATGCTCTCATTTATTTTATTGTGGAGAATTAGATTAATTTGTAATATACTCGTGAATATAATATACGTCTATAAAAAGATATGAGTCTAGTGCCTAAAAAGACACTAGACTCATTTTACGAAAGGAAATTTCAACCATGCCAAACCAAATATCCACCATAATTCAGCTCAATGATATGTTAAGATGATTAAAACAAAAATTATTACAGATGCTGATCAGGCATCTGTAATAATCCGGATCTTGTATAAAAGATCCTTTCATCATTATACTCCATAATCATTTCGCCTCATCTCTTTATTGTGTTCTCCACGCACAATAAAGAATGAAAGAGTAATCTGAAAAATATACAGGCTCACCACTTCCTATATATTTTAAAAAGTATATATCTCCCAAGCCCTGAATGTCTTGCTCAATATATCGTGATTACTCTCTTATACATAAGTTTAATATTTTTTATTTAATAAAAAATAAAAGGCCCCTTTCAGAGCCTTTTATCATATTAGTGTTTAACCATTGTGCGTTTAAAGATATTGATGCATTGTACACAAAGTTTATTTACCATATCTTCAGATATATTTAGTTCCCTTGAAATATCATATGCCGGGAGATGCTTCTTAAACCTCAAATCAAATGCTTCTACCATCTTGGTTGCATAATCAATTTTATCGGGATTATGCTTAATAATCGCATCAAGATGCTTAGTAATTATGCTATCAAATTCAGGATAGATTTTATCATATCCTTTATGAGTTCCAAATACCAATATATAAATATTGAGAGGATAACTCATATAAGTATATTTATCTTTATTAGATGTCAATTTAGCGGTCTGAAGTTGCTTAATTCTAATTCTTATAGCACCTTCAGATCTACCAGGAAGCAATTCCATCAGTTCTTTACTAATTTCCATATTATGCTTTCTTATCTGATAATCTTCTTCCTTGGTCCATGCAGAAGGACCTTTAATCTTTAAAACTGAAGCGCGATTTTTAATAGCATACTCGCTTCTATTCGGTAGCATATCTATTACCTTAACTCCAATTTTAGGATAGTGCTTTCTAAGGATATCTTCTTCCTCATTTGTCCAATCAGAAACAGTTTTGCTGATATGAACTCCTAACTTATTTGCACGTCCCATAACAGATGCCTTGGATCTATTAGGAAATAGATCTGTGATTCTAGATCCCATAGTCTGATAGTTATCCAGGATAAGCTGATCTTCCTCTTTTGTGAAAAACTTATAGTTGCCCATGATTTCATTCTCCTTGTCATTAGTAGTTGTGGTTTTTGTCTACTCATATTTATAATATATTTTCATATAAGATAAGTTTCACATTTGTATAAATAAATTCAAATAGCCTAAAGCAATCAAATTAGCCAACATATCGATAATTGAATTAAAATTCGGGAGGTTTATATTATGTCTAATAAACCAACTATTGGTTTTGTCATTCTGGAAAGTGCTCCTATTGAAATCCCCCAGGCTAAGGTTATTTCCGATACTGGCAAGAGAGTTCTTGGAGAGGGTATTATCCAGACTGCAGAAGAAGAAAATCGTAACGGCCGCTGTTATTTACAGCCCGATCTGCTTAGAGAAATTAACTGTCCTCGTACTATTGAGCTCTTAAGTACTGGTAATATGCTGTCTGAGAATGGCCATCCTATGGACACTTCTATGATGCGTCAGCAGACTATTGATCCTAATAACACTGTTGCTCGCTTTACCAAGATTTGGATGGATGGTAATAATGTCATGGCTCAGTTCAAGGGCACTAATAATGAAAAGGGTGAAGAGTTTGATCAGGATCTTCGCGAAGGTGTTCTGCCTAGCTGGTCTTTGAGAGCTCTTGGTTCTTTAGAGAATCTTCATGGTCGTAATGTCGTTAAGAATCTGCGCGTTATTACATGGGATAGGGTTATTTACCCGTCTCATCCTCATGCTTATACCACTAGATTAGTCACTGAGTCTGGCACTATTAGTACTGAGATTGAAATAGAGCGTATAAATAATAATGGCAGATTGATTCCTATTACAAATGAAAGTGTTCTTTCCTACATTAAGAGCGAGTCTGCAAATATTAAGTCTTTACTGAATCAGATTGACTTTATGTATGAATCTTCTACCCTGATTGACGGTGGTAGCAAAGTGCAGCTTGTTGCTAAGACTGGTGACATTTTTGTTGTTAATCTGGAGAATCATATCCATAATGAAATTGAAGGTTTCTGCTTAGAAATGGCTAAAGCGATGTCTAATAAGTAAAAAAAAAATAAGAGGGAGTCGAAAGACTCCCTCTTTATTTATTGCCATTCCGGATTAATGAGCAGATAGGTATCGATAAATGAAAATGCCAGATCAAGAGACTTCTTCACAGAGAGCTCTTTATGATCTCGCCTACAAATAAGATACTTACCGATATCAAATGGCTGAATAAACATTCCTCTATAAGCAATTATCTGCAGTTTATTAATAACTACAGGAAGGATGCAATATTGAGCTTTCTTTCTGCCATGTTTATAGATATCAAGAATCATGCTATGCCCGACATTGTCAATATCTTTGTCGCTCCTTTTAAACGTGATAATTCCCTTAAATTCATCAGATACACTCTCATCAGTCATACCACCATAGAGAATATTAAGGGGATTACTAACGTCCTCGAATGCTTCCTCAAAAGATTCATAAATAACATCAGTACTATCAATTTGTTTAACAGAACCATCATCATTGAATCCGGCAGAGAACAATCGCTTACCAACGATTACTTCATCCTCATCAATCTGGATCATACTCTTCCTCCTTTTCTGTCTGCATTCCAATTGCTTTCATGTACTCAATAAAGTTATTGATATTATTGAGCAGAACACTGATTGTATTAGCTGCCGGAATGGGAAGATCATCTCCAGTATAACTGATCGCTACATATTCATTATCGATGCCATACTCAGGATCTTCAACTATCCTTCCAGTTATATAATAGCCTCTATAACAATACCGATCAGAATCTGCATAATGATAGATAGGATAAATCATATATTGATATAGAAGTACGAATTCGCTATCGTGATCTTCAGATTCATATCCACGGATCTCATACTCAGCTCTACCAGAACACTCGTCGATGTCGATAAACCTATGGGCCCAACATTCAGACTCGGCTTGTTTAGATATTACTGCATAATCATGATTAAGGATTTTATCCAAAGCCTTGCTACAGTTGTTTTTATCCTTATAAAGCTTAGCCTTAGAGCTGATAAAGGGCCTTGAACTATTCATCATATAGGAGCGACGAATAAAGGTATATGCTATAGGTTTTTTCAATTCTGTATTCATTTTCTATTCTCCTCCAATTTGATAAGCCATCTCTCGATCTCAAATGTGTCATGATCGTGATTAGCGATTCCTCCAAACTGATTGAATTTAGATTGTGCTCTTCCAAGCATATAATCATGGAAAGCAAAGCTACCAATAGCTTGGTAGCTTGATTTACTTTTCCATTCTCTAATAAATTCTTCTTTATCGCAAAGAAGATAAGATACTGCAGATGCATATCTGTTATATACAGAAAATGCAACGAAGTAGACATCATTATAAGCAATGAAGTCGTTATGGCCTAAGATATCTACAACCCATCCGTGTCGTCTGAATAGATCGATATAGGTCATTGCTCCTTCTTTGATATCCATACGTTACCCTCCTTAACATCGCAATCAAAATAAATACATTCAGGGAGGTTAAAAGTATCAGACAGATACTTCTCTAGTTTTGCTACTGCTCCATGTAATGTATTAGATACCCCAACTACTCCGTCTCTAAAATCACTCAGAGAAATGGCATAATAAAGACCCTCGAAATAGCTTATGAAATAAGATCCTTCATTACTGATATCACAATCTACTTCACTAGCCTCATAATATTCGTATTTATCACGATCGCTGTCATCAAAAACATATTCCTGAAGATCTATATATGTGCTCATAAAGATCAGGATGGTATTATTATAGAATTCATCATCTTCATCTGTATACTTCTGCCAGTCATCGGAAAAATGATATCTAATAAATCCATAAAGTCCATCATCGCTTTCATCATAAGACACCCGGCTCTTATCAAAGTTTTCGATGATAGAAATCTTAGGAGTATAATCTCCCGTTGTAATGAGACGGTATAGAACTTTAAGCATATTCTTAGATAACGTGAGAGCATATACATAGTCATCTACAATAGCATTGACAGCCATAACCACATTCCAATTAAAAATTGGGTCAGTTTTTTGGTTTAGAAATACGTGTTCTTGTATTACTACTGGCCTTAAAAAGTTTATTTTTGGCATAGTTTCATTCTCCTTTTATTTTGATACTTGAGTATCATATTATTTCATATTTATAATATATTATCATTCATTTCTCTAATTACCATTAGCTCGAATAAGGGGTATAGAAGTCAACTTATAATTAATATCTTTGCTACTCATATGAAAGGAGGAACTTCTATGGCTATTATGTATGGTCAAACTCAGACCACAGTGTATTATCATATGAGTACAACCAATAAAAGTTTTCTAGAAGTACACAGATATCTTAAAGATGCTGGTATAGAAAACAATAGATTTATGCTAGTTTTATTGGATCCTGATCTAGCAAGAATAGATCCATATGATCCTAATTTAAGTGCTATGATGAAGACTAAGGTTCTTAGAGAGTGTATCTTTAACCCTTGGTACTTCTTTAGAGAAATAGTACGAATTCCAGATTCTGGCCAAGCTACAGGTGTTAAATTTGAGCTCTCTAGAGGTAACCTTGCATTAATTTTTGCCCTAATGCTTAACTTGAATACATTCTTAGAGATGCCTCGTCAGACTGGTAAGACTATGTCTAGTCTTTGCTGGTATTTGTATCTGTTTAATTTTGGCACAGCCAATGCTGAAATGAGCTTCCTTAATAAGAAGCTTGATGACTCTAAATTAAACTTACAGCGTATTCGAGAACTTAGAGCATTATTACCTTCTTGGCTCAAGATGGATCAAGCATTTGCTCCTGATGGATCTAGAATCAAGGGTAAGAATAACGTTGAGACATTACAGCATCCTGTAAATAATAACCGTATCAGAACCGTTGCTTCTGCAAGAAATAAAGTTGCTGCAGCTAGCCTGATGCGTGGTCGTACAACTCCGATTATCTATATCGACGAGTATGGCTTTATTCAATATAACTCCATTATTTATACTAACATGGTTCCTGCATTTAATACTGCTTCTCAGAATGCTAAGAGAAATGGTAGTCCTTATGGAATGCTGGTTACTACTACTCCTGGTATGCTTACTACAGATGAAGGCGTAGAAGCTTTCAATATGAAGGAGAATGCTACTCCCTTCAGTGAAAGATGGTATGACCTTACCAAGGAACAGATTTATGATATCGTCAATAGTAATACCAACTCTAACTTTATTTACATTAAGTATACATACCAGCAACTCGGTAAGAGCGAACAGTGGTTTAGAGATCTCTGTATTACAATGCGTAAAGACTGGGATGCAATCCGTCGAGAAGTTTTGCTTGAATGGTCTAATTCTTCTGAGAACTCTCCTTTCAGAGCAGAAGATTTGGATACTATTAAGGGTCTACTTAAGCATCCTATCAATACAGTGCTTCTTCTCAATAAGTATGAACTCAAAATTTATGAGAAGATTAATATGAAGTATCCGCCCATTATTGGAGTTGACGTCTCTGGCGGTTATCAAAGAGACTCCTCTGCAATTACTATAATTGATTCTTTCAGCACAAGAGTAACAGCAGAGCTTAATAGTAATTTTATATCAACCCCAGAACTAGCAATGGTAATCCATGACATTGTTTCAAAATGGATGCCTAATGCAGTAGTAAATATCGAACGAAACGGCGTAGCTTATACAGCAATCGCAGCATAAAGAGTGATCTTTATGTTTCAAGGTGTTAATTGCTATGAAGTGGGTTAAGAGCCTTACTCACCACAACGTGATCTGTAAAGATGAGCGTGATGGTTGCGAAAGCATAAAAAAGTAGTAAGGATGAATACAAGGTTAAATCCTAAATATTCACTGACAAGTCCATGTATAGCAGCGAAATATCTTATAAGAATACCACATCTTATAAGATAAACGTTCAACGATCATCTCTTGACGAGAGAGTAGAACCGCAAGCTAATGGCGGAAGAAAAATCCCGTTCTAACGGCTGTTTAGAATGACAAATGATCTGCACAGGTTCTGTAATGGAACTGCTTGGAATGAGCCAAGGTTATTGGAGTTGCGTCCAGTAATAAACAAATGGGTTTCGGCGCGTCAGTAATCGCGCGTCTTTTACAGACTTCTATTAGAAAGAATCTATTCTATACTATAAAAGATAAAGTTATCGAAGAGAGAATAGTTGGTGCTGCGATACATAAACGCACTCAAAAGACTAAAGTATATGGCTCCGATTCTACAAAGGCAGAACGCGAGAACCTAATGGAAATTCTGAGAGACCGTGTTGAATATCATAAAGATAAGATTATATCTCCTACAATTTATGAAGAATTATGCGGCCTAGAGGTTAAGAAGAATGGTAAGATTGAGCATTCGAGTAATACTCACGATGACCAGGTATTCTCTTGGCTGTGGGGATTGTTCGTATATTACAACGGTGGAGATTTGATGAACAATTGGGGTATCACAAAGAGGGTGCTCCGTACAGATGCTGATCTTGAAGAGGCTGTTGTAGATATACATGAAGATAATGAAGAAGTTGTTACCGATCTTGATGTAAGCGATAATGAAGAAATCCAGCAAGCTGTTCAAGCAATGGAAAATGCTCCTGGTAAACTTCTTTATGAAGATTGGATGCGTCAAGAGCAACAAAAGGACGAAGAATGCATGACAAGATTGCTATCTGATAAGGCTGTACAAAAATCTATATCTGATAGGTATAAAATGATGATACCTCAGATGTCTTCACAAGTGCAAACTATTCCTAATGAAGTATTTGATAACTTCTATAATGATGAAGATGAACAACCATACTCTGTATTAGCCGGTAATCTTGCTCAATTCATAAAATAAAAAAAAATAAGAAGGTAGAGTTTTATCTCTACCTTCTTATTCTTCTTCTTTATCATCAGGATATGGAATGGGAAGGCCTTTATACTTTGCAATAGCATTATAGATCTCTTTATACAGATCTCCTTCCGTATCGGCATATACATTTTCAATAGTAGACGTATCAAACTTACCAATCCACATATTGCGATGATCATCATTAATGAGACGTACTATAAATTCATCAATAACTCTAGTCTTAATTAACAAAACCTGTCCCTCCATTCTTTTTATTTATTATAAAGTTTTTAAATCTCCTCATTATCACATCTATAGTATATATTTAAAAATGTTAGATATAGCTATTTCAACATTTATTTAAAAGGAGATGATATAATGCCACCTAATAAGATGAATGCGCTCCTTGATAAATTAGAGCGTAGATTAGGCACTAGACAATTAAATCTCCCTGATTATCTTACAAAAGATAATTGGGCTAAAGTTATTATAGAAGATACACTAGACACTTTCAGTAGATATTTCCCTAATTCTATGAAAGTACTTTTAGATCTTTCCCAAAGAAATGCTCAAGGATATTATCTTATTGATGAACATCTTGCTGATAATATTGAAGTTATTGGAGTTAGGGATATAGATTGGTCTTTATTCTCTAAAGATAGTCTCCGACTTCAAGAGGCTCAGGGTTATGGAACTTATGATTTCATGACCAATCAATATGGACTCGATGATGTCATGCTCCTGCAGATGAGAGCTGACCATATGTCGCTATTTAATAACCAGATCTATGTGGAGTTTAAGCCACCCAATATGATAAAGCTTTCTACAGTTACTGGAGCTGATATAACTAGAGGTATGAATACTTTTCCTGTAGATCTTCTTATTAAACATGCTCCCAATCTAATGACAATTCCTGCCACTATGATGGAAACCTTAGAGGCATTGGCAGAGGCCGATGTTGCTAGATTCCTTTACGAGGAATTGAAGTATTATGATGGCCTGGAGACTGTTTATGCAAATATAGATCTTAAATTAGGAGATCTTGAGTCTAAAGCATCTACTAGAGGCGATATTCTTGCAGAGCTAAAAGATTCTTATGTATCTGCGGCCAATAGTAATCAACCATTGATGTTTACAGTATAAAAGAAAATGAGGATAGGACGTTTGTCCTATCCTCTAAGTTTTCATTAGATTGAATGCTTTGAATGGTAGTTCATAATAATATGACTAGCCTTGTTTACCTTGATTGCATAATGGTCATCACAAATAATACGAACACATTTTGAAGATCTATTTTCAGGAATAGAAGCAATAGGCTTTATGTATTTAGAAGTATCGTATCTATTATCGACTGTTAACTCTTGTAAACCATCTTCATAGTTTAAAGAATTGTAATTGCAGTCTAACAAAAGATGACGTAATTCATCATCTTCTATTATCATGTCTACAAATACCTCTCCTTTAAAAGTCACTTCTTCCATATGAAAAATTTTATGCATTTCAAGAAAAGTTCTAAATCTACTCAATATAAACTCCATATCTCCTCTGCGCCTTTCTTTAGAAAACTATATTTAATATTCTAACTAGATCTAATAGATCTGATATAGTAGAACTAGGCAATATCTTTAGATCTAAGTTATCATATTCCAGTTCATCAGGAGTAGGTTCTCTTTGAAACATGTGTTTTATGAGAATTGGCATATACTCCTTTATACCTTCGAGGCGTAATATAACAATATCCATACCATTTAATGGATTCATTAAATTAATTCCGATATCCTTCGTAACGTTAAAAGTCCAAGGTCTATTGGGATTATAATGAGCCAATGGCTTATTAGGATTCTTTGCTATATATTTACTCATAGCATATGGTGTTATAGATGATGGTGTAAACATGACAAAACTTGCTTTTATTCCACAAAAGTTTAAATATTTGATAAGATAAGCAGAATACTTATCGTAGAAAATATCTTGAACTTGCGCGTAGTTTGCCATAGTAATTATATTTACACCATATAATCTTATAACCATCTGCTTTGTCATTTCTTTTAAAAAATCTTTATTTAAATGTTGAGCAGATATAAGGTTTGGTTGGCCATCTTCATTTTCTCCATTATATAATGCTATATCTGCAGTATTTACCATTCGATTAGCCAAATAATCTATAGCTATATCCTCATCATCTTCAGTAAACATGGGATGAATATATGTATAATCCATTCTATTATCCTCCTAATGCACTTATATTATTTTTTGAATTCTTTGGAGTGACAACTCTTCCGGTTATACCTTCAGCTCCACTCTTAGATTCTTTATTATAATTATAAGATTGTTGAGGTACATCCATTACGAATCTATTTGTACCAAGTTCTGGTCTTTCTAGATAATTTATCATAATGGTTGCAGCTTGATACATATTGAAGCATGAGAATACATAATATAATCCCATAAATCGATCTAAATCCATATCTACAAAAGATGAATTATCGCCTATATACATTCTTATGCCAGGTTCTTTATCATCATTAGCTATACCTTTATCTATTATTGTAGGTACAAATGTTATAACCTTCTGCATAGGTAAATTTGATATAGTAAACTCTGGAATAGGATTAGTTATAATAAGTTTACCTTTATTTCTTGCAAAAAGGTATTTAAATTCTTCAGAAGTGAACCAAGAGGTTACGACATCTAAAGCGCGTTTAAATATCATATACTCTTGAGCTCCAATTCTTATAAATGCTTTATTTCCATTATCATCTTTCTGAATATTCTCTATAGAAAGATAATAATCAAAACTTCTTTTGATTGTAGCAACTGTAGGAATATCATTACACTTAGAAGGATATTCATATTCTTTATGAAAATGATATCTCTTTCCATTCGCCACCTTGGAAAGAGATACATTAAATTTTAATACCACATTCGGACCTAATGCATAAACATCATCCGATATTTTATCTATCTTAAAGAACTCAATAGGTTCTTCTAGAACTCTTTTTGCCATGTCTATTCTCCTCAAAATAGGTTACTATAGAGTTGTAGAGTTTATACAAATCAAAAAAAAAAAGATGGGGAGGAGTCTCCCCATCTTTTATTAATTCTCGCTAGTATTAGCGGCATTAGAAGAGGATGTTTCTGTAGTGGCTTCTGTCTCTACTTTATCCTCATTCTGTTTCTTATTGGATTTCTTGCTTCCGCTCTTTGTCTTCTTTTCCTGCTTAGGAGTTTCGGCTTCCTGAGCGGTATCAGAAGAAGCTGTATCTGCAGGCGGATTATTGGGAGAGTGGACAAACACCTGGGCGCCGGTCTTAAAGGTGATCTCGGTAGGAATCGTATTTACGATAGGTCCGTTGAATGTCACAGGTACATTGACATTGGTCAGGACGAAGGTTCCACGATCCTTATCGTAAGAATCATCCTTGAACTCGAATCTGGAACCAGGTGCCATTGCAATAGCTTTGTCGAATACACCGGCAGTCAAAGCCTTTACCAGACGGTCCTGAACTGCCTTGCGGCGCTCACCGTTCATCAACTTGGTGGGCATAGTGCTCAGATCAACGATCTTATTGAGCTTGCGATACTGCTGGGTGTACATACCGCGACCATCAAGCATAGTGATACCTCCAACGAAGATCTTTTCGAACATTTCTTCATTGAAGTTATACTTATTCTTATTGATCTTGTCATTGATCTGGATAGCGTATGCAGGCATATCTTCAAACCCATTCAGAACGATGCCTGTGAACAACTTGGGTCTACGATCGATGATATTTCCGGTATCGATCGTAAAGCTCTTGAGTTCATTGAAGATATTCGTCCCATCATTGAATGCATAGCACAATACCATGCCAGTCTGAATCATGGGATTTGCAGCATAACCCAGCATTTCCATCTTAAGCTGGATATGATGCTTCAATGCGATTCTCTGGATTTCTCCAAGATAGGGAAATGCTGCAATCAGCAAGCTGTTGTCGTACAACTGTTCAGAAGGCTTATCCGGAATATGAGGTGTCTCCTTCTGAATGATATCAGGATGCTGATCACGAATAACCTTATTGTGCTTATTCGGATCAACGAAGGGTTGAGCGATATTTGTATTGCTTACCTCTACATGATCCGCTTCAGCTCTGGGAGGCTTGGGAGTAATGACCTTGGGAGGTGCATCCACTCGATGAATGGGGGGCTGCTGAGGTGTTGTCATAGGCTGATTAACAATGGGCTGCTGAATAGGGGGAACATTTATCTGAGGTGTTCCCGAGGGAACATTCATCTGATGTGTTCCCATAACGGGTTGCTGTACAAATGCAGAATTCTGCATCACAGGCTGCTGCCCAGGGAATACCTGAGGCTGATTGAACATATTGTTCTGATCACTCACAGATGTCTGCTTAAGAAGACTAGGTTCTACTTTTTCTTCAACAGTCATATCCATGTCAAAATGGATACCACCAATGTTGATACCCTCGACAGGGTTCTGGCCATTCTGCTGATTGGCAGAACAGATATCGCCTACAATGGGATCGTTATTGTTTTCCATTTTTTCTGCACCGGGTTCTTCTGCAGGTGCTTCCTTAGAAGCGGCGATAACTTCTTCGGATTCTTCGGCTACAGGATCCTCAGAAGTACTTGTAGCTTCAGTATTTTTCTTACCAAATACTTTGGAGAAAATATTCTTCTTTTCCTTCTTAGTATCGGTAGCGGGAGCTTCCTTGACACTAGTCTCGGTAGCGGTTGTTGTTGCAGCATTGTTATTATTAGAGACACTATTAGTCTCCTTGGCTTCGCAATTTGTACCGGCTGCACGGTTCACGCGATCTCTACGCATCTTATCGACATGTTTTTCAATGTCGAAAGTTCTGTCCATCCACCAATATCTCACGGCATCGGTGAAACGGACTCCGTAGTACTTACTCTTTGCCATTTTTCTGGCCTCCTTAAATAAATGATATAGATGAGAAATATTTCTCATCTATTCATAATTATATTATATCTTTAAACTTATTTTATTTAACGAAAATACCCGTAGAGAGCATTATCTCTCTACGGGTAAATATCAGTCCTTTATATCAAATTCTATTGGTTGCTCTAATTTAGATCTTTCAAATAGTATACTTTGATGTCTACTATCTAATTCACTATCAAGCATACGAACTTCAAGACATTCTGTAGCATACTTCTTAAATACAGGTTTCTTAAAATCATAATATGATTTTGTATAAAGAAATCCATTATCTACAATATCCTTATATATTGTATCAGCATCTCTAGTTCGTCCAAACGTTTGTTGAGCTAGCACTCTGGATTTAAAAGGTTCTGCAAGATTTACAGTTTCTACAAGACCTTTTATATCCATAGCAGCTCCAGCAGATTTTGTAGTGCTTAGAATTATCTTTCTTTCTAGTTGTTCAGCTTTCTTTTCTGCTGGAATAATACTGGTATATATACCAACCTGATTAATCAGTTCTGGAAAATGCTCATATATCCAATTTCTTACATATAAGATTGCATCATTAGTTCCTATATAGAATAAATGTTTTCCTGGTTTCTTAATAGCCATAGTAACCAGTATTGTGAGCAATTTTTGGAAGTTCTCATTCCTCACAATGTAATCCGTATATGCTATTCTATTAAGTCCATAATTATTCTTACATCTAGATACTTCAATCGGAGTTGGATTTGAGTTAAATCTTATACCTACATATTTCGTGTGAGGATCTACATCTCTATTAAATAGATCTATAGATGGTACATTTTTGAAGTATAAATTGAATATTGCATTTTCTTTCATATCACTTCTACCAGGTGTAGCCGTAAGATAATATGTGACATTAGTATTGGTATAGCAATCTATCTGAAACATATTATCAAAATTTAAATGAGCTTCATCATAGAATTTGATACCAATTTGGCAATATCTAAAGAAATCTGTTATTTTATTCCATCCTTGGCTGTCTCCTATGCTTCTAATAGTAGAGTGAGTAGAAAGAATAACTTTATACTTAGTCATATCTCTATTATATAATTTCATAAGAGATGGAGCTCCAGATATCATATATATTTCTTCTTCTTTAATATCTGTATACTCCATAAAGAACTTCTTCCACTGGTCTAGCCATCCTATACTATCAGTTATAACTATAGATCTAATTCTTAAGAATGCTGCTACAGCTATAGCACAATATGTTTTACCTTTACCAGTATTTAGATTAACAGACATCATGGTAGCGTGCTCATTACGGAAATACTTATCCATACTAAGCATAAACTTTATAGCCTCTTTTTGATCTTCATCCCTTGGTTTATATCTAAGCATAACCTCTCCAATATCACCAATAGGATCTACTGTGCTATCTATTATAGGCTCTACTTGAAATACTCGTTCTAAAAAACCAATATTAATACCTCTTGGAAGCATTAATACTTTTCTTTCTTTATCATAAAGCATTCCTTTTGGAAATCTTTTATGATAAGTCATATCATAAATAGAGAAGGTCTTCTCTACAATAGGACAATCTCCCATCATATAATCTGTAATTTCTATATGGGTACGATATATAATGATTTTTGTCATCATTTATCACCTCAATTAATAGTTAAAGATCCTATATAAACCTAAAATGGGCCAATTAGACAAAAAAAAAAAGAAAAGCACCCGAAGATGCTTTTCTTTTCTGGTACCTAGTACCAAAGAAGGAGATGATTGGGCCACTGAAACTTATGCCGGAGCTTCAGCGGGTTCTGATTCAATAATAATTTTTGCCTTGCTCAGAAACTCAGGGCCTTTTTCTTCGTATGCCTTAATTAGGACTTCTGCCTGATTAGGACAAATGAGAAAAATCATATCCCATGTTTCCTTCTTTTTGGCGGTAACCTTTTCATCTTCGATGATCATAGCTTCGGTAAGATTACTTTCATTAGTTTTTTCAAATTCGCTCATAATTTCATTCTCCTTTATTTATAATCCAGCTATGCTGGTAATTAACGGTCGCCCGGATAACCAGGCGATCCCGGGTAGCCACATTCTACCACGGGTTAGGAACTGGTAGGAGAATGAGTATACCATGCTCCTACCCGCATATTATATTAAACAAAGATGATTAATCATCCTTATTCAATTTGATAATATACAATTATTGATTACTTTTAAAGTAATCAACTTTCTCTTTTGCATTTTTAATCATAATCTCTGCTGTAGTTCTATCTACATCATACATCTCAATGAGTTTATCAACTTTTTGCAGAGAAATGGTAATAGTTTCAGATCCAGAATACATTTTCCTTCTAGGATATTTGCGTCCAGATCTGTCAGTTAGATCGCAACCCTTTAAGAGATCAAAATATTTCATAGACATCTTTATGGCTTCAGGAGATCTTGATTCTACAAGCTTTTCTGCAATGTCTTCAGCCTCATCAGAAAAACAAAGTCCAATGCCAGGCATATTTTTAGTATCGCCCATAAGCATTCTTTGAACTGCATTGATGATTTTTGTATATTGCACATTATCGACCTGAAGGACTTCTTTCACTCCAGCTTTATAGAACCATTTGAATTCATGCATAGCCATTTGGTCTATAGCTACAGCCATGTCTCCAATACTTAAATCACTAATGTGATAATATTTTTTCTCTCTTAACGGAGCTATGATAGCCCCAAATTGATTTACATACATAACGAGAAACTGATATCCTTTATCAGTCTCATATACTACTCTCTCATCCATTGTCATTTTAATTTTCATATGATTCTCCTTTTACACATATAAGATTTCTTAGATTTATATGCTTTCATAGTTATATTATATCCCTGAAAAGGTTAATTTTTTCAAAAAAAAAATAAGGTGGACAAAATTGTCCACCTTATATATTTATTCCTCTTCCTCCTCATCATCAGAAAGAGATTGAGCAGATACTGTAACTTTATCTGGATCATCAATAAAGGTAATAGGTTCATAGAGCTCTCCAGGAGTAGGAATATATTCATCTTTAACAGGAGGCTCTTTTCCACTAATTGCATATTGCGGTTTCTCCATAAAGAATAGATCCATAAAAGAAGAACCTTTCTTCTTAAATGTAATAGGACTATATAGAGACTTACCTACCTTTTGATAACTCAAAGATATAGTAACTGCAGGGTTCAATGTAAGAGCCCTATTAAGAGATAGAATCTCATAACCAGGATTAAACAAGAACCACTTAGGTTTTTCGAGAATATTATCAGGATCTCGAGCCTGATTTGACAGAATTACTTCAAGATGAGTAGATGCTACACTAAGTCTACCTTCAATAACCGTGTCAATAAGAGACTGCAGAAGCTGGTTTAGATTCATACCTTTCATCGTATTATTTTTATTAAGCAATCCTTCAAGGTGCTCAAGAGTTTTAGAGAGTTCATTATTCTGAATGGGCATAATAAATATAGGAGCATCCTTAATATCTGTGAAATCTATAAAATGCTTTCCCTCTATTGGCTCACCTTTTCTACGAATAATAGATCTCAATTCATTAGAGATATAAAGTTTAACGTTTTTATCATTTGAGATATGATGATATTCAGGAATATTCTCGTCGATAACATCAAAATCTACAATATACTCATTATAGATAGGTGCGCCGCCTTCCTCATCATCATCAGAAAATCCAAGATCGTCATCTTCTTCATTCTCTAATTCAATCATTTCAGGATCAATTATTAATCTTAATCCCTTATATTCAATTTCAGAATTAAGCTTAATCACATTACCTTCAACTTCAAAGAGTTCATTAAATTTTCTAACCCAAGAAACCTTTTCTGCAAATGTTTCGAGAAGATGTTTAGCAGACAACAATTTCTGGGTTAGGCTAGATGATAGTGTCTCACTAGCAATACGGCCTATATTGACACCAGCTTGCACCTCTGCATCATAGACAGTATAAGCTAAATCACCATAGCATTTATAACAGATTCCCTGACCTCTTGCAGCAGATGCACAAGTAACTGGAGATCTAAGATAAATTGTTTTTCCTATAAGATGCTTATCTTTCGATGCAGATATTAACAACTCTTTACCCCTAGGATTGAGTCTATAATATCTGTTATTAAGCATCTTAAGGGTCTTCTTATCCTTGATAGTGATGACCAAGAAATTACGACTATAACAGTCATAATTTGGATTCTCATTCAAATAAGAATCCATGTTATTAAGTCCAAGAAGCCGTGCAAAATGACCAGAAGAACCAACGTTATTATACTTGATTATCTGAGCTGTACGACCTGTAGAAGACTCAATAAAATAGTCTAATGGTGTAGAAACACCACCATTAATAAAAGACTTGTTGATAATGGCTGGGAAGATACCTCCATGACCATCAGGTTTACTACCAATATTAATAGTAAATTCTTTAAACTGTTTAGGGTTAATGCCTTCTGATGCTCTACATGCATCCGCTAAGCAGTGATCGAATCCAAGATATTGACTAGCATTCTTCATAATATGGATAGCTTTATTAGCATATCCCATGCCAACAGACTTTACATCTTCAATAGCTACACCAGACAAATCTGCATGCATACATTCATTGAATTCTTCACATCTCTGCATCAAGAATACATTATCTTCAAGATTAACAGTATTTGCAAAGAAGAATGCGAATTCATCTATATCATGAATTCTATAAAGAGTATCGTCAATGATGTTATTAAGTTCCATATTAGTATATCTCTTACGATTTTCATCAATAAGAAACTTATCAATATAATCCTTAATTGTATCTTTCTTGATCTCATCGGCGAAAAATACATGATAAGAACAGATAAGGGTTCCCGTTCTTATAAGCATATTCCACATAATAAGATTAAGCAAATAATCTGTAAGAGCAATCTCAAGATCTACTCCATCTATAAAGTGTACATGAATAAAGGCACCCTGGACTTCTTCTGTAGCAATTCCATCTTTAAATAGATTTAACACAGATGTATAATGTCTGTCCCAAGTGCCAGTAGTAAGATCATCTGTATGAATACAGACTTGCTTACCTTCTATGATGTCGGCATACATACCATAGTTTTCTGGGTATCTTAAACACCCTAATTCTTTTGCACTTTCCATATGTCAGTCTCCTTTCTGCGTTACTTTATTGTTTCAGGAAGAATAATAAAGTACTTTCATACTAATAATATATATCTAAAAGAAAAAATGGGATAGCTTTAAGCTATCCCATTATTTTTAGGCATTATCATCAAAATATTTAGGCAGGTTGGGGGCAACAAAATTCTCATATGCATTATCTGCAACAGTATGAGCCTGAGCACCATACTTTTCGAGCAATTCGTTCATTACCCTACGTTCCTGGATGCGAGCAGCAACAAATTCCTGCCACAGCGGGTCATCTGCTTCCTTAGCAAGCTGGCAAATGGTAGTATTAAGGATCTTATTATCATGATGAGAAGCAAGACGATCGATTGCCTCCTGCTTCATAATACCTTCATTAACCATCATCTTAGCTTCGGGAGAGATGACAAATTCGCGAATACGCTTAGCAGGCATACCTGCAAGGGCTTCAAAAAGAACAGCTTCACGATACTGATTAGGATCGCGAAGAGTATTTTCCATAACTACATTAGTTCCACCAAGAACGCTCTCTTTGAAAGCGTCATTAGGAGCATCATTCTTAAAAATCATATAATATAACCTCCTCAGATAGGGTACGATTTTTAATTAAATGTTGATTAATTACATATTGTCATTATGAGTGTAAATGGTTGACATTGACTCGATCTAAAACTTTATAGTAATTTAAAATAATAAAGGAGAGTGTTTTATGGGTTTTATAACGAATAGAACAGTATATGCGACATATCCGGATGTAAAAGCACTAGCAGAATACAAGCGAATATGTATGGATATGCTGCACTTTAACTTCCCGCTACTATCTGAGGGAGAATTATCTGCTGCAATAGATTGGTCTATTTCGCAACATTTTAAAGATACTCCTGTGGTGGTGGATAATAACTATACCCACAAACAAATCAACTCTACCTTGAGTTATATGGCAAACTATATCATGGATAAAGAACCTATTATAACTTCCTATGGTGTATTGTTTAAGAGACACGGAACTGTTCCTAATCCACTGTATGGAATGATCGATGGCTTTATAAATGATAGAAAAGCTATGAAGAAAGAAATGTTCAAGTATCCTAAAGGATCTGAAGATTTTGAGAAATATAATCTACTTCAGCTACTCCTTAATTTTAGGGCTGCATAGTGGTGACATTATGTAGAATCTCCTTTAATTGCTGGGAACTCTCACTGAGACAATCAGCAGCCAAGTATAAATCAGAAAGGAAGTGAGATATGTGTATTATAGATATGAATATGAATCTGGGTGTAGTAGACCACATACTGGAATTCTTGTTGGTCTCGATGATATCTTCGATGAAGATGAAGCATTTAGATTATCATGGTATTTTGATAGATATTTAGAAAGACCTTTTGATATACTTCATGGTACTATATCTTACTTTACAGAGAAAGGTAATCGAAAATTCAATAAAGCTATTCGAGAAATAAAGAAAGCGGCATTGAATAAAAGCATCAATGTGATAAGATTAGAGTCTGATGGTTCTAATCTTGAAATAGTATACAGAGATGAATATCAGATTGTAGCCATAGTTGTGAAAGAAAAAACTAATATGAAATTCTGTATTACTGATTCTGATTTATAAAGGTTCAACGACTATCGAAAGGATATCATAGAAGAAAGATCTATGAGAATAACCGAGTAGAGTAGAGTTCTAGTGAACTCGAAATGGGGAGCATCTATATCTTGGTAATAGAGATATAGATGAAGATATAGTCTAGCCCTCATAGCGATATGAGGTACTTGCGTAAGATCGACGCTAAATTAAATCCATTGGTGTCGTTAAAGTCTCTTAATTGCTGGAAACTCCTTAGAGCTCTATAACTACAACGCAACTTGAAAGAGTAATCGTGAATGTTTGAAAATATAGAGATTGGACAATCAGCAGCGAAGCCTTGTTTAGAGGAACGTTCAACGACTAGTCGAAAGACGTAGGGCTTAATGCTCGAAACAGAGACCATTCTTAAATGAATGAAGATATAGTCTAACCCATCATGAAAATGATGGTATTTTTAAAGCTCCAGATGAATGGATTAACTAAGGTCCACTTTACCAGTAATGGTATCGATTAAATCCAGAGAATTGCTGGGACACCTTAAAGCCTTCTTGCCTAAATGGAAATAGTAGAAGGATGGTACAATAGGCAATCAGCAGCCGAGCCTAGAAATAGGAAGGTTCAACGACTAAGAGGTCTCAAATCATGAGATCCTGTACTGGACATCCTTTATGGATGAAGATATAGTCTAAACTTTGGTGAAAGCTAAAGAAGTTCATAAGAGAACTGGGTGGAGTAATGAACCACTTGAATATATTGTTTATGGAGCTACTGGGCAGTATTCTTGTATTTTCTATAATCTTTATACTGCTTCCAGTGTTACAACTCAAGGTAGATCTTGCAATAGTGCTGCCGCGCTATTCCTAGAATCTTTCTTAAATAATAATGTACCAATGAGTTCCATGAATGAACTCGTTGAATTTATTCATACGGTGCTTACAGAAGAGCATCATTTCAATAGTAATGGTATTATTACTATTCATGCTTCTATTGAAGAAACCTTCTTCCAGTTACTTTCTAGTACTGGATATGGATGGGTGCCTAGTGAAGATGAAATGCATATAATTTGGGAAATTCTATCTAAGCTCAATCAAGATGAACTCGATAGACTCTTCTATAAGAATAATCTATATCATTTCATTGATAACGCTCCTGTCACACAAGCTATACTATTCATACTTCAGAGTCTCGATGCTCCATTTATGGATCCTAATGAGCCTCCAGAGAATATTATAGAGCCGCTTAAAGCTCTAACAGATATCTTGTATGAGTATGTATATTATAATAAGCAGATTATTGATAGATTGGCTAAGATGGATTCTCTAGTCAGATCTGTCAGTATTATTCAGGACACGGATGAAGATATTTACGTCCCTTTGCATGGAAACATGCGTCGATAACCTCTCTAATTGCTGGAAAATCTTCTTATTAATTTATAAAAGACAATCAGCAGCGAATCCTCGCACAGAGGAACGTTCAACGACTATCGAAAAGCATCTATAGATGAACTTAGTAGAGTAGAGCCCAAGCTTATAATGGGGTAAGGCGATGTCCAAATAAGACCTTTTAAATCGAAATGGGAGGCACCCATAGTAGGGTGATGATATAGTCTGGCCTATATGGAAACATATAGAAGTTCATAAGAGAACTGTATGGAGTTGCGATCCTATATGAACAAAGCGAGTGCAATTGTATCATTTGATGGATGGTATCAGTATGTAAGACAAATGTGTTGTGAGATTCCTATGAAGATTAAGACACAAAATGTAGATGCTGCTACGTTTATCGATGATGGAGAAATAAAGACAGAACCTGTAATTGGAAAGGTTACAGAATATAGTTTTGTTGATGATGATATGATTGAGATGGATAGATTAGTTGACCCAATGGTAATTATACCTCAGGATGGATTAAGATATTCCATTATAAATATTCTTGCATATTGTGTAGGTATTCTTTTGAATGATTTTATGGATAGATACTGCACAAATGCTCACTCTGATAATGAGCGTGCATGCCTAATTACAATGAAGAACGAATTCCTTAAGAATAGGGCTGCATAGTGGTGACATTATGTAGAATCTCCTTTAATTGCTGGGAACTCTCATTGAGACAATCAGCAGCCAAGCCTCAATAGAGGAAGGTTCAACGACTATCGAAAGGATATCATAGAAGAAAGATCTATGAGAATAACCGAGTAGAGTAGGGCTCTTGATAGAGTTCGAAATGGGGAGCATCTCAAATATGGTAATAGTATTTAAGATGAAGATATAGTCTAGTCTTTATAGTGATATAAAGTAATAAACGATTCAAGCGTGTTCTTCTATCTAGTCATGCAAAGAAACACTATGCATATAAGGTTGAGCTTCAGGAAGGAAACCAGGTTCCTGATGCAAAATCTATTGATGCAAAAGGCATGGAAGTATTTGTTAAGTCTACAGTCAATCCAACTATTCAGGCTGACTTAAAGCGAATACTTGCAGAAGATATATTGAATGTGGAATCTATAGATCCTATTGTTGTTCTTAGAGATTTGGCTAAAGAGGAAAAGAAAATATATCAATCTATTCAGAGTGGTGAGAAGAAATTCTTTAAGCCTCTTAAGGTAAAATCTCTATCAGCATATGAAAATCCCATGAGAATTCAAGGTATAGTAGCATCTCAAGCTTATAATGCTCTTCATGAGCCTGGGACAGAAGCATTGGATATGAGTATTCGGAATTCTATCGATGTTGCTAAAGTTAATATAACCCCTAAGAATATTGATAGAATTAGAGAGTCTCATCCTTATGTATATGAAAAGGCTGTGGAGCTTATGAAGCAGAAAGAGTATGCTACTGGAATAGATGCTATAGCTATTCCTCTAAATGAACCAGTTCCTGCTTGGATACTTCCATTTGTTAATTATGATGAAATCATTAATAACAATCTGAAGGGTTTCCCGATAGAATCTATCGGAATATTTAGAGGTGGCTCTAATAATAATTCTACAAATATGATTCAGTTCTAATGATTATCCCCATCCTAGAAATAGGATGGGGAATTCTTTTTATTTTTTATTAGATACTATAATTATGAATATAATAAAATACTTAGGAGGTATTTTTATAATGGATAAACTTGATATCATCACTTTAATGGAAAGTATGCTGAATGGGAATTATTCTATTCATACTGCAGCAGATTCTGGCTACGTGATCGTTATAGATCGAAACATTAATGAAGTATTAAGGTGTATAAGGGTAAAGGATTCTGTAGAAGCTCATATTGATCAACCCATCAATATCTTTATAAACATTCAATCTAATTTAAAAATTGATATTTCCAAAATAGGCGTATGTGGGCATCCAGCAATTTCTGTAGTCGGATTTATAAATGATAACAAAGATCATTTCCTTCCATCAATGACTAGACTTAAATCTTCTAGCAATATCGATATGAATAATGGGCATACGATAACTATTAGTCCTTCTGACGCTAATCCGTTTTATTTAAATACAATTCTTGGAAGTGTGATAGAAAAGGATAGTATGGGAAAACCTATCTTGGGAATCACGCTTCATGCCAATACCGATTATCTTAACCAAATTATATGCGATTATGGAACAAATTATAAAGATGATTACAAAAAGATCTATACTGAATTTGGCATTATAGCCGAATCCATATTAGATCCTGATGATATTCATTTTGTACCAACAAATTAAATTATAGACCATCTAAGGAAACTTAGATGGTCTATTCTTTTCCATATTTATTTTTTGCTGAACTTATTGGTAAAATTGTATAATTTGAAAGGAGCTTAATAATGAGTAGTTTTACTGCAAATTCCCAGGTATACAATGTGGTTACTGAAAACGAATTAGCGGAGGTTTTATCTCACTATAACTCCGATTTCGTTTTCAGTATTATTGATCAATGCCTAAAATACAGATTTATGAATGTTCCTGTTGTAGCATATCCTAATGTGGTTGCTGGGTGGGAGCAGAACTTCAAAGCTATTATAGCTCAGTATGGCGATAGTAGTAAAGAAGAAGTGATGAGAGTCAGAAATGAAACATACTCTGAAATCATTGATACTATTTGTAAAGAATTTGGAATGAATTTCACTATTGATGACACTGTAGATCTATATTCTGCAGCTTATCATTTATATGAATTAATGGTCTCCAGCTTTACAGAAAATATGGTGTCTTTCTTTGCTAATTTTATTTATAAAGAAAGATCCTATATCTATGACAATTTCAATCTTTCTGAGATGAAGAAAAATAAAGATAGTAGCACTATTTATGGCAAGAAGATATACAAAGATATTAAACTCGCTGTAATTAATGCTAATATTGATGCTGTTGTAAGTGGTGTCTGTTCTATGGATATTCCTTACCATTTAATCATCTCTACTATTTTTGGAAATAACTCTGATAAGAAGAAGTTTATTACAAGCATTCTATCTGCAGAAAATGACTTCTTCCAAGTAGCATATGTAAGAGTTCTTAATAGCGATATTAGAGCTGATATAATTACGGCAATTAGATTTAAGCTTCAGGAAATTGCTATGGTACATGATCAGGCTACTACAGATATCGATGGAGCTCCTCAGCATGTATCTAATTCTGAAGGTGAAGTAGAATAAATATGGAGGAAAATGAAATGGAAAATAAAAATCCCACTATATTGACCGATGAGCAGCTTGAAGCTGTTATTACTACAGCATCTGAATCTAATGATGAAAAAGTTATCGAAGCAAAAGTAAATACAGAGATTAATCCCGATGCTGAATTAGAGCCTGCATTTGTAACTGGTATGACAAGTCATCCAGTACTAATTATGGGCGAAAATGGAACAGGAAAGACCTCTATGGAAGAAGCTATTAAAGAAGTTTTTGAAAATGGAGGAAAGATTCCTGAAAATTCTATTATTCCTCAGCCAGAATCTGATAATCCGATGAATGAAGAGGAAATGATGGAATTTGTTAGTCTAATATCTAAGTATAAAAAGGATAGAAATTATCCTGTATATAAAAATATGCCTGAATCGATGAAGGAAACTGTTAGACAGCTAGCAATAGCTAATAATATTCCTGCATCTAATTGGAATAGTGTAGCATGTATGATACTTGATGAGTTTATATCTGATAGTAAAATAGATGATGCTTTTGTTGATCTCGAGAAAGCTATTGATGAAGCATTAGAGATGCCTTCTGTAATTGATTTGTATAGCGAGCATACAAAGAATGTAATGGAGACATATATTCCTGAGATGGCAGAAAAGATTAAGGATGAATTTCCCGATAAGGCTGCTCGTTTATTAGAAGTAAGAGATGCATTTATAAGATCTTATACCTTTAGCTTTGCTAAGGATTCTTATGATACTAATGCTCGAGTACGTAAAGCTATTCGTCGTTGGGAGAGAGAAGGAAATAGATGCCTAGACAGTTTCAATCTTTTGAATAGCAGAAGTAATTTTAAAATGAATGATGTCAGGCAGATACCAGAAATACTTATAGATATCTTGATGAATGAACCTCATCAAGTTGCAAGTATGCATGAAGAATCTGGAGAGGAGATTCCTGAGAAGTATAAGAAGTTAATTGATCTAGACTTTACTGTTGAGGATGTAACCAAATTCTGTATATTGATCTGTGAATCTTGTAGAAATCTTGATCCCAATAATGTTGTGGATGCTGCATATATGTACTACATGATTAAGAATATCATTGTACTTAAGCACACCCAGGAAGCCAAGACAGATTTTGCCACTGAACTTATTAATAATATTTGCGATACAATCGTCTTTATTCGCAATAAGGAGGATGAATTTAATGAGTCTGTGGACAAATCCAAGTCAGGAAAGATGCACAACCGTAATAAGTAATGTGACATCAGAGTTATCCAATTATGCTAGGATTAAAATATCTTCTTTATTTAATCCTGGATATGATTTAAGAGAAATACTTGTATTTCCTGGTATGGAATACATTATTAAATACTATGATACCAAACTTGGTACAGTTAAGAATCTTGTAGGACTTGTTGAGGCTATATATGGTGAAGGAGATCGAATTGAGCCATGCATTCAATTCAAGTATAGAGAAGATAATAAGTCTTGCACAGTAGAATGCAAGTCCTGTGTTAGGGCTTGCTCTAATAAGAGTAATCCTAAATCTATTCCTATTTGCAACTGTGTTTTGAATCCTCCTAGATCTGATAAATATGAATCTCCTATTACTGTCTATATTCCAATAAATAATATTATTGATATTAGATTTAATAGAGAAAATATGGATCCTAATGATAAACCAAAACACGAAAGGGGAACTAGAGTTATGATTCTTGGAATTTCTGCAACTATGGTTAAGGCTATAGTTATACATTTAGAGTTCTTCGATGATTGTCTTGAAGATGCTGTTAAGTATGTAGACTTAGCTGTAGGAAATATTTATGATATCGCATATCTTTCTAAGAGAGATAATACCATTTATGAGGTTAGAGGTAAACTCGAATCTATTCATGAGTTTATAGACGAGCCTGGTAAAAATGGTAAAGGCTTTGTTAGAGAGACTGTTGGATGTAATAATGAAATTATTACATCTCGTACTAGTAAAAAGGATTTCATGGAAGCTCATCCTGTAAAGAAGGTTAAGCTTATCTTTGATACCTCTGAAGATTTTAGTGGACATTACACCACAATTATTCTGGATAGCATTAGAGACTGCAAGTATGTATCTGGAGATGCATCTTCTGAAACTGAGGGTGATATCGTAGAGAATGTATGTGCATGCTGTTCTCATAATAGCGGAACTTGTAAACCCGAAACTTGTGGTCATTTTAGACCACATAAGCCTAAGCCTGAAGGTAAATGCTATCTTTTGGGTGATTATAAAGTTTCTGTGAATGGAGATAAAGTTTCGGTTAATAGTAAAGAATCCAAGTTTGATGTAGATTTGGGCGAAGTTCTAAAGTTCTATCTCGGTGTATAAAATTTAAAGCCCTATACCTGGCTAGGTATAGGGCTTCTTACTCTTAACTATCTAATAAAATCTTAAAGGAGGTGCTTAAGGAAATGCCAATTATTTCCGCAGATCCTATTGATAAAAAGGTATATAGAATTACTGTCACTCTCGGTCATGGAATGGTCGAGAATGTTGTTGTTACCGATGATGGTCTTTATGAATTATATTATATTAAAGACGGTAAGAGTGTAAACCGTACTGGTAGGATTCTGAACGTGGTTCAGAATCGCGCTATGCCTCAGAATAGCTATATTCTTTTCGACTGGTCTTGTGATAATAATAGTAGAAAAGAAAGAATCTACTTCCATCAGGTGCAGTTGTTAAAGGATGTAACTCCTAATGATGCTTATAGAATTGCTGTTGAGCATGGTTTCGTTGGTACTGTAACAGACTGGCTGGAATCTCTGAAGGGTGATCCTGGTAAGGATAACTATGAGATTGCTGTAGATTGCGGATTTGAAGGTACTAGAGAAGAGTGGCTCGAAAGTCTTAAGGGTGAACGAGGCTATAGTGCTTATGAAATTGCAGTAAATAACGGCTATGAAGGTACCGAAGAAGAATGGCTCGAAAGTATCCGTGGTAAAGATGGTAAGTCTGCTTACGAGATCGCTGTAGAATACGGTTATGAAGGTACTGAAGAAGAATGGATCAATATGATCATGGCTGGTGGCGGCGGTACTGGGGCAGATGGTAAGTCTGCTTATGAAATTGCCGTAGAGCATGGATTTGAAGGTACTGAAGAGGAATGGCTCGAGTCTCTTAAGGGTGCTAGTGGAGAAAATGGTAAAGATGGAAAATCTGCTTATGAGATTGCTCTTGACCATGGTTATGAAGGTACCGAAGAGGAATGGCTCGAAAGTATCCGTGGACCTAGAGGTTTATCTGCATACGAGGTTGCCAAAGAAAATGGGTTTGAAGGTACTGAAGAGGAATGGCTAACCAAAATCGGTGATGTTACTGTTGTTGAGAAGGATGTTACAGAACTTAAGGAAGAAGTGACAACCATTAAAAGTGCTATCAGCTGGACTAATGGTATGGGCGATTCTTCTACAGATAATGGATTTATTGAAGGTATGTAATATATAAAGGGAAGGCTTAATAGAGCCTTCCCTTGTATTTTTGATTTATTTTTCTTGTATATTATAATTATGAGTATGGATAATTCAAAACCACACATACACATATTAAATTCTATACTCAACTCCACACACAAATAAAAATAAACAAATTAAAGGAGAATGAATCATGAGACTTGAAAATGGTAATGTCTATGGAAACGGCAGAGGTAGCTTTATGCTTGTTTTCAACACAACAAAATTCGGAGCTACATTTGCTTACTGCAATACAGATAACTATGTGCAGGAAGTATATGCGAATATCCCCGAGCTGAAGATTGATGATACTGTGGGTACAGTATGTATCGATCGTATCATCTATGTACCCTGGACTAAGATGAGTACTACCAAGTATGAGCTTTATAAGAAGCTCAGCAGACGTCAATATGTGCTCATCATCAATGCAATCTCCTCTCTTTATCTCGGAGATATTATTATCGAAGATACCGCTTTCGAGTATATTGATAAGGTTCCCTATAAGGAAGCCCTTAATATTCCCGAAGCTAAAAAGGAAGTTCCTAAGGAGGTAGTAGAATCTCCTGTCAAAAAGGAAATGCCCAAGGAAGATAAGACTGCTGTAGTTATCATTGAACAGAATGCTGACTCAGTAGACTTTGAAGTTCCAAATTCCGAAATCCTTCGTAAAGCAGAAGAAGCAGGAATTCCTATCTATACTAATAATTCTAATACAGAGTCTGCCGAGCAATTCTTTGATCTGCTTCCTACTCCTGTTGTAAACAATGTAGGAAACGATAGGACTAAGAATAATAATCCTTCCTATAGAGCTCCTGCAAAAAATAGAAGGCATTTATTTAGCGAGACAGAATGTATCAGCATTGCTTGCTCCAGTATCGCTATGATTGTTGAGAAGTATAATGTATCTAAGAGCGATGCAAGTCAGATGTTGAAGAATGCTAAGAGACTTTTTGATCCTAAAGAGCCTACCACTAGGACAAAGCCGGAGATCACGGTTAAAGAAATCTACGAATCTGGCATGAGTCTTGATGACGCCATCTTCAAATATCGTAATATCCCTGCAGATAGAATCAGACGCTACTATCAGGATATGGAAGTAGAAAAAGATGATAAAGCTGCTATTGTAAAATGGGATATTATTATGACAAGTTCCATAAAATCTACAGCAAATATGAAACTCATCATTGATGCTGCAAGATCTGATGTAAATGAGTTCCATATCAATGAGCGCTGTAGTCTTGCCACAGCAGAGGGTATACTCGGCAAGATCAATAGAATTCTTGCATTTAATCCTCTCTATGTTGTATTTGGAGACAGAGCATATGAAGAAGATCTTCAAGATACTTTTGCAAATGGTAGAGCCTGCAGTAAGAATGTGATAGATTCTTATATCTATACAGTCGTAATGCGTTTGAGCGAGCCTTATAAGTATTCCTATAATAATCATTATGATATTCTTCATGGTACCAAGCCTGTTCCAGAGAATGTCATGGATGAAGATAAGGAATTCTTCTTAAGCATGCTCTATAACCACTATAATCCCAGAATGATTCTCGGTAAGAGCCGCCATCTTACCAGAACACAGAAAGATGCTCTTGAGAGCAAAGATGTTGAAAGGGTTGCTCGTGCCTTTGCAGTTCAGGCAAGTCGTGCAAGATCTCTTATTAACTCCTATAAGATTCGTAAGAAAAGGGAAAGTGAAAAGTAATTAATATAGAGGTCTCCCAGTGGAGACCTCTATATCTTTTATTTTATTTTTTTTTGGTTGGTTTATAGATGGTAAAACTAAGGTCGAGAGATGCCTACAATGATGAACATTTGAGTAATAGATTCCTTATGGGACTATGAATTTTTCGATTTATAATTATTTTATAAAGGAGGAAAAACACCTTATGATTAATTGGCATTTTGTCACATCTGAGATGTTTCACAATGGTACGCCCCAGGAAGGGCATATGTACTTTTTGAGTGACACTCGAGAAATCTATCGGGGTTCTGAGCCGTTTACAGAGTCTGTTATCATGTATACTGGAACTCTGCCGACGTCTCCCGCTCTGAATAGATTGTACATTAATTCTGAAACTCTCGAAGGTAAGATCTGGCAGGGCGCTGTTAATGGTTGGAAGACTGTTATTAATGCTGTGTCTGATTCTGTTATCGACGAGGCAAAGGTGCCCGTTTCTGGCAAGGCTGTCGTGGCCTATGTTGCTAGTGAACTGGCTAAGATGGCTACTGCAGAAGGTAGCGTTAGTGCACTGTCTTGGGACAGTGCTGAGCATCTGTTAACTGTTACTAAGGGCGATGATAGCACCGAAAGTATCGTATTCGATGGTCTCGGTGTAAGCCTGCAGTATACTGCCGCTAGTGGTGAGTTAAAGATGCTGGATGCTAGTGGTAATGTTCTGGGTAATGCAGTTAAGCTCGATCTGGAACGTTTCGTTAGCTCTGGTGAATATAATGTAGATGAAAAGGCTATCTACCTGTATTTCGATGCTGAGAAGACTGACTTTGTCACTATTCCTGTTGAAGATCTGGTTGATATCTATAAAGCCGAGGGTAGTACCACTCTTGATCTGTCTGTTACTGGTAATACTATTACTGGTGCTGTCAAGATTTCTACCGCTTCTGACAACCTGATTACTGTTGATGAAAATGGTCTGTATGTTGCACCCATTGACATCTCTGGTAAGATGGATAAGGTTACCGATGGTGTTGAGGGCAATATTCTGGTTCTGGGTGCTGATGGCCAGGCTGTTGATTCTGGCAAGAACTTCGAGGATCTGGGCTCCAACTCTAAGGTATATATCGGTGCTTCTATCGATGAAGCTGTTGCTGGCAATACACCTGTTGAGCACGATATTTGCATTGTTCGTACTGAGATCGGTGAGGGTACTGGTAAGTATCAGCATACTGCATATGTCTTCAATGGCACCGCATGGGAAGCTATGGATGGCAATTACAGTGCTGCTAATGTATTCTTCCCTGAAGATCTGAGCACTACGACTGCAATTGGCAACTTTAAGTTGACCAATGGTCAGGCTACTATTCCTGCTAAGGGAAAGAACCTGATTGATGTCTGGAATTCTATCTATATTAAGGAAGCTAATCCCAGTACTACTCAGCCCTCTGTTTCTATAACCTTGAATCAGGCTGGCGAGTATGAAGTTGGTACTTCTGTCGATGTTACTTATGCTGCATCTCTGAATGCTGGTAAGTATACTTATGGCCCCGCTACTGGTGTTACTGCTACCTCTTGGGAGGTAACTAACTCCGATGGTGGTTCCTCTACTAGCAACAATGGTTCCTTTGATGGAATTACTGTTACCGATGACACCAACTATACTGTTTCTGCTACTGCAACTTATGGTGATGGCGCTATTCCTGTTACCAATACTTGTAATCCCTATGCTGCAGGTCAGATTAAAGGTGGCAGCAAGTCTAAGACTTCTTCCGCTATTACTGGCTATCGTAACATGTTCTATGGCTGTCTGACTGCTAAGACTGAACTGACTTCTGCTGTCATTCGTGGTCTGAGTAAGTCTGATGCAGCTGTTGCTGCTGGTCATGCATTTGATATGACTATTCCTGTCGGTACTCTGAGAACTGTTATTGCTGTTCCCGCTTCTATTGGTGTTGCTGCTCTGGCTTCTGTCATTGATAACAATGGTATGATGGCTCAGATCAACACCGCTTTCCTTAATGTACAGGTGAATGTCGAGGGTGCTAATGGATATCAGGCTGTTCCTTATGTAGTCTTCTACGAGGATGCTTCTGATCCCAGCACTAAGGAAAACACCTACTCTGTAACTCTGTAAGAAGGAGGTAAAGAATAATGAGCGCAAATAGTTATGAAAAGGTAACTAATATTCTGAGCTTTGCCGTTGGCTTTGAGCCCAAGAGTGCATTCCCGCTTGACGTGAGAAGCATGTTTGGTAGCTATAATGAAGCCTTTGCTGCGGCTCAGACTGCTGAGAATGCTGGCTCTACTAATACTAAGTATTATATCGGCCAGAAGATCACCGTTTATGAAAACGGTGTTGTTACTCATTACTCTATCGAGCCCGATAAGACTCTGAAGGAGCTGGGTGCTCGTGTTGTTGGTGATGATAAGACAATTTCTGTCGGCGATGGTGGCACTATTGGTCTGAAGGCTTTCGGCGTCGAGTACTATAAGTACATGGAAGATGTCGTTCTGGAAGGCGAGTATACCTATCCCGATGCTATGCCCGAATCTCCTTCTGAAAGAGACTATGTCAAGATTGGCGATGTCTATTATCAGTATCTCGAGGGTGCTTGGGCACAGGCTACTACTACTCCTCAGACTAATGGCTACTATGAACTGACCCAGGGCTGGGTTGGTGGCTTGGAGCCCAAGGCTGTTGCTAATGCTGCCGGTAATGGCTATGAGCTGGCTTGGTACGAGCCCTCTCGTATTACCGTTGAAGGTCTGTCTTCCAGTATGTCTTCCCTGCAGAAGGAAGTCGAAGCAATCAACACTAAGGTTGATAACAACAAGACTACTCAGGATGAGGCGCTGGCCGAAGAGGTTGAGCGTGCTACTAATGCTGAAGGTGCTCTGTCTGATCGTGTTACTAAGACCGAAAATGATATTAAGACTCTGAATGCCAATGCTCAGACTGAGGGTTCCGTCGATTACAAGATTGCTCAGGTTATTAGTACTTATCTGGATGGTGAAGGCTCTGAGGGCCTCGACACTCTGAAGGAACTGGTTGATTGGGCTGAGAATCATGCAACCGATGTCACCAAGATGAATGAAAATATCAATAGCAATGCTACTGCTATTAAGGCTCTGGAAGAACTGGTTGGTGCTCTGCCCGAGGGTGCTACTGCTACTACTGTATTTGGCTACATTGCTGAGGCTGTTAAAGCGGAAGAGACTCGTGCTATGGCCAAGGAAAAGGAGCTTGCTGATGCTATTGCTGAGGTAAAGGCTGTTACTGATGCCTACGATCCTGATGCTTTTGCTACTGCTGAGCAGGGTGCTAAGGCTGATACTGCCGTACAGAGTGTCGTTGCTGGTGAAACCAATGGTCATATTGCTGTTGACGGTCAGGATGTCAAGGTCTATGAGCTTCCTGTTGCAACTGTAAATTCCATTGGTGGTGTTAAGCCCGATGGTGCTACTATCGGTGTCGATGCTAATGGTACTGCTTCTATTAACGCTGTTCCTCAGTCTAAGATCACTGGTCTGACTGAGACTCTGGCAGGCGTTAAGACTGAAGCTATTGCTGGCGCAAAGACTTACACTGATGAGAATGCTGTTTTGGTCTCCAACATTGTCACTTCTGCTAATGTTGCAGAGTCTGCTGAAGCTGCATCTTCTGGTAAGGTAGTTTCTGAAGAACTGCTTCTGAGCATGTTGCAGTGGAAGACTACTATGTAATATATTGATGGGGTGGTTTTCCACCCCATTATATAAAAACATATCACTATATGAGGAAAAAATTAAACATTTTATTAAACCTAAATTTAAGGAGGAAACTAAATTATGTTATCTTGGTATTTTATTAAGAGTGACGCATATAAGGCTGCTGTCCAGGCTGGCAAAGTAACCAACGACATGCTGTGCTTCCTGGAAGATACTGGCGAACTGTATCGCGGCACTCAGTTGTTCAATGAGTCTGTTGAGCTGTATACTACGCTTCCCACCACTGGCATTGCCATGGGCAAGCTGTACATCGACTCTGCAACTCTGGAAGGCCGTATATGGAATGGTACCGCTTGGACCACCGTCATTAAGCCTGTTGCAAATACTGTCGAAGCATCCAATGAAACTCAGGGCGTAACTGGCAAGGCTGTTGTCGACTATGTCACCGAGCAGATTGCTAATGTTACTGGTTCTGCTAGTGTTGTTACTGGCGTATCTTATACCGCCGCTACCAATACTCTGAAGGTTACCACTGGTGATGGTAATACTCAGGATCTGCCCATGACCAATGTTGCAGCTTCCCTGGCATATGATCCTTCTACTGGCGCTCTGACCATTCTGAACGCTGAGGGTACTGCTCTGGGTACTGCTATTAACCTGGATCTCGAAAGATTCGTAGAATCTGCAACTTATAATGATGAGACTAAGAAGATCATCCTGTCCTTCAATGATGAGTCTGAAGATCTGGAGATTCCTGTTGGCGATCTGGTTGATACCTACACTGCTAAGAGCGGTAAGGGTGTTCAGCTGACCGTTACTGGTAATGAGTTCACCGCTGAGGCTATTGTTTCCGAGGCAGACGGTAATATGCTGACCCTGACCGACAATGGTCTGTATGTTGCTGCTCAGGATCTGTCTGGCAAGGTTGATAAGGTTGCTGGTGCTACTGCTGGTAATGTTGCAACTCTGACTGCTGAGGGTGGCATTGCTGATTCTGGTGTTAAGGCTGGTGCTGCTACTCTGGCTGAGACTCCCAATGCAACTACTCTGGCTACTGAGGCCGCTGTTGCCGCTCACATTGCTGGTGTTCGTGATGCTCTGAATGAGTCCATCAATAAGAAGATGAACAAGGTCGACGCTGCCGCTGCTGGCCAGGTTATCCGCGCATCTGCTGAAGGCGATGCTGAAGCTTCTGGTTACACTCTGGGTGGCGAGACCATGACCGGTGGTGCTACTGTACTGGCTACCGAGGCTGGTGCTCAGGCTTATGTCCAGGGCTATGCCGTAGCTAAGACCGATATCGTCGGTTCTGCTGAATTTGCTGCTCAGGCTGATGCTGCTTCTGACGAGAAGGTTACTTCTGAGAAGGCTGTCGTTGATGCTCTGACTTGGAAGACTAGCTTCTAATTAAAATAAATAGAAGAGAGATCGAAAGATCTCTCTTCTTATTTTATCCACATTATAATAAAACTATAAAAAGGAGTTGAATAGACTTGATTAAGTATTATGATCTTACAGAAAATGACGTATCTGCAAAGCCTTATGAGTCTGAAGCTTTGTATTATTGCGTCGATAGTAAGAATATTTATTTTGATAGTCCCACTCAGGGTGAGCGTATTAAAATGAGTAGCGATACTATAATTATTGCTACAGAAGATGAAAAAGATAGAATTCTAGCCCCCATTACTGATAAACTCTATGTTGTATTAGACTCGGGCACTTTGTATATCTATAGCGGAACAAATGGGTGGATAAATTTAAGTGGAAATAGATTTGAGTTAAATAATATTCTTGTAATTAATGGAACAAAAATTATTTCTGATTCTAGGATCAGAGGTAGTTCTAACGCAGAATTTATTCCAGATCTTTCTGTCTTGGATTTAGTTGAATCTTGCTCTGTGAACTGTACTAATGGGTCTTTAACAATTAATGTCTCCCCAGCTACTTATAATATTATAGGTAGAGTACTAGTCTGGTAAGTCTATTATATATTAGAAGGGTGATTCTCACCCTTCTAGTTTTTTATTATTTTTACATTAAATTAATACTTATAAAAGGTGGTATTTATATGGCATATAAAGTACCTGGCTTTTTAAAGAGAGATGGAGATTCTCTCTTATTTAATCAAAATGGCCAATTTGTTTTTTATGTACCTGAAATTTTCTTCGATAGAGGAGATGCACAGATTAAGGGCGAATATGTAAATCTTTTAGGAATATTAGACTATAGTATCTTTAATGAAGATGGATCTAATATAGGACTTAAGAGATTTTACTTTCCCACAGTCTTCTTGTGTAAGCCTTCTAGAATCGAGAAATCTAAAAATTTACGTTTAAAGCATGCTACAGAAGCACAAGATTACCGCTTACTAATATTTGAAAAGGGAGATGCTGTTGTAGTATCTACCAAGGTTCCTCAGAATATTGCAAACGTAGAAGACTTCTATAGAATCTTTCTTACCGGTAAACTTCCTACTACAATACCATATAATAAATTGCAGGATTACTTTGTAGAATCTATTGAATTAAATGGATCTTCTTATGGGATGAGTCTGCAGATGTTCGGTGTTGTTGTTAGTGAAATGTCTAGATCTGCATCAGATCCTTCTGTAGCTTTCAGACATACTAAGTTTACAGATCAAATGGCTTATAGAGCTATTAGTATAAAAGATCTACCTAAGTATATATCTCCCAATGCTTCTATTAGTAGCGAGAACTGGGATTTGGGCGTTGTTGGAGCAATTATGAATCCTGCGGATTCTAATTCCCCTCTTGAAAAACTCCTTATGGGTACTCATGAATGATTTGCTATTCATAACATAAAAATAAAAAGCTGTAATGCTCTAATTTTATGCATTAAAGATCTTTTTAAATTATAAATATTATAAAGGAGGAAACGTTAATGTATCCTGGTTTCATTGCTGAATATGAAGACCAAAGCGGCATTTCTACATTGCCTATTACGGAAGTCCGTAATATGCCTCTGTATTGTGCTGTATTTAGTTCTGATAAGGGTACTGAAGCATGGACCCGTATCTCTGGCGAAGATTTCTTTAAGATGTATGGCAAGAGTATCTCCTTCAAGCGTCATGGTCAGCCTCTGCTGCAGGCCGCTATGTCCATCAACTCTGGTGCAGAGCTGTTGTGTAAGCGTCTGGTAGCTGAAGATGCAACCCTGGCGAATATGGGTATTGTTGCCGCCATCACTCAGGAGGAAACCGAAGTTCAGGGTACCGATGCAACTGGCGCTCTGCTGTATGTTGACAGCGAGGGTAACCAGACTGTTGAGGTTACTGAGACTCCCTATATGGTTTCCAAGACTGTGAATAAGGTCACTTATTCCATCAAGTCTGCAGAAAATACCGCAACTATCAAAGAGGCTGCTGATGCAATTCTCGAAAATCTGGCAGAGGGCGAGTATCTTCTGTATGTCATTTCTGACAATGGTCGTGGTACTAGCAAGAAGCGTATTAAGATCACCCCCAACTATAAGGTCTCTAAGTCTCTGGAGTATGTTCTGTACACTCTTCAGGTCTTTGAAGGTAATATTGAGGTTGAATCTATGACCTTCAGTGCTAACCATGCTCTGATTGCTAATGGTGTCAATATCTCTCTGCAGGGAATGGTTTCTACCAATTCCTCTCAGCTGCAGTGTATTGAATACCCCGATCAGCTGGATGCTTATGTTGAAGCTCTGGCTGCTGCTACTGGCGACGACACTATTGATGCCGCTGCTATGTATAAGTACGATGTGCTGTTTGGCTGCACCAATCGTGGTACCGATCTGCCCAATATTACTTTCGATGCTGATGGCATTAACCTTCAGTATGAGTATGGTCAGATGTTGTCTGGTGGTTCCAATGGCGCATTTGGTGACTACCCCATCGAAGCTGTTGATGCTTGGGCCGATCAGGCTGTTGAAGCATTTAACGGCACTTTCGATAATGTCATCTACAATATGGATCAGTATAAGATTGATGCTATTGTCGATGCTAACTATCCTGCAAAGGTTAAGCGTGCCATCGAAGCTCTGGCGATGTTCCGTGAAGACTTTATGTACTTCCGTGATCAGGGCTTGAAGGTTACCACTATCAATGCTATCGAATCTAATTGTAAGGATGAGGCTAAGAGCATGTTCTGCGCAACCTATCCTCAGTCTTATGATATCATTGATCCCTATACCAAGCGTCAGATTTCTGTCACCATTGGCTACGACATTGCTATCAAGCTTGTCCAGCATATTAACAATGGTCGGATTCTGCCTACTGCTGGTATGAAGTATAACATGAGTATTGACAATGCCATTTATGGCACTCTGTCCTTCTCTCCTGTTATCTGTCCCACTGTCAACCAGAAGGAAATCCTTGAGGATATGCGTGTAAACTATGCTTCCTATATCGACAACCGTCTGGTTATTGAAGCTCTGTACACCTCTCAGGAGAAGTACAGTCAGTGGTCTTTTGTCAACAACGTCATGGGTATTCAGGAAGTTGTTAAGGCTATCCGTACCCGTTGCCCTGCTATCCGTTATACCTTCTTTGAGGGTGAGGATCTCGAGGCTTATAAGGCTGATGTTGAAGAAGTCATTGCCGCTTATCGTAGCAACTTTAATACTCTGACTCTGGAGTACGTCCAGGATGCAACTTATTCTGTCAACAAGATCTTCTATGCTGTTCTGAAGGTCGCATATAAGGACTTTATCCAGACCGAAATGATTAAGGTTGTTGCTCTCTCTACCGAAGAGATCGAATCTTAATCTTAAGAAAGGAGAATAATACTTATGGGTCAGTATAATATGTTTACCGATCTGAAGACCCCTCGTGATATTACTGCTTATACGCTGTTCCGTGGTACTACGGACTTTACTCAGCTTCAGCAGTTTGATCTGTACGAGAGTGGTTATCCTTATCTGATCGTGGTTTCTATTCCCGAATTCTTGCGTAAGATGGCCGAAGCTGATACTGAGGTTGCTCAGCTGGTTAATTCCTATACTCATATTCTTGAGTATGAATTCCGTGGATTTGGCTCTGGTCTGGAGGATATGAGTTCCGATTCTACTCCTATCGAAAATGGTCTCCAGGCTATGAATGTCATTACCAAGGTTAATGGCCAGGGTGGCTCCAACTTCTCTATGAACTACATGGAAAAGTCTGGTGCAACTATTACTAAGATGCATGAACTGTATCTGCGTTCTGTTCGTGATCCTGCAACCGGTTTTAAGACCTATAATGGTATGATCGGTTTTGAAAACGGACAGATTCTGCCAAATGATGCTGGCTTCCACAAGGAATGCTTTAGCTTCCTGTACCTGCATACCGATAATACTGGTCTGCTGGTTGAGAGAGCTGTCTACCTTGTTGGTTGTATGCCCACTACCGCTCAGTTGTCTATCTTTAATGGCAATAAGGGTGATGTTCAGTTCCAGGAAATCTCTGCTGAGTTTAGTGGATTCCCCATTACTGGTTCCGCTATCAATGCTCGTGCAAAGAAGATCCTCGATTGGATGAACTCCTCTGCCAATAGCAAGATGGTACACCGTAATAGCTGGGATTACAACTATGCTGCTCTTAGCGATGCTCATAGTGGTCTGGCTCAGACTAAGCTGATTCAGGATTCTGTTACTCGTACCAGTATCTAATAAAATATAAATCCCCACTGGAATTATCCAGTGGGGATTATTCTTTTTAATAATAGTCGTCTCCAGTATTTTCATTTCCAGCATTATCACTATGAGATTCATCATTATCTTTTGCTAATTCTATTTTACATCTTTCAAGAATATCCTGATGTCTGGAGATGTCCATATGAGTACCAATATAGTGCTTGAACAACTCTTTACTATATTTCTGTCTCAATGCATCATCATTCACTCCAGCAAGATCTACATCAACAAAAGATTGTACCAAATTCTTAGTATTATCTACAAGCTGATTGGTATTCGTCACATTGATAAATGTCGGAGGGGGAAGTTCAATATTGATAGAAATATTTTCATCATATTGATAATTATAGATAGGTGCTATTAATGTAGCAAGTTGTTCTTCATACAGCTCCTGTCTCTTATAGCAAAGTCTAAGAACTTTGGAGCTAGACATTGTCAACTGCATTGCATAGTCTATAGACTGTCTAGCCTGAATAATTTCAATAGGAATACCAGTACTACTAACAGCACTAGACTTCAGTTCTTCCATAAGCTCAGTAGGAACCTCTATATTTTGTCCAGGCATAATCTCAAACTGAATAGGAGGATCTCCAGAAGCATTGGTGGGAATAACCAAATCATTGAATCTACCAGTAATATTTAGAATATGATTAATATTCTGGAATTGTCTAATACCAAAATTAGACTGTTTAATCTGAGATATAGTTGTGAGTAGATTCTTAGCAATATTAGTATCTACAGTTTGCTTTACATAATATACTCGCTTATCATAACCTCTAGTCAGATTACCGATAGCAGATGTGATATACAAACTAGTATATACCTTTGCAGGAACCATAGATTTCTCAAGATCAGAAATACCTCTATGGGTTATCGGATCCTGTCTAAAGAAGAAATGTACGATATCTTCAGGAGGAATAAACGTAACTTTGATAGAATCAATAGAAGGAGTATTGAAAAGATCATTATACTTCAGTATCATATAAATTTCTTTACCAATATCCTGATTTGCATTTACAAACTGCTTATCAATAAATTTAGATAGCTGAGCAGCTACATACTTAATAGTATTATCCTGTCTTTGGCTATCTACAGCATTGAAGGGAGTACGACCATCGTTACCACTATTCCTCATATTAGTGGTTACGTCTCCCAATATATTCTTAAAGCCCATAAAAGCATCGGCTTCATCAGTCTGTCTGAGTTCAAAGTAATAATATCCCATACATATATCTTCAATATAAATAGGATATACATGATCTCTGCGAAGCTTTTTAACAACACAACCAGGAAGATCAACTTTTACAGGTTCAGGTCTACTTCCTCCGATAAGACCATCATTGGTAAGTATCCTACCATCTGTCTTATCTTTGGGAAGTGTTATATTTCCACTAGCTTCTATATTTTTCTTAGAAGATTCTGCATATGCTTTCATCATAGATTCATTTGTGTATTTTGTTTTCTTAGCAATAGCATCTCTATAGCCAGAAATAACACTCTCTATGACACCAGACCTACATATTTCTATACCTATATTGAAAGATTCTTTCTTATCAAGAATACTTGTCTGCATAGGAGTAGTAACATCCTCTCCATTAGACACATGAGTTGTACCTTCTGTAATAATAGTCGCAGACTCATTTAAATATTCATGATTATCCATGCCAATAATGGTACAGGATTCATTATTCATACTAAGCATAAACAGAGAGTTTTTATCTTCTTCCTGAGTACTTTCATGCAATCCTCTATGAGGCATAACAAGAGAAGTATCTGGTTTTGTAGATAATAGTCTACCTATAGCATCTTTATAAGGTACACGATAGATAAACTGTTCACCATATTTAGACATATTTTCATATATCTCTTCTACAAGAGGGAGAAGTTTATATCTCTTCTTGAGGTCTTTAACCCTTTCGGAAAATACAGTTGCTTGAACTCCAGATGAAGTAGTTGTAAGGCTAAGAAAATCTTTGGAGAAGTGATCTGCAGAAAGCACACAGTCTTTCATAACTGCCAATGCTTCTTCAAGATCAGGCATATATTTACAAATGGTATCTATTTCGTTATCCAATTCTCTCAAATATCTATTACTCATGAATAGGTCATATAGATCATCTGTAACCATACCATTATCAAACATATTTTCTAAGCCATTTATAAAATCAGAACTCTTCTGATCTTTTGAGTTATTTCTGGCAATTCTGGTATACAGCGTACTAACACTAGGAATACCATGAGCATCATTATTTCTAGCAACTATTTGATCAATATTATCATTAATTCTATCAGTAAGATCCTGAAGGTCTTTACTCTGGGTGGTTGTTGTCATATAAGTGCTTCTATATAGAGCATCCATATTAGACGCAATACCCTGACCTATAGACTGTAGTCTCTTACTGGCTTCTGATGCAGCTCTTTCATTTCTAGCCATATTCAGTCACCTCAAAACTTGAATTTATATAAATGTTGAAGGTATAATGGTATAAAAAAAAAATAAACCCTGGAGTATAAGCCTCCAGGGTTTAATTATTATACCAAATTTATATACATACAATGTATTTGTTCACTGAATGGAACTCCATATGTTTTGAGTGTCATAGGATTCTTCTTTTTTACCGGTTTAAAACTAGCTACAAATAGATTAGAATCGAATGCATCAAATCTTATATCTACATGGAGTACATCAGATTTACCTAACGTAAACATTCCTTTGAACAAATAGAAAGCTACATTTTTATTTCCATCGGATAGATGAACTAAAGATTCTCCAGCTATAGTTTTAGATTCAAAGATATATTGAATTGCTGGATTTGTATGAATGTCTCTAAATTCATATCTCGGTAATAATGTTTTAGTTCTATTAAAGTATGCATCTAATTGGGTTATCATTCTTTTTCTCGCAAAGTCGTCTACAGATCTATATTTATTTATAAATATCTGCTGTATAGGCATTTTCGTAGTTTTATCTAGAACCACATACTGATCAATTTCTGGAGAGTATAGAGCTTCAAGATCACCAGCGATATACATATTCCAATAATATGATGGCAAAATAACCCAATCAAAATCAGATGGAATAAAGAATGTATCATATTGATCTAGCATATCTTTGGGTACCATATCCACTCTAAACATTAAATCAGTATTAGTCTGATATGGAACAGGTATTTCATGAATAGAAGCACATTCATCACTTGCTCCATATAATACATTATCCTTTAATATAAACATTTGACATTTACTGCATTTTGCTAATTCATAGAGATATTTGAAATCTGCTATAGGAATCATTCCACTATTTAAATTGCTGGTTCGGATACATAATTGCATGATTTCTCCACTCCATCCATTTATTTAGATTCTGAGGGATATAGGTATCTATAACCTCTCTTCTTTCGTTATCTTCAAATACAATAGGCTCACACATAAGACCATCTTTATCAAATGTGATAGGCTCTATAGTTCCATCTCTTTCGTAGACCCTAAGACCGAGATACGCATTAGCAATCTGCGTAAAGAATCTCTCTACTTCATGATACAGAACAGTATAATCTGGCAGTCCAAACCATCTGGAAGTAAACTCTAGCCACTGCTGAGACTGAATATCTTCCATAAATGCACCAGCTCTAGTCCAGTTATCCATATCAGAAATATTTTCTTTGTCATGAACTTTGTCATTAATCATCAGCTTACCAATAATAGTATTAGCTGCTATATTAAACTGACGGATCAAAGATGGGTATAGCGAAGCAAACATTTTTATTCATATAAGGTCGTTAATCTTATACCGCTTGTAAGCTGCTATATGTCACCATATAGATTAGACTATATCATCATCCTATATTCTGTTACCGTTTATAGGACGCTCCCCATTTCGAGTTCACTAGAACTCTACTCTACTCGGTTATTCATATGAGTATTTCTCTCATATTATCCTTTCGATAGTCGTTGAACCTTAAAAATTGTAATCTTTAGAAATTCTAGTATAATGTTTTTTAGAATAGATCTTTCTTGCCGTATCTACTTTATCTTGTGGGTTATCAAATCCACAAGATATCAAAGCTTCTAGTACATAAGCTTTAGATTCTAGACCTTCTAATTTTGGATTATTTTGAAAATATTCGCATAAAATACGAACATCATTATCCGTATATAACTTTCCTTGTCTAGCATCAAAATTGCAATCTCTAGTTAATCTTTTCCAAGATTCTTTTTTCTTAATAGAATTTACTATATTTTCATTAATACCCATCATAATAGCTATTTCTTTACACTGATATTGATTGGTTTTTAGTAATTCTACTATTTGAATAGCTTGATCTTCTGAAATACTGCTCTTTGGTATATGAAGTTTAGTTTCATATGCATGAATAATATTTTCAGATCTTGTTACCCATTCTAAATTATAGAGATAATTGTTAAGCTTATTACCATCTTTATGGTTTGCTTGTAGTTCATGGCAATTTGGATTAGGGTCAAATGTCATTAAGACTAGTCTATTCATTTGAATTATCTTTGGCCCATTACAAGTAGCTAAAGTTATAAATAGATAACCACTCGTTTCTAAACCCTGTTTCATTATACATTGAAGATACCTGTGATATACTCTGCCACAATTCGATACCATATAATATGGATATACCCCAGGAACAATATCTTCTGTTATATATTCAAATCTTTCCCCATTCAATAGAATAGATGGATCTATTATATCTATAGGGATTTCGAACTCATATCTTCTCACGATAAAAGTCTCCTTTACAATTTTTCTTGGCTGCTGATTGTCTAGCACCATATTTATAATATATGGATGAAGCAATTATATCACTTCTGCTAGAGTTTCCAGCAATTAAGGGAGTTTTCTTAATCCATTACTGAATTAAGCGACTATTGCTTAATCGAAATCCACACAATTGTCAAATAAGTTTATAAATAACCCATAAATTTGCATTCGAGAAGTATTATTAACTTTTTCAGGATCTGCTACAAACGCTCCAGGGAATTTTTCATCCGGTTTGCTATTAAACTTATTAGCATTATTACCAATAATAAATCCCTGTGCATCAAAAACTTTAGCAGCTCTATTAGTCAAATAAACAGTCTGTCTATGGGTTTTAGAATATCTTGTATTATTTAAAAGAGCCTTACCAAATACATAATCTATATCCTTTGTCTTCATCTCAATACAATACTGAACTATGGTGTCGATTATATTATAGAATACAAAGGTCTTATAAGATTTATAAGGAAGCTCTGCAATATTCGTGGTTATAGCTTTATAGTCAAGCTTTCTTACACCAGCAATATGCTCACCGATGTAATCCAATGAGAATGATAAAAACTTACTTTGTCCTTTACGTCGAGACGCAAATTGGATCATCTGATCGAGATATACAGTATAAGAAGATATTGCCGCATAATCTCCTCGTTCAGCCAATTCATTTTTCATTCTCTCATCTACCATATATTTTACAATCTTGCGTTTAAAATCCTGATGGCACATTATGTCACAAGGATCATATCCAAGATTTATTATTCTCTGAATAATATACGGAACGTCGAAGCCCATATTCCATGCCAGTGCAAAATCTGGTTTATGAATATTAATGGCTACAAATAAATCCTTAATAAGATTAATCTCATCTTCTTCATCATAGAATAAGAAATTGTAATTAAAATTAATCTCATATGATGCTGCTACTTGAGGACCACCAACGGCCTCTATAACGAAATTAGTTAATTCTGGAAATATAGAGCCGTCATTAACTTGCTTTTCAAATTCAATAATCTGAGGATTGGATTTAGTTCTCAACAAGAATGTATATACTTGATGAACATCTTGGCAAATAAGAGTTATAGCATTAACAGGACATTCACCAGGTTCTGGGAAGTCTCCCATCATATTAATACTATCAACCTCAATATCAAAAAATGCTTTTGTTATAGGGCAAGTTTCATTTCTATACATCTTGTCAAATCTGAATTTATAGTGATCCTCTATATTCATATCACTATTAAATAGATCAGGATGGATATGAAGTTTTCTATTCTCACCTTTATTACCAGTACGAATATTATCGTAATAGAATTCTTTAAATCCAAGCCTCAAAGCTATATCTTTTTCCAAAGATCCATATGGAACTACAATACGTTCTACATCGTCTTTAGATACAAATAATCTATTATAATCCACCCTCTTATCTGGGTGAATCATAAAATATTCATAATCAGGATCGTCGATCTCCTCTACATGCTTAAGACCACTATCAAGATCTTTATAAACCAATGTCATCGTTTGATGGAATTTACCATCAGATGGATCAGTCCCTTGAACAAACATTGTATTCATCAATGTTATATTGTCTCCAGGATTTCTACCTTTAATCATTAGAGTCACCTTCCTAATTCGATAGAATTGCGTACGTTTAGGATATTAATAAATAGTTTTTTGCACTATTATAATATACAATTGTCCATGATAAAAGAATATAGCCACGCTCCGGCAGAAGCGTGGCTATATTTTCAAATACACAGGGCAGATCAAAAAGTCGTTATGAGCGATTTCTAATCCTTTAAGGATTAAAATAATGTTTGTGATGTCGTAAAGTATTACCTTAAACATCTTAATAATTAAAAAAAAATAATGGAGGTTTATATAATGGAACAGATCTCTTCTTTATTTGGTGGTATGATTGCACAAAGCATACCGGAAGCCAATAATGATAATGATAGTATTGGTGTTGATTTTAGTTTCTTTACTTCTGAAGAAGCATCATCTTTACCAGTAGATCCTGATCCCAAATCCAAGAAAAAGAAGAAAGCTAGTGTCACAGTTATTCCTGAAGATCAATTGGGTATAAATGGAATGATAAATCCTGTACCCGGTGCAGATATAGCAGAGACAAACTATCACACTTCGTACTCTGAAACCAATAATCTTTTACGCGGTGCTATAGTCCAGGCTGACGAAATGAGTGCAGCTATTAAAGGAGATATTGATGAGATTCGCGCTAGCAAAACTATTAAAGGTAAATACACTTACCTTACTAATTTAACAGCATCTGCTAGTGCTTTATTATCCACCAAGATCTCTGCTATTAAAGAACTTAACAGCACTATTACTCAGGCCCATAATCTTAATCTTAATAGATTTAAGACTCTCAAAATGGATAAGAGTGAAGCTAATGATGATATGAAGATGATGGATATCTATTCTGCATTTGTAAATACTCCTGTTGGCGTTTATACACCTCCTGCTCCTAGTATTCAGGATATCACTCTTGGTGTAAATAATCCTGCCGCTGGCGTTTCTGGTGTAGAGATGGTTGCCAATAATGGAATTACTCCTAATGGACTGAGTCCGGAACAGGCTAGAATGCGTATGGAATCTAATCCTAATGTACAGACTGTAGTTAGATATAATCAGGCTACTGGTCAGCGTTGTTTTGACGTAATCGATACGACTACTGGTGCTAGTATTCCTAATTATCCTAGACCAGATAATTTCTTATTAGAGGATACTACAATTGATATTCATACTCAGATAGCAAGAAATAGAAATATCAATCAGGTATGGCCTCTTGTATTAGACGGAAATAATATAATGAATGAATATTAAAAAAGAATATCCCCCGGCGCCATTTACGCCGGGGGATACTTTTGCCACTTTTATTTTACCGCAAGCATCACGAAGGTAACATACATAGGAGATCGCCATATGGACAATTGAGAAACCAGCACATGCTCGATCCTACCGATAATATAAAGTGGCAAATATATCGTATAGGACCCGAGCCGCTATGTCAGAAGAAGGTGCGTATAAAATACGGCGTTAGAGTGTAAAACTCAAATGGAAATCAACCTCTGCCAAAACATGCTGAGGTGGGGTAATTCCAAAGGCGTTATTTTATATGGGCGGACGCAGCTTCTCCTCATAATAATGTTACAGATTATGTAAAATATTAAAAAAAATAATAGAGGAAGGATTATCTCCTTCCTCTATTATTTAATAACTCCAAATTATATTTCCTCTTCTATATTCAGTATTGTTTATATCATGCTTTAATAGAATTACATCAGCATTATCTACTTGAAGCTCAGAGTTATGAGATATCATAATACACTGTTCTGTGCCCATAATATCCATAATATTATTTAATACATCTGAGAAAAATAGTCTATTATTTTGATCTAACGGTCCATCGATCTCATCAAGTTTAATAATATTATACTTAGTACTAGAATGATACAATAATGCAAAACTTAAAATCATCGATATCATTCCAATCTGAGAACTACTCATAGAAGATATATCATCATTTATATATCCATTTCCTAAACAAGGAATTCTAAATTCACTCTCATTTATTACAAACGGCTGTATAACAAACTGACCTCCAAATAATAGGCTCAATAATTTATTAGCTAAAGCTATTATTTTACCCATATAAAGTTCCATGAAAACCAACTGAATTCCAGTAGTCGGTGATGAGTAATATTTAATAGTCTCTATAAAATCATAGGTCGACTGAAGCTCATCGCGTTCTTTCTCATAATCTTTCATCATCTGTAAGGTATGCACAAGTTTATCTCTTTCTCGCATAAGAGGAGACAAATCAAATGTATACCTACCTATAGATTCTCTATGAGAAGAAATTCTAGTTAATGCTTCTGTAATATCTATCATTTTTTTCTGATTGTTGCTCAGCATAGTTTCAAGCTCAGAAATACTTTGAATTAGTGGTTTCATTTTATCTTCATAAGAAATGATGGTATCGTATATACCTTCAAGTTCTTGTAATGATAATATTTCTAATTCTCTATCACTAATTTCTTTATTTATCGGGTCTATAGATCTCATTATTTCGTCTAATACAATACTTATAGATTGTATATCGCTCATTAGTGATTCTATAATCTCAGATTTGCTTTCATAAACCTTAAGCTCTGCTTGATACTCGGCAAGAACTGGCTTAGTCTGTCTATAGGTATCAAATAGATTGGCATACTCAATATATTTATATATTTCTGCCATATACTCGAAACTATATCCAGATAATAATCTAGAAAAGAATAGCTTTTTATCTGCAAACATTTCACCATTAGGCATTTTAGATAGTATAGCTCCGTTCTTATCTATCTCTCTTACTATAATAGCAAATGTGTTTACTGCATTATTATAATCATCTTTTCTAATTATTTCTTTAGAATGGTGGTCTATTAAAGCTTGGCACGAATAAACCAATGCATCAAGTCTATCTATTTCATTATGAGGATTAGTTCTAGAAAATTCTAGAGCTTCTTTAATAAATGGACAAGAATCATCGGTACAGTCATCTGGTCTTAGTTGAAGTTTATCTAATAATCCAAGTCTAGATTCCAAAAGATCAACATCTTTTTCTATAGAAACCATCTTGAATTTGCTTTCTTCAACTATCTTGGCATCTTCATCTGAACTTTGTCTTGCCGGTATTTTTCCAGTAGGCATATACTCATCAATAATGCTTTCTATTATTTTCAAATCAGTAGAAGCTTTAAATCTCAGAATATATTCCGATAAGTCTCTAAGGGTTTCGAGAGCCAATATATATTCAGCTTTACTTATAGACATTATATCTCGTATTCCTATTGCTCCTAGAGTATTCTCTATATCTGCAATATCTTGTGTATAAATAGCTATTTTGTCTACAAGTATACCATAATCATATTCACTCTTAAGAGACTCCAATCTTCTCGTCTTATCTCCTAAGAGTTTAGCTTCATTTTCTTGTCTATTTAATAAATTCTCTAGTTTGTTTCTAGCAAGCTGATTAGCTACCATAAGAGATCCCTTTTTATCAGATACTATTCTTCTTAAATTATGAGAATCTCCATCTGGTATAGAATTCTCTTGTCTAATAGCAAGAATTTTAGCTTGAATTTTCTCTACATCTTTTTTAGCAATTGCAAGATCTGTAGATATTTTTGTATTATTCAATTGAATAGATCCATCTGGATCTAGTATAGATATAAGAGACTGGTCTTTTGCCATCTCTGTAACAGCTTTATCTTTTAGATCCTGAAGAGTGTTTATTCTGTCTTCAACGGATTGTAAATTTGCATCTACGGTTTGCTGATCTCCAAGAACTCCAAGTTTTGCTGCAATGGAACTAATCATAGATTTTAGATTAGTAGATCTTTTTGTTAATGTCTTATAAATACTATTATAGGTCTCAAGTGAAGATATTATAGAATTAACAAATCTCTTTCTTTCTGCTGGCTTCTTATCCGCCAATCCTCTATCGTCATTGCTCAATTGAGATAATGCAACAAAATTAGCATCCAATCCAAGCTCGGAATATAAGATATCTTTATATGAAGAAACATTACCATTCTCATTCAATTCAATGGCTGTGTTTCCAAATGTCTTAGTTATATATGCCTTTGTTACCTCTCTATCTCCATTTGCTTTTACTCCATGAATAAAAAGAAGTCGATAAAAAGTTGGGCCATCTGCAAGAACTATTTCTTTTCTGGCGGGCATACCTGGAATAAAGGAATCATTGGGATCTGGAAATACACTCATTGCTTTTGCAAGAGTTGATTTTCCACTACCATTATCTCCTCGTATAATCATTATTCTATTTTGGGATTTTGTCATATCTATATGGATATCATATAATCCCATACCATTATATATACCAATGTAATTGGTAAGGTGTAATGATGTGAATTTCATTTTTGTTGCCTCCTAAATGCACCTTATTAGGTAGTTATAGGACAGGTATTGTGATAAAAATAACTAACCACTATCGTTTATAAACGATAGTGGTCATATACCTGCAAGAAATTCCATAAAGAAAATATTACTTTTATCTGTGTCTCTTAAGGGTTTTGGGAATCCCTCAGCCCAATCGATAACAAATTCTTTAGTACAGGACTTACATCTCATACTTCTTATCTCATATTTATCGAATGTTACCAAGTAACCAGATAGAAAAGCATCTACGGCTCCATTATATCCTTGAGGATAGTTATTAAAGCTCATAAGCTCTACCTTTTGCGATTTACAATTTGGGCACATATCGGGTCTATTAAAGATAATAGGATTTATAAGTCCTTCTTCTATAGGTTCTTGAGGAATCGGAGTTATGTCATATGGTTTATTTGCAGCCATAAATCGATTCTCCTTTCAAAAAAGAATGCGGGTTTGATGTAATCTCGCCCGCATTTATTTTATAAGTTATACAAACAGTTCAATCTTATTATTAAACGTCATCTGACGGTAAATAATGGATATATCATCGCTGAATGTATTATTCTTATTCAGAAGGAATTCCAAAAGAGCTTTAGCATCTTCTTCTGTATTTGTGATATACTTCTCAAGAATCATCACAAATGCTTCTGATGCTTTTTCTCCAATAATCTTGGGGTCTCCGCTAATAGATCCATTCGAAAGGATAGCCTTAAAGTGGAAGAAGGTTAAATAGAAGGGGAGAGCACGAGTTACAGCTACAAGCATATTAGTTCTAGCTTCTTTATCGCCAAGATAGAACTTATCCTGCTTAATAATGCCTCTAATGGCAGAATATACTTCACAGATATATATAGATATCTGCTTATCTGTAATTATGCTTCTGTAATCTTCATTTATAGCATGGCTATAAACAATATTATCCCCATCTACCATAATTCCAAAGGGAATATCATCAACCTTTGCTTCGGGGCCCATAAGAGTTGCGATATAACCAATAGGGTTCGTATTACAATCGAGTTTTTCCCTATAAATATCGAACAAAGGAATCTTGATATCATATGCAATTTCATAGGTATCGCGCAGAGATTCATAACCATCAGGTCTATATCTACGTCTACCACCCATTATCATAGTATCAAAATGAGTCTTTAAGCTGGCATATGCGGTTTTCATCTTTCTTCCTCCTTAATAATTTTATTAAATATCCTCATGTATCTTCATTTACCAGAGGGTTTGAATTACCATTCAATTGCTTAAGACGAGCCTCAGCTCTATCTTTTCTTTGAATTTCGTTCCAAATCTCTGCATCAATACTATAAGGAACATATGCTCCATTGTATCTCATCATAGGTATTCTTGTTCCACAATTAGGGCATATGGCTTTACAGGTTATTGTGGTTGTTTCTGAGATAGGAATCCCATCTCTATTAACTTCCATTAGAGTTAATTCGGAATCAGCAACATATAGAGTTGAGGAACAATTTGGACATCCGCCTGCTCCATAAATCTCTATAGGCTCTATTTGGATTTCTTTATTAGATTCCATAATTCCACCCCTTACCCAAATTAGGGCCTTCTATAATTTTTACATCTTTGATACAATTCTTTCGAACTAATTCACGATGTTTAGGGTTATCCCATACGTAAAATTCTTCTACACCATCTATGGTTATAGCTTTACATATGGTAAGTATTCCATCTGATGCCAAATGGATTTCTTTAAACTGAGTATAGTGATTATACTCGGGTACAGAATAAGCTGTTTTATTGTTTTTACCTTTAAGCTTATTCTTAAACTTCTTTGATGACATATTAGCCTCCTTCAGGCAGTGTATAGTTCATCAAGGTAGGATCCCCAGAAGCAACAACTATAGCATCTGAGAATCTAGATGTAGGCTTAGATGACAGTTCTGTAAATGGCTTTCTCTTTCCATTCACAATAACTGTACCAGTTCTAAAAACTCTTCCCATCTTAGATTCTACAGACTTTCTAAGTTTAAGTTGCTCAGAGGAATACAGGAAGTATTTAATAGCTGCCATTATAAACATCCTCCAATGAAACAATCTCTCCCTGATCTGCAAAAAGAACAGGTTTAATGATTTGTTGCATCGTAGCGATGACTTCAGAGGTAGCTTCTATATCTTCATGTCTATCCGTACCAAGAATTTTTTCTTCAAAGATCATAGCATCTTTCAAATTGGTAGCTTTCTTATAGTCATCCATTACAGACATAAAATCCTGTTCCCAGCTATTAGGCTCCTGATAATCTTCAAAGAAGCCGTCATAGATAGATGCGAAAGGACAGATTGTTCCAGTAATACCAGGATTACCATCAGAAGACGCATCAAGGTCTACTCTTCCTATATGACTAGGATGAATAGAACGATAAATATCAGGAATAGACTGATTAGAATTCTCTCCAAGTCCAGATACACCTTTATATGTGAATTTAAGGGCTTGCATAGAATCCATATCGCTAACCATATTACGATAAGATACCATTTTAGATTTGGTTATAGCGGCTAAAAGGAAATTCGGATCGGTTCTAATAGCTTTACGAATGCTTAATATACTAGCCTTCTTATTCATATCAGATACACGATATATACCCTTAGCGATCTTAAACGCATAGAGAGATGCAATATACTCAGCGAATCGAATTTTCTTACAACTAATGTCAAGATTATCCTTTACTCTGAGGGCATTAAATTCTCTCATAATCCATCTAAGAATATGATAAGTGGTAGCTTTATCTTCTTCAGGGAGCTTAATAGACTCTCTTGTACTGATATCATATATAGATTCGAAAGAATCAAGAATGCTACAACCTTTATCGTAGGTATCTGTAACGGTATCATCTTCAGGATCCATAATAGCAGCAAGTCTTTCGGCTCCGCCACCACTAAATTCTACTCCAAGGCTTCTTACCCAGAAAACAGGATCAAAGATAGTCTCATAATCCATAGAAGGAATGATATTTTGATATAGTGTTGCTATAACAGATTGTACAAGCACATTATTATCAAGAATCATTTTAGGACTATTTATATAACATTCATTCTGTAACTGAATGGTATATAGGCTAGTATCACAAGGATCATTTTTGGTAATAAAGATAGATCCATTTGCAAGACCGAAGAAATCTAATCCTCCTAAGAAGCCAAACTTTGCAAATATATATTTTGCAGCGCTCACACCCTTACTAAAGATACGAGAGTAATAATGTGTAAGCTTTAATTCGTCTCCTTCAGTTGTTTTTACACTTAAGAAATATCTTGTAACTCTTGTTGCCATAAAGATAATCTTAAGAGTAATACTAGGAGTTTTAGCATTAGAAGTACCATTATTATAGGTACTACCATCGACTATCTGGAACAGAGTGGATCTCATAATTCCATTAATCTTGAAATAGTATCTATCAATAATTCTAGGTACAGCGATCACAACATCAATTGTACCATCCTCTTTACTATCCTTGACATAATAAGTCACAATCAAGAGTCTAATATAAGACTCATTAAGATTAATAAATCCATATTGATTGTCTCGTTTCTTAGCCTTGGATTTATTTTTTGTAGTACTCTCATAATAATCAAAGAGAATCTGATTGATTTCATCATAATCATCAATGATTCTATATGATTGTACTTTAATAGTAAAATACTTATTATCTCTTTCACAAGATTTAATTACATTCATCAATTCTTTGATGATTTCATCTTCATCTCTTTGAAAGAATAACGGATTAAATTTTGCTCGGTTTTCATTTATAAAACCAGCAATGGCTTCACGTTGATTCATTCCTGTACCTCCACTTCACCATCGCCATCGATAGACATAGGACGGCCAGTAATTTCTACACTAATAGCTCGTCCAATAGGATTAGGAACATCAGGGTTAGCATCTTCAATGGTTAAAGTTGCCTTAATATCCAAACATTCACCAATTGTACGGAATTTATCAAATGTGATTCTATCCTTCCTCAGAAGTCTCTTATCATTATTATAATTAGGGCCAAACCGAGGTTCATACTTATCGAGATCTATATGCTTTGCAATAATCGCCTGTTTAAGAGCCTGCATTTCAGGAGTATCATTCTCACCAATATCGGGAATAAATAGGTTGTCTATATTTGTAAGAATAGATCTCTCTGCGGCATTGAGCATCTGGCTACAGGTTATGAGATCTCTCATACCTTCAGCCTTAGTGAAATCTATGATATTCTGTTCACTATACATAGCGCATTCTGTAGCAGTCGTAGGAGGTTTAAAAACATCCAAACATCCTGTCATATATGCGCCAGGTCTATAGTCAGACAGAGGTCTAATGGGATATATATACCCATCACCATATCTAATAGCAGTATATGCTGCTGGATATAGTGACATATTTCTATAATATTCTTCGTAGCTGACTACATCATAGATGGTTTCACCTATTTTAGCCTTTACTAAAGACATAGGTTTATAACCCCTTTCTAGAAGATTAAAAATAAACCGGATGGGAAGACCCCATCCGGTCATCGTGATTTAAATCACAGAGCAGCATCGTTCTTAATGAGCTGCTTAATATATTCACCAGGAATGATGGAGAAGATTTTCTTTCCTTCATCATCGTATGCAACAGTAGCAGTAAATACTGCACGCAAAACAACTTCAACTTCCTCACCTTCGGTAGCGTTTACATCAAGGAAGGTGGTGAGTGTATTAATTGCTTCGATAAACATATGATACAGAACTTCTGTATTCTTGAAACGACCATTCATAACAGAATTGCATTTCAGAATAGCAGTCTGGATGAATTCACGGCTATGATTGTCAATATCAATATCGAGATCAATCATGTCGGCCTCATCCATAGTGAATTCCAGATACCAGTTACCGGAATCATCTTCAGACTCTTCCTCAGGCTTCTGGAAAGACAGAATAGTGCCAAAGATAAAATTGCCCTTATCATCCTTAAGGGACAGGCCGATACGAGAATTTGCCTTAGACTGATACAGTCTGCAGCAATCTGCAAAAGTTCCAAGGACTACACGATAGAAGTCCGCGGTTCTAGCTTCCAGCCAGATCAGACCGTAATTATTTTTCAAATTTACGCTAAACTGACTGGGGATAGAGGTATTACCGAGTTCGAATTGTTTGCTCATGACTTTTTGTCCTCCTTGTATTATGATTAAAGCCTCTCGAGTCTACCCGAGAGGCTCAGATCAAACTTATAATATACGTTTAATAATCAGTTTATAATTTTGTAAGATTTTACAGACTATAAATACATGTCAGGATTTGCTCTGAATGCGACCATGTCTACAACTCTTGTACCTAAACCAACTTTACTTGTTTTAGATGAAGTAAACCCAATATAGGGAACAACAAGAACGTCTGTATTCTTAGTCACACTTCCGTCCTTATTTGCATCACAGCCTCTTGAACAAAGATAGTTATACAAGTCGTCATCTGGTCTACAGCCAGTGAATCTTATAACTTTACTTGCTTTCATTCCAAGGGAGGATACAATATTCGGCATAGAGAAAATAGAATTAATGTCGTCCTTTAAATAGACTCTTTCATTTACTATTGTCTCAGCAATCTTTGGGCCAATACCCTTAATAGATACAAGATCATCATAAAGATCTGCATCAGAATCTGTAATAATTCTTGCAAACGGTAATACATTGAGGATCTTCTTCCATGTTTCAATAGCAACACTTGTAAATCCAATAGCACCGATGGCTTTAAAATCATATATTGGTGTTGTTTTGAGCTCATTTATTCTACTCAGTAGCTTTTCGGCGTTTAAAGGCCCAAGTATTGCAAGATCGTCATAGGTGTAATTGAACATCTCTGTCAGAGATCTGGTTCCAAGGCGTCTAAAAGTCTCTTCTCCAAAATCCTTAAGACCTAATTTAGCAGCCATATTAGCAACTCTAGATACCACTCTATCTGGACAATTCATATTGGGACATGTGGCAGATCTTCCAGATTCATGAATGATAATCTTGGTGTTGCAATAAGGACAGAACTCCGGGAATGGAATAGGAGGATTTCTATTAATGAAGTTTTTAGATACCCTAGGTTTTGTTACATAAGGCATTACATCATTAGTATACTCTACCTGGATGACATCGCCCTTAGCCAATCCAAGATCCATAAATCTCTTATAAGAATGACCGCTAGATTTTGTGTGAATAGTTCCATAGAATTCTACAGCATTATAATGAATCATAGGAGTAATTACTCCATCCTGACCAACAGTATAGCTGTATCCAATAAAGGTAGTTTCTTTAACCAATGGATTAAACTTGATAGCCATACTATATTTATTGATAGAATTCTCTCTACCCAAAGCCTCTATAATCTTCGGATCTCTATAAGAGATAACTACTCCATCATACATAAAAGGTAAAGATGATCTCATAGTCTCAGCTTCTTTAACAAACTGATATACTTGATACAGGATATCTACATAAGTTCCACGCAGAATAGAATATCTGAGATATTCTCCAGAATGGTAATACTTATTAAGAAATTCTATTTCTGTAACTCTATCAATACCTTCAAATGAAGTAGCAAGAGGTACAAGAGTTATAAGATCTCTGAAATTATATGCATCAGATGCACCGAGTAATCCAATGATACCATTACGACTATTCTTGTAGTCTTTACCTCTAAGCTCGGCCATTACATTTAAATCCGCATAAGACATGATGGCCTCAAACTTCATGCCAAAAGCTTCTTCTTTAGGCAATACCTCTGCATAAGGGAAACGATATCCTCTAAAGATTTCAGACATATCTGCTGCAAGATCATTATTGGCGTCTCCTCTGGATCTTGCACTCAATATTTCATGAGTAACATCAGCCTCTACAGATACGCCATCGTACTTTAATTCAGCTATTAATTCAAATGGGGTAGCCATATCAATAAGACCCATTCTAAGATGCTTTGCAAGAAAATCTCGTTCAAAGATCTTTACAGAAGGATCATTATACACTCCGCGTTCAATAGCTTCATTATCCAAAGTGAACTTGCATTTATCTAAAGATCCAACAAGCTTAGGATACATGTGAGGAACACTCACATTCTTCTTTGATATTAATACTCCAGAATTTCTATCGATTTGAGGAAATAGCCTCAAGTCCAGTGGCGGATGTTTAGATAAGTCATTATAATATAGACTATTATCTATAAACTTTTGAGGATCATCCGAGATGAAACTAATAGGTTCAGAATATTCGATTTCTTTTGTTTCTTCTCCGTTTTGATTGAAGTTTATAACCGGTGCTCCAACTTGAAAGTTTTCATTATATACACGATATCTTTCAAGCAGTAGGTCATAAACGCCATCATCTAAGAATAATATAGATCTATCTGTATTATTATAGACGATCTGACTAATAGAAATTATAATACCCATACACATTACATCATACTGATCTAATGGCTCGGGCTTTTGAATAATTCTAACTGCTTCTTGAGATACTTGTGTAATATTATCAACAGTCAGATATTCTAGGCTTCCTTCTAAAAGGGAATTAAGAATTGTTTTTAATTTATTAAGCATTTTGATCTAACTCCTTTCTATAAAAATAATATATATTCTAAAAAGAAATTAAGATTTTTTAAGAAATTATGGGTATAGAGATTTTCTCTATACCCATAATATTTTTATTCAAATGGCTCAAGATCACTAAGGAAATCAATGGGAATGATTTCTATAGGATGCTTGGGTGCATTTTCCTCATTAACCAAACGTTCTACTTCAGCTTCTATAGAGAATTTCTCATCAGGATGCTGGAATATGATAGGTGATCCATAGTGTTCTTTAGGATCGGTAAAGGTGATTGGTTGAATAAGAATAGGATGATTAATTTCTTTGGGAATCTTCTTAAATGTAATCTTTAGACCCATTGTCTTCAGATACACATTAAGGATTTCTACATTTCTATTTGTAGAATTATCATCGAGTTTTACATCAATATTGAAAGGATCTCCTGTAAGCATTTCTGCTGTAAGACGTCTTGCATTAGGAGATGTAGAATAAAGCATAAGCATCTGAACAACTAGCTCAGCTCCAAGATGGATTAAATTTCCCGTTTCCATGTCGCCGAATCTAATAGGAGTGCGGGAATATAGAGCTTTATAGTTATTAGAACTCTTTGATTTACTATTCTCATTTCTAATATTGGTTGCAGATAGTGAGGTAACGGAGAACTTTTCCTCTGCATACTGTTTCAATCTATAGATATATTGATATCCATAAACCATAGGACGTCTAGACGGAATATAATTTACTTCTCCCATAGAGTCTACGATAGGCATCAACATCTTTTCCTGATTTATCCAGCTAAATGCTTCATAAAGTTCTGCTACTTTATCGATAGTCATATTTTCTGTCATAGGTTCAATGACAAGATAAATAGATTTCTCGCTAGACAAAATATTTCCAATATATCTAATACACTCATCTTCATCCATAGATGAGAACATATTTTCCATATAAGAAACCATAGATGGCGCCACTATTTTCAAAAGCGTTAAATATAGATTTATACATTCTCCGACGTCTAGAGTATTTGTCTGAATAAACTCAAGCAGTTTGATACATACATAACTTACTGTAATCTCAAACAACTGACCAGCATTTTCACGTCCATAAACACCACACATATTGAGAATAACATCTACAGTTTGTCCATCTTTTGTTTTAGGCATAAACTTATCTGGTTTGATTCTGGAGGTAATGCCTTTACCACCATATCTATTAGACAGTTTATCACCACGAAGAACAGGAATTTCTTCAATAAGAGTAACTTCTAATACAATATTCGAGAATACTCTTTCAGAAAAATATTGTTTACCATTAAGTGCTCCATTACAAATAGATATCAATCTTTGTAACTCGTATTCGGGAGCATATCCCTGATCGAGATATGGATGGAGTACATTAATAACTTCCTGGCTGAATCTGAGATTCTCATCATAATATTTCTTAAGCTGAGAATTATATTCATATTCACCAAGTCTATCGGGTGAGTTACAATAGACATTAATGTCTACAACTCTACCAGATACTGTATATTTTTCATCAGAAATAGTAAGTTCTCTTAATCTTGCATAAGACTGAGAGAACAAACATTCTTCTTTCTTTTCTCTCCGAAGACCGCAAAGAGTACTATGAACACTTTCCTCTCCAATATCAGGGAATGCTTTGTAGAAATCAGCAGTACCATACAAATTAAGCGGAATATCGTTATCATTAATAACAATATTCACTTTCTTAACAAGAGGAGAAGCTAATTTTTTGGAAGCACTTTCAGATATAACGATAGCATCTTCCATAGTCTCTTCACAGGCAGTATATAGAGTGAGAAGATTGCAGCCATCCATTCTATTTCCATATTCGTCAAATGATGTACTGCTCTGAATGACTTGTTCTTTAGATACCTTCTGCCCAATAGTCATGCTATCCATAACATTATTGTTGAAAAGGTATCCATAGTTTTCTGTGATATGCTTATACGTTCTACGTTCAAACATATACAGAGTTTTGGTCTCATTTCCAATACAGAAGATATAATAGTGATGCTGAGGCTTCCAAGAGAATTTTGAAACAATTCCCACAACAGTCATATCTTCTTTGGCGGTAATATAAGAAGAGGAGTATTTACCGAACTCCATTTCGTAACCAGTTTGAATAAACGGAACCTCCGGATTTAAAAGAGGAAGTCTGTGTTCAAGCTGTGTTCCAAACATCAGTTTTCTACTACCGGAGTTTGATGCCGCAAATGGCATTTGAAGACCCTTACCGAGCATATGATCTTCTTTCTGAACACTAACTCGGCGGATCTGATTCATTAAATCCATAGAAGCCATATCAAGTTTCTCCTTCTGAATAATTAGATCTGATGAGAGTATGATTCTCATCAGATCTATAATATATTCTCAATCTAGATTTTATCACACAGATAGATCTGAATTAATCTGAGACATGATATCAGAACCAAGGCTATAGTCAAAAGACTCTGTATTATCTTCAGTATCATATCTATCTAGATCGGCTTTCAGCACATCCATTACTTCTTTAATGAAAATCTGTCTTAATTCAGGATTTTCTTTGAGCTTGGATTTAAATGCTTTCTGAGAGAATTTAATATCAGAACGATCTCCAATATAGAGATATGCTCCAGCGCCATTAATTCTCTTTTCATTCTTCAGCATAACGAATAGAGACAACTCAGGATCGAATCCTCTATTCTGGTCGAAGACGAGTGTACATGTTTTACCAGCACGATTATTTCTAGATTTAACAAGAGTGATATCAACCAAGTTTCCAGGAATGCCGAATGCTTCATCTTCCTTAAACTTAGAATTATCATCAAATCTCAGAAGAAGATTGGTTAAATACACGATAGTATTACCACCAGGAAGAGATTCATCCTGCTTCAGATAGGATACCTGTGCTTTTTGCTTCATCATAGGATTAATGGAAATTGCTTTATTGATGTGATTAATCATCAGAAGGATAATATTTGCAGCTTTAAGCATTGGAACGATACGCTTAAAACTCATAGAATTGGTCTTAGCAGCAGCAGTAGAAGACATAGAACCAGAAAGTTCTTCTTCATCTGTATATTTTTCAGGCATTAACAATGCTACGGAATCTAGAATATACACTGTGGGTTCTAGCTTAAACATTCTTTCTCCGCGGCTATCGAAACAACCAGTATCGTATTCATATTCTTCTCTGTTATTAAGCTTAAGATCATGAATCATCTTAACTCTTTCATAGAAGTTTTCTGCTGTAATACCTGTATTACGAGAGATATATCTATTTTTGAGTTCCTCTCCATGGAAACCACTAAGAAGCTCTTTACGATATTCTGTAAGACCACCTTCGATATCATCATGAAAAATACATGCAGTAGCAAAAGGTCTTATAATATTAGAAGCAGTCTGAACAGCCCAAGTGGTCTTACCACAGCCAGATCTACCAATAAGCATAACAAGACTACCATCCTGAATGCCTACAGAGTAGTAATTGTGATTTCTCTGCTCAGAACGAACGTGAACAACCGTTCCGTTCATAAAATCAAAATTTAAAAATCCAGTAGAATAGCCAACACCAGCAGAAGATTCGTCTTTCATACGAAAATCTTTATGCTTAGATGCAACGGATCTAAATTGTTGAGATAAAATTCCTGCCATTTTTATCACCTATATTTTAATATTTTTTATTCATTGGATGCATTCACTTCTCCTGCAGATTCTTGAGGGCCATCTGCAGGTTCTAAATCATTGGGGAATAAGCTATCGATTACAAACTCTAAATAGCCAACACGTTGTTCAGAATCTGCAGATTCTAGCATTGCAGCTAAAATTGTCATAGCATCGATAAACATTCTATAATCATATTCGATTAACTTTTTGATGATTGAAGAAACTTTGTCTACCGTAGAATCTATATCCACATTATCCAAATTAGTTTCCTTAATCAATCCCATAATAGGATTGTGCATTTCAAAAATCAAATGGTGTCTAAAAGATCCATTGTATGCACATTTCGCAAGTTCAATTACTTTTCTATCTATACCAAAAGAATCTATGGAATCATCATATTTAGTATAGATAAATTGATAATTGGATTCTTCACCAATAGTAAAGGGCTTTTGCTCGGGGGTTACATATGCTAAATTTACCATAATTACTCGACCTCCAAATAAAATTTTAATAGGTTACCAATACCTATTAATTATTTATTAAAAAGTTGTCTGTGGTATAAAAAGTAAAAAAAAAAGAATGGGTACTAATTGTACCCATTCTTATCTGTTTAGGGGATATCAATACCCTGCTGATGAAGCATTTCAACCATTCTTGCAATTCTGGAATAATCCTCACTCAAGGATCGTAGGCCAAATCTCACTTCCGGATGTCCTTTATATTCCCATTCGGAATGATATCCAATAAGAATTCTACGAATATCATCGGACTTCATATTGTTCAGAATACAAAGAACTGCAAGTCCGACTACACCATAGACTTCCATAAAGTTTTCACCAAACTCTTGCTGCTGGATAGGCGGATATACCTCAAACATTGTTGCTTGAAATAGATCATTCATATGAGGAGCGAAAAGCTTCTCATAAATCCATACAACACGCTGCTCTGTCATAATTTCAGGATCCTTATGATAGATAACGAAGTTTAGGCGCTTAACATTTGTCTTTTCGTTCTTAGAAGAATATCTTGCAAGAGCGAGATTACATGCGGTATTTTCATCAACCCCAATACTCTGGAGCCTATGAATGATGTCCTGATTTACAATTCTTGCCATAGACAAGTATTGCTCTTTAAGAGATCTATCAGGATTATCAAACGTAAAGTAGTCATAGACTATTTTATTACAGAGCAATCTCTCCTTATATCCAATAGGGATAGAAGAAATTGCTCTAATGAATGCCTTAACAAAAGAAGGATTCATGAGATAGGGGCTATAGAACTGATCGCCGCCAAGAATATCATCAGCCATAGTCTCGATATTATTCTTAATAAGACTAGCCAATTCATACTCATTAAGCTGATTGCTGGCTAACTTATTCTTGAAAAAAGTTTTATTAAGCTCATCAAGGCTGGGCTGAATAAGTGTTGACTGAGGAGCAGGATGTTGCTGTGTCTGTTGCATAAGATCTTGAAAAGGAACGATATAGTGCGGGTTTTGGTTATACATTGTTCTTCTCCTTTCATAAGAAAAATAAATAACACCCAGGGATAAGTTCCCTGGGTGTATGTAAAACTTACCTCTTATTAATTATTGTTGGGTACAATATAAACGCGTATATTTTTAGCGGTAAGATCATAACAGGCTTCATGGCTAGGTGCAGCAATGTCAATATGCTTACCCTCAACACCTCTATCTTCAACAACATAAAATCCATATCCTTCGATATAGAGAGTGGTACCGAGAGGATAGGCTCCTGCTGCTACGGAATAACCATTAACCGCATAAACACCAGATGCCATTAACCCAGTTCCACTGCAACAATGTGTGCAGTAAGGATCATATGCTGTAATAAAATGTTCACCAACGAACTCAAATTCAGAAACATCGACTTCTCCAGTATAATTCCTACCTAAGCTATTCTCGCTTACAGTAATATCAATTGCAGGATTAGGTCTTGTTCCATATGAATAACCATATTCGCCTTTAAAGAAAGTAATAAGATTATTAGAGCCATTTTGAATAGAATTAATATATTCATTGGTCTCTTTAAGAGTTTCTTCATCTTCAATGATGATGATCTGGTCTACAAAAATGCAATCATTGAGCTGACTCTTATTCGTATAGGCGATAGCATTTACGTATTCGTAATTATCAAAATAACTTCTGCAAATACTATACCAGGATTCACCAGGTTGAACGATATGCTCAATAGGATAAGTATCTACAACTGTAGTAGGAGGAACTGTGGTTTCGGGTACTGTAGTCTCAGGTACAGTTGTAGTAGTCTCATCCTCCTTAGGGGTTGTAGTTTCGATAGGTACTGTTGTATCTGTCGGAGTGGTTGTGCTTTCAGTAGGAATTGTCTCTTCAGTGCTGGGAGAAGTGGTTTCGATGATCTTATCTGCTGCAGGAGGCGGCAGAATGATCTGGCCTGTAACAGGATTATATACTCCCCATACACCTACCATAACTGCTACAAGAAGAACAATATTACAGAACAGAAATACTGTCTTGGCTTTACCGTTCTCCTTTTTAAGTAGTCTCTGGAAATAACTCTTCATGAAAAATATTCTCCTTTTAAAATTTGTTTTTTTTTTATATATTTAAACAAATGAGAGCAGAGATGTGGGTCTCTGCTCTCATTTGATTTATAAGGTAGTTAGTTACTTATTATCTTCATCCTCAGAATTTTCATTCTTATTGGGATCCAATTCAGCTTCATCGAAGGGATTAAAGCCAAGACCATTGCCTGCTACAAATCCCTGTTCATTGATTACGCCATACTCGGGTTTAGTGGTATTATTCATCATAGTTATTTATCCTCCATTTTATATTTATAGGTTTACCACTCATAAGTATAATATATACTTAAAGTAATATTAATTTTCAGTTTCTCTTTCAACTTTAGCATGTCTATCTGCTATAGTTTTAGGAAGCATATAATCTTGATTAAGCATATTAGAATTAATTAATGATGCTGTCATATATACGTTTAATGTATTTTTAGATATGGAATCCATAGGATCAATCGGAATATCGGATTTTGATATCGTACCTAAAGTACTGATTGTCTGGTATGCTGTTGCTTTAGCATCCATATAATCTGCTCTCCAAGTAGAGAATTCATCCATAGTATGATCAAGACCCATAACAGCAAGAGATTCCATTTCCCTGTCGCTGGTCTTTCCACCTTTATCAAAGGATACAAGATGACCAGTTTTCATATCTCGATTACTTATAGATGTAGGTGTAGAGTTCTTTTTAGTAATAAACTGTTTCATCTTCTTAATATGAATATATATTACCATAGCTTCTTTAGACCAAACAGGTTCTCCATCTTTATTTATATAAAGATAAGGTAAAGCTACTTTTTCAAGAAGAGGAACGCCTAATACTTTTAATGCTTCTTCTATATCAAACATCTTAGGTTCAACTATAAAAGGTTTAGTATGAAACCTAAAAGGTAATCTTCTTTTACAAAACTCAAAGAATTGAGTATCACTCATTTTAGAAAATAGATTTTTATAGTAAGATGAATTATATTGCTTACTATCTAATTTATCAAATACACTATATATCAAAGCTTCTGCTTTTTCACGTTGAGCATTCATTATTTTATGAACCTCCTAAAATAAAGAATTATGTTTAATTATATGTCCAGTATTTTAGAAGAAGAAAATACCCTCTAGATCTATATAGATCTAGAGGGTAATGTTATAGAGAGAAATATAGCATAGATTAGAAAAAACGAAATCAAGCGATTACCTAAAAAGTATAGCTCTTAGCCTTTGATGATACTCGATACTAATATTTATATTAAACCAATAAAATTTATTAAGGTTTAATATAAAAGAGATAATGAAATATGTTTATATCTCTTTTCTGGCAGATGCATTATTTGCCTCTCGCTCTTGCCAAGGTAGTTAGATAGATAGTATTGAATAGTTTTTACTTCGGCTTTTTAAAAATGTCGCGCATATTGGTATAGCATACATGACAAAGAATACTATAATAGAATATATCTATAAATAATATATTTATAGACCAAACCTTCATTTTTATTAAAATTAAATAATAATTTTATTTATAAGAAAAAGAGATAAGAAGTGAGTGTAAGTATAGACATGCAGAATCGTCTAGAGCTTGGAGTTTGTTATATTATTATATCATTTGGAAAGACAGTCCACCGTGTTTCGTGAAAGATGATACACTAATATAATATTGAATATTAAATTGTAGGATTATAAATAAAATTATTTATCTCTTGATAAAGAGAAGGTAATAATATAGAAGTGAATGCTACAAAATATATAATAGATATATTTTCTTATATATTCTTTTATCTATTAGTTAAATATATTTTATATTCTAGAAATAAACATGGAAAACATTAGAGTTTTCCATGTTTCCCGTTTTTAATTCTGTTTCCCGTTTTTAATTCTGTTTCCCGTTTTTAATTCTGTTTCCCGTTTTTAATTCTGTTTCCCGTTTTTAATATAATTATCTAGTGATTATATTATACCTATGATATTTAAATATAGAAAAATATTTTTTTATAACTAAAAATTAAAAAAAAATAAGAAAATAAAGAAGTAAAATGTAAAGATTAAAAAGTTAACGAACTTTAGAATAAAGCTGGTGGATGAGGGTGGAAGGTATTTTAAAATTCGCCATTTTAATACTTTTCATCATTCCACTTCAGTTTTTTATAAAAGAAAAAGTTCCATGTCTTGTTTCTTCTTTCTTTATAACAATTGTACACAAGATAATCCCCATGCCTATATTTGGCATGGGGATTATTCTTTTATCTATTAGCTTTATGAATAGTAAGAGCAAAGTACATACGAACAGCTCGTTCATAAGCATTTCTTGTAGCAACTCTAGAACGACGTCTCATATATGCTGTACCAGATTCGCATAACCATTCTTCAATAATTTCTTTCATTCGAACTATTTCTTTCTGTTTTGCATTAGGTTTGGGAGAAATAGTATATGTAATGAAATTTATATTGGTAAGATCATTTTCTCCGGTAGAGAAATATAAAGCTATCATAAGAGAAATTAATTCTTTTATAGTAGTAATATTTTCTTTAGTAGAAATAATACTTTCTATAACAGCTTTACACTCATTTGGAGTTATATCAGAATTTGAACAGACCTTACATGTCTTATAATCTATACCATTAATATTTATATAATTTACAGCTTTTTCTGTATAGCGAGAAATTTTATACATGTCGTTATCGGCTATATGATAATCATCAGGATCTGTAGAATCAGAATAGTATGCAAAATAAGCATCCTTATTATTATATACATCGTAGTACTCTGTAGCTACATTTTTTATAAAAGATCCGATTCTAGAATATAACTGATCAATCAGATATTTAATATCATCATCGGTAAAAGATTTAAATTTATCTTGATATCTTTCTAACCAAGTTTTACTAACAGACTTAACCGCTCCAATTACACTACCATATGTAGCAAGATCGAATTTTTTACTAAGTCTATTATTTACAACATACTCCATTACATATCTTGCTGGTACTATTGGATAAGATCTATAATGAAGAGAAGGATAAAATTTACCAGAAAATGCAAGATGTATAAGAGCCAATTCAGCTTCCTTATTCATCTTCTTATTAGAAAAATATCTAATAATATTTAGCATAAGAATAGTAAATTCATGTTTAGCAGCAAGAGGAGAAAAGTGCTCTATCTTTCCATAATAGGTCTCATCAATAATAACTTTCTTTACAAAAGTTTTATCTATTTTAAGAGCAGTAAAGGTTTTATCCATTTCTGCATCAGAACACACCATTCTAGCACACGGAAGAGAATCGTATAGCTCTTCATACCTATATGATACAAAATCATTTACTACTCGTTTATAAGCATTTACTATAGAAGAAGATTGTAATACCTCTTCAACCTTAGGATATATTTTTCTTTTTATAGCATCAGTATCTGCATCTAATTTCATTGCAGCTTCTTTTAAAATCACTCTATCTTCAGATGTAATATCATAAATAGACATATCTATGATTACCTCCTTAATTCATTTATTCAGATGTTGAGATATTGAAAACACGCCAAAATATAAAAAAAAAAAGAAAAGAGGGGCCGGAGCCCCTCTTATATCTTTTTTAGCACATCAGAGTATGGTGATTATTTCTTCCACCACTTTTTCTCTCCAATGTACTCAAAAATTCTGCAGTTGCATACCAGAAACATATACCCAATGGATACCCCAAGAATCGCATATGCCCAAGGATTTTCAGGCTGTACCATTAGAACGATTAGGCCTAACATACCGCCAAAGGTACAAGCATATGCGAAAAGGAGTCCGATGAACATCAGCAATCTCTTGCAGATGATCTTTGTGGCAATCCAAAGGAGTCTCATTCTCTGTTTACGAATTTTCTGTTTTTTGCTTTTGGACATGGGTTTCTTTGCTCTCGATGCTGTACTGGCTAAAGGCCTCACAGTGCTTCCATCGATAGCATCGCTCTGGTGCATTTTCATAATTCATTCTCCTCTTTGTTTTTGTCTTGTGGTAAAATGTGGTTTTCTGAGTACTTATGTGGATCGTACTCATCTATATAATATATTTTTATTCATTATCATTATTACGCTTAGAGAAATCTATAAAATTTTTACTCATTTCCATCCATCGATTTACTATATCAAAATCTGTTTTGGTCATTAATTTAGATTTCTCATCCTTACCACCCTTATCATTTGTCCACCATTCATACATATTCTGATTTCTTGCCATACTCATAGCTATCCAGTCTATTAACATTTCTGCAATAGCAGAAGGATACATATTGGTTGGAATATTATCCTTTACCCAATACTCAGGATGATGATCATTATTTTTATAATGATGATCCCAAGCTTTATTGAATTCTTCCTCTACTTCCTCTTGAGATTTATCCATGCCTTTCCATGCATAGAATTTTTGTGCATACGGCATAAACTCTTCTTCAGTAAATTTAGATTCGTCATGTTTTAATATTCTAGGCCTTACTAAAAGATATAAATCTTCATGAAGATTAATCATTTCCTCTATATCTTTACATAATTTAGGTCCAAATTCTGTAAATGCCATATGTATATGAGCAATATGATCATTTACATATTTAGAATATTCTATAATAGAATCATCTCTAGTTTCAAATATTTTCTTTTCATTAGACATAAAAATTACTCTCCTTTATAAAAAATAATGGGAGGGATCATGCAGAACCCTCCCATATAATTACATCTGTTTTTCAATATAGCAATGAATGATTTTGTTTCCACGTGTCGTCAAGACCTTATCTCCGGTGCTTATAGAACTTCCAATTTGAAGATTTGCAATTGGAATAACCGAATCAGTATCAGTACACTTAATGTGGATTAAATCTTTTTCATTACCACTGACTACTCCTACAATCCTATCTCCAGATGAAAGTTTGATAAGATTAGAGCCAGATTTGCCACGGCCATTATTAGGCATGCCATGAATTAAATTAATTCTATTAGCACGTCCAGATTCTGTAATTACTACTATGTCAGTGCAATTATTATGAATGATGCACATACCATCCACACAATCAACACCAGACATGGCTTTTGATCCTTTAGTATTTCTCTTCAGATAAGGAATATCATTCAGATGAATAATAACAGCCTTTCTATGAGCATAAATTATAAGATCAAAATTGCTATGAGCAATTACTATATCTTTAATAAAATCGCCCTTATCTACCTTTGCATACAAAATACCAGACGGAGGAACTGTAGTAAAATCATCTAAGTCCATACGCTTAATCAGTCCGGCATTGGATAAGGTAACAAGATAATGCTTATTATTATGATGGCCTTTTTCAGACAGCATTTTAATAACACTTTCTGGTATGATTGTATTAATATTTGCTGTAAGAGTTTTGATCAGGAAACGAATATCAGTACCAGCACCGCCTTTATCAGTAAGAGGAATCTTATGAACAGGAAGTTTAAATACTTTACCCATTTCATCAAATATAATAATACTATCAGTATTATCTATTTTGATCATTGTCTTTATACTATCACCTTTTATATTTCCAACAGGGCCACCAGCCGGTGTTTTTCTGATGAAATTCTTTTCAGTAATAGATACGACCATTTCGCCTTTAGGAATATCATTAGCTTCAGCGGAATCTATAATTGCGCAGCAACGAGGCTTTCCATACTTAGCCTTGATTTCAAGCAATTCAGATTTTATATCATCTTCTATTGCTCTATCGCTCATAATTTTGCCCATTAATATAGATTTAGCTTGCTCAAGCTCCATAGCTTCTTGCTTATATTTGGATAGATAGCCATAAGACAGCTTCTTTAAATCTGCACTTATGATATATTTAGCTTGAAGATCAGTGATTTTGAGCTTTTTAATCAAATACTCGATAAGATACTCATCATCCACAGTCTTCTGCTTCTTTATCATAGCAATGATATTATCAATTTCTCCGGATTCGAGTACTCTAATATATGCTTCTCTTTCATGAATCTTTGTTTGAATTGCTTGAAGTTTATTAGAATAAACTCTAAACTTGGTCATCCTTCTAAAGTCTATAAAGCTTAATAAATAAGACTTATAAGACATTCTAAGAGGATTTAATCCATTAAGGGTTTCGAAGTTAATTCTAAGAGTTTGCTCAAGACCAGTATTCTTATAAATAACCTCTTTTACAAAGTTAGGATCAGAACCAGGTTTAAGCAATATTACAAATCTCATTACTTCTCCATTAGATTCATCAAAACAAGTATCAATCTGAATAATTTTCTTCTTCTTAATCAGATCTTCAATTTTTTCCGTTATACTATTAAGACTGGTCAAATTAGGCACTGAATTGATTATAAGAGCTTTTCTATTCTTATAATCCTCAACGGTAACCTTACCACGAATTCTATAATGGCCAAATCCAGCTTTACAGATCTTATCAAAGTCTGTATTAATTATCTCACATGCCATACAGTGATCGGGAATTAATGTAATTTCGCCATCAGGATGATCCATGAGATACAAAGTTGCATCTATTACTTCAGCAAGATTATGGGTAGGAATTTCGGCTCTCATTCCTAGGCCTATACCAAAACTACCATTTACAAGTAGTAAAGGCAATTTGACAGGCAAATAATCTGGTTCAATGGTAGCACCGCTATAAGTCGAGCTCCAATCGACAGATTCCGGTGTATCCATTATATCGCCAAGAACATTTTCAATTGCAAATTTAGATAAGCGACATTCGGTATAACGTGCGGCAGCATAAGGATCTCCCTGAAACGTACCAAAATTTCCGCCCGGATCAATTAAAGGAACTTTTGTTTCAAACCAGTTAGCCATAGGAATCATAGTTCCATAAATAGCAGCATCTCCATGAGGATGATAATACTTCATCACATCTCCTACAATAGCTGCAGATTTAACCTTACTTCCCATAGCCTTTGTATTTTTAAACATGGCCCATAAGATTCGACGTTGAACGGGTTTAAGTCCATCCCTATAATCAGATAATACTCGACGGAATAAGATATAAACACCATATCTAATATAGTCTGTTTTAAACTGATTACTAGATGTAGATTCTAAGATCTTTTCAGCCAATTCTAATCACTCCTTTTTATATTACTATAGAGTTTGCAGATCTATAATATACGATCAAAAAGAGATAAGGTGCTAGACGATTAAAGTCTAGCACCCTAATTACAGGAGGTCATTTATTGCGTGGTCAGTGAGAAGAATATATAGAATTATCGCCGGGTTACAATTATCACTGGCTCCCTATATAGTATTGATTGTTGGAATGTGAAATATGGAATATGGAAGATAAGGAGTGTTATCATGTATGAAGAAGACCATCTGCACATGTAATCAAATTACTTTATAGATCTTCGCTTCAGTTGATATTGTATAAGATAAAACATTATATCTTTCTCAACGCAACCTATGACTTATTATATTGTTTATGTATTTAATAAAAAATAATCTCGTGTGTTTATTTAACACACGAGATTATGTAATTAATCATTCTGCATCATTAGCATTAACGATATCGAAAGACAGTAGGCTATCTACAACACCGGAACGATCAGCATGAACCTTGATGGTAATTACCATAGAATCATCGATCTTATCGGCATAAGGAAGATTCTTACCGAAGAAGGTTACAGTAATTTCATCCTTAGTCTTATCATAGCCATTAACACGAGCAACACCAATGGTGCCGCGAGCATCGGGCTTATCGAAAACCAGAGCCTTAGGCATGGTGGCCATGATGGACAGCTTGTTAAAAGCTTCAGAATTGGTCAGATCGATAAGCAGATCGCGAAGAGTATTGGTATCATACTGCTTACCATGGCCAGCATCGCCAGTAGCTACCAGAGGGATGACCTTAGTTACAGGCTTTGCGGGCTTGAAGTTGTTATTACCCTTGGGGTTGTTGTTCTTATACATTGTTTTCTTCTCCTTTATAAAATAATTATGTGGCGCGATTTTTAGATTTAATATTACGTAATGCCATTAATATGTTAAATAATACTAAATCTCATTAATTTGAAGTTATATTAGAGTTATTTATTAAAAAATAATGGGGGTCTATTGACCCCCATTAATTACACACCTTCAAATTGCATAGTCGGAATATGATCTTTATCACTAAATGTGAAACCAAAGTCCTCATTTTCATCATCTCCACTATAGTCTGTATTCATTAATTTTCCATTAACCAGAACGTCAAATTCTCCCATCTCATCAATGATATCATTAATGGAATTATTCATAATAGTCCATATAATTTTGAATACACTTCCAGCAGAAGATATCTTTTTTATAATCATTCTAGATACATCCTCAGAAATATATAATTCAATTTCATCATTTACTTTATGGAATTTAACATCCAATGACCTTATTTCCACATCTTCACAAAATATATCCTTTAGATCTGGACATAATTTAGATACCATACCGTAGAGTTCGGCCTCTTCCCTATGATCGCATTTAATTAAAACTTCCATACGTAATTCTCCTTTGAAATTTATGTTATTTAGATAAACAACTTTGTTTATCACCCGAATATTATACAATTAATACAAACAACTTTAACAAAAAAATAATGGGGATCATCAAGATCCCCATATTTATTACTCATTGTGGGCAGTTTCATCCTCGTTGGATTCTTCTTCATCGTCTTCTCCCTCAATCCAGACATTGGACTCGCCGATATCATCAGTGATATCTTCGAAGAAGTTTGTGATCATGCTTACGATCATCTTGCAGGCGCTGATGATAGGCATCATCTTACGTATGATCTTTATGATCAAATCTGCTTCGATGGTCATTTCTGTTACAACAGAATTGTTGGTATCGTTGCGCGTATTGGTAAGGGAAACCATCTTGGATGTAGCTCTCATGTTCTTGGATGCTTCACCAACGAATTCATGAACGTTGATGTCGCTGTCCACTTCGGACGCCAGCTCGGCATAGCTGTACAGTTCCTTGTGTTCCATTTCGATACGAATCTTCATAATTATTATCTCCTCATAAGTATATTTTATGAGATATTTCTATCTCATATTCATAATTATACTATATAATAAAAAAGTATGAAAATACGAAAATAATAGAGTATGGTAATTTACCATACTCTATTCATCATCTATTTTAATAGAAATAAGTATCCTTTATACAGAATGTTGAAATATCTATTGGCTTAAGAACTGATAACCACTTTAGAACTCTCAGATTCTATTATAAGAATTTTATATCCATTCCATTTATTGCTTGTGTATATCCACTAGTATGATATTTTTCCATAGGGGTACTATTTTCTATTATTTTATGAAAAAGAGATTTAGCATCATCAAGATTAGTAAATATAAATCTATCAAAATCATCAATATGAAAAGAAGGTATATTGTTAATACAAAAAGTTGTATCCATAAGTACTACACATCCTTTATCATTTTTAATAATAGTACTTACAGTTAACTCAATGATAGCAAATCCAAATTTTTCACTGAATTCTATAGCATAAGGCTTTATAGTTTCATCGAAACCTCCAGAAACCCAATATACGGTAGTGCCTGGCAAGCAAGGGGCCTTGATCAATAGTCCAGCTCTATCAGCATCTTCATAAAATTTTAGTTTAGTCTCATAACCCGTAGAACGATTGAGTTCATTAAGAAGTTCTTGTTCGAGTTTGGCAATTTTTTCATCCCTAACAGCTAGATCGCTACGTAATTCTTGTTCTTTACCAAGTACAGCATTTAGCTGCTTCCTTAAAAAGTCTGTATTATTACCTATTTCTATAATCCTTCTATTAAAATTAGCAAATTCATTTTTATAAACACTAATTAAATTATTAGCATCCTCTAGTTCCTCTGCGCGACATAAATTCATCCTTTTCAGAATTTTATCTATCATATTTAATTCCTCCAAAAATAAATACTCTTATTAAAATGTAGCCCCTATGGTTGATGTCAACCATAGGGGATAATTCTACACTATTTCTTCTATAGAAACATCCAAATATAAATTTTTGGATATTGTGTTTATACTACGTAATGATATAGCTAATTTTTCGGTCTCTTTACGTAAAGTATACATATCATCTGCGCTATTTAAAGGATCTTTTATTATCCTTATAAATTTAGAATCATATTTACCACTATTCACATCGGTAAGACATCCGCATATTTGACGTATCTGATCACTGGTATATATAGAATAAATACGTATTGTCTCGGTGATACGAGCTAAAGTAATATTATTCTTAAAGCACTCATAGACATCCACAATATTACTTTCTGGAATAGTACTGGTACACATGAGATATACTATATATGGATATTGCATACCAGATTTAATGGCATACATTCCATACTTTATTCTATCAAATGAACATTTCTCCCCACTTTCTAAAATATGCATTGTATAAACATCAAGCACGGAGATAATAGTATTTATTGTCTCTTCTGTTGTTGTTTCTCTATTTCTGATTATTTGATTTATTTCAAAAAGACAATCAGAATTTATCTCTGGATGATCAGATAGAAATGTAAATAGATTTATATATCCATTTTCATAAATATCTCTAAGCTCCATTACCTGTTCAGTATCGAAATTGTCACTCAATAGATTACTATTAAAAATCATTGTTTATCTCCTTTTCCTGATACTAATTCCAAATTATATTCTATTTGTGCAGCATAGAAATTTTTATCAAAATTAGATATAAGTTTCTTTGCCACTAAATCTGCTTGTAAATAATCATATTGAATTGACGATACTTTACGATTATAGATATCATAAAGTGCATTCACCTGATTATGAGCATTTTTAACAAATTCTATATGAGCATCTACTCCGATTCCTTTAGATGACAAGAGAACCATACCGAGTACAAAGCATTGTTTATAATTTAGGACTTTAGGGTCCATATATTTAGCAATATAATCAGAATTCATACCTATATTCAGAAGTAGCCTTAATACTCTCATATGAGCTGTAGAATATTCATTTTTAGCATAATCTTTCACTAATACGCTTAAATGGTTTTTCGTGATACCAAGTATAACCTGTTTGATTTGTCCACAATTCATATCTGGATTTACATAACCACGTTCATGGATATACTGGAGTATATGCACTGGATACTTGAGTAATTCTGATATCTGTTTATCAGAATATCCTAAATATGCAAACTTATCCTTCCAACTAAACTTAGTTTTTCTTTCCATAGTTTTCATCCTCCTAATTATTTTCATGTTTTTGTGGTCTTATTACATGAAATTTCTTATTCATAATTATATTATATAAATAAAAAATAAAGTGGTAGCATGTCTAAGCTACCACTTTATTTCATCCTTCTTTATTCAATACATGATTCTTTAATCTGTTGTGTTTTTACCTCATCCGGATCTGAGTTTAATAAAGCGATTGGAATAGTAAAAGTTGCTGCTTCTTCAAATGAAATAGGTTCCATATTTTTATTTATAGAATATGGATATACAGAACATCCTATATTTAAATCAAGCCCAGAATAAATTCCTGTCTGATCTTCCATTCCATATATTCCGTATAGATATCCGATTCCGTAAAAATTATTCTCCATAGGCATAGGCCAATCAGATGCATTTTCAAACCCACATAATTTGACCAATCCAGTTTCTGGAATAGGATATTGATCGTAGATCAAGCCTAAATCAAATGAAGATATATTCTCTTCTCTTCCAACAGTCGGCTCTTTTTCATATTCAAAATAGCATATTTCTTCGTATACTTCATCAAATTTAGGCGACACTATCAATTCACGATACCTACAAAATACGGATATATTCATTCTTAATTCGTGTATAGAATTATACTCGAATCTCGTTACCATACCAGACTGATTAGGATTAAATATAGATATTACATGAAATGGAACTCCGAGATAATATAAAGTATCTCTACTCTTTATATATTCTATCAAATTATCTAAACTATTAGAGTATTCATGAAAATATTTACATCCAAAAATACAGCCTTTAGGCATGTATATTAAATTTTTATTTTTCATATGATATATTACTAAACCTTTCTCTATATTCTTTAGCTAATCTTTTTCTTTCAGATCTATTAGCAGATCCTATTCTTTGTAAGGCCTCTTCCAAATCACTTTTATAAGAGCCAAAATAGAAATACGCTGTTATAGCCCTATAGCAACCATATGATATATCTTCTATAACAGGAAGTATATTGGATAATTCACTAGCACTCAAATCAGAATATTTCTTATCATATACTACTTCTCCGGTATGTTGTCTTATTTCAAAATATCCAGTAGTGCTTCCTCCAAGAATAATTTTCATTCTAGGTCCATGAGGTAAACTTCTGCCCCTTCCTGATAACAGATGTATTACTATTCTATTACCGCTTCCATTAAAATTCTCGATTTTGAAATTGTTTTCTTTAAGAATTAAATCTACTTCATTTTTATAAATCATAATTATTTTACTCCTTATTAGGTATTTATTCATGATTATAATATGCAATTAAAAAATAAAGCGGTAGCCATTAAGACTACCGCTTTATATCATTTTTGCAACTTAGATAATAGTGCAGTAGGGAATGTCATAAGATTATTATATGCATCTCCTAATATATCACCATTACTATTTGATGGGGATACAGCATAACCAATATAACCTTCTTTACATACTGGTCTCGGATATTCGATATCTGAACCGCATTTTCTTAATATTATGGCATGCTCGGTATCGTCATAATATCCATCTGATTCCCACCAAGAATTATATGGCACTTTCACATGTTCTCCATCTGAATATTTTGGATAGTTTCCATACATATATCCCATATCAAATGAATAATTTAATTCGGCACCATATTTTTGTAAGAATATGGAACATATTTCTATAAATACTTCATCCAGAGTACCAGATAGTATAAGCCTTCTATATCTGGAAGCATTTTCTACTTTTCTTCTGAATTCATTAGCATCCGATGTCATATATTCTAATTCACTATCTAAAGGAACCATTTTCTTATCTGGTTCGAGTACATGTATATCATACCAATTATGAGGTTCTTCTTTAGGAAGCATTTCGATAAGGCCTTCTAAAGTATGGCTACTCAATCCAAAATAATCATAATAAAATATTGTACCACTTGGAATATATATTTTGTCAATAAATTTTACCATCTAATTCAATCCTAATCCTTTCTGCTGTTTTATGCATATCATATCTAGGAGAGCTTACTATTAGATCTGTATAATATTGCATGATTTTAGTGTTTGTAGTTGAATTATTTTTAGATAATTCATATATAAGCTTATAACAGCCATACGATACCTCTCTCACCACATCTTCTATATGGGACCTATGATTTGTATTTATACTACTAGATATTAGAGAAATATCTCCATTATGTATATTAATCCTATATGTCGCAACTTCATTATCCTTTAGCATGACCTTAATTCTTGGACCATGTCTATTAGTTTCACCTTCGAGTACATGAAATTTATACATTCTTATTTTATTTATATTAGCATTTCTAAGATATATTGTACCTTCAGTTAAAACATTTTGATCATTTAGTTTATAAATCATTTATATTTCCTCCTTAAAAATAATTATTTAGACTTATTCTATAGATATAATATCTAATTAAAAAATAATGGGATGGAGAATATATTCTCCATCCCTATTAAATTATTCAATCTCTGCTTTAGTAATTTTAACTTCTCTAAGCAAGGATGCCATACTAGAATCGATTCGTCTAAGACTTTCGATTTCTTCTTTAGCGCTCTCAATAGTATATCTAATAAGAGTTCTATCACCCTTGGGATGAAGTGCAGATACAGCCAATTGATCTGGATCCTGTTCGCCCAAGCCCTTATATCTAATCAGGCCGGATGGGATCATATTATCGAATTGACACATTAAGGAATACAAACTAACAGCTTCATCATTTACACGATAATACAAGTCAGTATTATTCTTAATGGTCTCGATAAGGGGAATACAAGAAGCTATAAATTTATCATTAATAAATACATATTGATATCTACTATTGACAAGTCCTTCAATTCTAATGACACCATTATCTTCAACGATATCAACGAATCTGTATAACTTCTTCAGTTCTGTTCTCAGAGCTTTTGCATTAAACGTAGGTTTAATGTAATAAGCTACAGATGCAGATACAGATGTTTCTGTGATAGGAATATCTTCTATATTAAAATCTCCATCATCAGAAATATCTTCTTCTTTTTTAGAGGTCTGCTTCTTTGCCTTACTAGCACCCTCTGTTTTCTTTTTTGTCGCACTTTCTGCTTTCTTACTAGTAGCCTTTACGGCTTTAGCCCTTGCAGCCATACTGGCGACAGCTTCAGGATTACCAATCTCAACAAATCTTGCGAGATGATATAATACAGATTCTAATAGATCAGGATCTACCGCAAAAGTATTTGCAATAGATTCAATTTGATCTTTATAATCTATATTCTTAAAGAATAAATTTGTAGTTTCATTGCTAGTAAGTCTACGCCCATTAATATCTGTAAGCACATGATTGTGAGCAAACAAATTCTGGACATATTTAGTGAAATCAAGCTTTGTAGTAAAGTATTTCATACTATTGCCCTTACCTCTAATACCAAACAGAGGAGGAACAGCACGATAAACCCTACCAGCTGTAATCAATTCTGGCAGATACATGATAAAGAATCTAAGCAGAAGTGTATTAATGTGTGAACCCTAATATTCATATAAGTTCGCTAAACTTATACCGTTCTCTTATGAACTGCTACATGTCACCATGTAGGTTAGACTATATCTTCACCTTCAGCATTGCCTGTTAAGGGCTCTCCATTTCGAGCTCGCTTGAACCCTACGTCTTTCGACTAGTCGTTGAACGTTCCTCATATAAGAGGCTTCGCTGCTGATTGTCTCAATTTTTAAGATATTCCAGCAATTAAGAGAGTTATTTTCTTAATATTTCTATTAAGCCGGACAGCTCACAACCTTATCCGGATCCGCATCTGCTAAGAAAATTATCTTATCGAATTTACACTTAGTTATATCAAAATTCTTACCATATCCACAACCAATAATTGTGATAATGGAAGCAATTTCTTGATTTGCTAAGAAAGATGTTTTAGATGTTTTAAATGCATTAGGCAACTTACCACGGATCAATATCTTCATATAGAGTCGCTACTTCTATACCGTTCTCTTATGAACTGCTGTATGTTTCCATACAGATGAGACTATATCACGATCCATTTATATGGATCCTTCCCATTTCGAAACTCGCTTGAGTTCTACTCTACTCGGTTCATCATAAGATACCTTTCGATAGTCGTTGAACCTTTAGAAATCATAATCTTTAGAGATTGAAATGAATGCTTTTCTAGCTCTAATTTTATTTATAATCCGTCGACTTTTATCATATTTCTCATAACCTACGGATTCTTTTGATATATTAAGCTTATTTAGTATCTCAGTACTACTCATACCAGATTCTAAACATTTGCACACTTTAGTTATTTTATCATTATCTAAAGTTTGGTCATGTCTAAATAACTTTGATTTTGAAAAATCAAAATCCTTAGATATATCTGAGTAATATTTACCCACTCTAATATTACTTATTATATCACAATAATTTGCTAGCTCTTTTGAAGATAAAGTAGAAATATCTATTCCTAATGATATTAAAATATTCTTATATCCGGCATCTGCTTCTATCATTTTACAGATAATTCTAACTTCATCATCACAAAACATATCTCTATTGTTTCTGCTACTAAACGAATAATCCTTACTTATAGTAACCCATGCTTTTCTTTCTCGTATAGCTCTTATATTTCTTCCAAGATCTATACATCCTGTATCTATAATCAAAGGTTCTATCTCTTTAATAGTCATTCCTTTTTCTAAGCATTGACATATTAAATGAACTTGATCATTGGTGAGTTTAGCTTTTGCATGATTTTCTCGTATATTATTATTCAACCCCGTATCAAAAGAATGATGATTATTCTCTAACGTGGTTGTCCACTCTAATTCCTCTACCCTATTATCTATCTTTATTCCTTTAAGATGATTTCCCTCGAACGATTCAGGATTAGGTATTGGACAAAATGCCATTAATACTAATCTATGGACAAGAAAGTGTTTGGTATTACCATTTAAACACGATAAACCCACTCTTAAATATCCATCACTTGTAATTTGCATGCTAATCTGCTCACCGGTTATTTTATTAATTATAGTACCATAATTGCTTACAGAATATATCGGTTTAACATTTGGAATTACTATATCTTTAAACTCTTCATTATTAAAGATAATTGGATTATACATAGTGCATCACTTCCGATTTCTACTTGGCTGCTGATTAGCATATATTATATAAAAGTTTCTAAGGCTTTCATATAATACTTAGCATCCCAGCAATTAAGGAAGTTTACGATTGACTATTACTAGTCAATGCCCCGTCCACTTCAGGGAATACGCCTTGCGTTGCAGTATCTCTACTATTCTTAGTAGAACCTAATGCAGAATCACCCTCTACAATAATCAACTCCAGATTTTTATGTCCAGAGGGTGGGACATATTTCTTTGGCTTACCAGTAAGAGAACTCGCTTCATAGTTATTAGATAGCTTGATCTTACTATCATCACTCTTCATTCGTATCTCAGCAATCTCCTTGATGAACTTGCAAATCTTTTGCAAATCACCAGGACTCGTCTTAGACCATTCTTCCAAAGATTTCATAGTCAGATCTTTGATATATTTATACATATCTTCATTTGACAGAATGCCCTTAAACTGACCCGCAAATACAGGATTCAGATGAGCAGCTGCAATAATGACTTTAAGACCTGTCTTGACATCATTATTTACCACAGAAACTTTAGACTTCTCACCAAGATAAATCTTGTTCATGTAGTTTCGGAAGAAGTTACACACACCATCCATAAAACCAGCAACGTGCGTGCCGCCAGTTGTAGGTGTAAAGTTTGCATAACTTACAATATCTTCTACAGACGTTAAATCACTTGAGTCATAAGTGAAGGCGATCTCAGCTTTCATGTAACCAGTATCATCTTTAAACTGTACTGGTGTTACAAGAGGAGCTTGAGTTCTAACCATAAGAGATGATATAATACCATCCTTATTCACTAATTCTTCCTGATACTTGATTTTACCATCTCTATCAATACCGGTAAAATCTATTCTATCACCGACATTGACAAGAGGATATACCTTCAATACTAGATCAAGGAAATCTTCGCAAGTAAGATTTACTTCGTCTAATACATCAAGGTCTGGTGTCATGACAACAGTAGTTCCCTGTCTGCCCTCAGGACAAGGAATAACCTTTTCCCCTTCAGGCCATAATACACCAGAATCAAAATGTACATGCCTAGCTTCACCAAGCACGTACGAATAGATATCAAAAGATTTTGATAATGCCATAGCAACACCAGAGCCAACACCATGAACACCAGATGTATACTCACCGGGTTTCTTGGAATAGTTAGAACTAGTATGCTGACTAGCATAGATTTCAATAATTTTACCATGAGGAATACCGCGTCCAGTATCTTCTACTACCACAGCTTGAGTTCTTTCATCAAAACTCATCTTTACGTAGTGACAAGGAGATTCTACACGGATAATCTCATCAACAGCATTCTGGAAAATTTCTCGACCACATGCCTTCCAACCAGTATCACTTTTTGCACCGATATACATACCCGGGAATCGGCGCACAGCTTCTACAAAGGTATCAATGTGTTCGATCTTATCACCATAACTACGAATGCTTTCTTCAAAATTTGTGGCTTCATTATTCTTAGTAGGCTTAGCCATTCTAATACTTCCACCTTTCGTAGTTTTACGTCTTACAACGCTTAATTAGTTGTTATTAGGCTATTTGGAGACTATAAGATTACGGATATAATTGATTAGTCTCCGCATAAGCTCTAGCCGAAGCTGCACGATCAGGATCAAAGTCGATATAACTAAAAGTAGTTTCATCTCCGTATACTGCAGCTGTGGCTATCATATCAAGAACCTCATCTCCATCCGCTCTAGTAATAGCATATCTATTATAGGCACAATTAGGAAGTTCCATATGTTTTCTAATTCTATACTCACTTACTTTAAAGAAAGTGATATCTGTATTTAGTATCCATAACTCTCCTGTAAAGAAAGCATCAAATACTTCTGTTTCTGTAGGCGCATGAAGAAATTCTACATCTACATATGCCTCATATAAATATAGGTTTACATAGTGATTATCGAGTTGATGTTTATCTATATCGGGATTTTGGGTGATCTGAAGTGATCTTAAGCATCCTAATATTGTAGGTGCACATGGAATACGAGGAGTATGATGATCCTCATAATGCGCAACACTCTTTGGGATATAAGGCTCATAAGTTATTGAATTACCTCTATCACACAATTCAATTCTATATACTTTCATCTTTTGCATGGAGTTATCTCCTTCCTTTATTTTCGTCATATTAATAATATACAAATAAAAGGAAAAATGAAATATACATATGAAAGAGAAAGAGGGTAGAAGATTTCTCTTCTACCCTCTTTAGGTATTATTTCATTGTATAGGATTTAGCTAAATCTTACACATTGAAGACAGCTGTCTGCTGAACCTCAGACTGAGCAGCGGGAGCAGCTGCAGGTGCTGCTACGGGAGCAGCGGGAATTGCACCAGGAGCGGGAGCTACGGGTGCAGGAGCAACAGGAGCACCGTAAGCCAGAGGATTACCGCTGGGATCGTACTGCTGCATCACAGGCTGCTGATAATAACCAGCAGTGGGCTGAGGAGTCACAACAGGGTTAGGTGCATAACCACCCTGCATGGGCTGCATCATGGGCTGCTGATAACCGTATGCGGGCTGCTGATAGCCATAGCCAGGAGCCATGCCGGGCATGAACTGACCGGTCAACAGATTATGCATAGCGGTAAAGCCGGGATAGTAGCCATTAGCAGTGAATTCGGGAGCCTGCTGCCAATTTTCATACTTGGAGAAATTGTTCAGAGATGCCTGGAAGACGTTGGGCAGCTTCTTCAGCAGAGGAATCAGCTGATAATACTGGCCGGTCAAGCTATCCGGAGCATCACGATAGATGGACTTAGAAGTCTGCAGGATATCAATAATGGTACCAACAGCATTAGTGACTTCTTCGACGGTTCCATTGAACATGTTGAACTCCTGGCCACAAATCGTGCAGCGCCAACGGTCACCACCAAGGTTAACCAGGGAATCTGTGCCATTCTTCTCACGGTGAGTACACTTAGCGATCAGAACGTCATCAGTGCTGATCTTGATATCAAGAGTTTCAGCACCAGACATAGATCTCAGGTGATTGATCTCTTCCTGAGTCAGAGGCTGGCCATTCTTCGCCTGGGGCTTAGCGGGGACAGCGTAGTTGACGCCATAAGGATTTGCGTAGGCGTTGTTGGGATAAAACTGTGCGTTGTTCATGTTTGTTCCTCCTAATAATGATTTTGAATTTTATTTTGGATCAGATATAAACATCACTTTTCCATTATAAATTTGTTGCTAGGGATATAATTTAATAATGAAAAGGTGGATGAAAACATCCGCCCTTTATACTGAGGTCACCAATATATTATATCGTTATTTTTGCGTTTAGTCTAGTAAAATATAACAATAAATAGATTGGCAAAATAGTATATACATGTAGGGGCATAAACCCCTACATGTATTAGTTAGTTCATTTTCTAGTAAAGTATTAATGGAACTTAACGACAGGGTCAACCTCTGTACCATAGGTATACCAGACCTGATCATTACCAGTACCATTTTTGGTAACAGTATTACCATTGGGGCCAACCAGACGGATAAGATTAACCGTAATACCGGACATATCCTTATTCTGTTCGGTACCTTGAGCAAGCAAGAATCCAGCATATTCATCTTCAGAAGTTTCCTTGTATTCATTATCCACGCAGTTGATAATGACACCAATAGCCTTACTATAATTACTGATACGAATAGCATTAGCAGCATAATCCCAAATGTTATTGAGGATATTGATTGTTGCACCATCCTCGAACTGGAACATGCTAATTGTATTATTTTTAGAAGCACCCTTAGCAAACGTATTGTAAGAGATTTCTACATTAGCAATCTTCTGGTCCTCCCTCTGAGAGAACTCGATCAGATTGTATACGTTATCTTCACAAGCTTCAAAGTTATTAGACTCCAGAGTCAGATTACCATTAGCATTGATAGCATTATAGTACTTACCAGTGGGCTTAAAAGTACAACCAGTAATAGTAGCAGTACCATCGATCTTAACCATTGCTGTGCCCTTTGCCGCATATGCATCTGTTTCATCATTTGTACATGCGAAGTTAAATCCAGTAATGTTGATATCCTTACCTTCAGCAGTCAATACACCATTGAAAGTGGCACCATTGGAACGTAGGGTAATACCATCACCCTTGAATGTGAAATCTTCATCAAAGACAACATCTGCATCAACAACAATGCTATCTCCAGATTTCAAAGAACCGCTACTCATCAGTTTGGTCAATTCTGCGGCAGAAGATGCAGAACGAATTACAGGAGCAGAATTACCAGTCGTACCAGTAAGTCCATCTACACGAGGCATAGATGTATTACCCATAGGTATAATAGTGGGGTCGATGGTATAGTAGGGAGTAGGACGACTGGGCTGAATGGCCTGATTACGAATATTGCGAGACCAAGCCAACATAGCATTGCGCTTTTCTTCACTTACAACATCCTTCAGGAATCCACTATTCAAAGCCTTTTCGAAGTCCTTCTGACTATAGATAGATTCTACCTGCTGTACGATACCATAGTCTGTGCTAATAACCTTAACAGGATAATTGCACTGAGATTTACCATCTTCATTAACAGCAACACAATGCAGCATATTATTTGCATCATCAAAGACAACGAGATCTTTAGATGTTACAAAATCAATACCGCCATCTAAGCAGAAACGCATATATGCACCAAGAGTAGTTTTAGTACCATCTTCCTTTTCTACTTCCTGCATATGTGTTTCCTTTAACAGTTGGATCTGTTTAGCATCCATTATTTTTCCTCCTTATAAAAAAAGATAATTATAATAAAGAAATATGGACATAGAGCCAAGCCCTATGTCCATTGCTCTTATTAAAATGTTACATATTGTACTTATACTCAGGCAATTTGGTCATGAGTGTATAAAGAAGACGTGTGTCTCCAGTCTTCAGAATACCTTCAAGAACCTGTCGTACAAGCATGTATCCTTCATAAGTCTTCGTATCTCTATGGATCAAACCAAGTACACTCGGCTCATTTGTTCCAGGATACGCATAATTTAAAGCAGTAAGATGAATACTAGCATCAAGAATTCTCTTATCCACTTCAATTATGATATTTCTGACAAAATCAGGATTACGGAACACATGTCCCTCGTTATAAAAGTTGAAATTACCAAATGCGATATTACGAATCATTTTCATGCCCTCTCTGCCCATTACCTTAGCATTGGACAATGGATCAGGATTCTTAGGCATACTACGTTTTTTATTTTTGTTATTATTGTTTCCCATAATTTGATTCTCCTTATGTGTATTTGATATTCATAATAAACTTTAATAGTTTTCATATAAATAATATATGATCAAATCTTATATTATTTTTATACAGTAGGATTGTCATTAGACTGCGGGTTATTAGTACTTCTTCGCATATTCATAGCTTCATCTATCATAGCTCTATAAGCCTTCTGCTCTGGAGTTAGAAAGAATGTATTATTCTCCATATCATCCTTATCATCGGGAGAACCATTATTGACATAATCATTTATATCAAAACCATCTTCTCCATAAAATGATTGGATACCAGTACAGAATGCATAAATATTCACACATTCATCATAAGGAAGAAGATAATACTTCGTATCCCCACTCTCTGTTTCAGTCTGCTTAGTCTCTGTAATAACTTTAGATGTGTAAATATTCACGCCAAGTCCAGAGGTTAATTTTTCTTTAATATCGAAATATGCATCTGTTCTTCCTATACATACAGAGAAAATTCTACTATATATTTCATCCATATCATCTTCTGGATCTATATTGTATAGAATGATATACGTCTTTTCTTCAACGTCCTTAGTCGGGGCATCGAAAATTATTGGTCTTATAAGTTTAGCATTTTCGTCTTGTTTGCTAGTATTCTCATCATTAAATATAATAGGTTGTACTAGCTTTTTATCTTCATTAGACATATAAATCCACCTACCAATACTTTCTATTTTTCTTAATATAGATACATTTACTCCTGAATCTACTTAAGGCTGTATAATGAAGCTGATTATTATTTTGAGGAAGCCATTCTTCAAAATAAATACCATTAGTCCACTGAGATCCTTGAGCAGTATGAACAGTTTGAACGTATCCATATTCGAAAGCTTCTCCATTACGGAAATTAAAATTCTTCATATCCTTCTTCATTTGAGGATCTGCAGAGAAATATTCATAGTCAACAGGAAGTTCCATAAATGGCGCATTGCCTAGATCTGGCATAAAATCAATTCTAAAGCATTTTCCATCGAATGTAGAAACATCCGGCTGATTTATAACACGACCTGTAAGACCATTTGTTAGATTAATTCCGCCACTTTCCATTCTCCAGTCATTCATTTTGCAGATCAATTTCTCACCTTGATCTGGTAGAATACTGTGCTTATGAAGAACATCATGACGAATAAGATCTGTATATTTGGCTCTAGTTTCATTTTTTGCGCATAATACAACCCCAGCAGCAAGCAACATTTGAGGGGCTATAGGAAGGAAATCTTTTTCTTCCATAACCATAACTTCATTACCATACATTCCAGTATGGATAGGAAGTCCTTTCTTAGCCCTTTGGCATAAATATATAATTGCTGAATTTGCAGCCTGCCTAAGGATTTCATCTAATACGTGAATCTCTCCATCCACCAAAAATGCTGGTTGATCAACAACTGGAGGTAATTGATCAAGATCCCCAGCAACAAGAACCTTTTTACCAAGACTTAAAATATCATTTCTCATTTTAAGTGGAACCGTTCCACCCTCATCTATTGCTATAAGATCTATATGAGATAAATCTTTAAGTCTATATTTATATACAAACTCCGGACGATTAAAGTATTCATTCATCTTAATGCGTCCTAATTCATCCCTAACAGGAACTTCTACGATTTCATAAATCCAGGAATGAATTGTTTTAGCATTTGTCAAACCCTTTAGTCTCATATTTATTGATGCAGCTCCTACATATGCCATAGGAGCTACAGCCATAGGCTCTATTCCGATAGCTTTTATAATTGCATCCATAACAACAGACTTACCAGTACCAGGATTACCGGCAAATTGGAATATCTGTTCAGATGAATTATAATACCATTTTACAGCAGCATCTACGATAGATTGCTGCTTTGGGGTTAGTACTATATTTCCCATAGCTTAACCCCTTTTTGCTCTAACCGCTTGCTTCTTTTCTACAATATCATATTTACGAAGATCTTCGCTACATCTGCTATCTCCATTAAGTTGCATAACTATATCTACATACTTTAAAGTATCCCTAGAATAGCTTTCAGATGTAACTGTCTGATTATCACTAAACTTACATTCTACTCGACCAGAATTATCTTTCCCATCGATATTATAGAAAGCAGATACATTTACGCCATTTTCATCGGCATATTTTTCTAAGAAAAGACCGAATAACTGATTCATCATCTTTTTATTATTATACGGATCAAATTCAATAGAGTTGCGACCACCATAATAACCAGGAGCCATTACTGGCATGCCATTAATAGCAATAGCCATTCCAGAATCTTGATCTATTAATTGTCTGTGTCTATTGGGCTCTAAACCCAGTTCCTGCATGATTTTGAGATTGATTTCCTTATCAAAGTCATTCATAGTTTAATACCTCTAAATAAAATTAGTTCTTGGGCTACAACACCCAAGAACTGTAATATAATTGAGTAAGCCCGAACTATTAATTAAATAATAGTTCCCCATAGGATTAATAATTATAGGAAGCGAGGCCTTTGAGATGTCTTTACCTCAAGAAACAACGACTATAGAGGAATTTATCGAATCTGGTAAAAGCGTTAGTATAGATTATATGGATCTATCTTTTGTAGATAAAATAAGTAATGGAACTTGGGTTACCGTATTGAATGTTGTAAATGATTATTTAGCTGAGCTTAAAAATGCTTGTGTTACCGTTGAACTTACTGAGGCACAACAGTGGGCATATTTCTATAAGCCTAAAGTCTTATGCTATGATATCTATGGTAATCCGGAACTATACTTTATAATACTTCTCTTAAATGATATGGCAGATGTAAAAGAGTTTACTAAGCCGAGACTTAAAATGCTTAGAAAAGATCATATGTCATCTTTAATAAGCCATATATATAATTCTGAAGCTAAAGCTATATCATTTTATAATGATAAAAAAGATTAAAAAAAAAATAAATAGGCTAGAGGATTCAACCTCTAGCCTATTTTATTTATACAACATCATCGAATATAATTGGTTCAACAAGTTCTGTGAATACCATGGAACTTTTATTTGCTAAAGTATCCATAGATCCACTCATGACCTTGGCCGAGAACATATTATTCTCATTTCCGGAAGATCTCATAACCTGGCCAAGATCCATAATTGTATTAGTTTGATACTGAGATTTATTTGTGCCAATTTGTCCACCAAAGGGATCATTTTTCATAGTTGTCTTAAATACGGCAACCCTTCCAAAATCTTCCTCTAGCTTTAGTGTATCGCCGACAAATGGCAAGTATACAAATTCTCTATCTCCAGCATCATATCTAATTTTTATTCTTTGTACACCAAGATATCTTTCATTTGTTTGAGTAGTTTCTGGAGCTATCAGGAATCCTGCATCGATATTGTTCAGGATCAACATAGACTCACTAATATTAGATCTACCAATAAGTCTAACAAGATCGGACTTACTGGCTTTACGACCTTCATCTATATGCTTAGAAGCATCTCTGTTTAGCTGAGCAGCAGTTATTACAGGAATATCTTTAATCTCAGCAAATGTTTTAAACTCATCAACAATTGCACCATATTCCAAACGAGTTTCTTGGAGCCGTTCAGTTGAACGAATACGGCCAATATAATCCTGGAATAGTGCTATTACTTCCATACCTTGATCTTCAAGATCTTCGGTAAGAGTATATAGATAACTTGTGTCCACAGAATTAGAAGGTTCAAATTTGATGATGATATCTATCGGAGATTCATCCGTTAGATATAGCTCACCCTCTTCTCTGAACATTCTCATTGCTCCCTCAGGAGAGTAATCCGTCATCCTCTTATGACCTGTAGCCATATTAAAGAGTCGATCAATAGACTCTATAACTGTATTCTCCATTGTCAATAATACGATACATGGTCTCTTCGTCGGGTCTTTTGTTTTATAGTCACGATTATACTTCTTTAACTGATATAAGATATTCATCATTGTGCTCGACTTGCCTTCTATATATCAACTTCTAACGTAATTATTGTACGTGTTAAGTATGATTTCCTAATTCACAGAACCCCTCCAACATATATCGCGAGTACATGTCGGCCACAAAATTTAGATAAATTTCGTGGTACGAGGCTCTCCAAAGGCTTTAACTCCCGTGTATAGTGCACGGTACATATATTCTTTTTACATTATATCACTATCCACCGAAAGTGGTAATATGCAAACTAAACATATGCATTTTTATATGCCAAATTTCTAAGATTTATAGCAGCATTCAGATCACGATCTATCCGTAATCCACAAACTTTACATTTATAAACGGAAGAATTAAGTTTACGTATTGAACCGCAATTACTACACAATTGTGATGATGGGTATAATCGATCTGCTTTTATTACAGGTATACCTAATTCAGCAGCCTTATATTCCAATTGTCTGTGTATATCTCTAAATACTATTTGTGGTACGAATTTCTTCATCCAATTTCTTTTTCGCATTTTAGATAAACACAAATCCTCTATTACAATAGCAGAAGGATGTTTATCTATTATACGTCTAGTAGCCACATTAGTATCATAAGATTTTTTATTCTCTATACGATTACTAATCTTAACCCATTCTTTCATTCGTTTATAGTGATTCTTAGATTTTGGTATATCCTCATACTTGATTTTCGTACGTTTTGATTGATTTATATATTTCCTCATAGAGCGCATAGCTCTTCGCGTTTTTTGTTTAAGTCTTTTGTTTAATTTCGAAAAATTTGATAGTTCATAAACTTCGCCATCCGATGTTGTTATCATGTGTCTTATACCCACATCAACACCTATAGGCTTACCTAATCCTTCAATAGGAAGAAATTCCATATCTTTTTCGGTTGTACATGAAAACCAAAATTTATCATATCCGTCGTAAGTTATTCTGGTTTTATACATTCTAACCCCTTCTGGAATATGATGATCTTTAGCATCAACCAAACCTACTCCTGATATATAAATATTTCTTCCATCGATATGACACCTATCGGATCTAGTTCCAAATGATTTTTTAGATCTTTTCTTAGACTTAAATTTAGGAAATCTATTAATCTTAGCAAAGAATTTTGTAAATGCTACATCAGCATCTATTAAAGCTTCTCTTATAATTCCTATAGACATATTATTTAGCCATTTGAAATTCTCATTATTATTTCTCATATCGGCAAATTTCTTACACATTTGATTAAATGTAATAAATATTCCGCCAGAACGATAATAATCTATCTGAGACCCAATAGCTATATTATAAATAGCTCTATATGAATCTATAAAAGATAGTATTTTATCCTTTTGCTCTTCAGTAGGATATATTCTAACTTTATGACCGCGCAAATTATCAGAATTGGCTTTACATTTTTGAGCCATCTGTTTTACACCTCCTTTCATCATATAGAATTAATGAAAGGTTAGAGAGAATATATTGATTAAATTACGTTAGATATTGATAGTTTCTTATAAACGCAACTTTATAAGAGTACCTTCTGTCACCATAGGGTACCACTATTTTTCAATAGTGTATAGACTATATATTCATCCTTTATAAATGGGTGACTTTATAAAGGAGCCGGATTTTTCTTCCGCCATTAGCTTGCGGTTTTACTCCCCTGCCAGGGGATAGTCGTTGAACCTTCACTATTTTACAAGTGATTGGCTGCTGAAGACCCATTTGTCGAGTTAGACCTTAGGATTTAACCATAGTCCATCCTTAAGCTTTTTTCTACTTTCGTAACATTCACGCTCATCTTTTCAGATCACGTTGTAGTGCTTAAGGCTTTAGGGATTGCCAGCAGTTAACCCGGGGAACTTGCATATTACTATACAAGCTGTGATTACCGTTAGGTTACACCAGGCAGACCGAAATAGACATAACAACGTCCATTCTCATATCCACCACCGAGAAGTTCATTCATACCTTGCATACCAGTCATAAGCTTACGTCTAGGACTACTAAGAGCTGAGTATGTGTCATACATCACATTCTCAAAATACCCATCACGTAAACTGAACATTTCTTGAGTCTGATTCTGGTTTCTACATCTTCTAAAATTATTCTGAATAGCATTTATTGCTTGCTCAAATTCAGCAACTATAGCAGCTTTTGTTCCATAATCAGATGTCTTTATTCTGGTACAGATATCTAATAGCATATCTACGCTAGAATAAACATGAGAAAACTTAAGAGCTTCCGAAACCATATTATTCATCCAGTTTATTTCAGCTCCAGTAAGTCCAGCAAATTCTTCTAGATTTACTATATCTGTATCCAGTATGCCTCCATTTATATGAGACAATATCATAAAGGGATCTGTAAGATTGAACTCGAGTCGCCCCTCGAGACCTTTCTTAATAAAATCGATTCTTTTATTCTTTTCGGCATCATTTATATAATTATCTGGATTTATCAGATAAATTAAATTTCTTAAATTAATTAATTGTCCACGTCTTATATTCTGGCTATCTGTAACCAGACATTTACACATTATTTCTAACGTATGCAGATCAAGGTTTATATCAAGTCGTTTATTTGATTTAACAACCGAAGATCCTTGACCTGAATATTTTGCTCTTCTTTCTAAGTTCAAGAATCTCGCCACCATTCTTAAATATATTGATAGCTGTTACTATTTATGTTTTGTGCATAAATAGTAGTCTATATTTATCAGATTGACGGAGAAATTAACTTACACTTCTTATTAAAAATAGATTTAATAAGAACCCATAAGCTTACCCTATCAATTCTTGTAGGAAATAGTAATCTACCAGGATTATGATACTTATTAAGGTCTTTAACAGATGTAGTATATAAATCTTCATAGAATTGATTCCAGTAAATATTACCACCATCTGCAATATTTACCTTAAAAGGTTTTTTGTAAATATAACTCATAACCTTTTCTGTCATCATATCATTTGTATAAAATGTGATTCTATAAAAGAATTTTTTCATATCATTTACCTCTCAAAAGTGTCGAATTATGATCCTTTTTAAATAGTCCATGAATTTAGAATTAAAAGGATCCCGATTCTCTAATAAGACGCTCAATCAGATCTACAGCTTCCTGTGTAGAAGTACTAGAAGCCCGTTTTGATCTGATAGGAGTAGCTTTGTTAAATGCACCAATATCAGATGGGTCTAATAGACTTCTCATTATTGCGGCTTTAGTCCGAATGCCTATTTTACCATCTGCCACAGTACATCCAGATTTTTGCTGAAATCTTTTAATAGAATCTGGATCTATTAAACTGACAACACCATAAGAAGTTCTAAATAATACACTAGGTTGGTGCTTTTTCTTTGTATTATTCATAGAGCACATAGGCTCTATATTATTCTTTCCGAGCAATGACACTAATTTCATCCCCATTCGTATTAAATGTTGCCTTTATTATTGTATCTTGTAAATTTATCTTTCGATAAGATGTATTACCATCTCTTATCCATACTTCATTTATAATATCATTATTCTTCTTTGAGTGTCTAGTCACTACCAATACCTGACCAATATATAGCTCATCTATTTTATCCAGGAATTCTATAGGTTGGCAATATAGTATAGGAAGCACTTTCTGAATATCGGACATATTAAATACCTCCGGCTAATACGGCCTTTAATTTCTCTACAGTAATATATTGACTACCCATATTCTGGTTGATGAAATTTACAAACTTCGTATAGCTATCCAAATTTGGATCTAAAAGAAATTCAAAACCAGAATATTTTTCCATTATACTATCTGTAGTATTTACTTGTGCAACTTCTTTAGATACATACTTCTTTATTGCAACATGCGGGTTATTTATATAATATTGCTCAATAACCTTTTGCATAGAAGGTTCATCCAATCTACTGAAGTCTATTCTTATATTATCTATTCCATTATTCATTAACCCATCCAGATATTTAATTACCTCATTAGGGTCAGCATAATTTAAAGTGCTAATATCTATAGTATCATATCTAAAAGATTCTATAGGAATAAAATCCATAGAATGAGCATTCGATATTCTATCATGTAATACTATTACAAATCCTTTATCTTCTTCTTCGCCGAATCTGTATCTAATCGGATTAGAGCAATAGTATATATAACCATTTAGACACATAGCCTTATGCACATGACCTGCAATAATCGGCCCTCTACATCCTGCAAAACTATCAATAGAAAATACAGGATATTTCTTTGACCCAAGATCCTCTTTATTTGCCCCGTATACCGAGCCAACAACAGTTCCATGCATAAAGCATGTATCGTAGATATCATCTAATAACGGCCTATAATACTCTTCTCCCTTACCATATTCTTCTGGGATACATAGTACTTTTAAACCTTTAATCATCTCAAAGTTAGCATGCTCTACAATTCTTAGATCTAGTCTAGGATCTTCAAGGTATCCGTAGAATAATTTAAGCTGACCAGAATCATGGCTTTCAGTTCCAGATATAATAATCATGGTTGCTTGTTTGATTATACACATTTCTGCACAGAGTCTTACGAACTCCATAGCATATCTTATAGCATCATGATTTGCCATAAATTTTTTATCAAAAATATCACCATCTATAGATAGGATATCAAAATTTATAAGATTTATTTTCTGTATGAATTGCTCATACAGAATAGAGAATTGAGTAGATGGATCTATAGATCCAAAATGTATATCTGCAATATGAACTTCTATCAGATATCTATTATTATTTATTGGTGTATAGTACCTCATAAATATTCTCCTTTTTACTTTATGCAAAAAGTATAGGGGACCCTCCGAAGAAGGTCCCCTACACATCAGCAGGAAGTCAAAAATATGGAATGTCCGCAAAAGCCATAACCATCGGAGGTGGTTATACTAGTATGTTTAGAAAGTTATATATAATTACCTCAGAGAATAGCAGTAATCAAATAGCGCCATAATCTTTGAGTTGATAATCTTGATTACTTGTTCTAAAAGCATTTCATCATAAGCTGTATAATCAGAATCTTGCCAAGCATTATCTACAAATACCATACTATTCTTTAACCTATTTCCGCGTTGACGCTCTATATCGACTATTACTTTTTGAGTATCTGAAATGAGTTTAATTGTAATTATACATCCTGTTGCATCATCTCTAAGTTTAAACCCATTTGTTCCAGCCATATATTCTTTAGATGAATATATGGCAAACTCAGAATCTAGAGAATGCGTATTATTATAAAAGAATATAAACTCAGATATTTTGATGAAATCTGCCATCTTCCATAATAAACCAAAACTAGGACTTCCTTTAAGAATATTATTTCTAAATTTACGCAATTTTATTTTATGAACTAATTTAGAAAATAATCCTTTTGGATTTTTCTCACTTATAATATTCATAAAAATATTTGGAGTTTTCATGTTTCCCATATCAATTCTCCTTTTCATATAAAGCATTAAACACTATCTGAACGATGAGGTTAAATGCTATATATAGCGACTCATACGAACAAGTCCTAATCATTTCTTTATATGTATTCCATTCTTTTGAATCTCTGTTTTCAGTAGTAACATCATCGAATGTATATACCGATCTGTAACTGTGTTCAGAATCTCTATTATCTATATGCTCAACTTTGATATTGTCTACAGCTGTAAATATCATTTCTTGTGTATTCGATTTAATCTTCATAATAGAAAAATTGTCGAAATAAGCAATATCTATTTTTGCACTTTCGACAATTATGCTATCATTATGAACAAGATCATCATCTTTTAAAATTTCCATAAGTTTAGCTGCATGAAAAAGACGGCAAAAACTTGCTATATGAGAAGAAGTGAAATAATTTCTATTGAAGTAGGTTCTATTTATCTCTCTTACAGCTTTATTTATTAAATACTTTTTCTTTAATTTAATTAAAAACTTAAACGGAAGTTTAATTTCATTTATTTCATTTAAGGTATTGATTAATATTGTTGTAGCCATTATTATACACCTCAAAATAAAGTTTTGAATTCTCCTTCTATCCTTTTGACGTTATAATATGCATATACAAGGGATAAGAAAGTATGCTCACATCTATTCATAAATTCTAAATGATTCATAATTGAAAAATCTAGAAGATATTCATTAAAACCAGGCTCATCTTTATCTAGCTGTAATACAATTACGCCGTCTATTTCAATACCTTCAACCTCTCTAAGCATATGCCTATAAGCACCTAGTTGTATAAAGTACCTATAAGTAACATGATTGCTTGTTTTGAAGTCCACAAGATATATTTTATTTCCTATCATAAGTAAAGCATCTAGTGTTCCTCCAAACCATTTGCACACTAGAGTATGCTCTACATAAATCACAGTTATAGGTAACCCTATATCCTCAGTGACAATATTATACCAGAGCTTAAACCCTTGAAATGGAATATTATTCTCTGTACATATTTTTTCTTTTAAGAATTTTTCTATCGCTGCATGTGCAATAGTTCCAGCTTCTGCTGCTCTATTTAATTCATCTTTATATCTTATGCCCTTAAAGCCAAGCGAGTTAGCCCAATACATAAGTCCATCGCTATGTATCATCGATGAAATTATTTCTGTAACTCTAGCTACAGTTTGTCCACTACTATTTTGATATAGGCTTGTTTTATTATCAAGGATAATATCTATATTATTTAATGCTTGGACTATATAATTATTATCCATAATTAGCATATCCTTTACTTTAAACTTTATGAGATAGTTAAAGTCCTTATTTATAACAAAAATTATGGGGTAGGCGTGCTTGCCTACCCCATAATTAATCCAATCTCTGGAATTTTACTTCAGAATATTTTCCTAAATACTTATATTTATATCCAGTGTTCCTATCTATAAGATATATGATTGGACGTTCTTCATTCTTTTTAGGAAATAGTGGTAATATTCCAGTATCCTCCATTTCTGCCTCTAAATCTAGTGCATCTATGGAAGAAATAGGATGATCTTTTAATCCAGAAAATATCACAAATGTGATAAATTTATTATCATCCTCTTTAAATTTATATGATGATAACTTCCAGCCATGCCAAGCTGTATCGATATAAATCTTTTTAGGTTTTAGTTTGCATGCTAAAATACATAGGAAACACAAGATTATTGTATAAGCTAAAAATGCCATAAGTACTATAAGTTTATTTGTATCCATAATATTACCTCATTATAGGATGTAATGTCCCGATATCTCTAGCCCATTTAATATCGCCCTTAGTATAAAGCTCATAATAATGATAATTTAATGGATTAAATATGTATGTATTCATATATCTACAATTGATAAATATATCAGGTTCTAATTCCATAAGCTTTTTCATACACTCGTCTATTTCTGCAAATTCTATGCATAAAATCCTTATTGATTTTCTGTCTATACCTCCAGAAAAAGGACAAAGTCCTATCATAAACACACCTAATATTAGTGTCATAATATAAAGCATTATTATAGGCCCACATAAATGCTTAGCATCTTTTAATATAGCTAATATTACAAGTATGCTAAATAAGATATACATGATCGCAACGAATAATATAACCTTTTTACATTTTGATGCATTAATATCTTTCATTCTTTTATCCTCCTAAGAAACTTCATTAGTCTCGTCTTTACGATAAAAACCTCTTTATTATTTTCTACATTTACAAATTTTAATTCTCCGTTCGGATGATTGAACACCATATATTCTGATGAATCTTTTTCTCCATAGCTATGCAAAAGGATAAGTCTAAAAACAGAAATATTATTTCTTATATAAGCAGATCTGTAAATAGCATTCCTTACATCTTCAAAACAATCTCCAGACATAGTGATTAAAACCTCTTCATCTATTGTGTCTGGAGATGTATATCTCCTTAATTTCTTTAAATAAGGATCTTCATTAGTCTCCCAAATTTCTTCATCGTCATCATATAAATAACTCTTACAATCTGGGTCGACATCTATAATACCAAAAATTTGTTTAAATAATAATAATATTTTTTTAATCATTTTTATTACCTCTTTCTTCCATATTATTATTTTGTAATATCTATAATTATAATATATTTTCAATCTTCATTTAATAAAGATCAGCCTGGGTCAACATACAAATAAAATATTAAATAAAAAGGAGGGCCTTAAAATGGCTAAAACATACGCTGCTACGTACTTATACGGTCAGTATAGTGAGTACGAAAAGCAGATTTTTTCCTTTATTATGACTGGTAGCGAAATTGATAAGAATACATCCGATTTTGATGATATCAAGTATGAAATTAAGCGCCGTCAGGTTAGTAATAGTCTTGTAAAGGTTCTTGAATCTAAGGATATTATTCTTGTTTCTAATGAGAAACCTTTGTCTAAGGCATTTAAGGTATTCTGTGCAAAGGATATAAAAGGTCCTGATAAGAGAAAGCTTAAGATCTTTATTGATTGCTCTAATATAATTAAGAAGAACGAAGAAACCGGTAGATATATATGTACTTCTATCGATGTTTTTATTTCTTATCTTGTAAGTGCAATGCATATAAAGATTTATTATATGGATGAAAACCGCTTGGTATCCAACTCCAAAATTATGTCTGTTGGTGCCGCTGCATTTGCATCTCTATTCACTCATGTAGTAGATTATGTATGCAAGATTAGTGCTATGCCTGCAGCAAAAAATAAATGCATGTATATGACAGCACTTTATTATTTAAGCAATCTTCTCGGTAAGGATCATACGCTTGAAGGCTGTAGAAAGATAGCTAAAAAGATATCTGGTCTCTCTGATAGAGATGCTGGTATAGTAGACATTCAGCTGAAATCTGAGAGTATGCTGAATATAAAATATTTTGTTGAAGCCATTGCAGATATTCTTCATTTGAATAAGCTGACATTGGATGTTGTTGTAGAGCGTTGGATGAGTATATATGGTACTGGCACAATATTCTCTATAGAATTCTTCCCTGCTTTTGCATCTATGATCACTGATGCCTATGTTGGTGCATACATCAATAATCAGAAAACAATTGAGAAAATCGCTGCAACAAATATGATCGAATTTACTAAGACGATTTTGGCGATTGGAGCTGAATCTATATGAATCAGATACTAGATGTAATTAACAATTGCAGAACTAGATCGGAAAATTACCTTATTGATAATCAGATTGCTTATATACCTAGAGTGAATAAAGATCAGATCGACTACCTGTGCTATAATTATTTTGTAGATGGTAGATTGATTAGATATATACCTCAAGGTCCTAAGTGTTGTTTCAAACTCAAGTATCTTCATTTTAAAATGCGTAAGATTAGACCATATAAGTATATTAGTGGAATACATTCATTAGTAGATCTTGTTAAAAATAATGTAATATATCCTCTAATGCTATTTATTAATGGCAAATTTATACCATTGGATCTAATCTTTATTACTATTTCTGATGAGAAATATTATATGATGGTAGATTCTACAAATACGACATTTGCTGATGATTGCAGAAATCTCAAATATGCTCAGATAGTAGAACTTCCAGATGGTTGTGTATATGAAAAAGATTATAGCTCATCTAATGATGATAGTTCTGTAATGCTAACATTTGATGATGAGGGCCAGTTTGATATCTTTTCTACAAAATATAGCATTAGATATCTAAAGCCCAATTCTGATATGATTTTTAATACATATACGACTAACCGTAATATTCCTTCTAATACAGTAAACGCTTTTCCTATTTTAGAAGGTGTTAATGATGTAAAATTAACCAGTTCTAATGTACTTCTATTTAGAGATGGTCTTTTATCCATTAATCCTATAGATAAGATTAGAAAAGCGCATGATGCTAATTATAAAACGGAAAGTGGCAGAGTAAATCCCTGTATCGAATTTGTTACAGATGATGATCCGCTTCCTGTTATTCCATCCATTAACTTTAGAGGATCTTTTATTTCTGTAGATAACGGTGAAAATGTAGATGGTGTTCGATATGATATATGCGTATTTATTAATACAAATTATACTCCATCTATCGATAATTATACTAGATTTACATCCAATTCTATAGAAGAGCATTCTATAAGGGAAAATTATGGAGAAGAAATGCCTGAATATTGGAAGCAGGCTATAAAGCCATTTGAATTAAAAATGAGTAGAGATAAGAGCTATGAAGATAATGTAACCGATGCCATAAACAATATCTATGCTCATAATCCATCCATTTTTAATGATGTATTTAAGAATAATACCAATCTTCTTTTTGATGAAAGAGACTATGATTGGCTTATTCACAATACTACACCTGATAGTATACTAGTTATACCCAGAAAGCATAGCTATATGCAAGATGAGTACTTCCTGATATTCGTCAATGGAGAACTCTATAGATATAGACATGCTGGTAAATATATAGCTAGCAACTATTACCTTCCTATCCAAAATATACACGAAAGTGATAGCATTGAAATAATGAGATTCCAGAATATAAACAATGGAACTATACCTATTATAATCAATGCTAATGATGGATTCGTCGATAGATCTAACGAGTTGATCAATGAAGATATGATACTCTTTAGTAGAGAGACAGATACTGACTATTTCGAATTTCCAGAAGATGGCCTTCAGCATTTTCCTGTAGAATATACTATAGAGTTTAACGAAGAAGGCCATTCAAGGATTACTCTTTCAAATGAGTTCTATTATGGTAAACAGCTAATCGCTGTATCTTCTAGCAGATTCAAGCACTTCTGCTATTATACAGATGAAACCCCTGAAAATTCCATTGATCTTGGAATCGATCTTGGGGATAAATTTATGTATTGTAATGACTACTCGAAGTATATGGTATTCTATAATGGTAGAAAGCTGAACAGTGACCATTATAGACTTACCCTTCCTGTACGTCCTACAACTCCGTTTAGTGAATTTAAGATTTATTTGACATTCCCTGTTGCTAAGGGAGATAATATAGATGTAGTATATGCTCCTGCTTTTATGAAAGATTTTGTCGCCAATTATGATTTATCAGAGCTTCCTTCCAAAGATCCTAATAAATATATAAATAGTGACATTATTGTCGATAAGAGTATGCTGACATATCCCCTCAGTTCTAAGCTTTTCATGGTATGGATCAATGGTAGAAAGATTCCCGAATCCCATATAACCGATATTGATTCTACAAGAATAAGAATAAATACAGACGAAAAATCTATACACAACGTCTGTATAACAAAATATACTCCTGATATTGATGCTCTTTGTGAAGCATTTACTAAGAATGCATCTATATGGGATAAGATTACTGCTAATTTCACTCTTGATGATATTGCATTAATACTTGGTATAGATGGAGTGACGATTCAGAATATTGAGCAGAACATCTATGCTGGAGCTGTTAATATCAAAGCTATTATGTATGAGCTTATAAGAGAGCATTATATTAGCAATGAAAGTATTGATATAAGTGAAGGATTCATCTATGATTATCAAGATGTCGATCAAAGCATTATGCTTACAGAAACTGATGAAGATGGCAACCAGATTCCTGTCGAAGATAGTTCTGGTAATACAATTCTTGAGGCTCTGGATTCTGATGCAACTGATAATCTGGATAACGTAGAACGTCCTTGGCCGTAATATGAGGTGAAACTATGAATATATTAACATCAAATGAAAATGGAACTCAGTTTGCTATGAGTCAGGCTATGCATGACAAATTGGATAAGTTCTTTGCAGAAAAGACAATTGTCGATGTAGATAGAAACACCTATCTAAATATCAATTTACACGATTCCAGATATAAGATTGTAATATCTCTCGTGTTTATGAGAGATTTTGATGGTCTTGAAATCAACTCCTATAGTGATGTAATTTTAGAAGGTAAAGGTGCTGTACTTATCTTCCCGCCTTATTGGCTGTCCATACCTAAGGAGCTATGTATTCCTTATTTCGAGTATATTATTAATGACTTTTATGCTAACACAGTATCTCAATGGGTTATTAATGGTGATAATGAAAATAATGGCAATACATCTGGAAATATTCCTGGCGGATGTAATCCTCCTAATACTCCTCCGCTTTGTCCGTGCAATGTATTATAAAAAATAAAGGGTGGCATTACGCCACCCTTATTATTTTTTATATCAAATACTATTAACCCGGATGTAATCAGATACGGCCGATATAAAAATGCTGTTGGTTAACTTTTTGATGTTTCCGAACACCGATAAAGCTCTAGGATTATCCTCCAAATCAATATTTTCAATGGAAGATCTAATGCATCTTTCGATGCAACCGCATCTGGTATTATAGAAATTTGCAAGATCTGGATACAGAGCTTTCGTAATGCCCGTATTCATAATCTCCGGGTTGAATATAACTTCTACGCATGCGGTAATCAGGTATTTAAATCCTTTGGATCTATAATTCACCCCAATATCGATGAATAGATCGCGCAATTCCTTTGCTACCTCTGTTTCGGACTTTGTGATTTCAAGTTTGTCAATTGTTAGCATATGTGATACTCTCCTTTATATCTTTCTTTAGAAAAAGTGCTATTTTAAAAGATAGCTATTTTTCTCACTCGAATAATATATAAAGAAAAACTATTAAAATTACAAAAAAAAAGAAGTGGGAATTGTTCCCACTTCTTTTTATCTCATTCAGATACTTCATCTTCTTTTGAACTATCGTTCATATTGGAAACTTCTTCTGCAAATTTTGAAACTAATTTGATAAACTGATTATCCTTATCAGATAGAAGCTTATGATCAATATCATCCTCCGACTCATAACATCTACGATCATTAGAGACATTGTAAATATTAATAAGATAAAGCTGTTCTACATCTGGAGTATTAAGATTTTCGAACTCCTCGTCTGAATATTCATCCATAGAATTTTCTTCATTTTCATTCATGATGCGATTGTTAGATACATCCAAATGATTTAAATTATTTTCGCTAATTAATGTCTTAAGAGTTGTGAACAGCCTTTCTGCCATATCACGTCCAGTAACCTCCATTATCATAAGATTAGGAATAATAAAATAATCTGTTGGGACGCCGTTACTAACAATTAAACGGCAGAATCTAATTCTATTAAGATCTACCGCTCTAACGCAGATATTGTTCTGAATAAGAGTTCTCACTGGTTGGACTAGATCTCGTGGAACTTCAACCACTCCATTACCATTACCCATACAGCTACAAGTAATATTAATAGGCGCTTTAAAAGCATAGTGACTAAACCTAAAATTATCTCTATGGGTATGATTTTCAGGATAAATTATTTCAATAGAATTTTTTATTGTAAAAGGTAAAAATTTTCCACAAGCTGTACAAACCGCTGTATATTCGAAAGAATTTTCCCCTCCTTGAATTGCAGTAGATTTAAATTCATCAATAACATGCCGTTTCATTTTATACCCCTCCAATTGTAATCTGATCATAATTGTTAAATTGATAAATTATGTTCTCTATAAAATTACAGAAGCCAAGTGCTCTTCCTTTATTAGATTTCATAAAATCTATACTAGGAGCGAAAATCATAATTACGTTCTTTTTAATAGTATCACCTTTATCATTAGATGCTGGAAATATCGCATGACCTATTTTTATTTTTGCTGTAGATTTATATCCGTTTATATTTTTATCTAGTATAGCTTTAGCTATATCGATAAATCTAGTGGCAGAAATGGTATCATTCGTACTGAAACAAAGCCGGAGGCTACATGTAGAATCTTTACCATCATCTCCCCATACCGTAAACATAGGTAAACTAATATTGTAGATATCTGGAAATATCTTAACAATCTTATCTACCAAAGTAGGTGTCCATTCTGGAACTGCTATCATTTTATAAGGCGAATGAGACTTATCTGTATTCTTCAAATGGGCGCATTTTAATGGATTTATTGTTGTAACAATAGCTGCTGTATTAATTGGTTGCTCTATTTCAATTTCTTCAAGAGCCCCATCAATCAGTTTATTTTCATGTGTATACATAGTAACAGAGCTTATGTTATATTCAACTCTGTTTCTACATATAGGACACATATAAACTAGTTTTGTTGTTGACATAATAACTTCCTCCTTTATTTTATATTCACAAGTATAATATGTAATAAAAATTGTTTTTCTTTTTGTATTGCTTTGATATGAGTGAACTTTTTAATAATGCATTACGCATAAAATATAATAAAAGGATGGTTTATGCTATGATTTTTAGAATTAATGAAAGCGTAACCCCCCCTGTAAATGAACCGAAGACTTATGGTGCTATTTACGAGGAAGGTACTTACGTAAAGGACTGTGATATCTTCATTACAGAGCAGATGATTGCAGAATGCTTTGGTAATGAGGATCTGATTCGTTCTTCCGCAATTCTTGAGGGTGCAAAATTTGATTTAGCTCTTAAGAACTTTATGAAGGAAGGTAAGGACTATAAGGGTCTAAAGAAAGATCTGCGCGATATTATTAAAGCCAATGACTTAGATGAAGATAAGCTCAAAACTGGTCATAAGGGCTTTATGCATGCCTGTAAGCGTATCTGTCAGGTTTTGGAAGACATTGGCTCTATTACTGGACCTATCAGCGTTGTTGGCGGTGCTGTTGTTCCTATGCTTATAGGAGGAAATCCTGTAGCTCTTCTTAGTGCTATTGCCTCCGCTGTTGTAAGTTTCATTATAAGCCGCCTTTTCCGTTTTCTTTGGGATACTATTGAATTTAATGCTATTAAAGAAGACGCCGAAACCATTGTATCTGATCTCCGTCGTCTTGCTAAGAAGACTGAGGATAAGAAGCTTAAAGATAGATATAATGCCGAGGCTGACCGTCTTGAAGAAAGCATTAAGAAATATAGTAATAAGAGTGATTACGATAAGGACTAATTTCAATAAATATATGCCGTACAGGAAATATCCTGTACGGCATTTCTTATTTCTTTATAAGCATTTCGATATATCTTTCGATAATAAAGATAGATATAGCAAGAGCATAGAAGTGATCAAGATTATTCATGTAATCAATAGACCTAATACTATCTAGCAAATTATCCCTAATCCAATCATTATCTGTATTGAAATAGGCTATCCAAAGATTATAGTGACTCTTATTACTATTCTTATCAAAGTATTCATTCTTCTTAATAGCAAAAATTACTTCAGGATCAAATGTACTAAGCCTAGACTTAATAAGATCTTTACTAGCATGATTAATAGAATAGTATTTCTCTAATCTAGTATAGAATAAAGAATTGGGATCTGTGATCATATCTGCAGTTGCTGTAAAATTAGCTTGTAGTCTTTCAATATCTCTATCTTCTAAAGATCTGAAGAAAGATCTAGAATAATCCATAGCAAATGTTTTATGAACAGATGTGGCATGATCGACAAATATATACCTATCCCCATAACTCATAATCTTATTTCTTATAAAGAATTCAATCATAAAAGGATCATACATATTCCATCCATCATGATTAAATACAAAAGTCTGAAGCCTAGAATCAAAGAAGATATTTTCAAAATAAGTAATAAGATCTTCTACAAGAGCCTCTAATTTTTCTACAAGATCGAAATCGCAATCTTGAATAATAGTTTTAAAGTCTGTACCTACATTAGTGGTTAAGAAATTATACTTCTTCTCTACTTGTGCTTCTATTTGATTAATAGCATTAGTAAGTTCAAGAGTATAATTTACTTTATATAAATTGGCACCAGTATCAAGAGTATCTGTAGTAACAGAGTTAACTTTAAAGAGAACAGGCTCTTTTATATAATCGATATAGAAAAAGTCTCCTACTCTAGGGGTAATGGTATTCGGAAGAAGAATAGCCTCTCCATCTATAGGATTAGCTTCTGTACCATAATCTCCAACTTCATAATCTACATTGATTCTTTCAATTCCATAAAGAAGGAATCCAAGAATTTTATTGAATTTAAAGGGAGAATTCTTTCCAACATGAGCTCCGTACAATCCGGAAGCTTCATCTAATGTAGATTGCTCAATATTTTGAGCATAATAAGTAACCTTAGTAGGACTCTGATTACTAAAAATATAATATGGATTATCTATTTTAGATTTAGTCGCATTGACAAGATTATCAACCGTACTTGTATACTTAACATCAGTAAACTTACCCATTACCGATACCTCCAATCAGTCAATTATTAATAAGTTGAAATACTACTCATTCTATTTGATAGTCAAAAATGTCACTTTTAGATCACTTTTATCGCAAAAAAAAAAACGAAATAATAAAGAAACTCGAAAGGAGAAATATAAATGATTTATTCTATTAATGAAGCTACTACCATTGATATTATTATGGAATTTGGCTTTGATAAGGCCGAAGAATATAAAGATGTAGAGAAACTTGCACTTGATATCTATGAAGATATGCGTAAGTATTTCGATAATCTTTCTAATCATTATTCACTTTTCAAGAGACAGCATGTTCTTGTAAAGGATGTGAATGGATATATCAAAAGTATGGACAAACTTAAGAAGAAAATTAAATCTTCTGGTCCTAAGTTTGATATGAGTACCAGAGCTATAAATTATATCAATATCAATTTTACCACACCTAGAGACTTAGCTAATGATATAGGGAGAATTATAGCTTCTCATGGATTTAAGCCCATGCCATCTTCTGGTAGTGCATTTAAAGACTTTTTTAAAGGATTTCATATGTATAAGCAAATATCTGATGACGTTATAGCTATATGTGATATGTCTGTTGGATATACTACTAGTAATGGTATAGCAAGTAATTATAGTGGTCTTAGCATGTCTATTACTGCCATAAGTACTAGCGATAAGAATCTTAAAAAGCTTAATTTACTCAAAGAAGGATCGATTGTTTATTTACTAGAAGAAGGTAATGATTTTACTGCTTCTTTAGAGAATAAATTAAAAGAAGTTCAAGCTGCAAGAAATAAATTTATATCTGATCATAATGAGCGTATGAAAGAAATTGATGCCACTTTATCTAGAATAAGACAACAGAATAAAGACAGCGATATAGATAAAAAGCAAGAAGAGAACAGAAAGGCTTTAGAAGATCTTCTTAAATCATTTAATCATGAAAGTTGTGGAATCTTCTCTAATGTAAATCTTATCTAAATAAAAACAACCCAAGGAGAGAAAATCTCCTTGGGTTTATTTTTTTTTTTAGAAGAAGTCTGTATTTTCCATATTCTCTAGAATAAGTTTTACATTATCTTGAAGTCTATCATCTGTAGTATTAAGGCTACATGCCTTTACAGCATAAGCAAGAGCATCTTTCTTTTTTCCTCCATAATATGCCGCAAGACTAAGAAGATCATAAGGTTCTTCTCTCCAACTGGTATCTCTTTCTAGCCAAGTATAATGCCTCCAAGATTTAGTAAGACCCTCTATGATAAAACTTTCGGCGGTACCCCATCTCTTCATTGCCATTAGAGCTTTAGCTGCACCCAGATAGCATTCTCTATAGCTGGGTTCCAGTTCAACACCTTTTCTATATGATTCTAGAGCATCAATGTGTTTTTCTAAAGCCATATAGGAGTCTCCCATAAATAAATAGCAGCTTGTTTGTTCTAGAGAATTGTATTTATCATTATAATTCTCCAAAATAAATTTAAGCTCATTAATAGAATTTTGATATTCTCCTCTATACATATATTCATGAGCAAGATAAATTAGACCATAATAATCGTCTGTATTCTCCTGCTTCCTGAGTTTAAGAAGTGGAAGATAAGAACTTCTAGTAGTTTTTGTTTTAGGATAGTGATGAAGAGTTATCTCATCAAACATATAACAAGTAGTATCATCTTGGCCTACATGCTTAGACGCTAACTCTGGTTTCTTTACAAGCATTTCATGTACAGGATACTTCCATTCCCATCCAGGGCAATGCATTTTATTATAATGGAAAACACGCCCCGGTTCTCCATTTGGCCCATGAGACCATATATATTTATAAATACCTTCTTGATGAACTCCAACTCTCCATTTGAGTTTTATTACATTAGACCAACCTGGTTCTAGAAGCTCATCCAAATCAGTACTAAAAAGTACATTAGCATCTTCAGGAATAAGCTTCATTCCTTCATTTCTTGCTACATCGAATCTCCAAGGTCTTATAATTTTCTGATCAACAATTAGTTTTGGATTATTTTTTGCTAGTTCTACAAACTTTTCATATGTACCATCTGTAGATCCCGTATCTAGAACCACTATATAATCAGCCTCACTCATGGATTCTATCCATTTATCTATATACTCTACTTCATCTTTACATATAGCATAAATACAAATTTTAGTTGCATTCATCTTTATTACCCTCCATATTAATTATAGAATTATAATTTCCATATAAAAAATCTATTATCATGAGATTTATATCACTCAAATTTGTTAAAGGTTTAGTATATGATGCTCCATGAAGAAAGAATATTTTTACAGAATCCGCAAATACTTCAAATTCTAGATAAGCACCATCATCATTATGATATTCCAATTGAATAGAATTATTTGCTGTAGGAGCTATAAAAGGTTGATTTATGACTCTCAATAATATATCTCTAGTTTTATTAAAAACTTCTTTAGAAATTGGATCAGCATTGTATCCATTCCAATTTTTTATAGAAGTAACTTTTTCTATATCTATTAGCTTTGCAATAGAATCAGATAAAGTGAACCCGTCTATTTCGCACATTGATCTCATATATAGATACTCCTTCTAATTATTTTAATAAATCGTTGAGGATAATATAAGTGGTTAAAAAATAAGAGGTTGGATATAAATCCAACCTCAGTAATAAATTAATCCCTAGCACCCTCTGGCAACTTTTTAAATGGATTAAAGAAAGGGATGCTACCGATAAGTATACCAACCATTCCACCATATTGCTCACAAGCATTCTTATGAATAGTATTCATATCTCTCTTTCTGTAAGAGTCGTATCTATCTGCATGTTTGTACAGAGTTCTAGAGTGCTGCATAAATGCTTTAACAAACTCTCCATTTTTACACACTTTCTTGTGGAGAGCTCTATATTCTTTAGATGCCCCTTCAGGAATATCCGCTTCATTATATTCCTTAGTAGCATACGCTTTCAGTAACTGATACTGAGCCCTTCTGGCTTTAGCAGGAATATCTTTCAGCTTTTCCTCAATCTTACCCAATTCTGTCATATAATCAGCCATTTTATCATCATCAGTATCAAAATAATCTTCTTTACTGACCAGAGCGGCAATCTTATTAATATACTTAATAGAGTCCTCATAATATTTAAGAACTGCTTTAATAGCATCTTCTGTTTCTTTAGGATTACTCATAGCAAATTTATTAGGCTTCTTATCAAAGAAACCCTCATTCAAAGAATATATCATAGAGTATTTTCCCCCTTATAAATTTCTTATTATATAGTTTTTGAAAAAAAACAGACCAGAGGGATTCATCTTCTGGTCTTTCATATTATTCAGCAGACTCGCTTTCAGAAGTACTTTCGGCCTTCTTAGCAGTATTCTTCTTAGAACCCTTCTTGCTACTAGTCTTCTTAGTAGATTTAGATTCATCGAGTTCACTATCAACAGGAGGCTCATCATTAGAATTTTCTTCATGATGCTCTTCTTCAACCTGAGCAACCGCTACATTAACAGCAGGTTCCACACCAGCTTCAGGCTCTTCTTCATTGGTCTTTTCTGTCTCCACCACCGGAGCTTCGTTTACCTTAGTTTCTTCCTCAGCGGCAGTAGCTGTTTCATCATTGGAAGTAACATCGGGTTCTACAGGCACTTCCGGAGCCTTATTCTCTTCCTTAGCAGGAGAAGTTTCTTCCTCATTCTTGGGTGGTTCAACCTGTTTTTCATCTACAATCTTGGAAGATGCAGCACGTTCCGCGGCATCCAGACCAGCACCATTATCGGTATAGTAATTACGCATAGTCAGACGAACAGTAGTGCCATTAGGAAGAATCTCATCCACAATAGCGCGACGAGAAATACACTTTAGAATATCTCCTGTAGACATAATAATGCCTTTATAAGTACCACTCAGAGGAGGGGTAATAGTACGTACAGGTATAGTTGTGGTAATATTAACACGCTTAGTCATAGACGGCATATCAATTATTCTCCTTATCATTTATTTTATTAAGATCATTCTGATCAATCATATTATCAACAAAGCCAAAATCATCATGTACAAGTCGTTGATATCCTTCATTCTGCATCTGCTCGAGATACAGCTTTTCAACATCATTCATAGAGATTTGCGCTCCTTTCCTATAATTAGTATAATGTTAGGTTAGATAGAAATGACCCAAATAACAAAAAAAGAAGATGGTGATTAATCACCATCTTCTATAGTTTTTTATAATTTTATGAAGCCATCTGTGTATTCTAAACCTATCCAGTATATAATTTCTAGCAGGTACATGTATAATACCTTTATCTATAGACCCAACTAAAGCATAGTGATCTTCACGCACAATAATTTTACAAATAGGTCTTCTATATTGCTGGTCTGATACTTCTATAAAACTAATACAATTGGCACGTCGCTCCATAACTACATTTTTATAATTAGCCATTCTATCATTTATTATTCTTCTAAAATTTCTAGCAATTTCATCATTAATTATTCCATTCGTAGTCATAACTTCACCTCAAATTCTTGTGACACTGTCTATAATTCTATCCCTAGATACACCATAATCCTTTTCCCCAGGAGACATATTAGAGTGAACATATACTGTTATATTGAATGGTCTTAATTCTTCTCTTATAGCTTGCATCTTATTTAGTCCAATATCAGCATCTGGATACAGATGCAGATTAAATCCTGTAAATCCATAATTTATGATAAAGAATCTAACAAGAGCTGCATAAGATTTTCCTCCAATAGATGCATAGATGCTATTCTCACTTACATGAGGTAGATTAAGATATATAGACAATACATCAAAAGCGCCCTCAGCAATATGAATATCTAAAGGTAGTATAGGATTGACTAGGGTAGGTATAGTATAATATCTCATACTATTATCTGTCATACCATAAATATTGTAGTTGACATATCTAGTATCGATATATTTAGATACCTTCCCTTCAGGTACTAGTCGTCTCATTGTAATATAACAATTATCCATAGATAAAAACCCGATAAAGAATTTATCAAGTTCATCTATAAGATTAGGACTTCTAGTATATTGAGTAATATTATTAGTCATTAAGAAATCTTTAAGATTGAGAATGATTTTAAATTGAGCACACATTTGTACAGTAAACTCTATTCCCATTCTTTTAGATATATATGCTAATTTCTTTTTTGTAAACTCATCATCTCTTGTAAAGAAATGAGGAGTGTTTTGCATTATTTCTCTCCTATATTTACCTGAACGGGAGGGATTAGAACTAGAATTTTTCTGATTTAGCTCATTACAAAGTATTATGAGGTTTGTATCATAGCATCCCATATCTCTAAGGAATTTACCATCAACAACACCTCCGGAATTACATTTGAAGCAATTGAATTTGATTACACCATCTGATGTGAGACCTATATAAAGATGTCTAGAGGTAGGATCTCTAGAATCTCCACAGAAATGACAACGTTTTACTACTTCTTTACCGCCACTAGCAGTCTTAGCATTATGCTCATTAATAAGATAATGTTTAAGTGCTTCGAAGGCTTCAGAAGATGCTTTGGAAGCCATAGAAATCTTCCTCCTTTCAGTTCTATAATATCTCTTTAGAATAGAATTTAAGGAGTAGCCTCTTCGATCATCCTAGCCAAAGTATCCAATTTTTCAATAAATAGATTATCAACAAATTCTTTATAATCGTGATAAATACCAGGATCGTAGATCATGGATACCATAGATTCATCTATATAAAATCTAATAGCATAGTAGGTATAATTGGTATCTTCCTCTTCTATATTCATCACTACATGGATACCCACTGTCATTCTTCCATCTATCATAAATGTGGACAGCATAGAATTTACCATAGACTTTTTATCCTTAGGTATCAGATATTTTGCCGATGGCATGCTATAGGTAATAACCTGTCTACCTGCTATCATGGTAGGCTTATCGGATATTTCACAGAAATTAAAATTACTCATACCACAAATTTCATTCTTATCTAATAATCTCTGGAAAGCATACCTAAGGCGATATAGAGCCATATTTTCTATAATACAATTATCTTTATTTCCATTCTTATCTCTACAAGATTTACATAAAGTATTAAGGCTTATATTTATATCAAGATTACTAAGTGGAGTTTTACCTCTGCCAAAAGTATCCATAACTTCGGTAGTATCATAAAGCATGATCTCTGTATCAGCAATAAATGTGGTTACATTGCCACAGTCCGGACAGATTGCTCTATAAGATTTATTGTAGATATTCAAACTCTCTGCTTCATTAGTAGCTCTATATCGAAATGCCATAATTATACACTCCTTTTCTGAAATACCATTTCATAACCCAAGCAATCAAGATATTTTATCATACTCTTGAGTGTCGGGTTACCTCCATCTTCATTCTCTATATCTGAAATACACTGAACGGATAATCCAGTTGCTTCCGATACCTCTTTCTGGGTTAATCTTTTCATTTTACGGAGACCAACCAATTGAATTTTTGTTAATCTTCGCGATATGAACTGTTCTAACGGATCTGAAAAAATGATTGGCTCTACTAATTCGATATTTTCATTATCAGCCATTATATATCCCTCATCTCTTTACAGTGTTTAATTTTTAAATATATAGCTTTCACTCTATCGGATATCTCTTTTTTATCAAATTTAGAGTATCCTTGTGGAAGATAAGCTTTTATTACATTATCAGGAATACCATCTAGAAGATTTACAATCATTTTAAGATTTTGTAAATCTTTTTCGTTAAATATAGGCATATCTGCAGGTATTCTTGTAACCACTATACCCAATGGGTATAAATATTTTTCTGGGAGAAATGTTGTTTTACCTTTATTAGCTCCAATAGCATCAGGATCTCCTACCTCCCACATAGAATTTCCAAATGGTCTCCATTTAACTCTACGAATAGTTATAGCTTTATTTAGACCATAGTCTACCTGTTTCATTTCATTATTAGGATCTACTACAACAACCATATTTGGCCATATTTTAAATCTTTTCTTTTTATTCTTCTTTTCCATTATTTTTTCCACCCCTACCAATTAATGTATATGAAGCTCTTTTAAAAGAATATATACTTAGCAATAAGAATATCGCTACAGAAAAATATTCTATTGGATGTATTGATCCAAACAATTTCCATGCTCCAAAGCATATATAAATTGTACTAATTATTTGAATATACATAGAGATTAAAAATGTAAGACTTATAACTTTTTTAGTTATTTTTATCTTACTATTTTTATTCTTAGATTCTTTATAAATCCAATCTGTTATAAAATGAATAATACTAGTTACACAACAGGTATAAATAGATGTACTTCTCCATGAAGTACTATCCATTGTTCCTTCTCCTAATAGCATAATTCCTACAAGTATAATAGATATAAATGCCATAAAAAGAATTAATAAAATAAATAATTTGATATAAGATTTCATTATATAATACCTCCTTTTTACCTTTTAGTTTAAGTTTTTGTATATATTGACAATTTTAATACCATTATTTAACAAATTAATAATATTATAAATAGAGGTGAAAAGTACTATGGATTATGGTATTTTTAATGAAGTAGAATTTATTAATGATAATATAATCACTCTCAATGAAGGAGCCAAGTTTGATTGGTTTCTAAATAATTTCCTTCAAGAGGGTAATGACTATAGAGGTCTAAAGAAGGCCATGCAAAAAGTCAAAGATTCTGTAGATCTTTCTGATGAAGAATTATCTAAAGATCTAAATAAATATATGAATTTCGGTAAAAGAGCAATTCAGATTATTTTAGATATTCTTAGCATTGGTATTGATGTTGTAGAAACAATTGGAAACTTTTTTGTATATATTAATGCTATTGCCCCATTCGCTCCTTTTAGTATTAAGGGTTGGCTGCTTTGGATGATCGGTTTCATTATTACTAAACTTATAGATAGACTTCTTAGACTAGCTATAGATACAGCAGAATTTAAGAAATGTAAATCCGAAGCAGAAGATATGGTTAAGCTTCTTAGAGATAAAGCAGACAAAACTGATGATAAAGAGCTTAAAACAAAATATCGTGAAGAGGCAAATCGTCTTAAAAATAGAATAAAGTATTATAGTAGATAAAAAAGAGGGTTAGGGATATAATCCCTAACCCTTAATCATTTTAATATATTCTTCCACTCTAGAATTTACCTTATCCAGAGTAGAGTAAATTACAAAAGTCCACATACAAAATGCTATTGTGATAAATAACTCTTCTTCTGTATTATTAATAGAACTATCAAAACTCATTCTATAATTAATTAGTGAGATAATATAAAAAACTCCATTAATAGCTAACAGAAATATACTAATATATCTATGTACCCCTCCACTGTATCTCACATTTTCAGTGTATTTAAAAGCCGCTATAAAATATTCATACATATGTAGAATGAATTTGGATACTAAGACAATACCTGCAGAATTAATCATAAACCCAGCAGCATAATATCCATTAATTGTACAATCAATATAAAGTATAGATGTAATTATGCTTATAAAATATGAAATACAAGCATTAAAAAGCATATGATTATATTTTCTTCCCAAATCATCACTATGATGTATTTCCATAATAAATACCCCCTTCAATAGATTATTAAAAAGTTTAAAATTATGTAAAAATCAAACAGGTAGGTCATAATGACCTACCTGTATTATTATTTAAATTTGATATTAGAGAAAGGATTTTCATTAACTGAATTATTGGATACTTTTTCAAGCCGACCGTAATATTCTACATCATCTTTAAGACGACGCTCAATTAATCCAATAATAGTGTTACTCGAATTATTTAGTTGTTTCTCAAGAATAGATGTAGAATCATAAGTATCTTTTACAATTCTAGCTCTTGTTCCGCTAACAGCGATATAAGTAAATTCTACATTTTTAAAGCAATTCTTCTTTGTATCTTTTAATACATCGCTTATATTTTTTATTAGTTTACGACAGTTTCCAGTAATTCTTCCTATAGCTTCTTTTGCAGAATTTACAGCTTTCTTTATCTTAGTTTTAATGCCTTCAAAACTTTCATTAAAGATAATAGAAGTTTCTTTAAGTACACTATATTTTCCCATAGTGACTGTTATTGATGGATCATCTATGATATCTTTAGGTAGTTTTACCCCTCCAGGATTACAAGAATTAATTAGGATATTCTTAAATCCTTCTTTTTTAAGGGCTCTTACAATATCTACAATATGAGTTAGATTCTGATGCTCTAAAGTAGACACTGGCTGTACTACCCATGTAGCAGCCTTCCCATCCATCTTTGCTTGATCTATATCGAGTCTACTAATGATGGGTTGATAGGCATAATCTATCATATCTATATATCTTATTAGTTTACTTCTTTGCTCTATATTAGAAATATGGGTAGATTCTTCTATCATTTTATTTAATAGAGATTCAACCCTATTTCTGAATTCTACAATATCATTTTCATATAGTTTTTTAGAGAGAAGTCCATCTATATAAAACTTTAATGTAGATATATCAGACTTCAAAGAATCACTAATAATTCCCTCGTATTCTTTAGAAAGTTTGATAAGTCCATCCATGTACATGTGTATCTTTTTAAGCACATCTTTTACATTTTTAACCCACATTCCTAAAGGAGTATAAGGCCTCTCATTTCTACTATATTGACCATGGCCAAATACAATAGCATCATACTTAAATAGATTGGGTATATATTTTACTGGATTAGCAGAAGATAAATCTAATCCAGTCGCAATAAATACACATGCACCACCAATGGGTCTAAAGTCATAATTACTAAGACCCATTCTAAATTTTTCTAACGTTTTTGGGTTAGATAATGCAGATTTTATATCACCTATAGCTTTATCTGATGTTTTTGGATCTCCTAATTTCTTAGAGAGATCTTTAGCCCGTCCGGCATCTATACCAAGCATTATATAATTCATCTCAAGCATATCATATAATGCATCTATAAGGAGCTGACTTTGTTTCATTCTGATATCTATAAGCTTTTTACATCCCTCTTCTGTAAGAGAATCAGGAATATACGCTTTATAAATCATTCTATTTATTATAGTATCAGATAAACCGGTTGTCTGTTTTAATGCTTCGAAATCAGAGTACATGGCCGTGTGTATAGACACGTTAAACATATCCTGATAATCATCAAGATCTTTATCTGTCCATTTTTCGCCTTTATCTTTTGCAAATTCCCTAAACCTAGCATTATCTGCATCCAATATTTTTCCGAAATAATCATCAAAATCTTTTACAAGATTTCTACTTTTTTCCAATGCCTGAAGTTTAGCTTCATTGAACAATTCTGGATTGGTTAATGCTAAACTCTCAAATGGGTTATCACTAGAGTAAGATCTCTTACGAGCATCATATGGGCTCTGTATAGATCTCATATATTTTACATTTTCACTCAATGAATAAATCATATGAGATTCCCTCACATTCTATATAATTATTATATTGTTCAAGAGGAGCTTAATTATGCTTGTAACTAAACAATAATACATGAAAATGAAAGGAATTGAATAATATGAAAAATAAGAATAAGACATTCGATGAATGGATTAATGAACAAGACGATTATGGTATAATGGCACCCCCAATGGATGCAGAAACGGCCATTGATTTTCTACGCCGTTATCTACTTGGAGAAAATTGGTATTCTCCCAATCCTGTACACGCCAAGCAGATTAATACAGAAATAGTATATTTAATACTTAGACGTTATTCTAAAAGATATAATAAGGAACGTAAAGGAGATACTGGAGGATGGCTAACAAGAGTATTGAAAGTACTGCGGTCATGGATGCACATTTAGTATGTCCATGTTGTGGTAAAGAACTTAAGTATGAAGCACGAATATCAAATTTTGCCAAAATCTCAGCTATAAATTCTATTCTTGATACAACTACTTTCAACTTTCCTGACTGTATGATAAGAGCAACATGCAATCTCTGTGATCAAGAGATGAAATATATCACAGATAATGAAGCAATTAAGCTATTTACAAGATCTTATTCATATGGATTTCCTATGATAGTGAATGTAGGTTCTATAGGTAGTTTAAATGATGATGGATCTATGGACTTGAGCAAGCCTATTATCGTATTTCCTTCTATATCCTTCTACATAGATATAGGATACGAGAAAAGAAAGTTTTTATCTCGTACACTTATTGAGATGGAATATCATGATAAATATGGTGATATGATAACCACACATGCTGGTACTGTGGAATTTAGACCAAAAATTAAAGAAGCTTTAGAAAATAAAAAATCCTACACATTAAAAGATGTAGAATCTTATGCTATATTGAAAGAGCATATGCTTGAGTTTGCATTTGATATATTGGAGCATCTTTCCAGATATGGATTATGAAAAAAAAAATAAGCACGGATGGTAGAGCATCCGTGCTTATTCGTTTTTGTGGTAATACTTTGAGAGATGGAAGTTGATTTAGAATTTGTCTTTTATATATGAAATATTGTTAAAGAAATTTTTAATGATACATAGGAGGTGATCACAAAACTCAATAAACAATCAAAAGCTCAAATTATTAAATCTTGGGCAGGTGATGACGCGGGGCGTCTAGGACAAAAGTATTACCACGGAAGAAAATGGGACCCCAAAAGGGGTTGGTGGGCCCAGCAAGACTCGAACTTGCGGTGGTTCTGTTATGAGCAGAAGGCCTTAACCAGCTAGGCGATGGGCCCGTATCTATTAAAGACTAATAATATGTACAAATAATATTAATCTTTTATTCATAAATATATTATATAGCTGAAATATACTTTTAATACATTAGAAAGAGGTAATTTATATGAATGATATTATATGTGAATATTGCAGAAAACCGCATGATGGCACATATGGAAGTGGAAGATTTTGTTCAGCTACATGTGCTAGAAAGTATTCAAATGAATACGTTACATTTCAGGGAAGGCAGAATCAAATACAGGCTTTAAATTCCGAAGAAAACAGATCTAAGTCTTTAGAAAATAGAAATAAGATTAGTGAGGATAGAAAAAGAAATCCAATACAATGTGAATTGTATAGACCAGATACAAGGGCTGTGGATAAAAGCACAAATAATACTGGACTTGTCGGTAAAATAGGTGAGGTTGCTACCATAAAGAAAATTTGCAGAACATGGCATACAGGTATACACGCCAATTCTTGATAATACTAAGGTAGATTTGGTTGCTGAATTTGATGGAAAACTGCAAAGAATACAAGTTAAATCTTCTTCTAGATGTGTTGGAGTGGATAATGGTGGTACACTGTTCCAGTTAGTATCCAAAGGAAATGTTTTTGATCATGGTAAAGCTATTCCAAAAAGAACAGTATATAACGTAGATGAAATAGATTATTTTGCCCTATATGATTGTAACGAAGATAATGTGTACTTACTCAGAAATAGAGATAATTTAACTGGAGAGATTACGCTAAGGCATATCCCTCCTATAACTGGTCATATGAAACATGTTAACTATGCCTCAGACTATCAGATAGATCGATATCTTACTTTATTAGCAATGGGCTACGATCCTGAGAATATGATAGAGCCTATCATCTTTGATTAAGAGCAAATTAGCAATTGAATAGTATTTTTACAATACAGTAATTAAAGAAAAGGATATGTAAAATATATGCAAAATTATAAAACTCATACAATTATTATGTGGTGCCCTAAATGTGGTGCTAAAGAAGAACTCAAAATATTTACTAAAGTAAATAGACCTTCTACAGTTACTACAGAAGTTGCTATAGATTATAGTACTCTTAATATTTCTATAGGGTGTAGATCAAATTGTTTATGCGGTACTAGAATGATAGATATGGATGTTAAGTTTGTAGAAACTTGTGAAAAACTTAGAACTCTAGGTGTTAAAGTATTAGAAGTAAATAAAGCATTTTATACACCAAATTATATTACTAATAATTCAAGTATTACACAATTTGATACTTATTGTAGTGGTGCAAATATTACTATATCTTTTGAGCCCAATTGGCATTTCTATCATACTACAAATTTCGTCCTTACTTGTAGTGAAAGTGAAGAATTTAATTTGGAGAGAATCCAAGAAGAAAATAATGATGATCTTGGTGGTATTACAATTTCTAGTGCATTCTATCATCCATTATCTTATAACTCTAGATTTGGATTCCTTAACAAGGAAGATATTGGCGGAGATGAAAAACTCGATTATAATTGTAAAATATCTGATGATCGTCTACTTAGATTCCTCAAGCATTTTATTGAAAATATAGAGGAGAGGGGTATCTAATAAAATATATTAAAGGTGATTAATATGAGTAAAGCAGAAATTTTAAAAGATAGATTAGAGTCTATAAAAGATCAACTAAATTTTATTGGTATTGGGGTTTCATTTTATCCTGATAGCAATAGATTTAGTCTTGATTTATCAAATAGTGCTAGAACCCAAGTTGGAATAATGCATGTAATTGAAGAAGTGTGGAAATCGGACTACACATATATTACCGGAAAAAAGATGGTGGAAGTAACCATGCATCCATATGCACCCGATAGTATAGATGTAACAGTTGTATCTGTAGATACTGTTAAATGTGATTATTATCTTGGATTCATAGAAATGGTTGTATTATCTATTTATAATACAATGGATGGTATTACTATAGAAGATTACTATAAAAACAGAAAATCTAGAGGTTATTCAATAGGACCAGTTATGTTACCTTTAGATAAAAATGACGAAGATCCTATACAATCGCACTGGCAAGGCGGTATTCCTGCAAATATGAATAGAAATAATTTCTTATATCATGATAAGATTTCTGAAATAGATCATGTAAAGACTACATTTATTTGTCCATCCTGCTTTGGTAGAGTATCTTTCAATGTAAAGAGCGAAACCACATTTAGTATTACTTCTGATATTGAAAACTTTGATATTGAAAGAACACGAACTACATTTGCGCCTATATGTACTAGTTGCAACCAGAGCATGTTCGAGTGTGATGAAGATTTTGTAGATAGGATAATTAAACTTAATCTTCTTGGTATTGCTACCGAATATTGTTGTTCTGGGCATAAAGAAATGATAGATACAATTAGGACTAATAACAATACTACATCGTTAAAAGAAGTTGAGAATTACTCCTATCCGTATATTATGATTAATATAGTAGAAACAAAGCCTGAAGTTGTAAGTGTAATTCTTGCAAAAGCATCTCAGAAGAAGCGTAATCTTGAAGTAATGTTTATGGATGAAAATCCATCATTGAGAATAGGGCCTAAGATTCCTAAAAGCATTAATATTCAGGATAAAGTTCCTGAAGCTGATCAAGCATGGTTAAAAAATACATTATTTAAATTTGTGGATGAGATTATTCATCATTTTGATAAGGAGGAATAATAAAATGAGTATCAATAATATGATGAGAGTATGCTTATCTGATAGTCATGATGGAGAAACCAGATATCTATATTGCAAATATTGCCATAAAATAATTACTGTAACTCCTCCTAAAATGACATTTACTAAATTAGAAGGAGATCTGACTAATTTTATTCTTTTAGATACTAAAATGGTTGTAAATGCCAGATGTAATAAATGTCTATCCGATTTTGTTGAGATTCATGGAGATACAGTTATTGCTCATAAGGCTTGTGCTGCATTGGGTATTAGTATTTTTTATGACTATGGAGAGATTATAGCATATGATCCTGATCTAATTACCCGTAACTGGAAAGGTGATAGGCCAATATTTAAATTTCCTTCTCTTGAAATTCTAGATATTGAATGGGAAGATAAAAGAAAGAAATTATTTGAATTAATAGAGGCTTATAAAGATAAACTAATTGTTAAACAACATCCTGGATATTGTGGGGATAAAATATATGTCAAATTTGAAGCAATAATCCATACAAGTCTGGCTAAAAATACAGATGAATTATGCAGTAAAGAATATTTCGATAAGATGGATCGAGAGATCAATGATGCTAGAACTTATATGGAACAAATAATCGATCAACTTATTAGATCGACATAATAGAAAATAGAAAAGTAAAAGAAGAGAGCATAACAGCTCTCTTCTTTTTTTATTTATTATCTTTTATATAAAGATTGTATAGTGTTGTGGTATTATCTATAGAAATAAAAATACTAAAAATACAACCTACTATAGTAGCATAAAAGACATGATCTGTAAACATCTCTGATACTATTTCATCATGTAAAGCAATAAATGCAAAATAAATAAGATATACCAAAAGTGAAATAGTAGCAATAATACCTAGAAGATATAATAAGCTCAAAAAATATACAGTAGTATATTTATTTTCAGGTTTAAATGTACCATCAAATTCTAGGCATAATCTATAGAAGATTAAATTCATAAGATATACCATAGCAAACGCCATAGCTGGTTGCATAATTGCTTCTTGTCTAGCAATTCCAATAAACATATACACTGTAGTTACTACAGACAATATGGTAAAAGACAATATATCAAGATAATGTGTAAATTTAGATCTATTGAGTTTCATTAGTCTACGCTCCTTTACATAAGTCTTTATAAATAAGTTAAAAAAAAAATAAAGGTGAGGAAATCCCACCTTTATTTTTTATCTTGATTGTAAATACGATATTCTTTTTCTAATTGATTCGGTGGTTCTACCAGGAAGAAGTTCAGCTATAGCTTCTATTTTAATATTCTTGGAGTAATTTTCTCTTAAAATATTATCTTCCTCTTCTGTCCATCTAGTAATTCTATTACATATTCCTAAATATTTTACTCTAGCTCTTACGCCATCAATGGTTCTACCAGGAAGAAGTTCAGCTATAGCTTCTATTTTAATATTCTTGGAGTAATTTTCTCTTAAAATATTATCTTCCTCTTCTGTCCACAGCCGATTTAATAGCACATTGATATTTTTTGCTCTACTTTTTATAGCACTAATAGACCTATTTGGAAGTAGATCGATCACTTTTACTCCAATTTTAGGATAATATTCTCTTAAAATATTATCTTCCTCTTCAGTCCATCTATCAAAAGATGAATCGGCCTTTAATCCTAACGCATTAGCTCTAGTGTAGCATGCTTTATACCCCCTTCCAGGGAGTAATTTTACCACATCCTTTCCGATTTTCGGATAGTTTTCTCTTAAAATATTATCTTCCTCTTCTGTCCACATCCAGTTCGATCGTTTAACACCAAGGATATTGGCCCTTTTACTGATTGCACGTTTGGTTCTATTTGGAAGTAACTCTACCACTTTTTCTCCAATTTTAGGGTAATTGATCAATATAATATTATCCTCATCTTCAGTCCAAGAGCAATCATTGCGTATAATATTATATTTGACTGCGGTATTTCTAATAGCACTATAACTTCTATTTGGTAGCATCTCCATAAGTGTAGATATACTAGCCGATGGATAGTAATCTCTTAATATTGATATTTCATCCTCTGACCATTTTCGATCGTATACCCTTAAACCGAGTAAAATTACCCTATTCTTTATAGCATTAACCGTTCTATTTGGAATTAGTTCAAATACTTTGGATCCAATCTTTGGGTAGTTTTCTCTTAAAATATTATCTTCCTCTTCTGTCCATGGTTGAAAACTATCGCTTAATCCTAGTATTTGCGCCCTAGATCTACATGCATAAATGGTTCTGTTCATTAATAACTTAGAGCATCCTTCGGCGCCTTTGTCTTTATAATTATTTCTAATTATATCATCCTCTTCTTGCGTCCATTTTCTATTCTTATTTCTATAATCATTTATATTTTTTAATACCTCCAAAATATCAGAAGCATAATCGTATATGATGCATTGATCTGATATACATATCTCTCTGGCCTTATCACTATTATAATTCATAATAAAACTTTTATATCTTTGAGTATTACTATATAAAGATAAAGTTTTTTCTATAGAAACAACATTTCCTACAAAATCGAATATTATAGTATTTTCATTAGCCGATGATGAAAAACCTCTACCTACCTGCTGATTATATAGGGTTGGGCTAAATGTCTTTCTAAGCATGACTATTGTATTTATACCAGATATATGAATGCCTTCATTTAGCATATCAACTGCTATTATAAAACCGGATTCTGCTTTTTCAAATTCCTCAATAATTTCGGTATTTGCAATTTTTGATTTTCTTGAATGAATACTTTCGACCATTAAGTTCGGAAATACGCTACTTATTAAGTCATATGCTTCATCAACAGAATCTATAGTTTCTACAAATACTATTCCTTTAATATTATCTAAGGAAGAAGTATGCTTTTTCAATATCTCATCTATCTTCACGGCATTCTGGATTGATAGATCAAGTCTTCCTTTAAGCTCCAAGGAAATATCATTACTATACTTTTTTAGTATATCATTTGTATTAAAAATAGCACAAACATAAGTCGCAGGAGAGAAAATCCCAAGCTTTATTGCATTGTCTAGAGTATACCCATATACTATATGATCATTGAATAATGCTGATGAGATATCGATAATTTGCTTACGAAATGAGGTCTCATATCTTTCTGGGGTTGCTGTAAGACCTACAACCATTATATTTTTACATAATGATGATCTAAGATCATTTATAGCTTTTCCCCATTTGGCACTTCCCATATGGTGGGCCTCATCAAAAATATAAATATCATAACCATTGAAATCATCGATGTTGAAATATAGATTGGTATATGTTGTGCTAGTTATTTGAATGCCATACTTTTTTGATTTCTTTATCCAAGAATTTTGTATATTAACCCTAGGACTAATAATTAATGCCTTTAAATTAAGATCCTTGATCAATTGAAGAGTAATATAAGTCTTACCTGCGCCAGTTGCCGCAATAAGGCAGCATTCGCGATGCTCAAGAAGCATAGCTTTAAATTGTTCATAAGTCTCCTTATTGTGTTCCATTAACATGATTATCATTCTCCTTATGGTTTATTTGTGGTTCTTCTAAAAATATAATATATAATGAAAAAATAAAAGTAGAACGAGGAATAACCCTCGTTCTACCCAATTTCTTTTTGAATTAAAATAGTAGTTTTATGTGGTGGAGCGGAGATGATAATACAATTCATCAGCTACCGCTCTCTGCTCTTTTTCCGTCAAAGAGTTCCATTCTCTTTGAACATCTGCGTTGCCACAGTTTTGGACAAATACCTTAACATGGGTATAGTTTCTGTCCTTTTCAATGAGTTCCGCAAGAGTTTCCGCAAGCTTGCTCATTCCTTCCATGATGTCTATATAAGCACCTCCACTTAAAATGTGATTTTTATTTGCTCAAACTAATTCCAAACAATCATCTGGAAAATCGTAAGAGTCAATAAAGGGATTGTTGCTCCAATTCTCCAAGCCTTCGTCATAGAAAGGCTCGTCAAACTCCACAACGAATTTGTGAACATTGATAACAGTTACAAATTCGTTAGTGATAGTGCCAACCACGCCAAAGAAATCTCCCCAAACACGGTCAGTGGCAATCACTTTAACTTTATCGCCAATCTTCATAGTCAAATCCTCCATTAAAATATAAGTTTTAATTTATTCAATTCTTCACTTCATGAACATTAAACCTTCCGTACTTGTTAAGAAAGTCGGGAACAAGTTTATGTGTGTTCAACATGGACTTACCAATCTTCAATGCTTCCATTTTATTCTCTGCCATAATATACACGTGGTCATGGCTATCTGCAATATAGCTCACGAAAGATACAATATATTCCTTCATTACTTAAATCCTACACTTAAAATGCATGTTTTAATTTATTCATAATGATAATATATTTTTATATTACTAATAATTTACAAAAAAAAAAATAAAGTAGAATGAGGCCTATTCCTCATTCTACTTTTATAATATAATTAAAATCACTATTTTTTATGATCATTGTTTGTATGTTCTTCGTTTTTAACTACCTGCTCTCTGTGCTTCTCAATTAACTTAGGCACATAACAAATATCACAATGTATAGCATCACATGAATTACATAATTTTTCTTTAGCATCTAATAAAACGCCAAGATGTTCTCTTGTCATATCTAATACCTCCATTTAAAATCATTATTTTATTCTTGCAAATTCCTCTTCTGTCATATCGAACAATTCTTTTCTACTAATAAAACCCATGCAATGTCCTTCAGTAAAACCGCCAGATATATTTCTATACCATCCGAGTTCTAATAGTCGTTTAACCCTCTTAAAGTATCTAATACATTTCATCATAAGATTATCCTTTTAATTGTTGAAATATTCACTTGCATCAATTTTCTTTTCTTTATCCAATACCGCAAGGATAGCATAATATAACTGCGGAAATTGTTTCTTTACTTCTTCCTCATTAAATGAGAAAATGGCGCTTAGCTTTTCCATATCAGTCATAGTAGTATTACACATTATAGCATTTTCGCTATCTCTGGTATGATCTTTGAAATATCTGACAATATTATTGTATAATTTAATATTGTTTTCTTTAATCTTATCTAGATAAGGAGTGTTATCACCCTTATATTCTCCACGATAAAGCACTTCACTATTTTTCGAGCGCTGCATTCCAATGATAAATTCTTCGCCTTCGATATATGCATAAAACCCATATGCATTACTTCCTGAAAATCTCATTGACATAAAATTTACCCTCCTATTAAAATTATAGATTTAGGTATTTTGTGCTATGAATTCTTCTAATTGTCTCTTTAATATTTTTGCTTCTTCAACAGAAAAATCCATCTTGATTGATGTGTTCCATCCACTATATGAATTATACTGATACATGTCTAGATAAAATTTATCATCAAGCGCATATGATTTTAGTTGATATTCATCATTTCTTTCACCTTTATGATCGAAGATCTGTGATAAAACCACGCTCATTATATTATCCTCCATACTTTTAATATTTTTATTCAGTCAAAATTTCAACATCGCCATAATATGAATAACTTAATAAAACAATATCATTATCTTGCTGAGTGGCTTTGTATTTTTCGAATACTTCTTTTGCAATTTCATTTATCCTTTTTCCATATCCTCCATCTGTTGGTACAAGAATGGTTTTAGGCCAATTCCAATCTTTGTGACTTACACATATCATCATTGCTCTTTCTACCTTTAACATGTTAAATACTCCTTTTAAGATATGATTTTTATATTGAATCATTATTATAATATATATTTGTATTTAAATCATTAATCAAAAAAAAAATATGGAAGGGTTAACCCTTCCATATTATAATTTGAATATATCGGTGGAATCTATATCTCCATTACCATATATAGATCCTGTATTGATAATATATACTTCAGGCCAGTCACTATCTATTTGACCTGTTATATGAGAAAAATTACCATAACCATTGGTTTGATTTAGTTTATCATGGAGAACTACAAGACCGTCTCTTAGTGTCTTACGAAGTTCATCCAAACTCATTTGTTCAAATTGTTCTTTCATGTAAATTTCTCCTTCCAATCCATATTATAATCTACAATTTTAAATTTATTTAATTACTCCAAATATTTTAGCAATTTGATCGAGAGCATTTTGAAGCTCTTTATTCTTCATCTCCAGTTCTCTTATTCTATTTAATAACGTCTGATCGCTAATATCTCTGGCTACTGTATCGTATTCGTGTATGATATTTGCCATATTTTCCAATGCAATTCTAAAAACAGATCCAACAGAGTCATCTGCTTTAAAATTAGCTGATACAAAGAATTTGAATAATGTACTATTATTTTCAATAGTATCCTCTATAACCTTAAGGCATTCATGTCGTCCTAATAGTATTTTGTTTAATTCATCTATAAAATTTATTTGAGAAATATTTATTTGAGGAGCCCCAAGTAGTTCCTTTCTAGCGTTTTCAATAATTTCATCGCTAGAAATATTAGAATTATTAAAATTCGTATTCATATTAGCTGTTTCCTTTCATTAATAGAATTTTATGTTTTTGTTTTGCTCATATTTATAATATACATATAAAAGAAAATATAGGAGGAAATAAATTCCTCCTATATAAATTAGATAAAAGCTACATTAGAGAAGATACCACAAGATTCTTTTACCGTCTTAGTATGCCTACGTAAATGTCTATTTGCAGCATCTTTAGCTGCAAAATATGCTATTCTTTTATCTTTATCATCGAAATATTTATCATAAAGAGGATTTTGATTGATTGCTCCTTTTCTATAATCTCTTTCTAAAGTCCATGAACTAGGTTTACCATCAGAAGTTCTAATAGTTATTCCTTTTCCGCTATATTGAGGGTTTCTATTTAATCTATCTTTTTCTACTATATCCGAAGCATACTGCCGCCTAATACTGTCATTAGATCTAGTATCGCTATATTTTTTAGTAGACCCTTTAATATCCTTGATATCAATCTGTTTTAAACTAGCTTGATTTCCTACACTATTATTTGCTCTAGAACCCTTCATAAATTTTGGGGCAGAATCTTTAAAATTATCATTATCATATTTATCATATTTTTTAGATTCTTCTTCTTTTTCTTTAGCCTTTTTAGCTTTGTAAGCCTCAGCTTGCTCACCTTCAACCAAAATATAATCTTCATATAAGAAGATACCATATTCTTGAAGGGCCTCTTGGCCGTCTACTCCAAATACAATATTTCCTCCAATATTCATAGCCTTTTCATATAAAGTGACACCAATAGATTCTAAGAATTCATCGGCATCGGCTTCAGTAAGAATAATTCTTTCCATTATAATTTCCTCACTTTCGAGTATAGTATTATTATTTCGTTTTTTTTTTGTGGTAAAAGTGGTCTAAAATAGGCATTTTATACTATCAAATGAAAATAAAATAAGGAGTGAGAATTATCTCACTCCTTATATAAATTAGATAAATGCTACATTAGAGAAAATACCACAAGATTCTTTATACTGTTTAGGATGACGACGCATATGACGATTAGCAGCATCTCTAGGTGTCTCACCAACAGATTTCAGCCATTCTTTTTCTTTTTGTCGAACAGTTTGTTTATCATCACCACGTAACTTAGAATTCATCATAGCAATGGTCCGCCTATTATATTCGCGATTAGCCATATCGTGTGCTTTCATAGCTCTATCGAAATCATCACTACCATGCCCATATCCAATAGTCTTATCTCCGGGATCGTTATGTTGACGTCCTTTTTCATCTATTCTAGGCATGTATCTCCTCATAAAACGATCATCATCAGCTTGCTTAGCATCTTCTTTTTCTTTTGCTTTTCTAGCCTTATATTCTTCAGCCTGTTCACCTTCGATAATGATACCTTCTTCACATAAGAAGATACCGTGCTCTTCCAGAATAGCTTCAGCTTCCACTCCAGGAATGGAACATTCTCCAATAGTAACATAGTCTTCATATAAAGTTACACCGATAGATTCTAAGAATTCATCGGCATCTTCTTCTGTAAGTAAAAAAGATTCTTTATATTGATCAGGATGACGCCGCATATGACGATTTACAGCATCAACAGCAACCCCAAAATATTTATCACTAAGCAGATTATCCGCATTTCTATTATTTATAGGAGTAAAATTTTGAAGTGCTTTATCATTTCTTCTTTTAGTTTCATCCACTACTTTATTCATAGCCATCTCTCTTCGTCGAGTATCCGTATGGCTAAATTTAAAATGCCCTTTCTTATCATCAAGTATTTTAGTCTTATTCCCAACAAAATGTGAATTTATAATTCCATCTCCAAGAGAATCAGTTTCAGATCTACTTGTATTTTTTGCAATATGTTCTTCAGCCTCTTTAGCCTTTCTAGCTTTATATTCTTCAGCCTGCTGGCCTTCGGTAATAGAATAAATCATTTATTTTTCTCCTTTCGGGTTTCTTTATTATTTCGTTTTTCTTTTTTGTGACGAAAGTGGTCTAAAACCACTATTTTAGACAGTCAAAAAAAAAAATAAGGTGGAAATTGATTCCACCTTATTTAATGCTTTTTCATCTGTTCCCAAAAGTCTCTAATAATCTTACTGTCATCTCCATTTTCGAAAATAGTTAGCTTAATATTATGCTTCTGACAAATTTTCTTGAAGGAATCTGACCTAAAGAAAGTCTTATCTCTACAATCAAGTTCGAATTGGCTATAGAAATAGCCATCTTTGGTTTCATATGTACTGGTAGATCCGCCCCACATACAGATATCCTTAAAAAGATTATAAACAAATTCATCTGTAGTGGATACATATGCATAGTGTCCATGTCCATGTCTTAAGCAGATAGCATCTTCTCTATCAGGTGTACCTTCCAAGTCTAGAAAGATATGATTTTTCTTGCTGTTCATATTATCTCTCCTTTTAAAATATATTTATTTGTTATAGGTTGCTCAATATTATAATATATTTTTGTATTGTCTAATTATTACAAAAAAAAATAAGGAGTGAGATTTCTCTCACTCCTTATATGATTAGATAAGACTAATATACATGAGAATTTCTTCACAGATCAGTTCAGGAATCACTGTAATAGCTTGGCCATCAAGCTCCAGATCTTCCGGATCAATGATCTCGAAGTCACTACTTAATATGACAGCAATCATACCAAGTATGTGTTTCTCAATTTTATCATTCTTATACTTATCTTTGATCTTTTCCCATAGGGGAGAAGATTCTAATTTGGTAAGCTCTTTCTTGTTCACACTCTTGCGGCTAGCAAGACGAACAATCTTAGAGCTTACAATATAGGGCAATAATACCATTCCAGAAGCTTCAAGAATTCTTCTGGATGCCATAATTAACTTGACATAGTCATCGAAGTTAATAGCATTTAAGCTAGCAGTATCACCAAAATACTTAAAGAATAGATTGAAGATGAGGTCTCTCTGGAACGCATTGATTGTACATTTCCCACCATCTGCAAGACGATGTTTATAGAACAATATTTCTTCCTCATCAAAAGGACCATACATCATTTCAATCATAGTCATAGCATCTCTAGCAGCGCAATTATGCTGAACCAGAAGCTGCTCATCTGCTTTATTAAGAAAAGCTGTTCTTATTCAGTAGACTATATCATTACCTTCGACATTACTCGGTCAGGTACCTCCCACTTCGGATATATAAATATCCTACTCTACTCGGTTCATCCTATAGATGCCTTTCGATAGTCGTTGAACGTTCCTCTCAATAAGAGGCTTCGCTGCTGATTATCTATTATCAAAATCATTAGGGTTTCCCCATAGATCATCCCATCACTTGTTTCTGACTTTCGTCTCCATATAGGCAGATAGGCATTAAGAGTTCCCAGCAATTCAAGAGGTTTGCTTGCTATATTTCTATAACAAGGAGCCTTTTCTTAAGTTGACTCAAATTTATCAAATTCAGAATTAAGATCCTCGTCTCTGCGACTTGAGGAAAGAGATACGAAGCTGAATTCATATTCTATCATTACCTTCACATAGGATCGCAACTCCTATGCAGTTCTCCTATGAACTTCTGCATGTTTCCATACAGTTGAGACTATATCACGATCCACTTTAGTGGACCCTTCCCATTTCGAACTCGCTTGAGCCCTACTCTACTCAGTTAATCCTTATTAGGATCCTTTTCGATAGTCGTTGAACCTTCTGTTAATTGAGATCTATAATAATTGACTTCTTTTTTATGGCAGATACCATTACATATATCATATGCTGCTTGTTTTACCTTTCTATCATTACCACGCTCGCCTAAGGATTTTACTATTTCCTTTCTATCAATACCAAGAGCTACTTGCCTACATATACTATCAACTTCATTATTTGTAAGTATATAACTCTTATTTCTTGTAATATTGTAATTACAAGAAATATTAGCATAAGACTTACCTGCTTTGATCTTATATATAGTCTCTTTTAGTCTCTTCAATTCCTGCTCTGTACAGTTGCTCATACCGAGTTTATCAAGAATGTCTATATATCGTTCCTGTCTGCTCAGGCATTCGCATATTATACGAACTTGATCATCGGTAAAATTTAATCTACCGTAATCTGGAAAATTGTATTGACTTGCGATTTCTTTCCATACATCTCCACATAATATATGACCTATTAAGCCTTTAAATCCGCTGCTATATACTCTAGGATAGATATACTCTTCCATCATAGTACATATTTTAGAGATAGGAATGGATTGCATTAGTAATTCACATAAATGAGTTACATCATCATTGGTTAAGATAGCTCTATAATTATCTTCACCCATCCTAATCAAATTATTTATGCAAGCTCTATTTATATTTTCTTTTGGGGTTACCCATTCAAGATTACCCTCAAAATTACAGGTTTTATCGCAATTTACATGATCTACTTCATGGTCTTTAGATGGTGGCATTCCATGAAATGCCATGGCCACTAATCTATGAATATGAATACAGATTTGTCCTCCATCTTTAGTACGAAGACTAACCTGTACATATCTACCAGCTTTTAGTGTAATTATAGAATATTTATTATTCTCAGAATTATAAATATTTCCTATATTACTTACAAAGTATATTGGTTTCACATTTGGAACCATTTCTTCTGTAATGGGTTTCCAAAATTCTATAGGGACTTGAAGTCCATTATAAGAATAATTGGAAAAATCATAAGTCATCATTTTAGATACTCTCCGAATCATTAAATTAACATCTTGGCTGCTGATTAGCATGCTTGCTTAATCAAGTTTAGCCTTCCAGCAATTAAAGAAGTTTTACTATACATGTTACCATGTATGTGGACATTTAAATGATTATCCAGAACCTGAAATCCAGTATTTCGTAAAATTGACTTGTAGTTGAGATGGACAAGCGGTTGTTCGTGTAAGATCGCTAATCTTACACTGTTCTCTTATGAACTACTGCATGTTGCCATGCAGACCAGACTATATCTTCACCCATTACTTATTTATTAAGCATTGGGGTGGCTCCCATTTCGGTTCGCTTGAACCTACGTCTTTCGACTAGTCGTTGAACGTTCCTCATATAGAGGCTTCGCTGCTGATTGTCTCAGTGAGAGTTCCCAGCAATTAGAGAGCTTGTTGGATCATGTGTTCCCACATGAGGAAACTTTGTCACAAATTTCCATCGTACCTATATTTCCTGTATACCTTACATCGCTGCAAGGAGTAGACTATATCTTCATCTCAAATACTATTACCATATTTAAGATGCTCCCCATTTCGGACATAAATCCTACTCTACTCGGTTATTCATGTAAGTATTTCTCTTACATTATCCTTTCGATAGTCGTTGAACGTTCCCCATATAGAGGCTTCGCTGCTGATTGTCTCAGTGAGAGTTCCCAGCAATTAAAGGAGTTTGCTATATGATATTGCTATCATATGGCCCTAGTTTGGTTAAGGCATTATATTTATCAAGACATTCTGTACTGACTGTAGACTGTGGATACTAGTATTGATACCACGAATATCTTGCATATTCCAGATTGCTTGATTTCTTTTTGCTGTACGTAAGACATTAGAGATAGCCGTTTCGTACAGCTTATTGTATATATCTACGTCATACTGATCAATAAGTACGTCGTAGACAGCGAGAATAAACTCAGTTGTATTATCAATCTTACGCGCATACATAAAATGACACATAAGAGGGATAATTATATTCATGAGGACTGATACTTTCATCATTATCCGTCCATGCCTCGAGATGTTCACGCACGTCGCTTTTGGTGCGCAGTTCTTTAATGAACTTCTATAGGCATTACCCATAGTCCAGACTATATCTTCACCTTCGGCACTTATCCGCTAAGGTGCTCCCCATTTCGAGCTCGCTCGAGCCCTACTCTACTCGGTTATTCATGCACATGCGTTGCAAGCATGTCGCACTATCCTTTCGATAGTCGTTGAACCTTCAACTTGGCTACGCTGGTTAAGTATGTGGATTATATTTTGGTATAGATTCATAACCACAGAATCTATAAATAGGTTGGTGCCGGTAACCGGACTCGAACCGGTACGGAACTTAATCCGAGAGATTTTAAGTCTCTTATGTCTTACCAATTCCATCATACCGGCGAATATATGTTTAAAATAATCCGAAGCTAGTTTGCGTAGCTTAATTTGCTTGGCTGCTGGTTGTCGATTGATGGCTAAACCCTTAGAGTTTCCTCATAGATCATCTCATCACTTGTTTCTGACTTTCGTCTCTGTAGGATAGGTACTCCCTTTTTCGTTTCCCATATCCGTAGCAGATGAGCTTTACGAGTTTCCAGCAATTAGAGGAGTTTTACTCGCTATATTTCTATATCGAGGTGACTGTTCTCAATCACTATATTGAAGATTAGGATTCTTCACGTTTTTATAGGTTAATGATAGACTGTAGTTAGCATCATTCATATAGCTAACCTTTGTATAGATAGATCCATGCATAATATAACGATAAAGATCGTAAATAAATGCCTCTCTACTATAAGCAGGTTCACAATCAATGAGATACTTTAATCTACAATAAATCATTGGTAATTCGTGATCAGTATCATAGAATTTTTCAAAATAGTTCAGGTAATGGCACGTATGGGTCCTCATATCAGGATTATTATAAGACCTCTTAGCACTCAATACAAATGCATCTAGCTGTGGGTTTGGTTCCATCCCATAGAAACCAGATACATCTAACATTATTGCGCCTCGAGTAGTTTTAAAGACTTCATCGTCCGGACCAGGTGTCCATTCATCCACATATTGAAATGGTATGGGATCAAAGAACTCCATAGCCTCCATTAATTCCTTTTGTTGGCCCATGTTTTTAACCTCCTGTATATTGATCACTAGTATAATATATGGCTCATTTCTTCTTTGAGGAAAACGAACTAAACGGTGTTCGTTTAGTTGTTTTTACCGAACCTACTTTACGTGTTGCCGTCACGTTACCAGGTGTTTCTCCAATTCTTTTTGTTCCTATAACATTGCCAGATTTGGAACTCAGATTTCTAGACTGATTGGTCGCGATTCTCTGAGCTTTAGCCTCTCTAGCAGAAGCTTTGGCTTGTTCTTCACCAAGCCTTTGTCTATCAGCAATCTTTTTATCTGTATGCTCTACTTTCTGTACCAAAACTTTAGGGTCATACGGGACCCCATATGACTGATACATATGTTTAGCAAACAGATTCTTTGCTTTCATATAAAGATATGCAAAATAGAGAATTTTGCTATATCCAGGAACTTCATAAGGATTCTTTTCTTTAGGATCTTTGGTCAAAGCAAGTTTAGATGCTTTAGGCTTAAGGTCTTCTAAGAAAAGATCATGCTTAAGAAAAACTCTTAGATAAGTAAAGACAAATGCGGGGTCATTAGAGAAAAACTTGACTTTGTACCCCTGTAGGTTGGGCGATGCATTAGATGCGGCATCGTTTGTATAAAATAGAATTACTGCGTCATAATAGAAATCTTTTACAGTTTCAGAAGGTATTTTAATGTGGATAGCATATCGATCCTTCTTTTTATCTATATATAACGTATAATCTATTTTACCAGCCTCTCTTAGAAGTAACTTGTCAAATTTTTCTACGTACATAGTTTTATACAGGTCTCTTTGGGAGAATACTGCATTCTTTTTTCCCATAGGATTATCTATGTATTGTTGAAAAGTCATATCCACTTCTAAAATCACCACCTTAAAATACTTATTGTAATAGTTAAAGGGCTAATAAAAATAAAAAAAAAGAAGGGTAAGAAGTATAAAACCTCTTACCCTTTTCTTTATACAACAGTTTTACGTGGAATTACCTTCATGCATCTTCTACAGCATGAACCTTTGAAAGATACCGGAGATACATTAGTATCGGTTATATCCACTTTATATGCTGATTTGCCTTTTATTCCACAGAAATAGCAAGTAGATATTTTTCTTTCATTCGGTTCTAGAAGTTTAGATATCTTATCTATTCTTTTGATAGGCTGACTAATTACTTTTTCATCTTGCATCGACTTCTACCTCCTCTATTGTCTCGGCATCTATAATATTTTTAATGCATTCAGCAAGCTCTCTTACTACCTTTTTTGTAAGTCCTGTTAGGATTATAACTGGTGATGTATTAGAAGATAATGTAAGGGAATCACCATTAAGCGCACCAATTCCGCCACATGTAGCACTCGATATAACATATTGACATAGATATCTACATTTCTTAATTTTTTCCTCATCAAATTCATCAGAAATATGGAATTGAATGCTGTGTCTTTCGACACCAAAATATACATAGGTTTCTATTCGTATACTTGATTTGCTCATTTTATACCTCAGTTAATTTTTTATCCACCATATAAATTCATTATGACGCTTTGCAGTTGTATCTATATGCGATTTTCTAATAAATACAGTCATATTGATATATAGTGGGAGTCTTTTATTATGGATATCGAATGCTTTATCAAAAGTCACATATCCCTTTCCAGAAGATTCGAACTTATGTGCTTTCTTTAGAATTCTTAATATGCTTGTAATGCGAAAGTTAGATGAATAAATAACCTCATAACCTTCGATATGTTTTCTTTTATCCCTTGTATTACCATAACATTCAGAAGGCCATATAGGTAATCTTTTTCTATTAGGATTAAATTCATTCATGCAGGATTAAACCCTCTTTCTTTAAAGAATTTTCTAGGATCTTCGTAACTCTCCATAGTCTTGACATCTTCCAAATTGATTTCTCCTTTCTCCTTCCAGTATCTGAGGAGAGTGATTCTAAATGCAAGAGGTCTAATAGACTGAGGTGGAAATCCCATATTCGCATAATTTCCAAGAGCCATAAGACAACACATAATCTCTTGAGTGATATTATCCATGGTAAGCTGTTCATAAGGAGTAACAGCATACGGAGTGAATTTCTGTGTTGCTATCCTCCTATTTTGAGCTTCTCTAGCAGCAGTTTCTTCTTCGATAAACTTCTTATGCCGCTTGATATCGAAGTACCATCCACGATTGGGATGAGTAAGTACGTATGCGGATTTGAAACCATCCTCAAGAAGTGTAGGAAATATATGCTTTTCCCATCCCTCATATTCATTATTCATGAGCTTTTTATAGTGGTTTACAAGAGCAATCCACTTCTGGTTTAATTCATTGATGCATGCTGCAACAGACTCATCAGATTTAGCTCTACGAATCTTAATCAGCTTGTCAGCTTCTGCGCAAAATTCTTTCAAACTCTTCTCAAGAAAATTTTCAAATTCATCTTGATTTTCTACAAGCTCAAACAGCTTCTGAGCATATTCTTTTGCTTTCATATTATTCTCCTTATTTGTGTTTAAGTAAGATTCCCAAACGGTTTGGATAAGCTGTGTCTAAGATCTTATCGATATATCTATCAAGAATATCTCCCTCAATCTTATTTGTATTACCACAATACAACCAATCCTTATCCCAATCCATTATAACGATTTCATCGGAATCATGTAGATAAGGAAGAATATGGCGAATCTTCAACCTAGGTATTTCTTCCTCAACCACAATCTCTATTACATTCTTTTCAGATTCTCCGATATGGAGTCTCTTTAAGCTAATGATTTTTCTGTTTTTATAGCACTCTAGATTCTTAATGAATTCTTCATAACTACCGATGAATATATAAGAAGAATTTGTTCTTACAACAACTTCACGAGCTCCAAAGTGGAGATCCTCTACAAGGAATTTAATATCAAACGTGAGATTGTGTTTCATCTTATAAGTTTCAATCTCTTCACCGGTGAGTTTCACGGAATCGAATATTTCGATTCCGATACTATTATAGTCTAACGCTGAACAGAAAGTAGATCTTACGACAAGTCCATCGAACTCTTTATCGTTCATTATATCCTGTACTTTACGGTAGATATCAATGGATTTGCTGTGTATATGTACTACACTCCATCTATCAATAAATGATAGCAAGTGGCTTAACAGCATCGTTGACATAATATATCTCCTTTTCTAAAATACACTCTAGAGGGAGGATTCCCTCTAGAGTATTAATATTATTTACCGTATTCTACAACAGGTGCTTGAATCTGAATATATCCAATATCGCTAATATCTACATCTTTTCCGATATACATTCTAGCGATAGCTTTGAATGCTTCTTCTCCAACCACCCTTCTATCAATCTTAACAACTGTATCATATTTATCATTGTCAAGATCTGATACATCTTCTAGAGTACCATGATTGAAAATTACATCATATTCAAAAGAATAATATTTCTTCGCATACTCTTCCATAAGCATATGAAGATGTCTGAAGCTGATCTTTAAAAATATACATCTACCAAACTCAGGAATGGTATATGTAATATCAGAACAAATTTCAAGGCTACTAACGCCATAAGTTTCAAATAATGCTCGTTCTACATTTTCGGTAGCTACTTCATATTGACAGCATTGGTTGATGCTATGAATATTTACATATATACAGATTGTATCTGTATATATGTACATGGGCTGTGTAACTGATTGCATGTCTTTTTTATCAGTTTCCTTAGATAAAGATCCCATATCAGATGTTGTGGGCATCTGAGGTTTGATCTTTGCTTTGATGTGTACAACTTTCTTGTGTTCCATTTTTCATTCTCCTTTTTTAAATTGCTTATGCAATTGTACTCATAAATATAATATATAGACAAAAAGAAATCTTATACAGATTCATCTTCTAGAATTATATGTATGGCTGGACATAAGACATTTTCTGTCTTTTTGTCTATAAATCCTGAATTAAAATTAATATAGAAGTCATATTTATCTTGGTAGATATGAATATTATCTATATCCATATCTACTGGTAATAGAAGTATTCTTTTAATCTTTCTATTAAATAATTCCTCATCATTATTCTTCATTATTTCTACAAAAAGAGAAGCTGGACGCTCATGAAAACATCTATATTTTTCTGGAAAACTTGAATTATTTGTATTTATTAAACTAGATATAGAAGCTGCTGGAGGATCTCCAGCAAATAAAGCTAAGAAACTTCCTAATGTTACTGATTGAAAATTCATATTATTTCCTTTCTTAATGTAATACATAATACCATAATATTGTAATAAGGGTTAATATGAACCCAGCAAATAATAGTATAATCACAGTATTATCATTAATATTCTTATTTTTTGAAATTGCACTTTTTGGTATTTCTAAAGGTTCTAAAGACATAATCTTTTTACCTTTAGATATAGCATACATAATTTCTTCTTTAGTAGAATCTCCTACATAGCCATCTGGGTTTACAACATAAATGGCTTCGCTCATATCTATCTTAAATTTATGCTTTTCTTTAAGCATATAAAGTTGCTCCTCGGTAAGCTTTATTCTTTCATCTTGAGAGAATAGATGCATACCGATAACTATATACCCTTGAAGAGTTAGTTCTCTTTGAACTTGAATAATTTTATCTTTAAATTTTGTGCTTCCACAAATACAGATAATTTCCTTTGACATAATATACCCTCTTTTTTGTAATATTATTTTATAGTAGCAATTCATATAAATAAAAAAAAATAAGAGGTATCACATGATACCTCTATTAATCCTCTAATCCAGCTAATTTCATGAATTTGGATATTCTCTCCTGACTAACCATAAATCCTTCACTGATAAGGATTTTGGTTATCTCATTACTTGTAATATCTGGGTCATCAATAAGTATTTCCATCATTCTTTCAAACACATCCATATAAATTACTCCTTTATATATTGCAAACCTCTATCATATCTATCATTCTTTGAACTTCAAGTAAATAGCAATTCCTATGAAGATCTATTAAAAAGCATTCAACAATAGTTAATATTTCTTTGTCTGGCATAATTCTTGTCATATTTGTGACTATATTATCAAGGATATCTAGATATCTCTTATTACTATATGATGATTTTATCCCATCACTAATAAAGATGATGAAATTCAATATATGTCTCGATATATCTGAACCATTGATATTGTATTTGGAAGACAATCTATATCCAATTATATTTTCTATATTACCGTTATCTTCTAATATAAAATATTTGCTGCTGAAGAATGCATTAATGAATTTCTTATTTACATAATAAAAATTCATGTATCTCATGTATTCTAATATAGATAAGCCATCTATACTCTTAATACCTATTTTATTCAAAGAACTTAGAGTAGATATTGCACATCGTATGATACTTATGCCTTTAACATTAACCAATACGTCTTTTTCATTAAGATACTCAAATATTTCAGCTTCGCTTGGAGCATCTCCGCATGCAGCTTTTATATCTAATTCAAATAATGATTCTAAGTACAATTTCAAAATATTTCTGTCAGACAATTTGGAGAATTCAAATCTATTTACTATACACGCTTTAATTCTATCTGGAATACTATCTAGATTAAAGAATTGAAGAGTTTTATACTCTATATTTGATTTAGATGAAAGAGCATAAACTATTATAATCTCATCAAGTTTAGTCATACTTTCAACAGAAATCACACAATTCTCAACCGTCATTGCTGCTTTATTCATATTCTTAATTCATCCTTTCATTTTTATGCTTGTTTTAAATTCTTTCGTATTTTCCATTCCCATAATATATAAATCTATAATAGGAAATTTACAAAAAAAAAATATGGTGGAGATAATTTCTCCACCATATTTTATTAATCATTAATTCCAACTTTAAATGTCATGATAACCTTTGTACCCTTATCAGGTGTGGTTGTTGATACTTCAAATTCATCACAGAGAGAATCCATAATCGTGAAACCCATACCAGAAAATCCCTCTTTACTAGACCATCCAGATTGGAATGCTTGTTCAAGATTCTGAATTCCACAACCATTATCAATTATTGTAATTACAAGAGTATTATTATTTCTATAATTACAAATAATATGAACCATACCAGGAAATTCTTCAGTATATGCATGCTCTTTGATATTGGTTATAGCTTCTCCTACACATGATAATATATTACTTATTTTCTCTAGACTAATTCCTATTATGTTTTCTTTGCAGAAAGCTTCAATTGTCATAGTAGGCTTTAGATGATCATAATAATTGGTCATAAAGCTCAGGTGCATAGTAATATTACTTAGTAAGATACATTTTGATGGCTGTTTCATAATAAATTACTCCTTTATCTTTTTCATATTGATAATTAAATAATCACCTTTTACATCCATAGAATGAGCTTCATAGTTTAAAGGAATTGGATAATCTTTTAGATGATCAACATCGAAATCTTTTACCCTTCCTTTAAATAATACAATACCTAGAATAGTTCTAACTAATACCTTTGGATTAGTAGATTCAAAGCATTCTAGAAAGTTGATAAGATCTTCTACCTGCTCTGGTAGATCTTCACAGTCACAATCAGGCGTAGACTCTTCATCATTGTGTATAAGAATATTTTTAAAGTCTTCAGCGAGTGTACCAAAACATGAAGATATAGTTATTGACTCGACTTCATGTAATGATTTAGTATTTATGTCTTTTACAGTTTTCATAAAAGATAACATCCTTTCTAAATATTTTCATATCTATAATATGTATCTAAATAAAAAATAAAGGCTACTAGAGGGATCCCTCTAGTAGCATTAATTTTAGAAAACAGGTGCAGAGATTTTTTCTTTATCCGCATCTAGACACAATGTCAAACTATATAAGCTCTGAATAGCTTCTTTATCAGAAGTTCTAACACCCTTACCACCAAGATTAAAGTAGTGAGCTTTAGATTTAAGCTGTTCAGCAAGCTCTGCATTTGTCTCTTCTGTAAAGGCTCCCTTTACGGTTACCTGGTCACCATCATAATCTCCACCTATTCCATCTAGATATAGATTACTAATATTCAAAGTATCAATAAATTTATTAGAAGTATTAGTACCAATATCTTCTTGACGAATATAGGGATAATTTTTATAGAATTTACTACCTACAACCATAGGTTCAGTTCTTGTGGTAGAAGCTATTTTAATCTTGGTTGGAAACTGATTAAAATAAGTGTCTATAGGATACCTGGTAATCAGTATATGTTTATCTTTTGTAGCTTCTACTGCTGCTTGATAGAGTATATCACACCAAGTTAAGTCTCGTTCCATTATAGGCATCTTACCTATATCAGATTTTGCATACTCTTCAGCAGTCATATTATATCCTTTAAATCTATAGCGTACAGTAATACCTTCTACTGTAGGAACTTCTAAAGGAATAAATCTATTTGAGAAACCTGTCAAAAATCTATCTATTTCTTTCTTAATTCTTTCATCAGAAAATTCTACTTGATAATCTTTCGGATGTAAATAGGTTATACTCTTATCTTTATTTATATAGGGTATAACCGCATCTCCAGAGAACTCATTTTCAAACATTCTTCTCACATGATATACTATGAACGGAAGGAAGTTTGCACAAGCAGATGCTAACGGAAGTACAGAATAATCGAGATCTGCTTCTACATCCTCTAACCGTTCAACCTTGAGTTCTGGAGCCGATAGAACTAGACGAGTAGCATAGTCTGTTGTTTTGGACATAACACCCTGTCTAATAATACCAAATTTGCCAGGAATAAGATTGCTAGTTTTCTCGCCATTTATAGTAGTACCAGATCCAAACCAGTCGTATATTTGAACAAGAGTTTCCTGTATACGACCACGAGTAGCAGAAGTTAGATTTAAACCATATTCGGAGGACTCTCTAAGAGCTCTAACAGAGATCAACAAAGACCTATACAATTCATTGATTGCTCCTAAAGATACTTTGCCTTTATCGTTATTAACGTCTCTATAGAATGCTGGGCATACTATATATTTCTTAATAAACATTTCAGGCTTACCGATATAGCTCTCTATAAAGTCTACACGCATGTCTCTTTGTTTAGATCCAGTACGCTTAATCTTAATTTTCTTAATATTGTCTCTAAGAAACCTAATACCATTATCACCATTTTCCGGATCTTCTTCAAGTTCACCCTTATCATTTATCTTGAAATATTTTATACCATGAACGCATGCTTTAACATTAGAATCAACTTTGCACCACATCTTATAAATTAGAGGGTTTAAAAACTCCTCATGAAGATCGATGTATGCAAATGTATTAGCGCGATCATATTTGGTAATTCCAAATATTTCATTAGATAATAATCCATCAGAGGTAGGAACTGAATTTCGAACGAATGAAATGGGATTGGTAATCTCTTTGAGATCATTGACTTTTACCAGTCTTTCGGGGTCTATAAGACTCACTCTAAGGTGATCACCCCTTATTAAATCTGGCATATAAGCATCACCTCTTTTATTAATATGTGAATTAAGTGGACAATAAAAGGAAAAACAAAAAAAAAATAGTGGAGAGTGTTGTACACTCTCCATCTACTTCTTTATTGACTTTTCGACATCCCATAGTAGCGATTACGAGGAATACAGTCAATCACCTCTACAACTACTAATTGCTACGTCACTTTTGGGAACTATTAGTACCTGCGCAGGTAACTGGTTGATGTCACTAGTCCCCATAATGACTTATAATCAACCTGGTAGGATTTGCTCGTATTTATCGCCTCAATCACCTACCTTTATAGATGAGGCGTTTATTTTGAAGATATAGATATTTCCAATTGAAATATAATACCTTCAAATATATGTTTATTAATTAATAATAAAAAGGTAGGAATTAAATTCCTACCTTTTTATTATATCTTTGTAATTACTGTAGTAATGGAAGATCCGGAAAGAGTCATACCAATAATGAAACGGTCACTGTATACAGAGAACTCCATATTGTTTAAGCTATTATATAGCTCTGTTGCACTTTCTTCACAATCCATCAAAAGTATAAATTTTACAGTATCATTTGAACTATCTGTACAGATTTCAATATCCTGCCTACTGCCAACCAGGTTGTATAAAACCATTATTTCATCAAAATAATTAGTTACTATGTAGGGGATATTATCTGAATTTAGATTATGGACAAAGTCTTTAGTGGTTCCCATAGTATTAGAATATTCCTCCTTCCGCGAAATCTTCAAAAGCTTCTTCCATAGCTTCAGCCGCTAAGGGGGATATAGTTTGGTTTTGGTTAGGTTGATTGTTTACATCAGTTGGCGGTTGTCGGTTTATTTGAGGATACTTAGGACCGCCCTTTCCATTTGCTTTTTCTTTTTCTTCTTTCTCTTGTCGTTCTTTCTCTGCCTTAGCTTGAGCTTCGGCACGAAGATACACTATGCGATAGAGTTCATGAAGCTCGTTGAAAGGGCGGTCCATAAGATCTTGTATAGATACACGTCCTTTTAAAAAAGACGCTATCGATTCTACAAATTCTACATATTGCCGATAGCTGCTAACTGATGCCGTGTAAAAAGCATTCTATCAGGAGTAATATTTTCTTCAGCGGGAATCTCAGTAGCACAATCGGGACAGGTACAAGCAGGAATCATATAAGTAACCTGCTCACCCGGCTTATCATATTCCTTAATAGCTGCACCCAGGTTGAAATACTCTTCAGATGTCAACTGCTGGATAATGTCATAGAATACTTTAATACGTCTAGCAGATGTCTTGGCCTGATCATTGTGATCTGGCTTAGTATCTACAGGAACTAGAGTCTGGTTAACATTGTCAATGTAGTAGATACTATCAATATATGCAACAACATCAACAAGATCACCATGCTTCTCAAGGAAGCTATCAGACAGGCTAGCAGTCTCGATGATAACGTTCCATACAGAAGGAGCACGCAGACCAAATACATAAGAATCAGAGATCTGAACTAGATCGACAGGGTAAGTATCTTTGCTGGGAGAAGTGGTATCCAACTTCAGAATATCCTGAACCTTCTTCTTTGCAGCATCATCAGCATACTTAACCATATCTTTGAATTCAATATCCTTAATGAATACCTTGTTACATTTATTGTTGGGGCAGCTAAAGCTCAGGAAGTTAGAACCACCAAATGTAGCCATATAGAGAGCAAAATAGATATGCTGAAGGTCGATAAATCTAACCTGCTTCAACCATGTCTCGAACTCTGGTTTATTAGCATCATATAAGTGGTCATAGATAACGCGATACATATCACGGAAAGTATTCAATCTATTACGATTAGAATTTTCGGGATTCAGTTTAAGAATTTCAGGACCAGACAGGCCTGTAACAGAAACAGGACGCTCTGCGGTAAACATAACCCAGTCTGCCACATTTCTGTGTGTCTGAACTGCAAGGCGCATAACCTTCTGAGCAGACTCGGACTTCTTTGCAATTGTAAATGCAGTCAGATCGATCTTATTACGAATAGGAGTAATTCTCTGCTTAACCTCAGCCTTCAGATCTTCAATGATCTTATCACCATCTATGGTAGCAGAATCAGAATTTTCTGTTTCCTCTTCGAATAATTCTTCATTGGAAGTATGATCAAGAATTCTAAATGAGGGCTCAACAACGGTAGTTGCAGCTTCTTCCTTGGTAGGCTCATCAATAAAGGGCAGATCCTTAATCATTCCAACACGAGTAGATGCTGCAATATTTGCATCATTTCTCATAAATTCATCACCAGTTTTTTCTGTTAAAGGATTATAAGGTACAGTTGTTGAATTGGGATCAGCATGTGCAGAAGATGCCGAATCTTCTACCATATTATGATTGATATGATTCATTTTAAAGTGATGATCATCTACTACATCAATATTTTCATCATCATATAAACCAAGATCATCATCTTCATCGATACTGGGAGCAATTCCCATATTAGTATTTACATTCTCAGCATCTTCAGCTTCCTGACGTTCCTCTTCCTGCTTAGAAGCAAGTTCTTCATGAAACTGAGAAATTCTATTTATTTCTCTATCAACGGCAGCATCCAAATCAGCCATAATAGGATTATTTTCTGTCGACACACTAGCGGGTCTGCTAGGGAGTATCTGATGAATATCAACAGCCTGAGCATTAGAAAAATCTACAGGACCGTGGTTAATAGCTGTAGCTCTATACTGCTTTGCAGAATCTTCCTGATCGGGATTTGCTGTGGTAGCTTGCTGAGTCTTTGCAACATTATTAGGATTTTTTGCGGTGAGATCAAAACTCACACCAGAACCCGTGCGAGGTGCTTTAGACATCATTTCTTCTAAAGTAATTCTTTCATCAATCATTTTTGTTTCCTCCTTTAATTATAGATCAATCAGTTTGGTATAACCACTCTGAACGACTGTTGTATTTGTATCATAATAAATTCCATATAAAGTATCATCTATCTGTACAGAAATTTGGAATTGTTTATTTTTTTCTGTAACAGTTATTTGTGCGCCTTGAAATTGTGGTAAATATTTCTCAACTTGCCGCTGATACTCTCCTTGTAGTTGAACTCCTGCCCCTTCTACAGAATATCTATATTTAGATATGAGTCCAACTCCCATATCGGGATGTGATTGAATAGTTCCTGGCTCTAAAAGCAATAATCTTACCAATAGAGTAGAAACAGCTTCTGCATTTTTATAAATTTTCGGATTTTTGAAATCATCTACAGAAAACCCAAATTCGGTAATAGCCAATATACCATCCTCCTGTAGTAGAATTTTATTAATCTGTTGTAGTAGTTAAAAAATACTCCCAAAAACCTGGCTTTTCAGTAACATATATGTAAGGGTTACTCAAATTGCCGTAATGGGTAGTCCGGTTCGCGGGATTGTTGTTTTTCATTTTGATACCTCCTAAAAAATATATTTCTTTTCGTTCATTTTCATGTACACCTCCTTTTTCTTTGTTGTAGATACAAGACAGCTGTAGAAATACAGCTGTCTTGTCTTTGTTTCAAACACCCTCAACATAGTTGTAATAATATTTAGGGAGGATCTATTAAGGTATGAGCACACCAAATTATAAGACTTCCAAGAAGTATAAATGTCCTTATTGTGATTATAAGGGAATTAGATCTGATGTAATAAATCATGTAGATAAAAAACATGAAGATCTTATCCCGCAAGGATACACTGCAGCTAGAGCTGTATATGATTTTATAAATCATACAGATCATGGTACTTGTATGATTTGTAAATCTCCTGTATATGAATGGAATACAAAGATTAATAGGTATTATAATCTTTGTAAGAATCCTGCATGCAAAGCTAAAGTTAGAGAAATTGCCTTAGAAAGGCATATGAAGGTATATAATAAACCTCATCTATTAGATGACCCTGAACAGCAAGAGAAGATGCTAGCCAATAGAAAAATTTCTGGTACATATACATTCAAAGATGGAATAAAGCATACATACACTGGTACTTATGAGAAAAATGCTTTAGAGTTTATGGATAAAGTGCTAGATATTCCTGGTAAAGACATTCAATCTCCTGGTCCTGTTCTTGAGTATGAATATGGTGGAAAAACTCATAAGTGGATTACTGATATCTACTATATTCCTGCAAATTTGCTTATTGAAGTTAAAGACGGTGGATCTAATCCTAATAATAGATCTATGCAGTCTTACAGAGAGAAACAGGTTGCAAAAGAAACTATGGTTACATCTCTTGGTACGTTTAATTATATCCGTTTGACGAATAATGACTTCTCTCAGTTATTAGAAATTCTCGCCGATATGAAAGAGGGAGCTTTAACAGAAGATGATGATTCTCGTAATATGAGAATCAGAATAAATGAAGAGGTTGGTGGGCTTCCTCCCCATCGCCCTCCAGAAGCTTATATTATTCCATATGGTATGAATAATGTTTTTGATGGATTCGCTTATGGAGATTCTGAAAGCGATGATATTGCTATTGTAGATGAAGACTATAAATCAGTTACCATGAGTCGAGAAGACTTTGAGAAAAAATATACAGTTCCTGATATAGCACTTATCTATAATGAAGCTGATACTATGGAAAAAATAAAGGCTATTAAGAATGAAATAGGTACTGGCCGCTGCGTTAATCGTTTACATTTTGTTGAAATGATTATTGGTCGTCCTCTTCGTTGCTTCGAGCAAATCTTAATGAATGAATACTTTAAGCTTTATGATGATAAAAAAGAAAAGCAAATAAATAAATTAATTGAAAATGGTGTAGTTATGCAATCTAAGGAGATTGTAACAGGAAGAGATATATCCGAATATAACGTGGTTAAACGTATCGGTGTTGTTTCTATCCATCATACTCCTAATGGATTTTATGCTTCTACTCCTAATGATTTTTCTATGGCTAGTGAATATTTTCCAACACTAGAAGATTTAGAGAGATCCGATGTAGTTTCTCTTATGAATAATGTATTTAATTCTCGATTCAAAACACCTATACAGGATGGTGATAGTAATGCCTAATATGCTAGACAAAGAATTCATGGTATCCAGCTATATAAGTGGATCTAAGAACTTGAATAAAATAAATGCATCTAGTATTAGTGATGCTATTAATTGGTCTAATGATGCTATGCGTACTATTATTATTCCTACGGAAGATCTTCAAGATCTAGAAGATCAGTGGATTAAATTTAATAGTATGATTAAGAAGCATCGTAGAGAATCTGACTGGAAGAGTATAGAGCTCTTCGGAATTACAAATCAAGATCATTATGAGATGATTAAGTCTAATCTACTTAAAAGAGATATAGATAATGAGATAGAAGATGGTGAATACCTAGTCACAGATGGGGGCTTTTCTCTTAGTGAGGGCGCTATCGATTTAGACTATACCGGTTCTTACTATGACTCAAATACACTTAATTATACAAGCTCAGATGTTGAGAAAGCTATTAAGTGGGGAGAAGAGAGTTCTCGTATAATCATAACCCCTACTAGAAATCTTGAAGAGTTAGAATCTCTTTGGGATGCTTATAATGGTATGATTAAAAAGCATCGTAGAGAATCTGACTGGATGAGTCTAGAAGTATTTGGCGTCACAAATTTAAAACATTATGAGTATTTGAAATCCCAATTTTTACGTCAGGATATCAGATCTAATGATGTTGATATGTATAGTGTGATCGAGAGTGGCAATATTGTTGGAGATTCTATAGAGCTTACTAGAGATTATCTTAAGGAATCTTGCAAGAATTCTCCTGGTATATCTATTGCTAATAAGCTACTATCTATATGCCTTGTTGATAAAGGTATATATGAGAATATGATTACAGACAATGTAATATCGGATGTGTTAGATACTTATGATGGAATAGTATCCAATATACCTAGTGCAGATATTGTTCATGGTGATATGCCGGCTATAACTCCTGATGAAGCTATAGATTCTGGAGTATTTGCTGATATTCCTAGTAATAATTTCTATGGAGTTCTTGCAGATAATAAAATGCTAACAGATGAAATTTCTGTTGCAGAGTGGTTTGAAATGTATAAAGCTCATATTGATGGATTTTATACAGAATTCTCTACTTATATGCCAGCATGGATTCAGAAAGTTAGAGAGCTTACATTTGGATTAAAAGTGCTAGAATCCTCTGAAAATGATAATGCTATTGCTGCAAGAAAGCAATCTATACTTGAGCTTTGTTGGAATCCTGATATTCCTTTTGAAAATAAAGAGCGCCTTATGGCTAAAGCTAGAATGGAATATTATATAAAAGAAAATTCTTCTAATACTAGATTTATAGATTTAAGAGGTATGATTTCTACGAGAAATGCTCCTCTTATTGAATCTGCTTCTTCTAAGAATCTTAAACCTGTATATGTGATTCTCACTGAAGGAAAGAGACTCATTTCCAAGGCTATCAAGGCAGTCACTAAAGATATATATTCTCATATATCTATATCCTTCGATTATACATTAAAGAAAATGTATAGCTATGGCATAGACCAGTCTCCTAATGGAATAAAGGGAGGCTTTATTGAAGAGAATATAGACAAGGTTCCTTTAGGATGCAGGATTAGAGTATATACTTTCTTCCTAAAGCCTAATGATTATAATGCTATTGTAAATATGGTAGCAGATCTGGAATCTAAGGCTACGCAGACGAGATATTCTTATAAGAATCTATTTACTTACTTATTCAATATCCCATATAATAATGATTTGAATATGGTATGTTCTCAGTTTGTAGATAGATGTCTTAAGCTGTGTAATATAGATCTTACGCATAAAGATTCTTCTTTGGTATCTCCTCATGATATTAAAGATGCTATGAAAGCCAATAGAAGCATATTTACAATCTACGAAGGACTTGCTACCAAGTATGATTCAGAACAGGTTAAAAAGACTATTAATTCTTTAGTAGATACAGCTAAGCCTATTAAAGAATCTATTAGAAGATATACACCTAGAGAATATATACATGAAGTGGTTAGTTCTGCTGGAGATATAGACAAGCTTAATATGCTTAGGCCTTATCTCGAATCTGTATTAAATAAAAATTCTGTAGAATATAAAGTGCTTAAAAATATGGTATTTATATCTACAGAAGCTGTAGTATATTGTGAGACCAAAGAGTTTCCTGTGCAATTCGATAAAGATGGAAATATGCTTTTGAAGAATATCAAGTCTATCGATTATGATGAGGAATACAGAAAGTCTCATAATCTACTTAAAGAATATTATAAAAATGAAAATACTGTAGGTATGAAATATGAACTAGCAAAACTTTGGATGATTCTCTGTATTATTGAAAATAGAGTCCATTCTAAGAAGTTTATTAGCATGCCTGTAGAAGATCAGATAGCTTCTAATGAATATAAAGCTAAGTCTAAGATTATGAATGACTTTAAGCATTATATGAAGAAGCTTTTAGAACTAGAACCCGAATTTAATTTTAGCGAGTATTTTGAAAATAGCCCTTTCAGTAGTGCAACTATTAAACTGAGAGCGACTACAGTAGAAACAGTTGCTAAACTTTTAAAGGGTTTTATTAGAAGGATTTAATCATATAGGGGTGGAATATATTCCACCCCTCTTCCATTTTATTGTAAAACTATATGCTCTTAAACTTACTATTAAGAAATTTAAATAAATTGGAGGAAAAATCATGTCATTATTTTCTAGAGATGGTATGCTTACCGGAACAGAAATTGAACGTAGGGTAAAGAAGGGCCACATCCAGATTACTCCCTACGATCCTAAGTGTGTAAACCCCAATAGTTATAATTTAAAGCTTCACCCTCAGCTTCTTATTTATAAGAGAGATGCTGAGAGAGCAAATATTACTCCCCATATCGCTAGGACATTTGAGAATACATCTATTAATATTTGTGATATGGTGCAGCATCAAGAAGGTGAAATTGGTATTGAAGTTGCTGATGCATCTAATATTTCTTATATTGATGAGCCTGCACGAAACAATGATGAAGGCGAAAACGTAAACACTGAATCTGTTCAAGAATCTGAAACTAAATATAGTGATTCTAATAGTTCTGCTGATACAGAAATAAAGACTAGTTCCCATGGCATTAGTTTTATTACAGCCAATGTTATTACTGATAGATTTAAGGAGCTTGAGGGCGAATTTGATGAGAAGATAGACACTCTTGAAACCAAATGGAGCGGAGCATTCAATCAGCTTGGAGGTACTGTCGAGTATAATGACCGTAAGTCTCGTGAGAGAGATGAAGAAATTAAATCTCTCCCTATTATTGATAGTAATTACTTACCTCCTCTCGATATGCATAAGAAAAATGAAACTATCGAGTTTGAGATTCCTGAAGAAGGATATGTCCTACAGCCTGGAGTTCTCTATATTGGTAGAACTGTAGAAAGAACTGCTACTGATAGATTTATCCCCATGATTAACGGTCGTTCTTCTGGCGGTAGATTAGGTATTTCTATACATATTTGTGCTGGTTTTGGAGATATCGGTTTTGATGGAACATGGACTCTTGAAATTACTGTGGTCGAACCCGTACGTATTTATCCTAATGAAGAAATTGCTCAAGTCTGTTTCTTTACCCCTGCAGGTAAAAAGGCAAAACTTTATAGAGGTAGATATTATAAACAGGAAGATGCTACAGCAAGTAGATTCTATCAGCCTAAAAAGGAGTATTGATAATTATGTCAACTCAACAGATTATTCGAGGTACTAAGTATTTTAGATATGAAGCTAATCAAGATGAACCCGAAATTATTCGGGTTCGATCTTTTGATGAAGTTGCAAAGAAAATCGATTATTTCGATAAAGATAATAATAAGAAATCTATGACTTTAGATGAATTGAAATCTAGATATAAGATGCTCAAGCCTGATGGATTGTTAAATGTAACTATCGCAAAGGTTGGCATCGGATCTGATGTAATTACATCAGTCGTATCTTATGATGATAGAACTGCAGATCTTCCATTTGCGGTTTGTCGTCAATGTATTTATGATATCTTTACAAATATGACATCCAGAATGAACAAAACTATTCTAGGACTATCAATCAATAAAGATTCTTGTCCTAGCAATATTGATTTTAAAGATATTTTTGTATGCGAAGGTATTAAAGAGACCGCAACTATTATGGTATATCTAGATGATGTACTTGACGACATTCTTAGGTATTTGAATGTCAAAAAATACGATACAGTTTTGAGAAACACTGCAGGCCAGATTAGAGCGAATTACGTGACATACCCCGACTCTGGATTATGCGAAACTTATAAGGAATTACTTGAAATTAATAATTTCATGTATGATTTTAGAAAGTGTTTTGGTATAGTAGAATTACCGTACCACATTGAAGGTAAAGATGGTTATGGTGATTTAGATCACCTTACTTTCAATAATGTTGTATTCTTAGAAGATATCATAAAGAGAAATATCATGGCCACATATGTGGTGAAATATACTAGAGAGATTGATTTGAAGACAATTAAACGAGATTATATCTTAGTAACTTCTGCTGCCGAGAATCATAAGAATGTGTATATTGTTGGATATGATATGTCTGATAACGAATATATACCGCAAGTTCGGTTACACCCAGAATCATGATCTAATATATTCTTCAATAATAGTATTAAAAACAATCTGTTAAACTATTTATTAGGCATATATTATACTCATGAGTTCAAGATACTAATTTACAGTGTCTTTAACAATTTTGTAATCAAATTTTATTTTAGAAAAGGAGCTACCAATTATGAGCGAACAGAAATTGAATCCCCAGATTGAAACAAAGGATAAGCTGCGTATTAAGTTGCCCCAGAATCTCGAATTTACCGGCGACCTGAAGACCCAGCTGATCACCACAATCGATATGGCCGAGCTGATCGGTGAGATGTTCTCCGCTGTTATGCCCGACTATTATGGCTGCCGTATTCGTATCAATGACGGCCGCGTGGACAATGGTTATCCCAATATCTCTGGTACTATGGAATTCGGCTCCCTGTATGCCGACCTGTATCTGAAGGATAGCAAGGGTAATTCTGATGTCAAGAACCTGAAGCGCAATGGCGAAGCACCTGTTGCAGAAAATGGCGATAAGAAGCCTTCTCTGAGCTCTCGTTTCGTCAGTGTCGTTGGTGCACAGAGCAATCGTGCATTCACTGTTACTCCCGAGACCTATGAGATTCTCGAAGAGTTCATGCCTATGGGTGCACGTACCCGTTGGGCAGATCACACTGCTGAGATCTTTACCCAGATCAATGCTCCCTATGGCCAGAATGAGGTTGTCGTTGTCATTTCCGGTCTGAGCCTGAATGCTCTGATCACCAAGATGTACGGCAAGAAGACTGAAGAAGGCCAGTTTGAGTACATGGCTACTGCCAGCACTGCACTTCCCTATCGTAGCACTGAATTCATTATGCAGGTTGCTCAGCTGAATGCGGATACTGTGCGTAAGCTGCAGCGTACTCTGGGTGTGTATACCCCCAATACTTCTATTCACACCTATAATCGATAACTGAAAAATCTATAAGTAAATCAATAGTTGTTTATTTATAAGCAGCATTGATTTACTTGAGATAAAGAAAGAAGGCGTGGAGTCCCGTATCTCCACGCCTTTCTTTTTTAACAAGGAGGACTTCAAACAATGGCTAAAGAATTACAACTCGAAATAGATCCATCTATAGATGAAGTTATTGACGAAGTTCCCGGCAGTAGCTTTATCGCATTAAGAAAGTTAAGATGGTCTCCAACATCTAATTTTAAATTAGATATTCGTAGATGGTATACTAGCAGTACTGGAGAAGAAATTGCTGGTAAAGGCGTATCATTTATGACAGAGCAAGGTCCGGATAATTTGATCCAGGCACTTCTTTCACATGGGTATGGAGATACAAGAAAAACTCTCGATGGTATTAAAAATAGGCCTGACTTCTTGGAAAATGTAAAAGATATCTTAGAAGAAAAGGAATCTGAACTCGGGAGTTTAATTATTGAACGTTCTGTACAACCTAAAGTAGAAGAACTCTTCTATGATCCTAAATCAATTCTGTAAAGGGGTGTAGTTCTTATGAACGAAACTCTTATAGCAGATATCTTATACGGAAGCTATATAAGATATGACAGAATGTATGAGATGACTAAGTTTGCATTCTATGGTCGGACTGACAGTAATATGGTCAATGTCTATATAGACGCTTATTCATTCATACGCGGAATATTTAAGCGTGGAAATTCAATTCAAGTGGATGATTCGTTTTCCATTGCATCTTGTTTAATAAATCTTGCAATCCACATAAGAGCATATTTCGAATCAAGGCATAGAGTTTCTAGTAAAGTATATATTATATATGGAGGAGCTAGACCAAGAGAAGCATTAAATTTGTTCCCCAGATATAACGAAAAAAATATATTAATGGAAGACTCTAACTCATTCTTACAAAATCTCATAAAAGATAATCTAGAGATTACACAATTGCTTTGTCAATATCTGTATGATATCTTTTGTATCGTAAATTTCGAGAATGAGTTTAATGTTATGGCATCCTATATAATGGATCTTAATGCCAAAGAAAATAAATCGAATATAACTATACCTAGTATAGTGTATAGCAAAGATCAATTGAGCTACCAATTAGTAGCATTCAAGCCATATACATTTCTATATAGACCGACAAAAAGTATGTCTCAAGATAATTCTTGGGTAGTTACAAAAAGCACATTATTTGCCGCATATAGAAATGGAGAATTAAAGCTTTCAAAAGATATCCCAACGCAGTTGGATGTAAAAATGATAAGCTTATATCAGGCCATTTGTGGAGTAAGAACTAGAAGTTTTAATTCCATACTAAATGCTAATCAAGCTCTTGTGTTGCTGGAAAGAGCAGTAAATGAAAATATATTGGCTAATGGCTATAACGCTAATTCCATTCTGTATATGCCTAATACTTTGGAGCGTTTAGTTTCTCTTTCTCCTTCACTAAATGGAGAGATTATTAAATCTAGATTTGCTGCATTAGATCTCCCGTATCAGGAATCCATGAGATCCACTCAATTAGAGTGTATGAATATTGCAACAAATCTCGTAAATCTATATAATCCTCAAGAAATAAGAAACTTAAACGATCAATATTTCCGTAAGTACCCTTTAGACCTAAACAGAGTGTAAATCATAGATGCTTTAACATAAAGGTAGTGGATGGATCACTACCTTTATTTTTTTTTTCGAGGTGATTAAAATGGCACCACTAGATCAATATAATTCTTTGAATACTGCTAATAGTTATGGATATCAGGCATCTTTAAAATTTATATTTACAGATGGTACTATATATGATCTAGCATCTGATAATATAATGAGTATTGTCATAGATAGTGATTATATAGGCAATAATATGCCTATGGTATTTGCAACCATTCATACAGAAGATGGCCTTCTTGATAAAATTGTTCAAGAACAAGATACAGCTATTGCTATCTTAGATCTTAAGAAAAGAATATTTAATGATAATATAGATGGTTTTTTCACAGATTATATTTCTGGTAAATTCATATATATTGTTTCTGAAGATACAAATAAAGATTTGGGTTTAGATAATGATGAAGTGGATAATGAATATGATACATTCACTATTGGTCTTTTAAACCTAGATCATGTAAATAAAAATAAACGAGATATAAATTGTGTAGTTAATGGCAAGCTCAGTTCTGTACTATACTATATTACTAGCCACCTTCCTATAGTTATAGAACCGCCTAAAAATAATATAACTCTCACCAATCAATTTATTCCTCCAATGAATAGCGTTTCTAAAGCTCTATCCTATCTCAATAATATTTCTGTATTTTATCCTACTAGATATAGATTTTTCATTGATTTTGATTGTAGCTATTTAATATCATCTTCTGGAAAGGCAGTCCAGAAACAGGGTGAATTGGTAACTACAGTTATGATCAAATTGAAAAATAGCGTTCAGGAAGGTATTAAAGAGGGAGGTATGTGGGTAGATCCAAAAGAATCAATGTATGTCGTTGAAGTGGATGGATCTGATGTTGAGTTGTATGATAACCATGTGGCTCCCAGAAGTTATACAAAGATAAATGCTACAGATTCAAGTGGAACAAGGAGTAATGCCACTTTAAATTATTCAGATTCTCTCGGCCCAGTTAAAGCAAAGAGTAGAAATATTAGAATTCATAACGATAATGCTGGAATGTTAAGTAACATTTCTAATAGGTTAGAATCTGGAAAAGTGCAGCTCATGATTCAAAAAACTGATACAGATTCTTCTATATTTACTTTAAATAAAGAATACATGGTACGCGCTGAAGAAGTTTATGATACTGATAAATACGATGGACGCTATATCTTGGTCAATAAGAGGGAACTCTATATTAAAAATGGCGATACTATGAGAATGAATGTAATGCTACTACTGGAGAAATCTCCAGTTTAAAATATTACGAGTAGGACTTTTATGTCCTACTCGTATCTGTTTGTTAAGCACCTGCAGGAGCAGGATTAGGATTTTTATTAGTATTAGACTGAGCATTCTGCTGAGTGCTAGCATTTTTCTTCTTAGGATTATAATACTCGACATGAGCTTTCACTATATTTCCAAATTCAGAAATAATAGATCTAGCGGCATTGATCTTTGCTTCATATACAATCTTATATGCCATCAGATAGTTTCTAATAGCAGTTTCTTCAGAAGCGTAGCTTCCATTCGGATTGCTATTAATTACATTACCATCTTTATCTAATACTTCTACCTCTGCTTCTGTAATCCATGTTCCATAAAGGAAAGAGTATACAGATTCCTGTTTGGGTTCTTCTTTATTAGTAGAAGCTGCATTTTCAGGTATTTGCTTAGGTGCAGGTTGAGGTTTAGACATATTGCTTGCAGCTCTCTTTGCATTTGTTTCAAGCTGTGATAGGTCGGATCTCAACTTAGCAAATATCTCATTGGGAGAACTGATATACTTCAGCATAGCAGGCTTATTACGTTCAAGATCTTCTGCACTAAACTCTATTTCTTTAGGATTATCTCCCACAGGTAATCCATAATAAGCTCTCATATATTGACCGATAGACATCTGATCATTAAATTGGACATTATTACGTACCTTGAAAGAAGACCTCTCCAAATCAGGTAAAATATATTTCTTGAAGAAAGTTTCAACATGCTCCAAATCATTTTTCATCTTTTCATAGTCATAAGGAACAGGTCTAATCTCTTCTCGAACTCTATTCATACCATTAAAAAGATCAATCTTAGATGTGGCTTTAATAGCAAATCTATTAGCATAGATATCTTTTTCATGAGCTTTTGTATATACGGCATGAGGATTGAGTTTATCTAAAACGGCAGCTATAGCCTTATCAAGAATAGCAATTATATTCTTGATAAATTGATCTATGATAACTTTTGCCTTCTGCCACGTTTGAGCATTTAATGCCTCTAACTTCAGATATTTTTCGCTAATATTTAAACCTTCTTCTGTACGAATTAGGGCCTCTCTAATAGCAGCCAGCTTATGTTCTTCTGCTATATTATATTGCATAGAATAGAATTCGCTTTCTAGCTTTAGGTTGGCCCATTCAGTACTGTTAAAGTCTCTAATATCTTCATTATCGAATAATGTATCAGAATCGAACAACTCACCATGAATTGTTCCGGATTCAGATACAGAACCACTATTATTTACAATATTATTATAAACTCTAATAACCTCTTTCATATGAGCACGTCTCATATTAATAGTGGTATAAAGAAACCATTCATAAGATCTGATTATAGAGTTAGCCTGAGCTATATAAGCGTTTAAATTAGTACGCTGCAACTCATCAAGAGTTTCCAATGTAGAAACCTTTTCTTTAATTCTCTCAAGCTTATCTGTAATATATCTCATTTTGCTATTAATAGCATCTCTACCAATATCGGAAATAGGATCGATAAACTTATCTTTCCACGTATAATAGTGCATCTTTTCACGATATCTGAAAATGATATTATTATTGATAAACTTTACAAAACTTTCTTTATCTTCACGAGGACCAAGATATTCTCTTCTAATCACACTTATAGCATCAGATTTGACGCTATCTTCTATACTCTTAGACAGTTTAGAATAAGCAAGCTTCAAAGTTGTATCGCTAGCTTCAGGAAGATCTCTACCATTGCATATTTCATCAATATTGCTAAATATATCTTTCAGGGCATCATCACAAATCTTACTATCCAGATTATCAAATCTTGGATAATTAAAGCATGTGAATGTATACTCTTTTTCTATATCAATATTTCTAACAAATCCCTTAGATGTCTTCTTTTTCATATTGAATTCGGTTTGAGACATCCTATTTATTTCAAATATATCTTGTAGTTTATTTTTTATCCATTCAATTATAGCTGTGACAATTTCACCTAATCTCTTTATTGCATTTACGAGCATAGATTCATAAATACCTTCAAGCTTCGATTTATCACCATTAATGCTTTCAACCAAAGCTCTATAATAATCTATCTTATCTTCAATTTCTATTCTATGAAGTTTCTCATTAAATTCCAGAATAGAATAAATATAAGATTCATCTACTGAAGTTGTCATTTCTTTTATAGAAGAAACATTACTATCACTTAATAAGGTGCAAACCTTATTATCAGTCAAAACAGATGACACGAATGCCATGTAAATACACCTCACTTAATAAGATTATTAATAAGTTCAATACAATAAAATAGAGTAGGCTCCGAAGAGCCTACTCTATAATTTTAGATTAGATGAACCTCATGCTGGAGAAGATAACGGAACTAATCGGAGCAGATTCTACCTTAGGAGTTTCCTCAGCAGGCTGCTTCTCTTCCTTTACCTTACCGGCATTATAGTACTTATGAGCCAGAACGCGGTCACGAGCAGAACGAGTTCTCAGAGCACTCATAAAGATAGCGCACTTGATATTCTCGACCTGGATGTCGTGCTTCATATCAGCCATGTAAGCTTCGCAGATAGCAATCTTCTTGCTAGCAATAGCTTCATCCTCTTCCTTGCTGCACAGTCTACGCATATCTTCGATCATCTTAATACGGGTAGCATAACGGCTCTTAATGATGTTGTAATGAGCTCTGACAGCACCAATCAATTCAGCAGACAGACGAGCGATAACTGCATCAGCAGACAGATTAGGACTATGGCTAATAGCAACAGTCTTCTTTTCACCACGCAGATATGCAGTAAGACGCTCCTTCAGATTTGCCATATTGGTATCTTCAGGAAGGATATCATAAATACCCATACGATCAAGGGAATCCTTTTCACGCATATCGGGATTATGATCAACAGCAGGATTCTTACCATCCAGTTCAGCTTCCATGCGATGGTAATGATCGGAAGAATCATCCTGAGAGAAGTAATCGCTATTCTTGATTTCATCCATAGAATTACCCAGCTTGGGGAATTTAAATGTATCAATAGTAGCATCCTTATCAACCTTCAGCTTCTCATAACCAGCCTTGATTTCAGCATTATGCTTCTCCACAAACTTCTTGTCCATATGGAACTTCTCAGTCATCTCTGCGATAAAGTTGTGGAACATTTCGGAGATCTTAGCAAAGATACCCTTAAGCCATGTAATCATAGTGTGGAAGAAGCCATTCTTATCAGCTTCAGTAAAGACAAATTCCTTGCCCTCATTGAAAGACTTCAGCTCATTCATGCCAATACAACGCATAATCTGGTTGTAGTTGTATTCTGCCTCATAGATGATATTAAAAGCCTCTTCGAGGGGCTCACCTACGATACCAGAATTGGCGGCTTCAATTTCATCACGATGAGATTCGATACCATCAGGGCCGCAAACAGCCTTTTCAATAGCATCGAGTTCTGCACCGATATCATCAGGAGTATTGATAACATCCTTGGGAGTAACTTCCTCACGAAGGATCTTGTTAGTATAAATGCTCATTATAAAGTCCCTCCTTTAAGTAATTAAGCCTCGGGATTAGGATCGGCCTCAGGTTCAGATGCATCAATAAGAGCATTGACAGCATCACCAAACTGAGGATCGATCTCTTCCTGGCCGGGAACGGTTTCCATATCAGCATCGAATTCGGACTCAAAGACGGAAACAGCATAATCTACAGATTCCTTAACACCTTCGATATCCATGATAGCCTTCTGGATAACAGTATATGCCTTCTTCATGTCAAATCTGACAGACTTAATGTGAAGATTGGTAAATGCATTAATAGCAGTCTGATATGCACTGGCAACAGCGCCAATAGCATCGGCATTGTTTTCAGGATTCTTATCCAATGCCTTCTTAACCTCATTAAGTTCCTTACCAAGTTCAGATTCTGTTTTACGCAATGCCTTAATTGCGTCATTCTTTCTAAGGATATCCAGCATAGGCTCAAGATCACTCTTATTCTTAATATCCTTAGTTTCAATAGACTTCTTCATAGCTTCCTCAATGAATTCCTTAGGTGCCTCTACTGTACCAACAGTAACACCAAGGTATTCACAGAAAATGGAGCTGCTAATGTTATGAGCAGTGGCCTTATCGCCATTAGCATACTTATAACCAGCATACTGATCCATCATAGACATACCCTTATTAAATACACCATGAACGGAGTACTTATCAGAGAGCTTATCCATATCAATCCATTCGGTCTTAAGATCATTGAACTTAATACCCTCTCTCTTATGTGCATCATAAGTTTCATCAAACTTCTTGGTCAGAGGGGTGCCAGTCTTCAAAACAAACAGACCGATTGTCTTCATTGCATTGCCAAGAGCTTCAAGAATCTTCTCCCATGCTCTCTTAATGGCAGTCCAAACGATTCCCATATATTCCTTAGCAGTCTTCTCCTGCAGAGCAGACAGTTCGGAACTAACGATAGTGCCTTCACGCAAGCCCTTGATTTCATGGAAATCACATGCCAGCGCTGCTTCAAAAATCATCATATTATTCTGCTCAGATTCAAAAAGAATATCAGCAAAATTAGTATTCTTCTTGACAACTTTGCTGGCAGATTCATTCACAGTATAAATCATGAATTTATTTCCTCCTTATAATTTTATGAAAAGTCGTATTTCGTATTGACTTATTATAATGTTTTAGAAATACATTTGATATCCTTTACTTTTAGAAGAGAGCGGATACGCTGTCAGGGATCTCATCTGAGATATCAGATAGCTTCATCTTCTTAGAATCAGCAGTAATCTCTCGAGTAGCCTTAACTTCTGCTTCCTTATTTGTATAAGAGATCTTATTGGCCATCTTACGGAACAGATCTACTACCTTCATCTGTTTATTGATAGTGCGCTCCTTCTCATCAGAAGGAATAGTAGGATCATTCTGCAGTTTGAAAGTATTCATCTGTAACAGATCAGCCTGTATGTCAAAGAAATCAGATACTCTTACTCTAGCATAGTAGAACATGAATACCATATCTCTCAAAAGGGGGATAAGCACGGTGACCAAAGCAACCAAAGCTATAACACTAAGAGCTATCCAACCGCCGGGGCCAAGGCCTCCAAGGAATGCAGCAACTTTTACTCCAGCAGCCTTAATAACACCAACTGCAGCAGCAGCTCCAATAGCTTCATTAATAGCAGCTTCATTTTTACCACCGTGAATGTGAGCCTGAATAACTTCTTCCATAACCTTATCAAATTTACCATCTTCACAGATCTTATTAAATCTCTTCAGGTTAGTATAAAGCATGTTATTCTTGGTCTTATTCAGAGCAACCTTATCGAGAGTAATCTGGAATGTATCACTATTCGGGGTCTTGATAAACTCAATGCAGGTTGCAATCATATAGGAGACACCATTAACAATGGACAAAACAGTATTGTTATACATGATAATAGGCATCTCACATTTATATTTAAAAGCCCGACCGAAAAGATCCTTTCTAGACATGACATTAGCCATAGCTACAGAAAGAACCTCGATAGGACCAGTATCCTGTTTAAACTCCTTGAGAATATCTCTCAAAAGTTCAATACACTCACGGAGTTTTTCATAGGAAGGAAGTTTGGTAATATCGCCCTTAGAGTTGGGAATATCACCATAATCAATGTCGTCAACTTTAGTGATAATCTTGTCATAAAGCTTTGCTGTTAAAGAAGCCAGAACAGAAGCCTGATCTGCCTCATTCATATAGGTAATAGCCTTACGAGTCATATTATCACCAATATCCATATGCTGAACAAATGCCTCCATAACAGCAGGGGGAACCTGACGCTCCAGCTCAGCATTTGCTTCAATAGGATTAGTGCCATCGGGGTTATAACCGATATAAGTTCCTAAATCCTTATCATGATTCTGAAAATCATTTTCATTGAGGTAGTTAGAACTAATACTCATTATTAACTCCTCCTTATCTTGCAATCTTGGTCATCAGATTGACGACCTTCTTATAGCTATTATCACTAGCTTCACGCTCCAGATGGGTGAAGGATACAGTCTCCCACATAGGATCATCAGAGTCAAAAGCAAACTTAGCAACTTCGAGGCTTTCATCGACAATAACTACAGCCATTAAGTTAAGGGTATTGAATAGCGTGCGGATAGTAGAAATACTCTCCATATCTACATTATGATGTTTACGGAGATATTCTACTTCTTCCTGAGAAATACAAAGAGTAGTGATAGGACGAACATCGGACTTAGATGTCTGAGTCATATTCTTTATTTTTGCATTTGTAGCTCTGCGTTCAAGAACCTTCCAAATCTTATCGGTAGTCTTTTTACGAGCAGAATGAGCAAGTGCATCGATCTTAGCACGATCAATAGCAAATAAGAAATCTTTAAAGAAAGAAATCTCACGAGTAGTTGCACGAATAAAGTTTGTAATCCAATTTTTATCTTCCAATCTCTTAGAAATATTTTCTACAATATCTTCAGAAGAAATAGGATACAATTTGGCTTTTACACCAACAAGTGCATTATCAACAGGAATATTTCCATTCTCTGTCTCAACCTTGAAAGAAATAGTCATAGTTGTAGGCATTAATTCATTAGCCTTCTTATAATCAGAGTCTATAACCTGTTTTGTAAAGAACTCTGCAGCAGTTTTCTTCGCATCTGCATCATCCTTAAGATCTTTAGCAGGAGAACTCTTTTTAAAGTCTCCATCATTTTTTACCCTAATATTGATATCTACGGAATTTCCATTCTTTGTTCCTCTTACACCAATATCATTCTCCGCTAAAGTATACATTGTAAGGGAAGTTTCATTTATATTAGAGGGTAATACAAAATTAATACGACCCATATCTGTCTTAATAGCGGATTCTTCTATAGAGGTTAAATATTCGGTACTTTCTGTTATCTTGGCTATTTTAAGCACATCATCCATAGAAATCAGACGGCCATCTAAATTCTGATGGAAATCAGAGATATAACCTTCGACAGTTTTCCAGTCAGAAACTTGATGAGCAGCAAAGATTCTTTGAAGCATGCTTACAAAATTACGCTCCATAGCTTTAGAGACCATAGAGGCATTCTCAATACTAATTCCTCTAGAGCAGAGGATGGGGAAAACCATCGTCAAGTTAGAATCAATTCTTGCAATGGATTTTCCTGCATTATTAAAGCCATTCTTATTAATTCGATCTTTATAATTTTTTGCTAACTCTTTACCGTCTTTAGCATCCTTGGCAAGACTTCTAACATCGTCAATTATGTCAATAACGGTTCCGAGAGTGGTTTCGTGAATAGCATTACACTTATCCATAGGAACTTATTTCCTCCTTTTTACGAATATTTACTTCTATGTTCAAGACTAAAAAGAAAAAATAAAGGACTGAAGACTCCCAATTAGGCAAGATTAAGTAATCACACAAATTACTTAATTTCTTGCGCAAATATTGTAGCAAACTTCTTCAAATCTTCATCATTACTTGCAATCAAATTCATTACTACTGGAGGACGCCTATTAGCAGTAGCGGATGCAAGTTCTTTAATTGAATTAGAAAGATCAGTCATTACACCAATAAATGCCTGAAATCTTCTTTCATCAATTTCAAATTCTTCTCGCATTTGCTCTGTTTCTTTAAGTTTCTCTCTTTCATAATTCATTGCATGAGAATCTAGACGATCATTAGCTTTACCTATACGCCGCATATTTATCAAACTCCTTTTCAATAGAGATTAAATTTTTTTAGAGACTTGCTATGTGATATGGAAAAGGAGTATTACTTAATTCATATGCCTCTTGAAAATCATTTAGACCTTTATTTTCATCTTTATAATATACATTCAAGGACATATTTAACCTCGGCAACATTACATTAAGTAATTTGCCTGGAAGGGGGTAAATAGAATTGCCTGCAAAAAGTTCTGGTAGCAATGCACATTCTAAAAGAAATGCTATTGGTACATCATTGACAATTAACAGCAGAAGTGATCTTAAATTCACATCATCTTCCAGTGATGTAAAATCTGCTATAATGGCCCATGGAATATATGATAGATATGACATGGACTGGCATAAGAAATTCACAAGATTTGGAATTATAGATCCAAATAATACTATAACTACCACAAAAGAATATATCTTTATAACCAAACCAGACTTATGCTTATTCAATTATAATGGATCTGCTATAAGTCCTATTCTTTCTAATAATATCTTCTTTAGAGATGCTATAGAAAGATATACTAATGTAGCTAAGCAGTTACAGAGTTCTGTTAGTATTGGAGATGGCCCATTTATAAATATACTTTCAAATTCTGTAACCAGTAGTCTAGATATACCTGGAATTACGGCTGATGAAGTAGATACCGGAAGTAATATTATGGGTACTAAAGTGACATATAGAGGTACATCGTATAAATCCGATATTGATCATAGCTTTAATCTAGAATTTGAGGATACAAAATATCTAGATGTATATATGCTATTCAAAATGTATGATGAATATGAAAAATTAAAGTGGAATGGAGCACTAGATTTCACAAATTGTGATTCCGATAGATGGAATAATTATATCATTAATAGAGTGCTTCATGACCAAATGACCATATATAAATTTGTTGTAGCAGAAGATGGCTACAGAATAATTTATTGGGCTAGAATTACAGGATGCTATCCTAATTCGATTCCTAGAGAAGCATTTGGAGATATGACGTCTGGTGGCCCGCAAAAATTAACAGTTGGTTGGAAGGGTCATTTCGTAAGAGATATGGACCCTGTTATTATATACCAATTTAATCAAATAGTATCTGATATTTTAAGTAAAGCTAAAGAAGATTTGCCATTGTTTAATACTTCTATGCATACCATGGAAGGCGAATGGGCTACAATTCCTTATATTGATATAAGAAATGTACCTACATCTAGTCATGGTAATAGAAAAGAGTATTATTTACGATGGAGAAAGTAATAAAAGGAGGTTTCGTGATATATGGCTCTCAATATTGATACTAGCACGAATCTTACTTCTGATGTGTATGGTATAAATGCTTATGTGAATGAGATTAAAAAACGGTTTACACCAGATGTATCTGAAGATACTTTAATGCTTGGTATTTTTGGCTATACTGGTCAAATGTTTTCTGATCTCTTGCAGAATAGCATAGTTATGGCATCGGAGTTTTCTAATGAATCCATACCTACAAAAGCAAAGTTCGAAAAGAATATTATAGCTCATGCTCTTGGGCTTGGTATCACAGATATCAATGCTGTTCCAGCTCAATTAGATGTATTACTGACATTTATTGAGGATGATATCGTTACATGGTTCAATAGTGGAAAATCTAGAGCTAATATAGATGGATCGTGGACATTTATTTTTGATAAAGATACGCCCATTTATATAGGAGATTATTGCTTCCATGTGGATTATGATATAGAAATAAGAAAAATCAGATTGAACAATTCTGGATCTGAAAACAAATATGCATATACAGCAAGATATTTAATCGGAGATAAAGATAATCCTGATAATCCTATATCTGGAGTCACTAATCCTTATTTAACATCTCCTGTTAGTATGAAAGTAAATGGAATGAATATCATATTTACTAAATGCACACTCCATCAGGTAGAGAAAAAGACTATCTATAAAACTGTGTTGAGTGATAACTCTATAGCATCTAAGGTAGTTTCTTTTACTTTCGATGGCCAGCTTGCTGCATTTGATATCGATGTTACGGAAGGTAATACTACTACACATTTAATTCCTATTTATGATGGATTAAATGTAGAAAATACAAAATATCCGTATTTCTATTATAATTATATGGATTCAAATACAATAAGAATCAAGTTCGATAGAACTTCTTATGCCCCTAGAATAAATAGTGAGGTAAAAATCAATCTACAGTTAACCTCTGGAGAATCTGGCAATTTCACATTTGATCCGGACATATATCCTGGATTTTCTTTCGAATCTGAGAGATTCGGATATAGTAATATAGGTTGTGAAATTAGACCTGTTACTGGAGAATCTGCTTATGGATCTGATAAGAAATCTATTGAAAAACTTAAATCTCTAATTCCTAAAGAGGCTACATCTAGAGGAAGTATTACAAACTTTAATGATCTTCAAAATTTCTTTAATATGATAGATACAGATGATTCGAAACTTTATTTCTATAAAAAGAGAGATAATGCCCTAGAACGTCTATACTATTCTTTCATAGTGATGAGAGATCAGATGAATGTAATAGTTCCTACAAATACTATAGATATAAAGGTTTATCCATCCTCTCTTAAATCTGAAGATGGAAGTAATAAGCTAATATTTGGTAGAGATCTTGCTATTAAACTTCTTGGCGATAATACTGGAGAGGTTATTCCAATTAGTGAAATTCAAGATGCTGATTATTCTAATACTTTCTATTATAGAATTCCTTATAACTTTGCTATATGCAAAGATCCTTTATACGGCATGTACTATCTTAGCTGTATGGATACAAAGAAATTCTTAGACTTCTCATATATAAATGATCAGTGTGTATATCAATTCATTGCAACCAATATTTCTTGGTCTAGAAACTATATAACTGATCCCGATAGTTATTATATGAATATTTCCCTTGAGCAGAATATAGATGATGACTTCAGTGTTATTCATACTGATACTGATGGGAATACTATAGTAGATATCAGGTGTATTGCTGTTATGTATGATGAGGAAGATAATCCTCATAGATGGGCAGAAGGAACTCTAAAGAATTTTGATAAAGCTGCAAATATATTCTCTTTCGAGTTCAAATTCACTTCTGAAGATTATATAGATACTAAAAATAGAATAAAAATTGATACCGGATTGTATGATCTTGGTAGCAATAATGAGAGTTATGCACATTTGCAGGGTAATACAAAGTGTGTAATTCATATTCTCTCTAAGCAGAATAATGTAGTCAATGATGATTCTTTCAATGCATTGAAACAAATTATTCCTAATATAGAAGATTTAACCCTGTCTAATAGCTACAATGTCGTGGATGGACTAGACTTCTTCCATGATTATTCTGAAATTGTATCCTCTACGGTAGTAGTAGATACAAAGCTGGAGGAGAATGAAGATGGTACTAAAACCCCTGTATTCGATGGATATACGATAAAACAAGTACCTGTTGTAAAACATGATTATTTCACAGATGATGATACCGCTATATATTTCTTTAAGGAATTGATAAAGCGGAAGAATTATATAGATTATGCTATTCAAATCCTTGAAGATGCATTTGGAATGGACTTCAAGTTCTTCAATACTTATGGTCCTTCTAGACTATTTGCACTTGATGAAAGCGAAAATCCCGAGCTTCTAAATAGTACTTCTGTAAGCCTTGCATTTAAGCTCAAGCTTAAGAAGAACTATGATACAAATATAATAAATGATATAGTACAAGATATCAAAGCATATATAGAAGATATTAATGAAATAACTTCTCTTCATATGCCTAATCTTGTTACAGATATCACTACTAAATATCAAGAATCTATTGTATATTTTGAGTTTGTTGATATGAATGGATATGGCCCCGGTGTACAACATCTATATGCTTTAACTATGCCTAGTGAGGTTATTACTCCAGAATTCCTCAATATAGCATCCTTAGCAGATGGAACACCGAGCATCCTGATAAATATGATGTAGAACATTAAAATAAATGAAAATTAAGGAGGATCCAACTATTATGAGTATGGAAAACGTTACTCTTTCGGATAGGGCAAAAAGATCTGCAAATGCATTCTTTGAGGCACTCGATGCCCATATTAATGATAGAGCAAATAGTAATAAGCCCGAGACCGTAGAGACTTATACCGAAGATCATAAGATTTTTATCGAAAACCATCTTGCTAGTAAGAGACTCGCAGATAGATATAATTCTTTCACAGAAAGTGTAAGAAATATCTTGCTCACAGAAGCTTTGTATAAGATGTTTAGCGAAAGCGTGAATTCTGATATTGTTGCTGATAAGGCTAATGCATCTGTTATGCGTTCTATTGTAATCGAGTATGTGAACGAAAATGGTTTCTACAAGATTACGGATACAATGAAGACCGCTTCTGTAGCAATGTCTGAGTTGTCTCAGATTATCACCAAGCATGCTAAGACTATTATCGAAGCTGCTGATAAGGATGATCCTGATACTTTTGTAATTAAGCCTGAGATGAAGGACTCTTTCTTCAATGCTCTTGATTATAGTAATACTGAAGAAATTACTGCTGCTATCCATGATCGCGTTTCTACTGCAATGCAGGATTTTGTTACAGCCAATACAAAGGATCATGAAGATATTACAGCTACTCTTCAGCAGGCTCAGGAAAAGATTGCTGAAGTTCCTGAAGAAGATGTTGAACTTAAGGAACACTATGAGATGCGTGCTAAGCAGGAAATTGCTAAGATTCGTCGTGCTCCTAAGAGCATTCTCCATCATATGGTTACTTCTATGTGTGAGAGTGTTGTTAAGCATCCCGATAGCCATGCAGAGTTTATGAACGAAGATCATCTTAATATGGATAAGATTGTTACTCGTACAACTCTTCTGTATACTTTCGTTGAGATGTTGAATACTGCTCGTATTGAGAAGATTGATGAAGCTTTCTTAGAGAGCTTGATTATGGATCTCAAGAAATAAAAATACATCCCCGTAGACATTATAGTCTACGGGGATTTTCGTTATAATTTAAAGATGACAATATTGTCAGCAATACAGGTTACATGACACAGGTTAGATAAGCGCTGATTGTTCACTATCAGATTCTCTATTACCTGTGTTGCATTTTGAACACCTGTTGAAGAAAGCGTGTTAACCAATTCAGATCTATGATTAGCGATATAACCAGAAAAGATCTGAGGAGTAATTTGATAATAGAAGTCAGGATTCTGCCGGAATCCATGGAATTTTCTCATTCCAGTCTTCTTAATACGAATATATATAGCAAACTCATTAGGAACAAATTCAATATTCAACACATCTAAATGGCTAGCAATACGGTTCTGTAGTTCTGTCAGATAAATAGGATTGCAGTATAGAGTTGTGTGAAGAGCTGTTCTAATGGTATTTACATCAGCCAGATCTGTCTTATAATGATGATCTTGCAAGTACATAATAATTCAACTCCAGTTCATTTGAAATATTGTACATTATAGGATTCATCATAATCGACTCTTTTTGTTATTGCACTGTATTGATGTCTGTTATAAAGCATATTTAAATATCGTATTCTTATTTCAACTCTAGGCAAGACAGAATAATATCTATGTATAGATCCATCTATAACCATAATATCATCTAGCCATACATTAGAGTTAAACATATCGCTGTATTTTTTACCAATATTGTCCCAGTCTGGCTTGGTAATAGGTCTATGTAGGCCTATCTCAGCTAGTATTGTATCTTCTTTATTAAATGCAGATGGAGTCTTAAAGTATGCATCTATATCTACAATACATGGTGTACATATCATTTGATCTAGAGCATTAAAATCTTCTTGACTCATTAATCTTCTCATAAACTGGTTATCTTCCTTACCTGTTAATGAATATACATGAACAAAATTAGGATTAGATAATGCCATATTTGAGAGATTTCTTCTATTTACTATTCTAAATCGTGGCCGAGGTGAACCCTCTGGGACTTCAAATAAAACAATTTTGGTGTCATGGAATCTAAGTGAATCCATCATTAAGTCTCGTTTGTTAAGTATATTAAATGCCTGTTCATCTGAGATATGAAGAGTATCATAAAGCCAACTTAGTCGCTGTTCGAAATCAATAGGTATATCACCGAATTTCTCTTCATATTCATCATGTTTTTGTCTTCTAGTTTTTCGAGCTTTCATCTCAAAACACCATCTTTTATTGGAATGAGGATGTAGGACACCGCCTACATCCTCATTGATATGTTTTAACTTTAGTAAAACTCGAAAAACTATCTGAATATATTCATTATTCCATTCTGGACTTTTTCTTGAATCTTTCCCCATATATCTAATTTGAAGAAGTCATCCACTCTATTTTCGAAATTGTTAACAAACCACATTTCGATTATACGAGAAATTTCAGGCTTAAATATATTTACACCACAAAGATTTGCAATATAATCCATAAGTGCTGTATTATTTAATGTATCATATTTAAGGCTTTCGCTAGAAGTAATAGCAAGCATATTATATAGATCTTTAATAGTTAAGCTTACATCTACAGATGTAGGAAGTCCATCTGGTGTCCACCTGCATTCATCACCTTTACTTATAGTCAAGTCTGTAATAATACCCATGTCTATGTTAAAGTGGCCCTTATAGATAGCACGAACTAAGAAAGGATTCGTATATCCATTAGGATTACTTAAAATAGTCTGAGGGCCTACCAGACTCAATATATGGAATAAAGGTACTAGAATATTTAAGTAAATACTTAGTTTAGATGGATCTGGCGATACTAATTTAATATTGACACTATACTGTCGAGAAAACTGAGAGTCTGCCCATATTTCAGGAAATACTAATTTACCGCCAGAAGCAACTGTAGCAATATGAGTAGCCAAATTACTAAAGAAACTTCCAGTTCCCAATATTTGCTTTATAGTATCATTTATATTTTCTATATTTGCTGCAACTTCTGCATCATTATTTATTAATTCTATTGCTCCAGTACCAGATTGTGTATATCCTAACAGAAAGTTCAACTCTCTACCCATATCAGATATACCATTCACAGATGATGCTAGCATAGATTGCGTAACACTATTACTCCAGCTTTCAGAAATCTGTGTTTCGGTGTTTATATAAAAAGGTACAGAAGTATAAGTGCCAAAATCACCAATAGATTTGATACCAGATTTTGTATACTCTTCCCAGTTCATATTATCTAAATAGACTCCATCTATCTTTATATCTTGGATATTAAGAAATCTAGCAGCTATACGACACATAGGATTAACGAATTTATAGTATTTTACAGAATCATATTCAAATGTGTAATATCTACCATTTTTATCTATAAGATCATCTATAGAAGTAGAATTAGTACTCACACCAGTACTCAATATTCTTTCAAGTATAGACTCTTTATCCTTTTTAGAATATTTTGTCATAAAACTTGCTTTACCTGGTGCAAGAAATAGAAGGGGTATTCTAGATATTATTTTATCAGCATATTCGTATCCTATATCTTGAGAATTACTAGATCCATATAATCTTGGATCTGCATTTGGTAAAAATTGATATGGGAGTCCCATTACTCCAGATACATTCTTTATTTTAGAAAATTCGGAATCTGTAATTATTTGATTAGTATTTTCCTCTAGTATATGCTCTATAATTGGCTGATATCCATAGCTTTCACTATCTCCAGCATTAGATGTAGTTGTATTAATATCTATTTTTTTCTTAGATATATGCATATATTGATAACCACTAGACTCAGCACAAGTCCAACCATATTCATGCTCTATCCAAGTAGTACCATATGTATTAGACTGTCTAGATACTTCTACTATTTCATCAGAATATCGTATATAACCTCTAATTTCGGCATATGTATCAGGATTGGAACGTATTGCCAGTTCCGATACGTCACAAGCCCAAATATCTCCAGTTGCCATAATATATACAACCTCCTTAAAGAGACTATTTTTAATATATTGTTGGAAGGGTCAAAATAACCCTTCCAACAACATTTAGTTTACTCTCTTGCAATAGCTTTAAGAGCGTCGAGTACATATTGAGTATCTCTATTATTTAGCATATTAGTCATATTGGCAGCTCCACCCGAATTCTTTATAGCCTGATTTAATGCCTCTTGAGCACGAACTCTAGAGTTTGCAGATTTGGCAATCTGAGATTTATCTATATCGAGATTGAAGTTCTTAGACAATATTTCTAATATAGCATTCAGCAGTGTCGTATTATCAGAAATCTGCAGTAATACCGTTATAATAGTCTGCAAGAATGTCTCATAATCTACACCAGTATTATTCATACTACTAGATCCATTAGCATGAGCAATATTTACAGTTCTGGTAACTCCATCGGCATATGCGCTATTTGCATTAAGTGCCTTAGTAGCACCACCAGTATGTCTATAGCCACCAGATCTAGACAGTATTCTAGCATCACCAACTGTTCTCTTATTACCTGCTCTGCCTCTAGCTTCAAAGGTATTTGATCTAGTTGCATCGAGATATGCTCTATAAGTAGAATAGTCAGAAGGATTTCCAGATACTATACCACTAGGAACACTGTACTCAACAGTATTACCCTCACTATCTAGGACAGATGTGGTATAATTCATATTAGGATTAATAGTAGCTGTTTTGTATTTATCATACCATTCTTTACTGAACTTACGACGATCGTCCCAATTCTTAACTTTAGGATTCTCGAAATCTCTTAGAACTGTATCACTTGCAACATTATAATCTGCAGTGGTTTTCAAGATATTCGCTATTGCAGGGAAGTTCTTATCGAGTTCATTGGTAAGAGAATATAGCTGTCCACCCAGGTCTCCAATACTTATACCCTGTTCAACAGTATCCCTATATAGATTCCTCTTAAGACTATGATGTGTCCACTGAGCCAAGCCATATCCAGCTTTATCATTTATAAAGGAATCTTTACTATAAGTCTTCTTATTTACAGCATCAGTATAAGAATCATCAGTATGACCAAGTTTCACCTCATAACTATTTTGCAAGTTATTAGGTCTTAAGGAAGACTCTGCATGAAGATTTCCCATAAGGCCTGCAGCACCAGCAGCAGTATATCCATGATTTCTTAAGTAATTCCAGATCTTTTCAGAAACTGTATTACCTATAAGAGCAGGACCACTACCAACGGTTTCATCTTCATAAATTTGATTAAGTTCATTAGATGTGTCGGTTTTACCAAACATCATTTGATAGGTATCTTCACCATACATTGCTTTAAAGACGCTGTTAGCAAGATTACCTATTTTTGTAAATATGGTTCCATCTGTAGAACTAGATGTTGTTCCATCATATATTCCACTCACATATTCCGTATCATCAGCAGATCCTCCTACGAATGCAGAATACTTATCTCCAGTCATAGGTCCACCATTTGTTGCAATATGTTTGTAATCAGAGGTATCACCATATTTGCTCATATCAACAACTGTAGTATCATCATACTCATATGGATAATCTATATGACAGAATCCGATGACATTTTTAATATTACGAGTCTTTCTGGCAACTCTGTCACCAGTATTACCCTCAATAGTATAAATTTTGTCTCCTTTAACAGATTCTACGATACCAGTATGCTGTTCTATACCACAGTTATCCCAGTCGAACATGACGATATCGCCAGGTTTGGGATTACTCTTATTGTATTTTCCCTTCTGTTTATAGTATTTTGCGCAATCGCTACATGCAACTGCCTTTCCGCCATTCATAAACAGAGAGGATGCACCTGCCTGATTGAACACCCACCATACAAATACACAGCACCACTGATAATAATCTTGACTATTATTATAGGTTTTGCTAGTACCGAGGTTATGCTCAGTCCAGTATGCATTATTATATTTTACTACATTAGGCTGATGTTCCTTTACACCAATCTGGCTTCTAGCAACATTTAGGACAGCCTGAGCTCCGAGCTTCGTTCCACGTCCATAAAGAACGCGTCTCATTCCTCTCTTAGCTTTAGACTTTCCGCCTATAGAACTAGCTCTACGATTTATCTTCCTACCAGCATCTCCGGTGATAACAGAAGATATCATAGATTTCATTAAGGTATTGGGTTTATAGTATACTCTATTATCGGGAAGATCAGGATCTTCAACGATAATATCACCATTAGGTGCAACGCCAGTAGCAGTAACAAAGTGAGGATTAGTTCCATAAGGAGCCTTCTTACTGTTATGCGAATCCTGACCAAGTAATATAACCTGTCTACCAGATCTTATAGCATCCAGAGCGGTTTTCTTATTACTAGTATTAGTGGTAGAAATACCCTTAGATGCTAGATAGCTATTAAAGTAGCTAATATCAGTTCCTTCTCGACCAATATAATTTCCTCTTTCTGCAAATCTTACAGCATCTGCGAGGTTAGATCCAGAAGTTCCCATATTATTTATGAGATTCGTAGCAGCAACGGGTGCGCATCCAGAATCTCCTATTGTACTATTACCGTACTTAACATTTGCTATTGCACTATTGGATTGATATAAGTGCTCTCCATTTCCATTAGTTTTGTTTCTACCACTACCGGCAGATCTAGAACCACCAGAATTGGAGTTACCTCCACCAAATAAACCAGTGAACCATTCCCATGCATCTACGAATCCACTAGAGATTTTATTAAATGCACTTTGAATTAGAACAATTGGTGCATTAAATAGTCTTTGGATAAATCCGACCGCTTTACCAATACCACTAAGAGGATTACTATCATCAGCTGTAATAGTCCAATATTTCTTATCAAATACAGATATATTTCCAGCCTTTGCCTCTAATATGATATTATCAGTCTCTTTTCCAATATCTCCGCAATCTATCATATCTAAGAAAGCATTCTTTACCTTTGTGCCTACCCATCCCATCATAGCAGAAGGTGCGTTCATTACTCTAATAACAGTACCAAATACATCTCCAAGTATAGCCAAAGGATTATCTGTAGACTTGCTATCAGACCCCCAATATTGCTTACTGAAAATGGTGTACTTACCAGCTTTGACCGCATTTATGTCGGATGTAGCATCAAGAGTGCCTTCTCGCACAGCTTTGATATAATTTGTAAATGTTTCTCTTATCTTTGATCCAACATATCCCATCATAGCATTGGGAATATTCAGAACTTTATTGACTGTAGAGAAAATTGTTCCTAAGGTACTAAGAGGATTCTCGTTATCTTTATTCTTCTTATTATCATCAGATTCAGACTTCCAATATTTTTTATCGAATACTGTATATTTACCAGCTCTGACATCTTTAATAACTTTAGAGGAATCGCTATAACCGCCTTTAATGCCTTCTGTTATAGCGCTAAATCCATTCTCTTTTATATCTGCAGTTACAGACTGTATTCCAGATTTAACATAGTCTATTGCTCCACTTACAGTCTGACCTATTTTGGAGTTCTTTGCATTCTCTATAAGATTACTTGCACCGGTTTTAACGCTATTCCAAGTATTCCCAGCCCATTCCTTGGTAGCGTTCCAAGCATTACTTGCACCGGTTTTAACCTTATCTACAGCACTATTCCAAGCATTACTTACTCCAGTTTTAACCTTGTCCAAACCAGAGCTTATAGCTTTCTTAGCCTTTGTAGTCCATTTATCCTTATTATTAAAATCTTCAAGGTTAGTATAGGTTTCTTCTGGATGTTCCTTGTTCCATTCATCGAGAATATTATCTGCACGATCCCGAGCCTCTTTCAAGGATGTAACATCCAATCCGAAAATTGGGAACAATACATCTACAAATATATCTATAATGACATCTGTAGGAACCAAACCGAGAAGGAAAGCATTGTTTAAAGTATGCACCAAACCACAAATACATTTCTGGCCAATACCTATCTGATATTCATCTCCCTTGGCAATACCAAGAAGAGTATCAGCATTATTGTAACCCCATATAAAGTCTGCTACATACATTGCAATATTTAAGAACGGTACGAATTTAGCAGCAGCAGATGCAATCTTGGTTAATGCCTTACTAGCAACCTTACCAAGTGCAGAACTAGCTACCTTTTCACCAAGTTCTTTAATAGTTTTCTTAATAATACCCTCGGAAACATCACTCTTAGCAGCTTTCTTAAAGAAGCCGAGTATAGTACTATTCTCGGCAAGTTCAGCAAAGAAATTCTTTAGCTTAGATGTAATCTTTCCTATTAAACCCTTAGCATCATCAACAGCTCCAGTAACCTTTTTAACTACTGAATTATTTTTGACAGCATCCTTAGCTTTACCAACAGCAGTGGTTACTTTTTGCCCAGCTTTAGAGTCTGTTATCTTCTTACCAATATCGGTTAATTTACTCTTTGCTTTAGAAGAAATAGTAGGAGCTTTTACCACACTATCTGTAGCATCAATAGCCTTATTCAATAAAGACTCATTAGCTTCAGCGCTTAGCTTAGCCCCATCAATTCCTTCAAGTATATCATCAATACCTGCCGCACCATTCCATTTAATGCTCTTAGCCATCTTCTTAGCAGCCTTATTAGCCTTTTTACCAGTAAGACCCTGTGCTTCGACAGCAGCATTAATAAATTCATTCGTTGTTTTAGATCTATTACCAAGAATATTTCCAATCTTACTATTACTGAATTTATTCTTAGCATTTGTAATAGAACTTACTATCTTATTATTTGTAAATTTATTTTTTGTGGCTTTAGCGATATCATCAATCTTGCTTGATATCTTACTCCTTACATTAGGATTCGAACCCATCAATGCTTCAGTAAGATTAGATGTAGATGTTCCGATAATTTCGGCTGCTTCATCTGTTAAAGAACTGGTATCAAGATTCATAATTACGTCATTTATTCCATCAACCCCTCTGATAGATACCTGACTAACTATCTGATCTTTTAGTTCTTTAGCAGCACTTCCAGTTAATCCAGATGCAGATACAACAGTGTCTGCATAATTTCTAATATCTGTTGCTCTATTAAGCATGGCATTTATACTAGCACCAGCTCCATGAGCAGCACCAGCAGCCTTGCCAGTAGCCTTAACTCCAGTTCCAAATATCTTCTTACCTACACCAAATATACCCTTACCACCCTTAGTAGAAACATTTGCCATCTTGTTAAGCAATTTATTTTTATTTCTACCAAGCAATCCATATGTGAAAGATCTACCAGTTGCATCCAATATCTTACTTCCAGCAGAATCAACTGTATTCATGCGGTCATAAGATCTAAGAGCAATATTTCCATTCTCGTCATAGACCACGGTGTTGGTACTTTCTTTAGCTCCAAGCAGTCCAGATAATCCGCCAGCATTCTTATACATCAGATCTGTAGAAGTTTTGTTAAGATGATTTCCATCTTTATCATAGGTATCTTCTGCAGCAATGAAATTAGAATCTGTTAAACTATTTATATCTATAGAGCTAGAGGCTGCTCCATAAACACTACTTGCTGTATTAGAGCTATATATTTTACTTATATTACTATCTAATCCAACATTTGTTTTTATTGCAGCAGCTGTACTATCTTCCAACTTCTTAAATTCAGAATTATCAGAAGTTACAGTATATCCGTCTCTAGAAATTTTTGCACTAGGAAATACAGCCGCTTTTATACCATTAAGAAGCGCTTTACCTAGAGAGCCGACCATACTCGGGAAATTCTTAATAAGTAGTGCAACAAGAGGAGTAACTATGTGATTCATAGCCAATCCAAAACCGCCTATAAGATTAGGTACAACCTTAGATCCAATAAACTCATAAAGTTTACCACTCTTAAGCCAACCTAATAAGCCACCGGTTGGATTATCCCAGCTCCCATTATCACCAAATAGCAAAGACTTACCGCCATTAATTAATTTGGCAACCAATCCGGGATTCTGAGGAGTTCCGTCACCGTGGATAATATCATTAAATTTATTAGCCAGACCACTTAAAAGACCACCTGAATATTTACCATCATCATTTGTTTTTCCAAACATAGCAGTCTTGAGGGTAGGCCAAACCTTGTTCTTAAACCAGTCAGTAGCAACACCAAGCAGCGAGAAACCAGCTCCAAGGCCTACTGCACCCAGTCCTATTTTAGCAATAGTACTTCCCTTAGCTCCAAGGAATTCATAAATTCCACCAAGAGCAGTGGAGAAGAATCCATCTTTATTTTTCTTTTTCTTCTTCTCAGCCTTATCTCCCATGAAGAAACCGACTAATCTAGACATAAGAGAAGCAGTCTTTTCTGTGGAATCGGCAGTTTTATCTCTTGCTTCATCATCTTGCTGATCTTTTGTTTCAGCGTTTTTAGCTTCAATGCTGTCATCATCACCCTTACCACTAGGAAGGGCCAATACTTTACCTTCTACACCAGAACTACTAGTATTTCCAGGAAGTTCGATAGCACCAGATGCTTTGGTTTTAAAAGATATAGGATTATCTACGATAACAGGAGTAGAACCGGGATTTGCTATAAGCTGAACACCCTGGCTAATTAGAGACAAATGTTGGAGGGCAGCGTCAGACTTATTCTCCATATTTTCTCTATAAATTTTAGTTAAATTACGATCATCTTCAATTTTCTGAAGAGCTAATTCTTCCTTTTTCTCAGCCTCTTCATCAGGATCGTAACTCTCACCTTTTTTCTTAATGCGGTTAGCCAACTCGGCTTCCGCAGTCATCATAATTTGTCTTATGTCTTTTCTTCCAGATATTTTACGTCCACCAAGAAGATCAGACAGTATCTTATTCTTCTCATCTTTATCCATATCAAAACTAGAAATTGCATCCATAGAAGTTTTGACAGTGGTAATTCTAGAAGCAATAAGTTTATTGAGTTCATTCATTTGGTCAGTAGATAATTCACCTTTATCTACTAACTTTCTAAGAGCAGCATCAAAAGCTGCAGCATCGCCATTAGCCGCAAGTTTAGTAAGCTTTGTAATTTTATTAACTCCTACTATTTCATATAGAGATCTACCATCTTTACCAGTATTCTTATTGAAATAGGAGGAAATAGTTTTACTACTAGCTTGTCTTGCCTCACCTAAATTTTCACCTAATTCTTTTCTAGAATTAAGCTGGTTTCCTGTGAGAGAAGCAAGATTCTGAAGATCTTCTATATCCATACCTGCAATGATCTCATCTTGCTCTCTCATCTTATCTCTACCAAAAGGCAGTTTAATATTATTATCCTTTCTCCACTGTAATCTCTCTTCAGCAGTCATATTATACGCAGTTCCCTTCTGTATCTGACGTGTCTTAATATGAGTACCAAGATTACCTATGGCTTTGAAAGGAAGTGCAAAAGCAGCTTTACCAACGTTAAGGGGTACTTTTACTATACCACCTATAACTTTAGTCAGAGGTTTAAAAACTCTTTCTCTCATAAAATCAGCCGCAGGAATACCGATAGATCTTTCAAACATATCTGCTAAATGATCTTTGACTCCATTAGTGATATTATTGATGCCATTCTTAATCATCTGACTAAACGGATCTAAGAACTTCTTCAGATTATCAAAGATATTTTTCTTTGCGTATTCTTTAAAGTCATCAATGATTTCATGAACCTTCTTGATAGCAGGATTGAGCATGCCTTCTTTAAAAGCACCAAAGATACCATTATCATCAGGATCATCTTCCTTGCCAAACATTAATTCATGGAAGGTATTAGTAGATGTAATCATACCAAGACCTGCACCAAGAGCTGCATTTCCAAGCAGTCCAAAAGGTCCAGTCAAGATACCAATACCAGCACCCACTAATGCATTAGGGGCAGACTTCTTAATAAACTTAGAAATCTTTTCCTTATTTTCGGGGCCAATAACTCCATCTTCTCCGAAGAGGAAATTATTAACAGTCTCACTATTTTTCAGTAATCCAACACCAGCACCGACAGCAGCACCGGCCAAAGGACCCATGCCAGTCACTAATCCAAGAATACCACCAGCAACACCAAAATCAATAGCATCGCCTCCAGCTTTCTTGAAATAATCCTGAATTTTCTTAGGAATAATACCTCCAATATGTCCATCTTCAGTATCTTCACCAAAAACAATTCTCTGAAGTGTCTGACTATTATCGAGAATAGAAATACCAGCACCAGCAACAGCTCCAAGTAAAGGATTAATACCAGTTAATAAACCAGCACCAAGACCCAATACACCACCAGCTGCAACTTTAGATGCTCCAGCCTTATTCTCGTTATAAATCTTGTATAGAGAATCTTTAAGCTTATTCAAATCTACTGTACCCTTGGCATTTAAACCAATTTTACCACTCATAGACTTGAAAGCTCTTACTATTCTACTTCTATCTTTTCTCTCACCTGCAAGCATCTTATTCTGCTTCTTACGATCAGAAGTTGCAGGAATAATTACTTCACCAGGAGAGATCATAGTTAAACCACGTTTGGTAACAACTCTACCATAAGCACTTTCAACAATATTGTCGTAGAACTCATCGTTATCCTGTACCATTTCGCGATTATCTATATTTTCCACTTCATCTGCAGTTACTACTCCACCATTTGAAACTTTATTAGCAATATTGGTAAATTTAGCAGATGCAGATTTGAACGCCTTACCAAATGTATTACCTACTGCTGTTTTAGCTCTATTAAAACCTCTTCCTGCAGTAGATTTGATTTCATTCCATACGGGCTTTACGTATGGTTCAACTTTAGATTTAAGGAACTCTTCGAATTTATCAAACTTAAGAGCTTTGGCTATTTTTTCAGTAATATTATTAAAAGAGCTTTTCATTTCATTTAGCATCTTTTGCCATACACCGATCTTTTTACCATGCTCATCGACAAATTCTTCATTTTCTCCAAAGAATACTTTGAATAAGCTCTCATCTGCTTTTTCAAGCATCTTGGTCATATAATTTATGGGAGAAGAAAATACATCAGCAAGACCTTTACCAATAGTAGTAAACATTCTTCCTACTGGAGATTTATCAAATACACCAGATAATTTATCGAAGAACTCTTTTACTTTATTGGATTCTTCAAGTTCTTTTGCACGCTTTTTGTCCAATTCTTCCCATATAGAATCATCTATATATCCTTCCGACTCAGGGTCACCATCCCCATCACCGTCAGAATCAGAACTATCAGAAGAAGTTGTATTTGTTGTAGTAGACTGACGCTTAGAGCGATTTCTACTATGTCTAGTTCTAGAATTATTATTTTTATTCTTAGGTCTATTTCCCATTCTACCCAAGATTTCTCTCAAGTAATAGAAAACATTTTTGCCTTCTTCATCATAGCTGAGAGATAGTAATCCAGTACCTTTAATCATAGATCTAGATTTGCTAGATGTGAAATCATAGTCTTGAGAATTATTGAAGATCTGACGCTCGATTGCATGAGCCCCTTCTTTTCCCCTCATCCTTCTGGAGAAATCTTCCTTAGCCATCATATTCTTTCTGGCCAGATCACGAATAGTAGATTTGGATAGATTTTTTACTATTACTTCATCAAATATCTTTTTACTCTTGAATCCATAATAGCTCCATGCCGGTTCACTACCAACCTTATCTATTCTAAAATATCCATTATCACTATAGATCTTATTCATCATATAATCTATAGACTTTTGTATAGATTCTGCATTTCTAGGATCCTTGGATCTTAAATCACGCATAGTATTAGAAAGATCATCTCTGATACCTCTGTTTGCACTAGCTATATTGGTTTTTTTCTCATGTTCGAATCTATCAAGTATAGCGTCAAACTTAGTCCAACGACCTTCCTCATAATCATAATATCTTTCATTCATACCAGTTAATGCAGCTTCAATTCTAGACAGATAACCAGGTATTGTCTCTATAATTGCTTGCTTGGTTATACCATCAAAAGGTATGGCGTTTTTAAAATATTCTTTCGGATTTATAGTAGTCTTATTATCGAGATTAATACCGAATATGGATGCTATAGAACCAAGAGTATTTCCTTCAAACTTCTTTCTATTTAATGCAGCAATTAGCTGAGAAAACATAGAAGCTAAGGCTTTATCCATAGAAGCAATATTACTCTTGAATGCTTTAGGAAGCATTTTATTCATAAATGCTTTTGTAATCATCTTGGTAGGATCCATGATGGCGGTCAACAACATATTTATCGGACTACCAGCATCATTGTCGAATAGACCCATAAGCCCAAGATTATTTTCAATATTCTTTTTAATATTCTTCAGATAACCATCTAATTTTATATTACCATAGCCATCCATAGACGAAGACAATGCAGTGCCTCTATTGCCATATCTATTATATTTATTTGGAGCATATAGAGATCTTTGCATGTCTACTAATTCTCTCATTAAAGCAACCTGTTCTCTAAAAAGATCATTGGTTGCTTCATAGAATTTATTAGAATTTTCAACATGAGTCTGAATGCTTTTATTAGTTATACTAATATTAGAATAGACAGATGCTAAGCCAGCACTAATATTTACTCCCAATTTATCCATATTAGCAACAAGCAATTTAGTAGAAGCTTTATTAGCACCAATTACTAATTCTGTACCCTGAGCAACTGCAGTAGCATGAGTTTGTGCAGCTGCCCCGATAGCTACACTATAGCTATCGGATACAGCAGAAGTTCCAGATGCTGATCTATCTCCATCATTCCAATTAAAGTCATCAGACTCTGACATGTCATCGAATCCCATCTCTTTATTAAACTCATCTAGCATATGAGCCTGAGCTTTGGAATCATTATACATGTCTCCAGTTAAAACATCATTTTTAAATTTATTTAATCCACTACCAACAGCTTGATAGACTTTACTTACCAAAGTCTGTCTCTCGGCCCTATCTGTAGCGGCTCTGGGATTCTTTATATATGCGAATCCCTTCTTGATATATTCATCGCTTTCTTGAAGGAAAATCTTCATAGCAGGAGCATTGTCAGAAATTACATCTACAGATGCCAATGCAAGAGACTTACCAACATTTTTTACATATCTGGCGACGCTTGTCTTAGTGACAGGCGGTCGTCTTGTATTAGTAGGCATAAAATTATCCTCCTCATACAAAGAGATAAAGAATTTTATTAGTATGTTCTGCTAGTCAAAGAAGCCACGGTAGGAGCTATACTCTCCTACCGTGGTTAAATTAGAATCATTCATTCTCAGAATCGGAATAATCTCCATACTGGAATCCACCAGTAACAGTATTCTTAAATTTAATAGTTCTAGCAAAGAGCTGATTAGAACCAGTGGCTGCAGCACCAGAAAGAGCACCACATATAAATGCCTGTAGAGGGTCTGTAATTGTTTCAGAAAGACCAGCAGGATATACATAGAACAATAAAATTGCAAGCAATCCGCCGATGAGAAGGCATATATGAGGAATAAGGTCTCTATAACCTTCTGCTTTAATCTTAACCATGATTTTCTTAGCTATTTCTGCAAGAATGTAAGTTACGATTAAAATGAATAAATTAAAGTAAGCATTCATCTTATGCATCTCCTTAGAAAAATATTTATTAATATGTTTTAAAATTAATCGAGTATGGTAAATAAACCATACTCGATTAATAATTTATTTAATTAATAGCAATATAGACACAATTATAGGAATTAGGACAAATAATACCAATACAGCTCTAGAGATTGTATGCTTATCCATTTTTATTTTCTTTCTTCTTTTACTCATTGTACATATCCTCCAAATATTTTGGCTCAATACCCATAATATCCTTTACCTGTCTATCGAGTTCTATCATAGCTTTATTTATAGCTCCAGATACCCAAACAGATGTGACCATTCGAGCATTGAAAGAACGAGCTGCAAACAAAGCATGAATGTTCTCATCAGGATGATATTCAGAGAAAGGCTCTTTTCCTTCAGGGAAAATATTTTTAACAACACCTTTATTGGCTGATTGGGCGACGCACTTATCTCCAACAGAAAGCATATCATTATACTTGATATAGAATACAATCATAACACCATCTATAGTATTTTTCATAATACCAGTGGTATCCATTTTGTAGTCAGGATCGAGTATATTTGCTCCATCGGCATTGTATTTCTTATACAATGCTTTTCGCCTCTTAATATCTTTCTCATATTCTACTACAATCTTACTCAGACTTTCAGACATATCTTCAATCTCACAAGTTCTATAGATCTTGATATCCTGAATAGTTCCGGTATATTTACTCTTGAGCCTAATGCGTCCAAGATCAGAGACAAATTCAGGATCAGTAATATTCTTCAAAAGAAGGTTAGCATCCTTCTCATCAAATGCATTCTGGAATATGATTAAAGGATCACCTTCTTGTATATACTGACCTACTTTTACTAAAGAATATACATTAGCATTCTTTGAAATAGTGACGTCTTTCTGAACTACAACGTCGGTAGCCATAGCAGAAGAAAGCCAACTAGAAACTGATGTGGAATCTTCAAATCCTTCATCAGTATTCAATATTGCAACCTTAGCTAAAACACCTAAGTTATAAGCAAGATTATCACTTTCGCCAACAGAATTAGAATACGATGTTTTATCATATGCTACTATATCATCTTTCTTAAACCTATCTCCAGCTTTAAGATCTGTATCTAGCTTAAGAGTAATATAGAAGCCGCCATCAGAATTCTTTTTAACCTGTTCTCTAAGATCTATTAATTCATTTGTAATTCCTGTACTACCACCAATAGCTGCTGTATATACAGAATTATCATAATGAATGACCATAAAATCTTTAGTAACTTCCAATACTTCTCCATTTTCTTTTGCCTTAAATGCAAACGTATCAGAAGATATATATGGCATAGCCTCATCTGCACCATTAGTAATTAACAGAGGCATAGATTTAGCTGTACGCATAGAGTGCTTGGATGTCTGAATAAATGTCATTGCGGACCTGAAGGGATCGTCATGGCTTGTTCCGAATGGTGTTACTGCTTCACTCATACTCAGAGTCTTAGAGACGGACATATCGTCAGGATTGGTCTGCTTTATATATCCACGTATGCCAGCAACATCCATATCAATAGTAGTCTGTCTATTGATACCAACATTAGCAGCAAAACCTGTAGACATAGCAAGCTTATTAATCATAGAATCATCATATGTACGCTTATCAAGACTATAAGATCTATCAGAGTTCATGCCAGAGAGACCTTTAAAGGAAACCGAGTTATTTGCTTCTATCTCAAGCAAAGGATTAAGAATAGAAAGATCAGAAGACATAGGATCAGACATAATACCATCAATAACAGCACTACGCTTCATACTAATACCAACTTTTCTTCCATGCTTAACCTGAGATTTATAATCAGCATATGCTTTAGTAATAGCCTTATAGAAATAACCAGCAATAATTTCACTTGTTCTATATCTATTACCGGAAATATCTGTATGACGATTATACTTGTTATCTGCTAAAAGATTATTAGCATACATAAGCATATCGAAATAATTGGAAGGAATTCTACAATCTCTACAGACTTCTGCAGTAATCGGATCTATAAATAGATCTGCGAAGTTATCAAGACCGTCAGATAGAATTCTACCACCAAATTCATCCAAGAAATCTAACCACATAGATCTCTTATTAAGATCTTCAAGAGAATATGTCTCAGTAGGACAAACTGAAAGACCATTTAAGAGCATAGATGTAGCATAATTTACTGGATATCTGATATAGCCATCTGAGAATCTTATAATAGCCTCGGTATCAGGATTGAAGCTCTTTTTATCATCACTTCTATATTCTCCAGAAATGCCACAAAGTTTCATAACTCCATCCATACCAAGAGAATACCCAATAACAACAACCAGAGGTATTCTATTAGCCATAACGCTAGCTTCAGAATAATTTAATCTAGTAGCGGATTTTTGAGCTTTAAATAAATCATCAAATTTTATCGACATTGAGGATATTTCATCAGCGATCACATAGCTTAACATAGCAGATTGATCTTTATAATATCTCACAGAGCTATCAATTTTATTTATAGCATATGGAATACCGTTTTTCTTATCTGCATCAAATTTAGTGTAATATATATCCTGATCAAAATAGTATATTGCTTCTTCGGTTTCTATTCTCATTACATTCTTCGCCACATCTATATAGTCTGTAGGAAGCTCATGCTTAGAACAGATAGCACCATTATCGCCAAACACTATCTTTATATCAGAACCATTATACTTACGTAAAGCCTTAATCAATCTATCAGAAGTTGGATAAGATCTTCCCTCTAATCCTTTACGTCTGATAAATATCTTGTTATAGTTACTGACACACTGTACAGTGTCCTCATCAGTTTTAAGACAAGGCAATAATAGTAGCTGACCAGAAACAACTTTCTCATTACCTCTTAATCTCATAAATCTATGATTTATTAATTTAGGTATATCGAATACCAATGTAGATCTCTTTCCATATCCATCTTCAGTTACTACAGTATAAGTATAGAGATAATCCATATTATTAGATGTATCCTCAATATTAATATCTACAACAGAGATAGGATATGACTTATTAGCAAATGAATGGATAATTTTAATTATATCATTATTTGCATCATAAGCAGCATTAAAGTTAATAAACTTTATGTCATCCCATTCTTCATTTATAGAAGATATATTGAGGTGCTTTGAGGGGATAGGAATTTCACTAGTTTTATATACAATATCGCTTATTTTAGTATCGCCAAGCTTTTTATCAAGGAATTCATCATTAAGTTTGGCTATACGACTAGTACGTGCATTATTAAACTGAGGTTTACCATCATCCTCTTCTTCGAGATCGAGAATAATCTGTTTAATATATTCATCTTCTTCTATAGCAGACCATGCTTCATCCTCATTCTCCGCATCCTCTGCAGCATTAGCTATCGCTGCTACCAGTTCCTGTTTCTTATCATCTCTTTCAGATTTCTTACTTTCAAATGTATCAGATACTACATCCTTAACAGGAGACTTCAATCCAGAAACATTAGTAAAATGAGGAATAGAATGCTGAACTAATGTATTTAATAAGAATTCGACAGTTCTGAATTCAGAAGATTTATAATCATCTGCATATAAACTAAACGATTCTCTATTATCATTATAAAAAATAAATACGATATTAGAGAACTGCCTTTTAAATTCATCCGGATTAGATTTAATATAACGGCAGATAGTGCCTAATGGTGTCTTAGACTCTATCAGTCTATTAGTACCCTTTCTATACCATTTAGATACAGGTATATAGATGATTCTCTTGGAATAATTACTAACCTCTTTACAAGTTAAAGCTAATAATTTCATAAAAGAAGAATCTTCTAATTTTTGATACTGCTTGGTATCGATTATAGCACCACGACCATCAAGTTCTTTTATACTGTCGGTTGTGGCTTTGATACCCCTTTTCTTTAATTTAGAATCTATTTCTTGAGTTAATGCATTTTCATTAAAATAATTCATAGGACAATGCCTCCTTATTATTTATTTATTTGTTCATCTATAAGAAAAATATAAGTATCAGCAGAAATGGGTAGGATGGTTTCCATCCTACCCACTCCTTTTATATATTAATTTTATTTATGTTTGATTTATACAAACGTTATATTTTCGAAATAATTATGGAATCCTATATTAAATGATTCCTCATAAGGTTTTAGGTTCTTATAGAATCTGGAGAAGTCTTTTCCTTCAGAACCTAGTTTAAATCTCTTGGGCTGATCGGAAGCTCTATAATAGGCAGCCTCCCACTGTAACCAAGATCTATTTCTGTGCTTATCATCATGACAAGCCCATACTAAAGTAGAATGGAATTTTCTACAGTAACCTAAAATGATTCGTCTATCGAGCTCATCGAATTCTCTCAAGGCGAATTTTTTGGTGATTGGTTGGAAGCTTACGCCTCCATCAACGTGGAGAATTATTGGAATATAATTTCCTGATTTAGGTAATTTTACATACAAGAATGAGTCTCTTCTTGTTTGTACAGATCCAATCTGTTTCGTGATATAGAGTTCGTAATGATCGATCTCTTTAATATCTTCGAACTTTCTAGTTCTTACATCTGTTTCCTCTCGAGCATATGCTCTAGGAATTAATATAGGATATCCTTCAAATTCAGATTCGGAT